GCTGGTATAACTTCTGTTATTTCATTATCACATCTAATACATTTCTTTTTCTTAAGTCCTTCAACTTCACAAGATGCTGGTGTTACTATAGTCCAATCATCAGGATAACTATGCCCTAATTTTGAAATTATTTCATTTATAGTACTATCACATCTAGAACACTTTTTGATCTTAAGTCCTTCAGTTTCACATGTTGGTTCTGTTTCGACAGTCCATTCATCAGGATAATTATGTCCTAATTTAGAAATAGTATCAGTGATCTGATCTTCACCGCATCTAGTACATATTTTTATTTTTATACCATCTTCTTCACAAGTAGCTTCTTTACTGATAGTCCACTCAGATGGATAAATATGACCTAAAGCCGGTATTGCTTCAGATATTTCATTATCACACCTTGTGCATTTTTTAATTTGTAAGCCATCATCTAAGCATGTAGCTTCTTGAGTTGTTGTCCAATTTTCAGGATAATTGTGACCTAATGCTGATCCTGTTTTAATTCTTGTTGATACAGCATATCCACATCCATCACATATCTCATCCTCAGTACCATCTTCAGTACATGTTGCATCATTATTATATTGATATATTAGATCTTCATGTTTGCATGTTTGTGGATTTGTATATCTTGCTTTACCTTCATATCTAATGTATACTTGTCTCCTCCAATCTACAGTATCTTTAAATTTTTCAGTATCATCTTCATATACACCATATTGAGCAGAAAGTATTTTGATATAATTTGCATTTTTTATCGCCCATTGATGAACTGCTGCTTGTAGTTCATTAAATCCTGAATTTGGTTCTTCTTTAAAAATCTCAACATTGATAGCCATTAATAGACCCTCCTTCAATTACAAATTATAATAAGTATTATTTATTGAACAGTCAACAATCATGATAAATATGACTCTGTAAAAATAATATAGAAAGAGGTGTTGAATAAATGGATTCATTAAGTCAATATTATAATGATTTAAAATCACAAGAAATTAGTCCAAGTCAACCACTTGGTGGACCAGATCTAAATATGATAAAATTTCATAAACCAGACCATCATAGAATAATAGCTGATCCAAGTGTATTGAGATGGAAGAAAGCAACTGCTACATGTAGAGATCAATTAGTAGATGGATGTAGAAAACATTTTCTATTAGATCTTTATATAAATATACTTCCACTTGATAATGATTATAAAGATGGACATATGGGACAGATGAAAGGTGATATTAATAATATGCTAGCTAAGAAAGGCATGACAGCAACCCAATATCTTACATCTGCATATAATAATACAAAAGCTCCAATGATTGAGTTTGTATTAAGATCAACTGATAATATCGGTAAGAAGTTTGTTGAAGACACTGATAAGGTCATGAAAGATGCACAGGAGAATGAATTATCAGTTCCAGCTCCACAAGCTCCTTCAACTGATGATAAAGAAGTATCTAATCAGTTAGTTGATATTAAAGATGACCCTGAGGTAACATCATTCTATGATGAATTAAAAGCAAAGACTGAGAAGAAACTTGTTGATGATATCAGTAAGATTATTAATAGTAAGAAGGAAGATAACTCAATGAAGTTTTCTCCTAACTCAGGTAGTGAAGTTACAGAATCAGCAGTTGCTATCGGCCTTAACTTCTTAAATGCTAAATGCATGAAGGAATCAGTAGAGGTAAATAATGAACTTCAGGAAGAAATGCTTGGAATGTCAATAAGAGAAGCTACTCTTCATGAGATTGATTTAGTATTTAATCAAAATGGATCTGATATCAAGTCATTTGAATCAGCAATAAGATATAATAAGGGATCAGTTATCAATGAAGCAGCTTATAAAGAATTAATAGGGAATAACAATTTTTTTCATGAAAGCGGAACCATGAAAGATGATTCCGCTGAAATAATAAAATATGTAAAACCATTAAAAGATCAGAATTCAATCGATAATTTCGCAAAAGAAAATAAAATAAAATTCCCTAAGGAATTTATAGAATTCTTTAAGAAATATAATGGTGGAAGACCCGTGAATAATGAAATTACTTTGAAGAATAAATGTAAAAAAGTAGTTAATACATTTTTATCATTTAATACTTCTGACAAGGAAAATATTTATAAAGCATACAAAAATATTTCTAATAAGAAATTAATTCCTTTTGCAAATGATTCAGCTGGTAATTTGTATTGTTTATCAAATGATAAAGTAGTATTTTATTTTCATGAAGATGATTCAATTACTGAAGTTGAAAGTTCATTTAAGAAATTTATATCAAAGCTTGGAATCAAACTATAAATATTAATAGGGAGGGATTAATCTCCCTCTCTATTATAAATTTTTATTTTGGAGGTGATTATATATGGGATTGGTAAAAGATAATACTAGTAGTATATTGAAGAGTGAACTCCAAATGCTTGAAGGAATTGTAATTCAAAATCCAGAAACTGGTGCAATGTCAGAAGAAGGATCTTATTTAGGCCAATATACTAATAGAACTTTTGGAGCACCATTCCAATTCATGGATAGTGTAGATAAAAAGTTTAGTGAAATAAATCCATATCTCGGAAATGAGTATTTGAGAAATTTTACTTTAAATAGCCCAATACTTCACATTAGACCAGGAATGCCTAAATATACTGGAGGAACTTCTTCTAGTTCATTATCATCTATAATTAGAGATATTTATTTAACTAGTAATTCTGATGGAATGAATATGGTACAATCATTAATCCAAGGATTAGCTCAAGGAACTGTATTTAGATCAGGTTCTAAATTACAAAGAAGAATGTTTAGCTTCAGAGAAACATATTATGATTATATGCAACATGTAAATTATATGTGTAGAAGTATGGCAACATTCTTAAATTTAACAGATACAAGTAGATTTCCTACAGGAACATTTACATCTACTTCTGGTGATGATTATGGATGGCAAGAATTCTCTTCTATTAAATGGGAAAATTACAGAATGATGGCAAACTCAGTTGTTAAGACTCCCTGGCAATATTTGAAAGAATTATGTGAATCATCACCATTAGGTTCAGCTTGGTATGGATTACAAAATGGATTAGCTAGTACTTTATTAGTAGTAACAACAGATGTAGTTAATCTTACTGAAAGTATTGCAAGTGCTGGTATGAGTGGAGTTATTAAATCATTCCAGGATTCTTTCAGTGAATCGATGAGTGGTACTTTACAGAATAAAATTACTGCTGTAGAATTTGTTGTTGAACCTGTTGCATTTGATGAATCATATACTAATGAGACTAAAGAATCAACAATTGCATCAACAATAAATTCATTGAGAGATTCGGTAGGTAGTGAGATTGGATTCATTACAAATGCAGCTGCTGATGATAGTATAATTGCACAAGCTGCAGAATTCTTGGGCGGTGGACTTGAATCAATTGCAACATCATTAGCAGATTTCGTACAACCAGCAACTGGTGGATTCGTATCTAATTTATTCAGTGGAGCATTGGCATCTATTAAAGGGCAAAAGATGATATATCCAAAGATATATGATCAATCCAATAGTTCGATGAATTATCAGTTTACTGTCAATTTATCATCACCATATGGTGATATATACAACTATTATATGAATATAGTAGTTCCATTAATGCATCTCATTGCATTAGTTTGTCCAAGACTTGTAACATCAAATAGTGTTGCTTCTCCATATTTGGTACAAGCTTATGTTCCAGGAATGTGTACATGTAATATGGGTATTATTCAACAGATGCAAATCACAAAAAATAAAGATTCAAATCATGTATCTGTTAATGGATACCCACTAGATGTTAAGGTTACATTCACAATTGAAGAATTATATAACGCAATGTCAATATCACCTGGAAATGATCCGGCATCATTTTTGTTCAATGATACTTTAAATGATTATCTAGCAAATGCTGCTGGTTTAATACCATCAATTGATACTTATACAAGACAACGTAAAGCAACATTTAAGGCACTAGGAGAATACTTTAGTTCTGGTGAATATCTCAATGACTATGTTTCAGAAACTGTTGAAGAGCTGGAAGATAGAATAAATCCATTTAGATAAAAATAAAGAGAGGAGAATATTCTCCTCTCTTATTATCTTTTTAATTTATGTTCAGATGGATAATTGGGAGTATAACTATTTGGACGTAAAGTATTTCTAAAATAACATCTATCAATTTTCCATGCAATATTTGGAGTCTTTGTCAGATTAAATTCCAAACGTATATTATATTTTTCCAAATGTTTGACATCGAATTCATCATCAGATTTCATTAATATGTATCCAACTTCATCAGCTGCACTAAACTCAATTTTACGCATTTCATAGTCAAGATGTTCTATTTCCATTGCTTGCATGAATCTAGCAATTATATCAATATTATCATCTAATTTATTTCTTAAAGTTTCATCATATACACTTAATACTACCAATATCATATCAGCTGTATATTGAGCGATTGAAGTTGACCAAATTATTCTACCATGCGTAATCCTTTCTAAGTAAGATTCAATAAACTCTCTAGTGTATTTATTATGTACTTTTGATTTTTTGTGTAAAAACATTTTTATTTACTTCCTTTCATTTTAATTATAATAATAATATATAAATGAAGTGTGTATCAGAAACTCAGATTTAATAAATGAAAGGAGAATTGAAATGAGTTTAAATAATAAAAATACATTAATAGAATTCGAAAAAGAAAGGTACTCAACTAATTATATACCACCAGAAGGATCTAACTCTTTTTATACAGTAGGAGATGGAGAAATTAATCTATATGTAATTAGAGAAAATAGTGAAGATTATAGGTTTAATTTATTTACACATGAAGGTACTATACATACTGGGTCAGGCATATTCTATATATCAGGAGATATATCTGACACTAGTAAACCTTATAATGATTTAACAGTTATAAATGAAACTGAATTATTTATTGATGATGTAATTAATATCAATAAAGGAAGTATGCATGTAAGCGGTACTGTCGATATTAAATCTAATGGAAAGATTATATTGAGAAATAATGCTGAAGTTATATTTTATTATGATTCAATATTTAATTTGTCTAAAGATGTTGATATTGACATAGAACCAGGTTCATCAATGACTATATATGGTCAAGTAAATATTGATATATCAGTAGTTGATAAATTATTATCAGATAAAAATATTATTCTCGATACAGCTGCGGTATTAAATGTATCAGGATTAGATCAATTAGGAAGTAGAATATTTTCTCTTACTGATTATTATACTGAGTTATCAAATAAGATAATCAATACAAACACTCAAGGTGAGAAGAATTATTCTAATGGACGATTGGTATACACATGGATAGCTGGTGAACCATTGAAGAAATCTCAACTTATCAATATGAAAGTATTATATGGAACTGCTATACTTGGAGATTTTAAACTTTCTGTATTAGGACTTACTGATACTACTATAGATAATTTGCAAATTATTTCAGACCTTTTTATTTCTGAAAATACTACTTTATATATTACTGAAAATTATAATGATCAAAAATATATCCATCCTGAATTATATTTGGGAATTATTATTGACAATAATTCAAAACCTGCCGATTGTATTATCAATGGAACAGTTATTGTAGATGGGGAGAATTCAAAAATAACATTAGATAGACATGCGACAATGCATATTGGAGAAACAGGTAAAATATATTTACAGAATGGAGCATATATTCAAAGTGCCTATAATGAAGGAACTGAAGTTCTATATCTAGAAGGAGAGTTAATTATAGAAGATATTGAACAGATATCTACATTCAGTTCTGAAAATATAGTCTTTGGAGAAAAAGGTAAGATAACTATTTTGAATCCTGATAGGGGAGAGAAACGAGTACTATTTTCAACTCCTAATGGGATTCAGAATAGTGAACTTTATAGACTATTCAAAGGACGATTAGATCATATTGAATATCATATACAGAATAATACTGGAATTGAAATTGATCAGTATTATGAATTCTATAATAGACAAATGACTGATTGGTATGATGGTAAACGAATTGAGAAGGTAGTTTTCAATAAGCAAATTATATGGCATGATGGTGGATTTATAAATCTTAGAAGTGATATAATTCCATGGGTTAATGAGAATTGTACTCTATTGAAAGCTTCTAGATTATTCAAATCATTTGAATCATATGATATTGATATATTGCCAGAAGTAGTAAATAGATTAAAGTATGCTGGATTTGGTAATATCCTATTTAGATTTATTAATGGTAGAAAGATTGGTGAAGTAATGATGCATCTAGAAGGAATACGAATGAATTCTATTATTAATAAACCACTTACCAATACATATCAAATGAAATTATCTAATGATGGAGATTTATTCCTGAGAAATAAAGTCTATAGAGCAGATGCCTCATGTATAATAGATTATGACTCTGAACATTATCAAGTCATTGATAAACAAGTAGAATTTGAATTATAAAAATATAGAAGAGGGATATAAATCCCTCTTCTATTTATACTTCTTTTAATTCACTTTTTGCATAATTATATAAAGTATTTACATAGCTATCATTGCTACAAATTATATTAAGTACAGTATTCAATTGTGGTTTATTGATGATTTTATATTTATTCTGACTATCATAAAATACCAATATTGCATAGTTTTTATTTGCAGCAACGTGTTCTATTTGAATATCATCACCATGCATCACTGTAGAATTTGTTGCATTCTGATATATTTCAAATTTACTAAACTTTTGAGGATATGCTGATCTATATTTGTTTATTGTTTTGATATAGTCTAGTTGGGTTATCTTATTATCCATAATACTATTCCTCCTCTTCTTTATCTGGTATCCATTCTATATATGGATATGATTTTGGTAATAATAGTGATTTACCACATTTTGTGCATTTATGTTTTATCATAAACTTATTTCTATCTGTCGGTACATATACTCTTTCTTCATCTGTATCTACAACCATTTCTCCCTCACCGCAATAATCACAAATGTATTTAACCCCTACTGGATGAACATTAAATGATCTTTCATGTTCATTTAATTTTACCATAATATTTTACACCTCTTATCCTAAAATTATCGGAAGAACTATTTTCTTTATAGACTCAAATACCTCTTCACTTGATTTATTACCATCTACTTTATACATATTAAATTTTTTGTTTGCAAGCATTTCATATGCTTTATCATATCCCTCTTTAGCAAAACTAAGGTATTCAGATTTTTCTAATGCATCTTCATTACCTAATTTTTTAACCCTGTCAATAATAGTATCTGTATCAATATCAATATATATTATAGCATCGGGATTTTTCAAATTAATAAATTCCAAATTTTTATCATATGCATAATACAACATAGATTCAGCTTTATAACCATACTCTAGAAATTTAGAATATGATATTGCCATTGATGACATAAAACATCTGGATTGAATTATATTCATTCCTTCATTTAAATTACGAAGTATTCCCCTGTCATCACCAGCTGTTAACTGTTCATATCTATCAGCAGCAAATAAAGCTACCATTATCGCATTATTGTATTCTTTCTGTTTTAAGTAGTGATTTTCTATCAATTTACCAATTGGATATGGAGATGGTTCTCTGGTACTCATAAATGGTATTCCCATCTTATATAACTCCTCAAACAATAATTTCATGTTAGATGTTTTACCACATCCATTAGGTCCTTCTAATATAATATACTTGCCTTGTTTTGATTTAATAGAATTATCTTCCTTCATCAGATTCATTCCTTTCTTCTTTTATTAGCTCAAACTCAATATTAGTTATTTTATCATTTCGTACTTTACAGATTATTCCAATTTTTGATAATTTAGAAGCTATGTATTCAATATCTTTGTGTTTTACTTTCATAAATGTGAATTCTCTATTATTAAAATATACACATTTGACAAGATCACATATAGTAGTTCCAAGGCACCCATTCTGTTTAAAGCTATTATATACAGCTTTAATTAGCTCTTCATCTTTAAGTTTTAATTCTGCTATATCTTTGGATAAATAAGATGGATTGAATTTTATTATTTTATATTTTGATAGTTTATCATATAGAAAAGCAATAAAATCAGATTTAGTTTTATGATAGTAAATTATATCATACCCTTCATCATTAGCAGTTACGTTAATATATGCTGCATCAGTTATTACTATTTTTTCAGGATTTCCGGTAAGAATCAAATGATCTCTTTCCGAATCTTCGAAATAAGCATATTCATTAGGTTTTGTTTGAGCTACATATATAATAGATTTACAAAATCCAGATCTGTTATGTATATAGATTCTTAAGTATGGCATAGTTCCAACCATAATTAAATCAGACCTATATGAATAAGGTGCAACAATGTTAACAATTTCACCAATAGTAATATTCATGCTAATCCCTCCTATATATTTTTATTTATAGTATTTTAGTGTTTGATTTTATTTAAATTATTAATATTTACCCAGATATAATGTTTAATTAAAAATATTATAATGAAAGGTGGTATATAAATGAGTGTAAGTATTCTTCCTAGTGGCGAAGAATTAAAAGTGACACCAGATGAAATGTTACGTTATTTAAACCCAGATGGTGTACGACAATTATTACGCCAAGAACGTCTAAGATGGAATCTTAAACCAAATAAAGATGCTGATTATTTTGATAATACAACATTATTCAAATATAGTGGAGAACTACATAATGAAGCGCTATATCAGAGAATGGAAATTAGAACATTCCCAGATAACAATGCTTACCCAGGATATGCTGGAATAAATGTTGATAGTGGTATGTTCGGACTCACCCACGATGTTGATAAATGGGATAAAGCATTATCAGAAGAATCAATTAATCATATTGTCAATAGAACAACTATTGGTGCTATGGCAACAATACCTGAAAAATCAGGATATGGATTAGAAGATGATGAAACAATGTCTACAAAATCAGATAATAGAATGGCTGGTATAGTATTTGATCCATATGATGGTAGAGCTTATTATTTATCTAATGATGATCCAAATTATGTTAATAATGAGACTAGACAAAATAGTATTAAGATACCTGATAGAACTATTGCAAGAATTGGAGATATTCCTACTAGGGTAACTCAGTTAATTAATGACTATGATTTTGTTGCTGATCCAGATTATCGTCATACGGATAATAACTTTACTAATTCTAATAGATATATACTTGATAATATGGATGATCGTACTTTTGTATATCCAGAAGTAGCAAAAATGAAAGATGGTACATATATCGAAAATCTAAGAATGGGATTAGCAGGTGATTATTCATATAATGAATCAGACAATCCCAATTTTGTGGGTAATACACAAACTGATGATTATGGGGATAGAGTAGGAGCTGCATCATCTTCATATGGCCAGAATTCTGATTTCAGTGGATTACATCCAGCTAATGGATATCTCCCAGGTATATTCAAATCATATGAAGAATTATGTAAGGTTGATCTTGTTGGACAGAAGATGACCTCATTAAATAATGAAGGAGCAGTAGGTGCAAAGAGAACTACGAACTATTACATCTTTGATGGTAAATGGTCTCCTAATTGGTTTGATAGATATCAGTACAATGATTCATATTTAGCACAATCGCTTATTCCGAATAATATGGAAATAGTAATTGATGGATATGAACCTACTCCATATTCTAAATTATCTCAAACCAATGAAACTCCTTTTAAGAGAGGAGATTTATATCAGTGGAGATATAATAGAGTGACATTGAAATATTATTCCAAAGATATAGTAATCAATATAGAAGAATCAGGCCAACAATATCAAGTTGGTGATAAATTGAGATGGTCTTTTGGAGATGATGTATTCATCTATGTGGTAAAAACAGTTGGTCCTGATGGCCAAATTCAGAAGGGTGAATACTATTCAGAGAAAGAAAGAATATTTGAACAAGATCCATCATCTCATGGAGTTGGATTAACATTCTCTAATATGAGCAGTGTTGGTCATGATGCTAAGTTATCAATATCATGCAAAGCTACTATTGAATGTAATGCTACTCAGTTAAAGAATAATCTATATGCTTATGTTGATATAACTCCTACAGTTAGAAGTGATAATACAACATTATGGTCAGATAAAGATGAAGTTGATGATCAAAATGGAAAGATCTTTATTAGATCTACTGCAGCTGGTCCAGCATATAGTGGAATTAACTCAGGAAGAGGAGGTCCAGCATCTTCTTCTGCAAATACAACCACATACTATGAGCATGGTGGAAATGCAACAGCTGGTGTTCATGTTCATTTATTCCGATATGTAATTAATACCATAGAACCCACCTGGACCATAGAAAATGATGTTCAAGTATTCACAGGTAAATGGGTTGATCAAGGACCTTTAGGATTGGAAAGACCATGTGATATTAAAGCATTATTATTTTCTAATCAGGATACAAATAACTTCAATAACTATTATAAATTTATGCTTGATGCAATGTTTGATACTGTTAATAGGTCTCCTGATGGAGTTGTTACTAATAATAAGAATGCTGTATCTCAGGCATACATTCATATTGATCAAGTTGATCCAGAATCAGATCAAAAATTTACAGAGTCAAGATTTGATCCTGATACGTCAGAGTATTCAGAATATGATATAACAAATAGAGTATTATACATTAATGCTGCTACTGGTATTATGTTTGTATACAACGATGGATATAAGAATGATCCAACATTTGGTTATGGATTGAGACCACCTGGATGGACTGTTGTAGCTGGTGCTACTACTAGGTAAAATAAAATGATTAATAGAAGAGAGGGACTTTAATCCCTCTCTTCTATTACATAATATTCAATTTTTATATCATCTGAATATTAACCCTCTGAAACACTGTCCCATAATTCTTGTGTTTCTTCTTCAGTCAATTCTTTACTAGGTAATGCATCAACAATTAATTCGACAAGTTTCTGCAATGAATTCTTTCCAACATATTCTTTCATATTAATATCTCCTTTCTTTAATATGTTACTTTATTGTCAATTAAAATCATATGGTAATCCTGTCATTGTTTCATACTCATCAGATGTAATAGTGCCATTTATTCTAAATTCATTTAATAACTCAGAACGTTCTATTGGTCTATAATTATTTTGAATATCTTCTAATTTCTTTTTATCATCATCAGATATATTAGGTCGTGATGAAAAATCGATATAAAATTTTGATTGATCATACAGAGCCATATATTATTCCTCCTTTATTAATTCTATAAATTTTGTGTAGTCTTTGTTAACAATTTTAATATAGTTGACTATATTATTCAGAGATTTTAAAAGATTATCTTTTATAATATCTTTTTCTCTACTCTCCTGATTTATATTCTTAGCCGATCCATCATCTTTTATTTCTATTTCCAAATTCATTGATGGTATAAAAAAGTCTGGCATATAATAGTGAGATTTCTCTTTATATTCATAAGTATATATATGGGGAGATGGTGCAATAATATCAGATGGTACCCAATGCAGCTGATTATCAAGATATTTTAAGAAGTCTAGTTCATATGATGATAAATAATTAAATTTATCTTTTCCATTACTCCATGTATAGATTCCTGCAATTCTTCTTCCTTGTTGCATTTTCTTCTGCATTTCCGGATCATCAAGTAAATGCACCTTACCATATTTATCTATCATACGTTTATCACGCTCTTCTTTATATTTCTGCTTACATGCAGGATTATTACAGAATCTACTATACTTCATTGTATTCTCATTAAAATCAGTTTCATTATGACATATAACACAACTGCCATGGTCTTTCTTAGTCAATAGGTAATAAAAAAATCTAAATCCTGTCATATCAGGAGGTATCATTTCTTTATGTTGATTTTCATAATGCAGTCCCATTTTATATTTAGCACTTTTAGTTCCTTTATCATTCTTATTTACTGTTACAGAATATTTACAAAATTGGCATCTATATACTTTCATTTTACTTAACCACCTCTTTAAATTAGAATATTTTATAATAAGTGTATTACGCACAAAAAAGTAATCAGAAGAACATATATCAATATTAAGAAGGAGGATATCCAATGAATAAAAATTTTGTTATGCTATCTGATGATTTCATATCAGATGATGTCAAGAAAATGATCAATCAATCATCCAGATTCAAAAAGGAAATTTTTGATGCTGTATTAAGAGCTGATAAAATTGATTCTCAAATTGCGGCTTCATATTTGTCATTTATTAATTCATTATTACTCAAATGGGAAGAGATAGGAAATAACATTAAAGATGCTGCTGAAAGAGTAGATGGAAATAGTGTTGTAAATACATCATTTACAGTAATTGATTATAATGATGCGAAGCAATATATTTATGCTAATTACGACTATGCATCAGTACTTCAATTTATTGATGGTGTAATTAAGATGAGTGATAAAGAAGATACTACTGCAGATGATATTGATGATTATTTTGAATCTGTTGTAGATAAGGCTTTTAGAGAAAGAGCAACAACTACTGCTGGATTGCTCAATGAAGTATTATCAACTAATATGAATTATCAGAATGCAACTAAATCAGATGCTTCATACTTTAATACTACAAAGAAATATAAATTTATGAATACTAGAGATAGAGTAGAGTTATATAAAGCTATCACAAAATGTGTAGAATTCTTAGGCAATGAGAAGAATGTATCAAAATACTTTAAACAGCCAGATGGAGCAGATGGTGTTAATACTTTAATACAATCAATATTTGATTCTGTTGAATATATAACATATTCTGTTGTCGCATATATTACACGTATTTATGCATTATGGAATTATTATGGAAGATATATAGTAGTTCAAGAAAGTAGACCTGTTATACTACCACTTCCAGAGTCTAAGGAAATAAATCTTCCTGATATAGATAAAGAGAAAATTGAACAACAGGAGATTGATATACTTAGAACATATGAAGATGACAAAATAAAAAATTATGCTAAATCAAAAGAAACATTACAAACATTTGAAAGTTTTGTTACCATGATTGGTGCAGGTGTGATGTTATTGAATAAAGATGGATCACAAATAAATGTAAATACTATGGGATTCCAGGATTATCATTTATTCAATAATTCATATGGAGAAAAGTTGGAAGGAAATGTTTTATTCCAGTTTATAGTAAATCAGGGTATGGTAGATAACTCATATAATCCAAGTGATTCAGATTCTGAATTAATAGCATTCCATGATAGACTTAAAGATCTCATGTATAATTCTAAACAACATTTACTTGATACAAATTCATCTAAACAAGAGTTACTTCAAGTAATAAGAGGTATTAATTATGATCTAAAAACAGTTGATTGTTGTAGAAAAGATGCAGTTGATTTATACAAGTTTGCAATACAGACATTAATGAAATTATCAAAGATGGTTTATAGAAAAATTGAACATCATGAAACAGCAGCTAATCCAAATGGATTTGATCCATTTATTCATGATACAACGATGTCATCATTGTCGTCTGATACAATTAGAATATTATCAGAATTATATTCTGAGATAGCTATTGCAATATTTGAAAAAGGAAGAGACATTGAAAAGAAATATAATTCAATAAGAGTTACTGAAAATGATAAGCTTATGAATAGTTTCAAGATTAATATTGGAACTAATGATAAGAATACAACTACTAATATCAATAATGCAGTTCCAGATACAACTAGAATGCCAGTTGATATTTCTAATCTGTATAAAATCCCTTCATATGAATCAGCAGCTGCTTATGATGATTATTTATTCAGGACTAATGAATTATATAATGAAGCTTTCTATTATGCAGAAGGAATTGATTTCACTAAATGGAAAAATAATATTACTGCATGGCTTAAAAGTTTATGGGCATCAATGAAAGATTTCATCAATAATAGTAGCTTCAAACGAGCAGTTAAATGGGTTACTGATCATGAGAATGATTTAAAAACATTAAATCTTGCTGGAGCTGAAATGGAAGTATTACCATACATGACTACTGTTGTAGAAGGCAAAGAACAAGAAGCTTTGAATATTGGATCAGTATATACACATCTTATCAATGGATTGAATGCATTTAATATTGATAATATTAAAACAATGGATGATGTTACTACATTTGCTAAGACTCTATATCCAAGTGAAGATGTATATGATATGTTTAAGACTGATAAAAATGCTTCTACTAAATTTGTACGTAGTATTTGTTTTAATAAACAAGATCTTCCTACAAATCCAGAAGATCCAGTAAGAAAAATAAAAATTGATGCAAATGGAATTAGAACACATCTTGATTGGTGGATTAAAACTATTAAAGGTGCTAATGAAGCATATCAAAGTATTGATGCAAAGAATAAACAGATATCCCAAGCAAATGATAAAATACAAGCTCAATTAGCTTCTGCTGTTAACAGAGCTAAAACTCAAGCTAATAATGCTAATAACAACCAGCAGCAATCTCAACAGCAAGCACAAGGTGGATTTAATGTGAATGGGACATCAGAACAACAACCTCCAGCTATCACTAATCCAAACAATAATCAGAATAATAATCAATCTGCAAAAACAGAATCTGTTTGGTTTGAAGATACAACTCCAGATAACACATCAAATTTAGTCAATACAATTGAGTCTGAAATAAATAATGCAATGCAAAAATTATGTGGAAGCATGAAGGATATTTTTATCGAATATCATAAGAATGAATATGGTTATATTCAGGAAGCTTATAAATTGGGAACAGCAAATCAACAGCAAACTACAACTCAACAGAATACACAACAGCAAAACAATGATCAGAATAATAATCAGCAATAATAAAATAATAGAGAGGGATTTAGATCCCTCTCTATTAATTATTTTTAAAATTCGAGTAGTTATGATCTAGCTGTAATTACATCATTATTGATTTCTATTGACTCATTTCCTTCTACACTTGCCTTTATTGTATTAAGGGAAGTGCTGTCAGTTGAAATCTTCACACTTAACGAACAAGGATTGGTGCTTTCATTTTCTACAACCTTTATATCTGAAATATTACTTGATTGCTCTTTACAGGTATCATAAATTTTAGAAAATGATTCATATTTATTATTTACAAAATCAGATAACTTTGATGGATTATCAGCTGGAATTACTTTACCCAAATATTGTGGTTTATATTTGTCCATTTTAACTGATTCCTCTTTCATTATATTATAATAAGCCCAAACTCGGCTGCTCTGTCATTCTCTTACGTCGTCTTTCTACAATTTTGTTAAAAAATGATTTAGGCAAATGATTGAATATATAATCAAATGTTGGATCACCCTTAAATATTATTCCAAATTCTTCCAATAGACTTAGTTCTTCTTCAATGTGACGTTCACGCTCGACAGGCTCCGAGCTAAAATAAAAAGCAACTGCATCATATCACTAATAACAATTTCACTCTTGTTATGGCATTCAGGACATACAAGATCGCGTAAAGAATATTTAATCTCATATGGTCTTATCATTAATGGAATTATTTGTTCAAGTGCTTGCCAATCTATTTCATTTAAGTTATTAATGACTCTGATTATGTTATCTACTCCTTTGACACGTAAATATCCGCCATTTTCTTTTGGTATCAAGAATGCTTTGATAACAGTAAGCATTGCACTAATACGTGTCTTTGATTCTATCTCAATGTCCCCTTCTTTAGCATCAACTATCATATTCTTAACTTTGTCATATACATTATATAGATACTCATATGCAGATATATGACCAAATACAACACTGATTCCAGATGATGGTAATTTGATTGTATTATTTGTATTTAGCATAGAAGACATATAATTTTCAGCTATTGCCTCATCACCAGATACTTCTGATGTTACCTTCATATCTTCAAGTACCTGAGGATCAATTGATTTCATATCAATTAATTCTGCTGGAGAGTATATCCAATCATAACTCTTATTACATTTTCTTCCATTGCCAAGATCAGCATGGCATTCAATAGGAATAACTTCCTGAGACATTGATGATGCACATACAATTCTCCATAATATGTATTCAATATCAAGGAATGAAGTCTTTCTAAGAAAGTCTTCAAATTTAGAAACCATATGAATATTTTCCTTTGGAACATCCTTAGGAATTGAATATAATGTTGCAACCTTCTGGGTACGTTTTGTTTCAGGATCTTTGTACAAATAATATTCTTCCCATCCACCGATTGATTGATTGTACATATGTTTATAAGCTACAGTCCATTTCTTCAATTCTGTATCAAAGTTATTAATCTTATAATCATAGATATTCTCAAAGTCAATTACTTCGCTATATGATAATCCTGTAAATGTTGCTCTATATTTAGAAGCAGGAAGAGCACCAGTAACATCATTCATTTTCCTTTGATATGGAATTAATGCAGCATCAATCCAGTTATCATCAACATCTTCAATATTTGAATATTCAAGATTTGATGTTTCGACTATATTCAATTCAATAGATCTAGACTTCTTAATCTTATTAATATCTTCTGGATCCCATGCAAAATCACTAACATTCGATTTGTCAATTATTACTTTTACATTATCTGAGTTAGTAACTTCCTTAGTTTCAACTTGATCTGTATCTTCCGTCTGGATATTTTCTTCAGCAATTTCGTCATTTAATACATCCTCTTTGATATCTTCTTGTTTATTTTCAGCATTCGTTTCTACAGGTTTTTCAATATAAGATAAAATAAAATCAGGATGAATCTCTTTAATTTCATTGAATATCTCATCAAGTTTTGCTTGTGCTACATTTGTATCAGTATCAATTGCTGCAGTATAAATACGTAATTGATATTCACCTTCTGGAATCTGTAATTTATCAATTCCATGTCTTTTCTTAGCTGCTTCAATATTACCAAATTTTCTTTCCATTTCATTCATGGAACCCTGTGCTTCAGTAATAGCTTCATCATCCATAAGATTCTTAAGTGGCTCTTTCTTTTCTTCATAGGTAATATCATCAGCTGCATATGTAACAGGTGCTGAGTTGAGCTCAGGTAAATCTTCCAATAGAGATTGATTTGGTGTCCATTTCTTCTTTTCTGGTTTTATTTGTTTATCTTCTACTGGTTTTTCAACAGGCTCTTGTTTTTTGAATAAATCACTAGCATCGGTATTACTTGAATTTGCAAGCTCTTGTACCATGTCTAGTACATCAATATCTGTATTCATAGTTGTAAAATCACTCCTTTAATTTATTTTTTAAAACAGTAGTTTGATAATATAATTAATTATATGCATTGATCATAAATACTATATAGTTGAATGTAGCTCGTGTATATGCTATCCAAGTTGCTTCTCTTCCATAATCAGATTTAATATCACATATATCATACATCCATAATTGAAGTATGGATTTTATTTCTTTATGAATATTATCATTGGATGTACCAATAGCTCTATACAGTTTTAATGCAAAACTAACAAACTCATTTGTGCCAACTGATGTTTCAGTAGGATTCTTTGTAAAATATATAGTAATAATATCTTCTATCAATTTAGATAGTCTATTATTTTTATCAGCAAATATTCTAGATAAATATCCATTCAAATTATCTTTATCCACTTTAGAACCATCAGCAACTATCTTAACCATTGATGAATTAATTCCGTTAGTAATAAATTTGTTTATGGTATTTTCTGATACTTGAGTAATAGTAGTTGTAACACCTTGCTGATCTACTAAAGATCCATCATCAAATATGGAATCTTTAGAATGCTGAGTATTTCCTTCTTCTATTGCTTTATAGTATTCTTTAGAAATATTTCTAAATGTTCCCATCATTTGATTCCTAATAGAATACATAAAATCGGTATAAGCATTATCAGCACCTTGTATCAATTTGTCTTTATTTGTAAGAACTGATTTATGTGAATCATATTCAAGCAGTTCTTTTATATTTTTATATTTTCTAATTTTATATTTATTTGAGAGATGTTCTATTGTATATTCCATAACATCTTCTTTTACTCCATATCTCCAGAACTCATGATACAATAGTGGATATTGACAGAAAGCCCATAAGTATTCTGAGCATGTGACCATATCTTCATATCCTTTTTGGAGAGCTTCTATTAAAATAGATACCAATAGTAATTTATAAGGAGCATTAGTTACCCATCCTGTAAAAAACTTACTTATTTTTCCATAAAAGGTAACTTCTACCATCTTATTATATAACTCCAATAACTTCTCATCATTTACATTGAATAATTCATATAAAAAAGAAGTTTCCTTAGTAGAGAATGTAAATTGATACACTGGTCCAGATGTTCCTAATTCTCTTGCATGACTATCAATAAATGCACCAACAAATTCTATTATCTTCTCTTGATTACGTTCATTAGCTAATACTGGTTGTACATAAGGTATCTGAAGATTTTCTTTTAGATAATAATTCTCTTTATATACTGCACTCTTATCAGATGATTTAGCAGCTTCATCATAATCGTCATCTTGATATTCATTTATGAATTCTTGAAAATAATCATAATATTTATTCATCGCAATAAATCCACCTTTCTATTTAAAATTTATTTATATAATTGATGAGATTAAACGATATATTATCTTAGTATATAAAGAATTAGGAGGCAAAATATAATGCGTGTAACATATTTGAAATTAGAAAATGTTGCTGGAATAATGGTAGGTTCCAATAAATCAGTCATAGAAATATCATTTGAGAATGCTAGAAATAAAATAGTTACTATAGTTGGAGAAAATGGAAAAGGTAAAAGTGTATTACTTTCATCTATATCTCCATTTTCTGGAGTTACATCAGTTGATGAAAGATCTACTTTAAATTATATTATACCAAAGAAAGCTGGATATAAAGAAATACATTATCAGAATAATGATGACCTTTATATTATCAAGCATTATTATAAACCAAATAAAGAGGATGGTCACTCAGTAAAGAGTTACTTTAATAAAAATGGAGTAGAGCTGAATGAGAATGGTAATGTATCTTCTTTCTTAGATTTGGTTGAGATTCATTTAGGATTAACTCCTGATATGATGAGATTAATTAGATTAGGAAGTAATCTGAATTCATTTATTAAACTAAATCCTGCTAAACGTAAAGAGTACATAAGTAATCTGATTGATGATATAGATGTATATTTAAAGATTTATAAAAATATTAATGAAGATATTAAGGTTACTAAGACTCTGATATCTACCAATACCAATAATATCTACAATTGTAGAATTACAGATATTTTATTGGAAGAAGAAAATTTGAAATCTTTAAATAAAGAAATTATTGATCTAGAAAAAAGAAAAGATAATATAATGAAGCAACTCGGTAAAATTCAATCACTGATGGCAAACAATGATATTATTGAATTGAGAAAAAAGAAGAATGATGCTGAGTCATCACTCAGAGACTTTGATAAACTTGAATATCAGATAAAAGAAAAATCATTATCTAAGACAAATATTGATTCATTAATATCAGAAAGGAATAATTTAAATGATAAGAAGATTGATACTCAATCGAAGATTAATTCATATCGAATATCAATCGATAATGAATTGAAACAGATCGAGCAAATAGAAGTGATGATTAAGAAAATTACTTCTAATAATGATATTCAATCTCTAATTAATGCAATTGAGTCATTTAGGAATAAGATATCATCTACTTCAAAGTATATTAAGGAGTTTAGTTATTTGGGATCACCATCCTCTGATATATCTAATATGATAGGTAAATTATCTTCATTCAATCAAATAGGACAAATGATTTATACATTAGGAAATAAACCACTTGATGTTTATTTAAAGCTTAAAGATGAAGATAAATCAGTTGATGATTTTCTAAAGAAACAAGTCAAGAATATCAATTCATCATTGAATGATACAAATATCCAGATGTTATTAAATGAATTATTCAAAGATGATATAATTATTACCCCTGCATGTGATACTGAATATCAAGAGTGTCCATATTACAGATTATCTTCTGTGATTAATAATATCAAATCTTCATTAGATGAAACATATGATTCAGAAACCCTTAGATATATCCAAGTAATATCTAATAATGTAGATAATATACTCAATGAATTGGATAGAATGAATAAGATTAATATTCCATCTGGAATAAGAGGTGAATTTAAAGAAGAGAAGATACTTAATAGAATGAAAGATAAATTACAATTATTTGATTTATCTGATCTAAGTGAGTATTTAGGTTTACTAAAAGAATATGAAATATATGTAGATAATTGTAATAGGTTAAAACAATATGAATATCAGTTATCTATATATAAACAATCTGGAATTGAATCTCATATTAAATCAGTTAATGATGCTAAAAGTAGAATAGAATTTTATAAGAAGAATATTTCTGTATTAACTGAAGAAATGAAATCAATAAATGATTCAATTACTGATGTTGATGAGAAGATTTCTATCATTAGTAAATATAATGATTCTAAAAAGTATCAATCTATTATTAGATCTACATTAGATCAGACCAATAAAATATTAGGGCCATTGGAAACAGCAGAAAAAGAGAAGATGGAATATGAATTTAAATTAAGAGAGATTACTAATGCCATAAATATAAGTAGGAATAATTATAGAGCATTAGAAAATCGAATTAATGAATATAATAGATTAACCAAAGAAGCTAATGAATTATCTGAAAGATATAATGATTTATCTATGATATTAGCAGCTTCTTCTAGTAAGAAAGGAATTCCTATAATATATATGAAGAAATATTTAGGAAGGATTCAAAAATTATCTAATGATTTATTATACTTAATATATGAAGGAGATTTGAAACTTTCCAGATTTAATATTACTGCTGACTCATTTGAAGTTCCATATGTTAAGAATGGCACTAAGATTGCTGATGTTAAATATGCAAGCCAATCAGAAAATGCTATGATTACAATGGCATTATCATTTGCTCTTAGTAATAAGGCATCTGGTAATTATAACATCTTATCATTAGATGAAGTAGACGCTGGTTTAGATGAATCTAATAGATCTGCTTCATTCTTAAAAATGTTATATAGACAAATGCAATTATTAAACTCAGAACAAGTATTTGTTATCAGTCAACATATAAGTCAAATGGTTAATGTACCAATGGATGTTATTAAATTATCAGATATTGGAGTTAAATCTAAGAATCAAAATATTATATATGAATAAAGGATATCTTCAGGTTATCCTTTATTTTTTACCAATAAATAAAGCTCTATTAGTTATTATTAATAACACAAAATAAATACTAGAAAGGAGATATACTATTATGAGCAATAAGAAGTACTTGGGGGGGGGTTCATTAAAATCCCTAATACAAACTATATTAACAACATTTCCAACAAGTGAAATTACTGAAGATGAAATAAATGATATGTACTATCCAGCAACTGTGTATGGATTTAGTATAGATCAAACTGAATCTGATCCTAATAGTATAATATCATATATTAGTGGTACTACTAATGAAAACTATACACCAGCACATATGGATTATGATAATGATGTATTTGATTATGGAGATTGGGGCAATGCATTCTTTATAAAGAATCTTAGACCATGTATGTTAAATTATGATGGTACTGAGGCATGTCTATTAGATCCAAATGATTATACTAAAACTATTAGTGGAGAGGATTCATATAATTCAGATACTACTGTTGCAGTAATGGTTGGTATACCAAAGGTATATTTTAAAATAGTACCTATAGATGATGATCATTGTAATTTCTATTTCTCAGATAAGAAAGTAGATAATAATTATCACTGCTGGGCACATATTAACAATTATGGTGATGAAGTTCCATATTGCTATTTATCTCCATCTACCATATATACAGGTTCTTTAAATGTTTTATCTCCAGAAGTATTTGCTAATTATGCAAATAATATTAATCAAAATGGTGATAATATATGGAGTATATGGTGCTATAGTGATTGGTTATTAATAGCATTATTATCTCTATTAATATCTAAAACTACTGATTCTAGGACCGCATTTGGTCAAGGTAGCTATGCAAGTGGTGGTTACACACGTTTGGATCAAAAAGGATTATTCTGGGGAAGTGCAGATAGAGACTCTGATGTTAAGATATTTGGTATTGAAAACTTATGGGGTAGTAATATGTATAGATTTATTTATGGCTTAATAGATGCTGATGGTATATTAAAAGCTAAACTTACATATGGTACCCAAGATGGTAGTACTACAGAAGGGTATAACTTTACAGGTGATGGATATATAGAAGTTGGAGAAGGTGTTATTAATTCTGGATATTTTAAATCGTTATTATTTACAAAAAATGGAATATTTATAAAAGATTTTGGTTCTTATAATTATACTAAATCAGTATATTGTGCTTGGACAAACAATTCTAAAAGAATTGACGCAGATGGTATGCATTATTCCCATCCACTTATAGCTTGTATTGGTGGTGAAACAGAATATACAGGAGAGTCAAATATGCTAAGTATAACTATTGAAACTGATGCTGTTTCAGGTGGTTGGTGGTCTTACAATAGTGCAATTAAATGTTTACCAAAATTAGCAAGTTAATAGAAGAGGGATATTAATCCCTCTTCTTATTTTGTTTCTTCTTTTTCTTTATCTCTAAATATTCTAGGAAATTCAGTAACAAGAATTTCTAATTTATCATCATCAAGAAATGTTATAACTGGCTTAGATATAATATCATATAATGACCATGGGCATTTTTCTGGAAACTTTCTACCACGTGCTAAGTCACAAAATGTTCTTGAATCAAAATTATAATGTCTCTGTGCAGTAGTATACATATCATTGCCATTAAATCCTGATGTTAATTTAAATTTCATATCTTCCCATGGGAATGGTTCATTCATTTGTAATAAATCAATCAATTTTGCCTGATGTTCCATAGCATGCTCATATCTAGTTACAATTAATTTTGTAGCAACCTGCTTGTTAAATATTCCTTCAGTATATGAATAATTAATCTCCATAATATATGCAATTGTCCTAGCAGCATGAGCAAAGCATTTGTGATAAATAATATCATTCTTCTCTAATTCTTTTTCATGAGATACAATTGAATCTTTCATCTTAATAATAAATTGTGTAAATTCATAGTCATTCATATTTTATTCTTCCTCCAAATATTCATAATGATTATTTATTATATTAGGTAAAACTGATATTAATTCTTCAATAGTATTTTCCATTAAATCATATAAGTTCCATGGACACTCATCTGGAATTAACTCTAGCCCTACTCTAAGGTCTTTATAAGTTTTACTATCTTTCTTATAGTTAGCAATTCCTGTATTATATATCTCATTAAAATTATCTTTTAAATATTTAACATAATTTGCTTTTGGCTTATTCCTATTCCATTCAGTAATATCAATTACATCGTCAATGTGTTCAACTATCTCATCCCTCCATTTAATTTTATTTCTGTTGAATACTATTTCACTGTTACAATATGCAAGTTTAAATAAGTGCTCTATTGCAACAGCTAATTTTGAGTAGCATTTAGTTTTTGCATCAACTTCTTCCAAGTAGACATTTTCATTCCATGATTCATTAAATGGTACTCCCTGAGCGGATGCATTTAATGCATGCCTAATCCTGTCCAATTCATCATTTAATAATTCCAGTCTTTGTAATGCTTCATCAAATTCTTTATTATACATATCTACTTCTCCTCCTTTATTGAATAATATTGATATAATATTGGTATTAGATATTTAATCGTTTTTGATATTAAATCTTCAGCAGTCCATGGGCATTCTTCAGGAAATCTTTTTACCTCAATACCTATATCAGGATATTTTTCTAATTCATCTTTATAATTTCGAAGAGCACTATCATAAATATTATCCATATGATTAATGATTGTATCAAGATATGAAGTTTTCATGTTATTACTATACCACAATAATTCATCTTTTATTATAGATTGATAATTTTTAATTTCTCTGCCCCACTTCTCTTTATTATGGTCAAATACAACATTGGAGCTAAATGCTATTTCGAACAGTTTCTCAATAATATGAGACATCAATGTCTCACATTTTTCAATAGTGGATTTTTCAATAAAATTTTCATAGTTCATTACTTGTTTAATTTCTGAAATCTCCTTAGTTAATAAATTCAGCTTTTCTATAACCTCATTAAATTCTTTATTATTCATAATTATTCTCCTTTCATATTTAATGATGCATTTAATATTCCTATTACATATAGAATATATAAACAAAAATAATAGAGAGGTGGTAATCCACCTCTCTATTATTTAAATAGAATTTTGTTTGATCATATCACACATATTATTGACTTTCTCAGATATGTTAATCAACCTTATTGAACGGACTAAGGTATTGGATATAACGCATCCTAATATCACATACGGAGCAGTTTCTATTACAGAGATTGCAGTTGCTAACATATTATATCCTTCCTTTCTGCGTTTATTTTGATTCTGTATCTGATATATTATCTTCTACATTATTTTCTGGTTTTTGTTCTTCAGGTTGTTTTTGTTCTAATGGAGCATTTAAAATATCTCCTTGCTTAATCATATTTTGAATGTACAAATCAAAAGTATCTCCTAATACTTCTTGTAAAGTCACTGCACCATTTTCATCAGTAGCTCTATAAACTTTTTTATCTGATTTATTAAATACTCTTAAATCAGTTTCTGTTGCAGCAAATATCATCATTTGATCTAAGTGTGAATTTTTAGAATTCAGTGATCTCAATTCTGCTACTGGGAAGAATGTAAGATTACCACCTAATACACATAACATAGGATTTGCCAATCTATAAAAGTATCTCATCTCTTCAGGTACAAATGGATATGTAACATGGAATATATCTTTATCAAATATACTACCAAAACTATTCTTATTGTTATAAGCTTTAGCCCATTCAATAAATGCAATATATAACTTCTTACGTCTTACACCATTTTTATCTGATTCTTCTGCATCTCTTTGTTTAGGAAGTGATACATTATTCTGTTGGGTAGCATCTCCATCTTCCATTAAATAATCAGTAATCCAATCTAAATCATCATCCATAATATCTCCTTCATATGATTCTGTTAATCCATGATTTGATAAATAATTAGCACATTTATTGCATATATCTATTAGCCTATTATCCCTATCAATTAAATCATCAAATATTCTTTGATCTAACTCATTCTTATTTTTTTCTATTACAGGTATAAGATAATTATTTATATCCTCGGCAGTAATTTTACTTAGTTTAGATACTGTTCTATATTGATTTATGATTTGCTGTGCAGGCATATTTTGTAATATCTTAGGAGTACCATTATTCCACTTATTGATTATTAATAAAAGATCTGCAGCTCTTTGATAATCAACATCAAAAGTCATCATTTCATCAGCAAGATCTTCAAGATAACCATTCTTTATACCGATTGCAGTAATTTTACCGGCTGCTTTCTCACGCTTTGATTGATGTTTGTGTGCAAAATTATCATGTGCACCAATATGTTTTCCTGATGCATCAATATCATCCAATTTAAATCCACGTCCATATTTTAATCGTTCAACAGCTGCCATTTTATTTTGACTAAGATCTATATCAACATCATAATCTTCATCTCTCATTGGATCTGATTTAAATAATTTGGTAGATTTAAATGATGGACTATCGGCAGTTTCAATATCACCAACTTTAATTTTGAAAATTGATTTTTTATCATGCTCTCTAATGTTTTCCATCTCATGAGCACCAAGCATTTTTTCACCAATTCGGCTGATATAGTTATTATATAAACCAACATATTCTACTGACTGCAATTTTTTACCAGTTACTTCATCCTTAATTGCAAGCAATTTTTCACCATATGATTGATGGTCCATATTACCTTTTTTAGATATTGTATCTTGTACATGTTTATTTTTAGTTTGAAGCTCATTTGGATCAATATCTTTTATTCCTTTTTGGAAGCCTCCATCCACATGACCATGACCTGGATATGTTACTTTAATATCATTTAATGAATAAATTAATAATATCATATGTCCAGTTTTCATATCATATCCCTTACGGAAATCATACTTAAGTTTACCATGAGACATTTCATCAAATTCTACATCTTCATTCAACATATTTGAATCATCATTATTACTATCATATGATTCAAATTGAGGCTGATATATGAAATTCTTTAGTTCATTTGTATTACCACAAAAATCCATTAGTCTATCAAAATTTATAGATGCTGGATATCTTTTTGAAGTACAGGCAAAATATAATTTACCATCTTCAAGTTTAAAAATTCCACAATTTTTGCATTGATATATAGGATTTTTAAAATTATAAATTTTTAGTTTCTTACTATTAGTGATATCATTCCAATCATGATGACAACTTTTAATTTCATTAATTCGTTTATTATACAATTCAAAAGCTTTTTTATAAATCTTAGTTGGAGCACCATTGGAAGGAGTTGAATCCATATGCCTAACTTTCTTAATTGGACCATAACCAGGAATCCATGTGTATCCCTTGGCTTTAATATCATCATTGATTCGTTCCATGTCCATATTGTATTCAATCTTACCAGTTCTTTTATCAAATCCAACATTCTGTGGACTTGTTGATTTGAATGACTGAGTTGGTTCACGTTGCCCAACAACATATTTGACTGGAGTAGTTGAACGATAGTCAATACCAACAGCAGTGACAGAGTTTACATGTTCTTTAGTATCTAATTTGATAATTTGTTTCACAGTACTCTGGCTAACAAAATCAGCTTCTCCCTCTGAACGAACAACAGCTAAACGTGGTTTCTTTGGATCATAATCCCATCCAATGCCATCACTTTCTCCATTTGGATCATGTGTTCCAGCAAACTTAATATCTTCTTGTTTTAAATCAAAAATTATCTGATATGCATTTCCATCCTTATCATATACACAACGATAGCATCTCTTCAATGTCCCATGAGAACGCTCATCAAAATAATCGTAAGATTCTCCAAATATTTCATTAGAAACATCTCCGGTATCTACTTTAAGTTGGTTTCTGCAAAAATTCATAAATTGCTCACATGACATACTTGCATTATAGCTAGGATGAGATAATACTGATGTGATGATTAATGGAGATTCAAAATCATTATGCGATTCTCTAAATTTTATTTTTAAATCTTTTATTAAATCGCTTAATCGATCATATTTATGTATCCCTTTGAAATCATACCATGAATGTTCAAACCAATAATATCCATCTTCCTCTTCGTATATAATACATGTATGTGTTGGACACTGTTCACCATCATTAAGTTCAAGATACAACATAGTACTTGTATATTTATGCTCTTTAAACCATTTATTTTCTAATTCAGCTTGATCCCAGCATACTCCTACATGTGAATTCAAAAGTTGATTTGGTGATTGCAAACGATAATCAATTCCAAAATTATCATCACCTTCACGCTTTTTCCCATACTTGTCAACCCAGCCATATTCTATACAATCCATCCAGTTTAATAAGTCTTGAGGAGTTTTACATGTTTCATATGACAATGAATCATCATTAGCTGATTCTCGAAATTGATCATCATATATAAATCTATTCATCCAATCAAATGCTTCATTTATAGCATTTATATTATATTGATTCATCCAATATATCTCCCTCCTGTGAATAGTCTTCAACATCCTCATCTAACATATTACTTTCATATATTTTATGAGATGCATATTCTTTAGATATTATCATTAGAATATTTAAATCTTGATCAGTCATATTATATAGATCGATCAATATCTTCTCAACCCAATCAAGTGCTCTAACACAATTTCTTATATTAGTATTGATATGATCATAGTGTTCACCATCAGTATCTTTAGAATAGAATTTAGGTCTTTTAAAGATAGATCTATCAGCCTTACCACCTACTGATGTTAAATTTCTTAATTTAGATAATTTTGCTAATAGAGGATCAAGTGACTTTTGATCTTTTGAAATTCTATTTTTCTGGGTTTTCAGTCCATTCATATCTATTCCAGATGGCTTTGCTTCAAATTTAATATCTTCTTTAAACTTCTCAATATCAGATTTAAAATCAATTACTTCTGTTGGATCTTTTCTAATTCTATTAATTATATCATCAAGCTTATCAAGAAACTTACTAGTTACAGTAATTATTGGCTCATATGATTTATATAATAGACCAATTGTTTCATTACTCTCCATAAATATATTAGTACTTTCTATAATATAATCGTCCATTAAATAGACCTCCCTTAATATACAAATTTGTGGAATATCCACTCAAGAATTTTATCGATAGTTTTTAATTCACCCATTTTATCTTGTAACATTAATTTAGGTAATTGATTATTATAATCTCTAATATCTTCTATATTCTCATCATATATATCTTGTACTCTCTGATGAATTTCTTCTTTCTTGGAAATAAAATCTTCTCTATCTTTTACGGTAGTTACATAGAATGCTCTAGGCATTACTGTAATATCATCTGGTCTAACTCTAGAGTAGTCAGTATGTAAATTCTTTGGATTAGATGCAGCCATTATATATGCAACGAATGAAGAACACACAAATCTTTTATCTACTTTAGATGGAGTAGCAATAAATGCTGTTAATAAATTAGACATTGCATACTGAGTCTTATCTTTATTCATTAATGTATCCTGAACATAATCCATCATTCTTTGTTTCTCTTCCTTAGTAACAAACATAACACAAATGTACACAGAATCTGTTCCTAAGAAAGATTCATCAGTCATCATATTATCAACAACAAATCCAATATTATCATATGAATACATCTTAGTCATTGATTCATCGAATGATACTAATGAATGTGAATATAAATCACCATTAGTAAGTTTGGTAATCATTCCTTTGAACATCATTGATGATATTTCAGCATGTGATTTAGGATCACCATTATTACGTAATTTAGAAGTTGAATAAGATTTCGATATTCCAAATACTGGAACAAATTCAGCATCTTCTTTATCATCTGAAGTTACAAATCCAATCTTGTCCTCATCATTATCAAACTTCCAGCTATCTTCCTCAGTTAAAGGAACATCATCACGTAAATCAATATCAGCTGATTCTAATAAGAAATTATAGATATCATTAAAATTAGATTCTATCTTATAATCAGATGATTCTTTAAATATTTTTTCAAATTGATCTTCAATTCCCAATTCTTTGATATGTCTTTTTAAATGTGATTTAATATCATCTGATAAAACTCCTTGCTGACATGCTCTACTATATGCAGCTTTTATCCCTGGAATAGATACTACTAATTTTCCATCTTTCAAAACATGATGGGGATATTTACATTTTGAATTGCTGTATGGAGTTTTAGTTCTTGGATTATTAGTAATATTTTTTACAGGAGCAATTAAATATGCTTCCTTTAAACAATCTTCCCAATTAGATTCTTTTAATAATTTATCATAGAAATCAGCTCCTGGTTTTTCCCACTTGCCATCAGTAATAGCTGATTTCTTTGAATTGTCAATTTTTAATTCACTCATTTTTAGATCTCCTTTCTATATATAATGTATAAAAATAAGTTTAATACAATTATTAAGCGGTGAATTTATTAATATTTTTAAAGTTATGGATATATACTATATATTAATCCTTAATAATTCGAATGACAGCTTCTTTTTATTTCGGATGGTGTAACTAATCTTTCTTATTTGCGTAATGGGTTGTAATAATTTGATTTTTACAATTCATGGTAAAAACTTCTTTCACAATTGTGCTACATGGGGACTGGCTGCCATAGGGAGGGCAGTCGGTCTTTGTGTACTCAAAAATAAAAATATTAAAAAATATTTAAGTATATACATATATAATAAATTTTTGCTAGATGGAATTTTTTGATAATCAAATAAATAGGTTTGTTGGTCCTCTATTTTGATATTCAAATAAAATTTCATATATAATTGATGTTTGAAACCAAGTCATCAAATTCATCAATCACACAGACAAGATAATGTGAGTACATGGTAACTATTCAAGTGTCAATATCAGTCACAATCGGATGGTACAGATATTTGTCATTACTGAATACCGACAAACTACCAGCTCCAACATCAAATATTAATTTATTTTGTCAAGGATTCATATGGATAGTTCTAATTCTGTCAGAGGTTTTAGAATGATAAATTTTATAATAATTTCATCTAGCGAAAATTTGTATACATCATTTTCAATGATGATCTCATTTATATTAATTTTTTTCAATTGTAGCGGGTCTATTTCAAGAGATCGCTCATAGACGTTAAACTTTAAAGCTACTCATATATGGTAAATATCCGGGGAATGTCAATGGTAATTTTGTGGAATAATCAAATGAATAGGGAAGGTCACCCCTTTAAACATTATCGGACGAAGTGTTATGGTTATTATTTCCCCGGACTTGCCATGTAATATAAACAAACTATGACAATTTCATTATTCGTAATTCATATACTTATCTTGTTAAAAATTGTGATGATTGGTACCGGGTTCCCCTATAACCCTGTATCGGTCATTGCAATTTTTATCGCTTTTTTAAGAACGATTTGATAAATTACATTGAAACAATGAGGTGATTATTAAATATGAAAATTATAAAAGAACGTACTAGATTAATCTTTACCGAGTTCAATGATATGGAGAAAAAGAAGATAGAGGACTTGGTTGGTACAATGGATAAAGTCTTTGCTTATGAAGATGAAGATAATGGTATTATTGCATTTCCTCCTGGAATGGAAAAATGGGTCAGAGCAACATTTCCAAATATTCGTATAATAGATAATAGTAAATCATATTGGGATTATGCTGCTATTACTCCAGTAGAGCATAATGCCCAACCTAGAAATCAATTACAAATAGATTTCATTAAATTTGTATTAGAGCAAGCTAATAAGAAAGAAAAGGTTGCTGGTATATTGAGTCCTGGTACTGGTAAAGCTCAACCTATTAGTACAATAATGCCTACTCCATATGGAGAGAAAGTTCTTAAATATTTAAAAAAAGGAGATATAATATTTGGGGCTGATGGTAAACCAACTACTGTTAGTGCAGTATTTGACAGAGGAGTACTTGATGTTTATAAAGTAACATTTAGTGATGGAAGAACTGCAATATGTGCAAAAGATCATTTATGGGAAGTCAATAACCATAAAAACTATGGAATGCATCAAGTTATATCTCTTGGAGATATAATGGAAGATTATAAACGATTAGTTCCATATGGTAATGCAGCTCAATTTGAAGATTATGAATATAAATATTCAATTCCATTTATATATGCACCAGTTCAATATGAAACAAAAGCAATTGAATATGATCCTTACTTATTAGGATTACTGGCTGGAAATATTGACAAGAATATAGAATTTTCATTTGAAGAAATTAAGATTACTTCTAGAAACAAATATATCTCTGAATATATTGGAAAAACATATGATATTGAAGTAATTAGATATCCAATTACTGGTAATACATATTTTAGGAAGAGAAATAGATTAATAACATTTGATGATATAAATTTAGTTAATAATTGCGAATTAAATGTATCATCATTATCAAGAGGATTATTTAATCCAATATATACTAGAAATTCAGAAGAAGTTAGATTATCATTATTACAAGGATTAATGGATGCTAATGGCCATATAAAAGATGATAATGACTTATTTCCAGTATATTATAAAAGCAAGCATGGAACTCTGATTGATTGTGTTAGAAAGTTAATAATTGGATTTGGATATATTGCAAATATTGATAAGCATAATAAATATAAATTGATTATAGATGTTCCTAATATGTTTAAAGCAAAATTATTTAAAGAACCTAAAAAGAAAGCGATTGCATATAAAGCTTCAAGTAGGATAGATCCTGATAGAAACAGATGGACATATAATTACATAACGAAGATTGAATATGCAGGACAAGAAGAATGTAGATGTATTCAAGTAGAAGCTGCAGATCAATTATATTTAACTACTGATTGTGTAGTAACTCACAATACATTTATGGCATGCTATTCAGCTATCAAAGTAGGATTGAGAACATTAATTATCGTACCTACCAGTGGTATTAAACAACAATGGATAGATACTCTAACTGATATGTTTAATGTTGATCCATCTAGAGTTAAAGCAGTCAATAAACCATCTGATTTCATTAATGTTAAAGCTGACTTTGTTGTAGTGTCACAAGCATCATTGTCAGTATTAAATAAACAATACAATCTTGAGAAGATAATGAAAGATAATAAGTTTGGAATTAAAGTAATTGATGAAGTACAAATGTGGTTCCATAATATTATCAAGGTAGATGGTAATTCTAATATATGCCATAACTGGTATCTTACTGGAACATTTGGTAGATCAGGTCAAGAAGAAAATGATTTATATCAAAAGATGTTTGGAGATCTACAGATATTCAGAGAGAAGAATAAGAAATCTACTATATTCAATCCAAGACCAGGAAATATATATGGTATGAAACCATATATGCATGTAAAGATGATGTGGACTAAATCAGGATTATCTAAAGAAGAAATTCAATCAGTAATGGGTTCAATGAGATATTCTGAACGTGCAGAGAAATGGGTTAGATATGGTATTAGTGTACCTGCATATACTAACTTAGTAATTCCACCTGACGGTACAATGACCAAACATCTTGGTCACATATTAAAGACAATTAAAATGGCTGATAAAGAAGTAACATATGGAAGAATGTTAGTACTTGATTCTACAATAGCAGCTACAGAAATAATTGCAGATAAATTGAAGAAAATGTTTCCAAATAAAAAGATATATACATATCATTCTAAACATACCAAAGAAGAGAATGATATAGCTAAAGCAGAAGCTGATATATTAGTGTCAACTGTTAAGTCAGCAGGTACTGGTTTTGATATGAAAGATCTATCTAAACTAGTAGTATCAGCTCCATTTTGCAGCTGGATTTTATCTGACCAGATAAGTGGTAGGTTACGAAGAAGACCTGATGACAAAGACGTATATATGTGGGATATTGTTGATGCTGAGATCAAACAACTACGTTCATGGGCTAATACTCGAGCTGACTGCTATAAGAGAAAATGTAAAACATTCAAAGTTGTTGATATGGATTAATATAAGGGAGGTATTTTACCTCCCTAAAAATATTAATTGTTATAACTAATCTCAATAATAATTTTAAAAGGGAAGGATACTATAAATATGAATTATTCACAAATATCAAAAGAGAAATTAAATAGTTTAATTGAATCATCGGAATCTTATATTATCACTGTATTGGATGATAGTATTAAATCAAATTTTATTAAAGGTGGATTTGATAATATTAAAGATAATATTAATATTCCTTTATATTATGCATATGATTCTTTCTATAAAGGCAGTATTATAATTGGATTATCAGGTTCTAGGATGATATTAAATAATTTTAATTTAAATGATATTTTTGAAATAATTAAAGAGTACTGTAATTGATAAATTTAAGAAAGGAAGAGTGTATTTTTATGGTTAAATTTATTAAATCGAGTAAAGTATGGGATGTTATGAGTGAAGCATTGGTAACTACTAAGGATCCAATGATATTATTTGTTTTAACATCAGCTGATGATTATGAATGTACTGAGTTAGTAAAAAATATGAGAATAAAATATGAAACTAAAAATATCAATATTTGTTATACATATTTATCAACTATCCCATCAAATGTATTTTATAAATATTTAATGGGACCAAATTATCCAGCAACATTTCTTATTAATTTTAAAGATAGTGATAATTGCTCAGAAGATAATTTAAAGAGTGGATATCTTAATTCTGAATATATACATACTTACTTGTATTATGCAATTGATCAAATGGTTTCAAATAAATCACTTGGATCAATATATAAAACTAATCATAAATCATTTTTCCGAAAAGAAACAATTAGTAAAATAAAATTCTTAGATCATGTAGATCTGTATAATATGTGGGCATTTGCAAAAATAAATATAGGAAGGAAAAAAGAAAATGGAAACAGAGAATAAATTACCAGTTGGAATATGTAAACAAGCTGTAATGAAATTAGAATCAGCAATGGCTGACATTAATGAGATTGCAGAAGATGAAGATATTGATGAAAATCAGAAACAATTATTCTCATCTTTGGCTGAGAGTACTGGCACAATGATTGCATGTATTGTTAATGAAGTATCTGCTGAGATGGGCGAAGAAGAATTTGTTAATGAACAAATAGACATGGATGAAATACAACCATGGCCAGAAAATGATACTGGAGATATATTAGAAGAAGAATTATAAACAAAAAGAAAGGAAGGTCCATGCCTTCCTTTCTCATTATATCTTACCCTTAGCGGGTATAGTAATATCATCACCTCCTGTGAACTCTCTCAGCTCTTCTATAAGTACTAATTTTATGTTGAACTTGAAGAACTTGAAAGTATCTTCTTCAGGCATGTTGCCCATTACAAAGAATCCTATCAATCTAGACTTCCGGTCAAAAGCCCACTCAAACCACGGTGTCTCCCAAGAATCCTCTATGATGTCATCATCGATAATGTCAATATTTACATGGTCGAATGCATGCTCAATTCTTTCAGGACTAATACATCTTTTAATCATACACTTTATCATTCGTGTAACTTCAATTGTTGTCATTTCTACTGTTCTCATAAACACTCCTCCTTTATATGTTTTATAATAAAAATTATGAGTTACATTTCTTTTATTACATTATTAAAATATATTATTAATACTGAGGAATATGCGATTAAATAAAAGAAAAGAGAGGATTTTACTCCTCTCTATTCTTTTATGCTTCCAGTGATTGCCTACAAGCTTCGATTACATCTTCTTCTGTCTCTGCTACCATATAGAATCCTGATGCATGAACGAATTCCAGATTTAATCCAGAAATTTGTTGCAACTCGCTATTTCTTAATCCTCTCCATGATTCTTTGAAAGGAGTTTTGAGCCCAAAGCTCATGGGTTCTATTGGCACTGCCTGGCAACACCATTTACCATCTCGTTGCCAATATACAAACTTAGCATCCGATGGTATTAATACTTCCTGCCATGGGCAGAACTGATCTAATTTAACAATCGTTCCATCTGAATTTTCCAAGTATTTCTTGACCAAATCATTGGCTTCTGATTTTGACCACATTTCCTTCACTTCATTATAGATGATATCTACTGCAATGTCCATAGCCCTGTTCATTCTACCTTTTATGTGTACAGGATTTTCATTCCAGCAATAATTGAAACCAGATACTAATGTTGAAAACTGACACTGAGTACCTTCAACACCATTATCAGCAGCATCAATTGGATCAAAGATTGTTTTTGCTACATATGAAACGTATTTTTCATCGACAATCTCATCACCAATGATGGCCCATATCAGACCACAGCTTGCATATGGTATAGTTCCATCTTCGTGATATGCTTTCTGCTCATTAGGAAAATGATGATCAAGGAAAGATAGATCAACATCAATATGCAGTACCTGAGGTTCTGTCTCTAGATTTCTAGCTCTTGTAAAAGTAATAGGACTAATGTTTTCTAGTCCGCTATTATTGAGGATCTTTCTATAGACCTCTAATAAGGCCAATGCAAAAACTTCATCAGCATGGAACACTGGTCCATCGTGTACAACAACTTTACCAAATTTCATACCTTCAATAATTTTCTGTTTTGCAGATTCTTTTGTTAAACCAAAACCTTCTAAAAACTTTTCTAATGTCATAACTATTTCCTCCTAATATTATAAAATTTTTATAGATCCTATATTCAGTTGTATGTAATAATGAACTTACCTTTATTACATTATTAGAATATATTATCATTGTTATTAAATATGCGATAATAAGAGAGGAATAATTTATTCCTCTCTTATATTATTTACTTATTTTTATTATCAGAATCTGGTATGATTTTTGTTTTTAACTCATTAATTTCATGCAGTTGTTTATTATAAAACTCATTAACAACCTTAATAGATTCATCAAATAATTGTGATGATGTATCACCATATCCACTTATATCTGATATTGCAGGTATACATAACCTATTAGTTCTCTGAGTGATATATTCATTAACTGCATTAATATCATTATTATACTGAATATTATCAATAGTATCATCAACTATATCAGCAACATTATCAATATTATCAGCAATTTTTATTAATTCAGCTGCATAGTTTTTTAATTCAACTGATATATTATGCAAATCATTCGCAATTATGGATACATTCAATCTAGCCTCTGTTCTACTATATAGTGATTTTAATTTTTCCAATCTTTCTGTATTCATTATATTATCTCCTTTTATGAATTTATTATATCCAATATCTTAAATATATTATTGGAAGTTGAATCTGTATTTTTGAAATTATATGCCCAATCTGTATATCTTTCATTTGTGAACATTCCCAAATATCTTCTGAATGTCATTAATGTTATAAAGTTGCATGCTCTATTGAAACATTCATTATGATGTTTCAAGAATTCATTAGTGACTTTACTATTATCATGATATGGTATCAATATATCATTTTGATATTTGATAAATGGATCATCAACTGATAATGTATATTGTTTATAATCCCCATATAAGTCAGTAATAATTGCTTCATGGTTAATTATATTTAATTTGAGTATGCTATATTGAGTTGCATCTGGATTGAATGGATCATATTCTCTGAACATATATTCCATATCATCTGGTCTACTATTCCTATATATTCTCAATTGAGTTTTATCATTAGCTTGTACATATGGTACTTGTAGATATTCCATATCATTGATGACAATAAATGGATCAATAAACTTATCAAAAGAATCAATGATTACATATTCTTTTACTCTGATTGCCATTTCCAGAAATTTGATAAACATTGAATCAATTGCTTTTGAATTTTCATCTAATTGTATATCATCATTAATAGAATGAGTTTCAAGACTATATTTATTAAATGATACCATCTTCCTGATTATACAATTATCATTAATAAAATTATATTCTCTTACCATTAATGAAAACTTCTTATTTACTACTGATATTTTATACAGAGTATCCGATTCAGCTTTAATATAGAAAGAATAACCATTAACCTCTCCAATGTATGTGGATGGTTCTAATAGATTTATAATGCTTCCATTTACTGCCAAATCAATTAAATCTTTATAAGTTGTCATTTTTATTTCCTCCTTGTGTTTGTTATAATTGTTATATTAAAAGAATATATAATTAAAAGAATAGAGGATTAATATCCTCTATTCTTTTTTATTCTCCTTCATAATTTGGATCTTCTTCATTAGGATCTCGATGCTTAAATAAATCTAAATGTTTATTCCAATATGCTTCTTTTAGGTTTATCGTACTTTGTAATATTTCACATCTTCTTTTATTCCATTCCATAGCATGTTTCATCCATTCATCAACATCTTTTCTATATGATAATTTTCTACATATTTCATCCATTTCGTCATGTAATTTTTGAGCATTTTCAATTACTTCATTTCTTTGTTTTTTACCTTCTTCTTCACTAATTCTACCTTTATAGACATCTTGTTCAATATCCATTATCTTCATAATGTCAATATAATCTGATATTGGACTATACATAAAACTCTGAATAAATTCTTTGTATACCTTAATTTCAACATATGTACTATATCTACCAGCCATAATTAATACCCCCTTAAAGTATTTATATTAATTATCGGTGAAAAAAAGAGAGAGGTTAATCCTCTCCCTTAAGTTCTTCTAATGCATCATCATCCCAAGCATTGGTGATAGATGCAATAGCAATTGAATTTACGTCATCATACGGATTTTCCCCAATTTCAAAGAAATCTCCAAGACTGTTAATGATTCCAATAGCATTATCAGCATTAAGCTTAGCTTTGTTCAGTGTATTAAAGTCACTGACAGATTTATCAATCAACTCTTCATCTGGCATCAAGTTAATTGTATTCTCTAATGTTTTTGCCACTGATAATAATATTGAATGGATCGCCTGTAACTGAATCTTAGAATAATTCTTTGTTGTCATTGATTTTGGAGTATCTGACTTTGCCTCTGATTTCTTAACTTCCTCATTGGCAAGCTTTCCTGCCACCCATGGTGATAAGAAGTCTCTGACCATCTCAAGAACTGAAGGATGATTTCCACCATGCCATGTAGCTTCTGGGCCATCAATAAAACTATTTGTGATCGGGACATTAATCAATTCACCATTCTTGATATTGCCAAGTGAATCGGCAAATCGAATGAATACAGCATCGAATTCCTGCTCAAAGAAAAACTTAACCAACTGCTGATAATTGCCAATCATGTTCTTTGTAAGAATATACAAACTACATGTACTATTGGTTTTATCAGTATTAGCACATGCGATATAGTCATAATTGTCATGGAATAATGTAGTTTGTTTTGATGACAGGTATTCAAAATCCTTGGCAATGACATCATCTGATGCATTTGAAAGTTCTAATGTGTAGTAGAAAAGATCAATCATTCTTAAATTACTCATATTATTATCCTCCTTAGATAATTTAAAATTTTTTCAGTATTCAGTTGTATGTAATAAACTTATTATTTATTACATCATTAGAATATATCGTTAATTATTTAAAATATTCGATAAAAAGAAAAGAGGGTTGTTAACCCTCTTGACTTCTTTCATCATAATATGGTGATATCTCTGTAATAGCCTGAGGTAATTTTCTAGATTTCTTCGCTGCAATCTTATTCATTTTCCATTTACATAATACTGCAGCAATGGCTTTGCGTGTCATGAATCCAGATGCAACATCATCAGCATCCCATTCCTCTTGTGAGTTTGTAAATAAATAGTCAATTGAGAAATTTTCAATTACCATTACACCATAATCATTAGCACCAATATCGTTCATAAAATGAATATCTAACGTGCCATCTGATGGAACAAATACAAATTTTGTAATCTCCTGATATTCATCTATTATATTTTTCATATATAAATGAAGAATATAGCAAGGTTTTTTAGCAGCATCATAGTATGCAGATATCGCAGATGCTGCATATTCATCAGAATCATCAAACAATTTGATTTGTTCACCTGGTTTATTATTAACTAACTCTTTTGTATATAGATATAAATCAGCAAATGTTAAATCAAATAAAGTATCTGATAATTCATTTTTAACAACTTTCATATTTTTACCTCCTTAGGTTTAAATATTATTTATTAACTACATATATAGAATATATAATCTGAGGGAAAATAAATACGATAAAAAAGAAGAGGGTTTAATAGCCCTCTTCTACTGCCTTTTCTTCTATAGTATTATCTACTTTTATGTGTTCTTGTAACCATTTACAATCAGTTACTTGATCATTATAGAATATATTTATATTTTCAAGTGCATTATCATATTCACCAGTTGTTTTATTTCCATATCCATCCATATTATTTATAGCTGGAATTTCCAATCTCTTTGTACGTTTTGAGATATATTCCTTTGCGATAATAACATTTTCTGGTGATTGAATTTTTCCAACCATTTCATCAATATCATTTGCAACATCATCAAACTTTGTTGCTAATTCTGCTAAAGCAGATGAATAGTTTGCTAAATCTACAGCAATATCATGCATATCACTGGCAACTACTGCAACATCCAATTTTGTATTTAACATTTCTGACATACATTGCAATCTCGTAATTCTTCCTTGATCAATCATTTTATTATCCCCCCTAATATAGAATAGTTGCTCTAGGAACTATATCAATATCAAAACCACCTGCTTCTTGCCATGACTTTAACATTTCCTCAATGACAGATCTAAGTTTCTTATTGTATGGCTCTCTAAGGAAAGTATCCCATTTAGCTCTTGCCCCATTTATTTCACCATAAATATTTTTAAGTCTCTTACTATACTCTCTACTATATGCATATTCTGTCGACATTGGATAAATACCTTCTTTGGTTGGTATACAAAGAGTTCCATATATAGATCCTGATTCTGTATCACATAAGAATACTATTACACAGATTTCTTTAAATGAATCATTAACTCTATCATTTACATAGATTGCAAGTATGTAAGTTGCTTCATGATCATTTTTATAATCTACAGTAGCCCATGTCCCAAATTCATCATTTCCATTTAGAAATGGTATTGGATTATTTTTAGTATGATCTTGAATAGAACCAGATGTTTCATAAGATAACATATTCTTTGTGTAATCAAGTAAGTCCTTCCAAGTTAGATTTTTAGTCATATTTATTTCCTCCTTAATATGTAATATATTTTTATTTCTTATGCTTGGATAATATATCATCAAAATCAATATTGCAATTAAAGTTTATTTCTATTTCTTCAGGCGAACTACTATCTTGCAATATTGTATTGCTTGTTGGCATTATTTCAGTAAGTCCATAATATCTGCCTTCTTTATCCTTAGCTATTAACATATCATCATTTGTCATTCCAATGATTTTATATTCCTCTGTATTATTAGAATTATCCATATTACTTTTTGCCCCTTTACTTTTTGCATCTAATTCTTGAATATACAATTTATCCAAAAACCTTTTAAATATCTCAATAGCATGAGATCTTGATTTTAATGCATCATTATATCTATAAATATATCTAGGGCCTGTATCTCTAACATGTATTGGTAAATCATAAGCATCAATAATATCATTAAAACTATAAACTCCTGGTAATGGTATAAATTTACTATCACCATCAGTTTCAGAATATGGGTCATATGCAGCTATATAAGTATATATAGAATCAGTTGCATAATGAAATGATATTTTAGCATCAATTTTATATTTTTCATCTTGTCTTCTTTTAGACAATGCTTCAAGAACTATTATGCCACTATGTATGTTTAACTGATATGCTGCATATACATAATCACAATCATTATATCTAAAATGATACTGATGATCACTATAATGCGATGTAACCATATGAGGTTTGGAATTTAATAATTCCTCAGTTTGATTGAATAGATCAAGATAAGTATATTTTTTCATTCTATTATTTATCTCCTTATATTCATTATAATATCTTAATAGTCTTGGCAATTGTTTATGTATGAAATATCTCATATCATTCCCATCTATCCATAGACACCTTATTTCATCAACCATATCTACATTATGGAATTCGCCTAATTTACCAATTTCAACAAATTTGAATTTATTAGAGGATAAATAATCTACTAAATAAACAAACATTCTATTGGTTTTATGATGAAATGAAAATCTAACCATTGGTACATATTTATCAGAATAAATTTCTTTATATATCTCTAAAACAATTGAATTCATTGGCATTACATATGCAATTGCTAGATATTTTATTCGTTCATGTTCTGATTCATTAATATTATCCGAAATTAATTCAAGTTGTTTATCACTAATATGATCAATAACTTTATGAGATTTTGATACTAGCAATTCTTTTGTGAAATTATATAAATCTCCATAAGTAAAAGGTTTAAAATCTTTTGTAAGGGTATATTTATCTGCTGCATCTATTTTGTGTTTCTTCATTATAATAGTTTCCTCCTTAATCTGTATATACCCTTACATATCTATATTTCCATTTATCACATTTATATTTATCTCCTTCACATGATAGAATTGTATAATCACAATACCACTTATCAGAATCATATGGTTTTATTTGATATCCCTCATTTGCTAAGTATGACATAAATTCATCTTTAGTAATTTCTCTATCAAATGTGAATGTAGTATCATCATATCCATCCCCATAATATATTGGTTTATGATAACACTTCTTATCAATACATTTAAATGATAAACTTTCTTCATGTTTTGTTGGGATATATTTGATAATATCTGCTAATTCATATACTGAACCACTTTCTGTATGTAATGTTAGCAAATTATCATCTCTTGTTGTCTCCATAATACGAGTAGTTATCAATAATACATTATCAGTAGATATATCAATATATACTGCTCTCTTATCTTCTGTGAGAGATATATGGAATATCTTACCATTTAATATATCTCCTCTAAATCCTTCCATTGGTTTTGTTAGTGTGTACAATCTCATTATTTGCATTTCCTTTCATTATTTATTCTTCATCATCATATTCAACAAAATCAGATTGTTGAATAAGTTTGATTCTCTTAGTTGCATTGGCTTTTTCTTTACCTATTATATCTATATCTGAAACTAATGATTGTAATGATAATACCTTATCAAGATTCATATCATCAATCAATCTTAATCCATTATTCTTTGCAAATGGATGTGCTAAATATGTAAACTTAGCAAACTCAGCTTCAGATTGATCTATACGTCTTCTTTTAACTACACTTAGTTCCATAAACTTATCATCAGTTCCTGGTTTATATGTAATATTACACAGACATACGAAATCTGCTGTTTCGCATACTTCCCATGCTGTACCGATATGCTCACGTCCAACTTGTTTTAATGGATCTGCTTTACCTAATCTAACAACATTATCCATTATTCCTGCAGCTGCTCTATTTAATTGATGAGCTGTAATTACTGGAATATCCAATATTACAGCTAAAGCTTTTAATTCATTTGAAATATGATTCAATTCCAATTTCTCATTATCGGGAGTTGGAACTGCAGGTGCAATTCGTTTCATATAATCTAATACAATTGCACATACTTCCATATTCTCATCTCTTAGATCTTGTACTAATGTAAATAGATCATCTGTTGATATTTCTCTATATGAAAAGTATTTCATTACAATTTCTATATTAGATTTATTTTTAGGCTCTTTTATTAATTGAGCTTCTAATGAATTACTATTCTCATCTTTTACAGTTACATCTTCCTTCAATACCTTTGTGATACCTAATACATCACAAATCATATCAGTTGCTTCTTCTTCTGAATAATTTGTCATAGGTTCATCAAATTCCATATTCCATAATCTTTCAATAACTTCAGTAAAGAAATTTTCCATTGTAATATATAATACACATGGTTTCATTCCTGGAGTTCTTGGTTGATAATCTGGATTATATTTTCGAATATCGATAGCAGTTTTCTGCAACATTATTGATTTACCAGAACCTACTGCTCCTGCATATACATATAATCTTCCATTCATATAAGCTGGTGATAATAATGTATTTAATCTTCGAATACCTACTTTGAGAAGATTGCTAGATGCTGTTAGTGATTGCATTGTTTGAGATATGGAAGTTCTAACACTATCTGGATCACTAGTATTGAATGTTATCTTATTAGCTACCAAATTTGTGTTATGTTGAATATCAAGTAATGATTTAGATACTAAGAATAATCTATCAACTATTTCTTTGAATGCTCCTGGCTTGTCCATATCAATATCATCAAGTAAATCTATATACTGATCTTTCAGTGCAGTTATATATCCATATTGAAGTGCTTCTGCAATTAAATCATATATTGATTTTACTTCAGGAGATGTGATAATATTTGGATCATTAATAGACGAATTAATAATATCAGCCTTAATGTTATCATACTCAGGTTCTCTTTTAGCAATTTCTGCTATAAGTTCAGGAGTTGTATATCCATCTAGCCATTTTTTAGATACATATTTAATACACCATATGTATGATAACAATTCCTGGTTGTTAGAATATTTAGTTACGTCGATATTATTAAATAGGATATTAATATTTTTTACTGCTTTATATGACCGGAATCCTGGATGTTCCATTAATAATATCTTCATTATATTTTTTAAAATCGGTCTTTTAAAGAATACAGATATTTTATCTAATTTAATATCTCCTACTTTTTTAAGATCGGACTTTTGTTTTTTAGTTGCCATGATGCTACTACTTCCTTTCACCATTTAATAATTTTATAATAAAATTTTTTAGAAAAGAGGTTATGAGATATGAAAGATATTAGTTCTTTATTTCTCACTGCGAAAGCAAGTGGATCTCAAAAGGATGCTCTTGCATATTCTGAATGTATTCAAGACTTGTATCAGAATAAACCTAGTGAATATATCACAAAACTAGAATATATAATTCAATCTAATACTGGTTTAAATACATTCGATTCTTTCATTGAGAAATATGGTCTTCCAATATGTGCATATGATCATGTTATGCAGTGCTTTGAGAAATGTATAGATAAATGTAAGACTAATAAGAAAGATTCTTCTAAATATGAAGAAGAAAAAGAAAAACTTGAATCTTTCAAGAAGCAATATAAGAACTGCTTCTTGATGTATGAATATTATCAGGATAAGTTAGATCCAAAATACTTCGATACTTACTATGGATTCAATGAGAATGGAATTCAGAAAAAGAAACTTATGGCTGGTATGATAAATCAATTTGGAGAATCTGCAATTCCTGATATAATAATTACTGCTGATAAGATTGGCGATACTGCAATATATCAAACAGTTAAATATATTGAGTCATCTGATAAACTTGATGGTATTGCACATGAATTGATATCAGAATCATTTAAAGATATCAATATTAAATCAGATGCAATTACTGAGAAAGCACTTTCTCCAGTAGTAATGAACATGATTCAGAGACATAATGCTCAGTTTACTGAAGCAATGGCTGTTCGAAATGATAATGCTGAGTATGATTATACTGAATCAGAAATAAATGCTATTCAGGATTTGATTTCATTATATGAATATCAAGTATTATGTCTTGAGGATGCTGATGAGAAACAGAAGTTGCAGAATACTATTTATTCTTTATATGAAGAGCTTGATGGTGTAATTGATGAATGTGGAAATATTATCAATTATAATGAAGGAAAGATTCTAGATAAAATCAAAGAGGTTCATAAAAAGAATAAGGAAAAACGTGGAGTAAAAAGTGAAGTATATGACCGTTTCCAGGATCTAGTAGATCATATTGCTCATATTGTAAAAGGCGAGATTAATTATGAGATAAAAGGATTTAATAACAAAGCTAGATATTTTGATAGACTTCCAACTGATCCAAGTATAACAGTTACTGTAGGAAATGATCGTGAAGATATTTATGGTCTTAGTGCAGCAAGAACATTAGTCGATGTTATGATGGCTGATAAATCTGAAGGAGATTTCTTTGAAAATTTATTCTTATTTATAAATATTGAATTCAAAACTAAGAGTTCATTAACCAGAGGACAGAAAACTGATATCAGAAAAATTCTTGTTGATTCAATAAAGGAATCATGTACTCAATTAGTAAATAATAAAAAGATAGCATTGGATTTATCTCCTGAAGTTCATTCAGCAATGAATGATGATGTTAGTGGTAATAAAAGAACCACTACAAATACAACAACAAAAACTGATGCTGATGGAAATGTAGTAGATAAAAAAGTAGACATAGTAAATGAATATAAAACTACATGGACCTACAAGATATATGTCAATAAGAGCATTAAAGATGATATTGATTTTTCGGTATTTGAATCATCTGATATAGATGAAGAAACTGCTGATTCAGTAATACCAATGTTACCAGCTAATGAGTCTGAATCATTGAGGCATGTCAATACTAGAAATAAGTTTTCTGGAGAAGCCCCGACATATTTGTCAAGTAATCACAATCTGAAATATGGTGAAGACGATTCAGATGAAGATAAAACTCTTGATGATTATAGAAGAGCATCAGCTGATGATAGACCTGAATCAGATGATGATCAAGTGGATGAACCTGATGTAGAACTTGATGATACTGATGGAGATACTGATACCGATGATAAGATTAAAACAAATGATGATGACAATAGGGCTATTAATAATTACTATTATTATACCTATACCAATTCATTGAATAGGGTTAGCAATTCACATAATCAGGCTAATAGAGATAATCATTCAGTTACAAGTTCTGATGATCATTCAATGAATAAAGGATCTAATAGAGATAATAATAGAAATAATAGATATGGAGAAGATACTCTAACTGAAGGATTATTTGATATATTTAATCGTACACATAATCAGGGAGATCCAGCATTTAGCAAAGCTAATGCAAATGCTCAGAATGAAATCAATCAGTTAAAATCAAAAGGTATATCTGATAAAATAATCAGAAAGCTAACTAATGATGTTCCAAATCATATTGAGATGTTAATAGATGATTGGAAAGTAGATGATGCCAATGATTATCTCAAATTGCAATTTGATGTAGTTCCTGGAAAAGTATATGATGATTCAGGTACTAATATAGGACGTGATTTCCAGTATGTACCAATGGCAGCATATTATTTTTCTGATCAAATTTCTCCGTATGTTGGTAATATTATCTATGGTGGAAAACAATATCCTGATATTCCAGAGACAGAAGCATATATTGGCTTTGTAGAACCACTTCAGCAATACATTAATTCATATGCTGGTGAATTAGATGATAAACCAACTGGAAATATATTAGCTGATATTAGAAAATATAATATCAAAGGTAAAAAGATATATCTGAAATCTAATGGTCAGATTGGATTTGAACTTGATAGTGATATTGATCCTGAACATGAGATTGGTATTAACTATGATGGAAATAATCCTGAGCATAGATGGACAGTTGGTCAAGGTGATACTGCATTTGAATCAGTTGCATTTAAAGAAGACGCTTCTGATCAAAAACCTGAATCAGATCATCCAATTAAAGATACTGCAATGGATATTGATAGATCTCTTGGAAAAGTTCAGCAAGGAGCTAAGAGAAAAGTACAGAATGTGATCAATGCTGGTACTGCAATTACTAAACCAGTAAAACGAACATACCAATGGATTACAAAACTCGTATATGATTATAAAGATAAAGATGAAAATCGTATCAAAGAAGATATGGCCGATCCTAAGAAACGTAGCGGATTAATGAAAGCATTTCGTGAAGCTATAAGAATAGGAGCACTTGCTAAAGCAGGGCTTTTGCTAAATCCAGTATTTATGTATCTTAATATATCTAATAAGATGAAAAAGAATGATAAAGAAAAAAGAATTCGAAGAGAGATTATTGGAGAATTAAGAACAGAATTAGATATCATGGATGAGAAGATCGAATATGCTAGAAGTCATGGTGATCAAAAGAATCAATATCAACTTATGCGTCTGAAGAATGAATTGCAAAAGAAACTTGTTCGTGTAAGTGGAGACGATTCTGGTGGAGTACCTAGTATGTGGAGAGCAGGAAGTCATAGACGTTTCAGTGAATTAGTCTAATGATTTCTAATATAATATGAAAGGAGGTGAATTAGGAGTGCCAACAGATAATATATTTGAAAGATTTTTATTTGAAGCTCCAGATGATGATCCACCTGATGATGGAGGAGCTCCGCCAGATCTTGATGATACTATGGATATGGGAGATACATCTGATGCATCTAATGATGATCCACCACCAGATATTGACGATGGAGCCGGAGGAGAAGGATTTGATACATTTGATGATCAATCTGATGATATGGGCGATCAAGGTGGAGATGATCAACCAAGTGAAGAAGATCAATTAAACAATATGAAGTTAAATGAAAAGATATCTGCGATAATGAATATGAATCTTTATCAAAGATATCTTTCACTATTGAATAATATATCAAATCAACTTACTATGATAAAGGATAATAATGACTTACTGTCATCAATCTCAAGTGAATCTTTAGATGTAGTAGAAGCACTGAATAAACTCGACGAGAATATTCATCTATATTTAAAGAATAACTTTATGAATGAGGACTATAGTAAGAATTTACTATTCTTTAATAAGTGCATAAACTTATTAAAACTTTTGAATGATTCTTTTAATGACAAAGTACATAAAGGAATTAGATCAATAAAGTAACCATATGTTAAAAATCTACAAATCTACAATCCAAACAAAATTGTGTTAGGTAGTAAAATATTTTAGTAAAGGAGATAATAAAGATATGAACAGACAGGGAAATGTCAGCTGGTTCTATGAATCAGCAGCTAACAATGGCAACAATGCCTATGTTGCACCAACTTCATCATTTGGTGCTTATCAGCAAGATAGCAATTTCAAGTCATTTGATGAAAAATTCAATGATCTTTGTAATGAGTATAAGGAGAGTGCTGGTATTGATATCAAGAAGGATATCACAGCAATGCTGTCAGATAAGGGATTCATGGAGGAGTATAAGCAGAGTTTGCTTGAGCCTGTATTTGAAGCTTATCTTGAGCAGTGCCCAAATGATCCTCATGCTAAGTCAGTAATTGATAATGTAGAGAGATTCTGGGATACAAAGGTTAAGTCATATACTGAGTCTGCTTCAATCACTGGTTTCCTTCCAATTGCTACATTGGAGTTCCCAGTTCTTGTTAAGCAGTTCTTCTCTTCAATTATGAAGGATATCATTGAGGTTGAGTCTGTAAAGACACCTAATATCACAAAGCATGTTAGAACAACATACATGGTTGATAATCAGACAGGTGAAGAGTATGAATATCCTAGGTGCATGTTTGATGGTACATGGGAAAAGCTTTGGGAAGCATCTAAGGGTCATAAGATTCGTGAAGAGGTAGTTCCTCTTGATAATGGTAAGCTCTATAAGTTCCCTATTGTTGAGAAGCTTACAGATGGTGTTCCTGGAATTGATAAGCTTTCTTTCAATTTCAAGATCATTGCTATTCAGGTAGGTGGAGAAGTTGTAAATCTTCCTGGAAATGGAATCACAGTTGAGTTCTCTACAAATGGTACTCTTGTTAATGGTGATCTTAACTTCGAGCATGATGGAACTCAGATTGAGGATACAATTGCTGGTCAGGTTGATTTCAAGAATGGTACAGTTTCACTTGCAGCTACGAATGGTCAGGTTACAGGTGTTGTATTCCAGGGTTATCTTTCAAATGAGAAGAACCTTAGAAGTATCTCAGTTCGTGAGAAGAGAGATATTTTGAGATTCACAATTGAAGATGGTCCACGTTGGAACATGCCATTCTCTATTGAAGAGATTGAAGACGCAGCTGCTCTTCTTGATATTAATTACTACAATAGAATGGTAGATGAGATTACTCGTACACAGGAAATGCAGGAGTGCATGACTGTTATCAAGTTCTTGAATGATGAGTTTGCTAAGTTCAATGGTGTTAAGACTGATACATATAAGCTTGAGTCTCTTGCTAATACATATACAGTTGATATCAAGGCACCGGATTACTTCGCAGGTGATCCATTTGATTACATTTCAAAAGCTATTCAGTTTAGAATGAAAGCTATTATTCATCAGATTGAAGAGACAACAAAGTTGGATGATCTCTCATTTGTTGTATCTGGTAACCCAATGGCTTGCCAGTTAATAGCTCCATTCACAAGCTGGAAGATTTCTCAGGGTACATCAATTGGTGGTATCTCTGTAAATGGATCATATGGATTTGCTACAGATATGGGAGCAAATGTTCGTGTAGTTGCATCTAACCTTTATGATGCATATACAGTTGATCCTACAGATGAGACAGGTAAGCGTGAGCTTGTTCTTAACATCTATGCTTATCCTACATCACCTGATAGAATTACATTCCGTCATCTTAAGTATACATCACACTTGATGACATCTCAGAACCAGACGGCATATCAGTCAACACAGGCTCCTGGTGGTGCATATAACATTGTAACTGCTACATCAAGATTTAAGGATATGAGCATTCAGGGTATTCAGGCTAGACTTGTTATCCTTAACTCTGATAAGGTTTATGGTTTAGCTCCAGAGATTCCTCCTATTGTTGGATCTCCATGGCTTGAGCCTACAGCAGCTGCACAGCCTTAATTAGCTTTTTAATAATTCCAATCATCCTCCATTGGATATTATTATGCCTATACGATTCGGAAACTTGCCGTAGTGTAAGAGGGTGCTTCGGTACCCTCTTACATTAGCTTTTGCCTAATTACTATTTTATAATTAGTAAAAAATCTTAGATTATAATAAAGGAGGAAACTCGATATGGCTAAATCAAAAGGATTAGTTAAAGATGTATTTATGACTGATCTTCCAGAAGATATTCAATATATAATTACTGATGTCAATAAGATGATATCAAATATAATTGATAATACATTGAATAATAAAAAAGCATATGATGATTTGAAGAGTTCTAGTTGGGCTATGAGTTGCTTAAAAGATTTCAAAACAGCTCCTTCTGCTAAAGGAGATGTTGGATCTGCTAGAATATATAAAAGAGGAAATAAATATGATACTATGATACAGGTTACTGGTCATTTCAGAAACCATCAGTATGGATGGATTGAAGAATTACTTCATGATTTTGTACGAGATGTTCATCAGTCTGTAAAGACAGAAGTACGTAAACGTCATAAGCTGACAATTAAAGATGAAGGTACTGGTGGAGATAGTAATGAAGGATTTGATTTGTATCTAAGTAATAAACAGTCAAAAGAGTTATGGGATAAATTTGAAGATAGAAAAGCTAAATTTATTTCTGAATCATTTGATCTTATTGATAGTGATGATGAGGATGATGACATTACTAATTTTAATGAGAAGTCACATGGTAAACTAAAGTTTGATTATCGTAAAGGATATGATGTAGATACTGGTCATAAGATAATGATTGTGTATTCACTTGATAATATCAATATTACATTTCCTGGTCATGCACATGGGTTAGACTATAGTGATGTTAAAGATAAACTAGATGATCCTGAAATTCAGAAGTTAAATAGAGAAGCTGAACAGAATATTGCTAAGAAAGGAAATCTTGATCATCAATCATATGGTCAGAAGATATTGGCTATCAAAGATTTAGTTACTAATAAAACTCTTAAGAGTTGTAGATATGTAGGATTATTTGATCCTGATCACAAACATCCTGAAGCAATGAAGTTAACTGATGAGCAGATTAAATATGCTCAATCACATTTCCATATCTTTTCTATTAAAGTGGGAGATGTTGAGACAGAAGATCAGAAGAATTTCAAATCTTCTAAAGCATATAAGATGAATATTGTTGGTAATGATAATCTGAATGAACCTAAGATTACAATTGGTGAGAAACATCTTAAATCAGGTAGAGGTGCTAAGTTGGATGATATTGACCCAACCAAGAAACCAATAACATACAATCATCCATCTGCAAAGGATCTTAAAAAGAATCCTGATCACTACACAAAAGAAGATGTAGATCTTATATTAGATGCAATTAATTCTCAAGCTTTCAATAATGAAGAATTTGATGAAAAATCACATGGAAAGTTGAAATATTCATTCAGAATGTCAGTGAATTACAAAAATGGTCATTTTATAAAAATTGTATTTGATTTGAAACCAGAAGATATATCACAAGTAGGTACTTTTGATGATCAAGACTATAAAAATTTTAATTCATTTTTAAAAGATAAAGAAATAATTAAAAATATAAATAAAAATGGATCAACTAATTTTTCTGGTACTGGAACTGTAATGGGAATTGTTGATATGGATACACATGAGAATTTAAAAACTGTATCGACTATAGGAATACTTGGCGGATCTCAAACCACATTTGAAAAATATCTACCAAAATCAAAATATTATGACAGAAGCAAAAATAATTTTGGTGAATATTTAAGAGCTGATAGAGAGAAAATTGCTGCTGAGCTTAATTTAAATCCACCAGATGCAATCACATATACAGTTGGTGAGAAATGTAAAGTTCCTGTTTATAGATCAACATTGGCATCAAATACTATAAATGCTGTATTCAATAATGAACATTCTCCATATGGCAAAGGAGTTAAAGGTGGCTCTTATCCTAAATCTAGCGTTATAAAAAGCAATAATTGGCATGGAAGAAATAGCGATATATCTGTTAATACTGCTATTAAACAATTAGAGAAAGAATTTGATAACGTTAAAGCAATTGCTACTAAATATCCTGATTTACAAGGAGATGTGGATAAAGTTGAAAAAGATTTTGATTATGTAAAAAAGGAAATATCTAAAAATGTTGATGAAAAATATGGACAATCAATATCAAATCCAACATATAAATATTATCATTACTATTTAAAGAACGACATAGATAATTTAAAATTATCTATAAATCATAAAAAAGGAATATGGGAATCAATAGATATAAATTTATATGAAAAAGATAATATTGATTTTGAAGAATCTGCTGATAATTCACCAGCTGTTCATAATCAGGGTAAGAGAATGTTAGCTGCTCTATCCAAGGAATATATTGGAGAGAATGCTAAAAAGATTAACCAGTATGGTGCTAATACATTTGCTAATATCATTACCAAGAATCTATTACCATCATGGGGTGGAGCTTTTAGAAAGTTATCTATACAAATAGATACTAAATCAAATGGTATTGTTGAGTTTAAGATTCCTACAATGTCAATTGATTTCATCTCTAGATATATTAATGGTAGAGAACCACTGGAAGCATTTCTTCACAGAGTACCCGAAATTAAAATACGTATGTCAGCTGATGTATTCAATACAATGAAAGACCCTAATGATGCTTATAACTTTTTCTTAGCAGCTGTTAAGTATTATGATATTAAAGTAAATAAATATGCTAATAAATTAATGGCTGAAGCAATGAGAATGGATACAGCTATGAAGCATCTTATATCAACTACTAAACTCAGTGGATTAGTATCATATTCATTACAGTTATTATTTATATTTGATAAAGTGGATATGAGTAATAATAAGACATTTGAAATAGATAAATCTGATATTGATACTGTAAATAAGTTCTTTAGGAATATCTATACATCTTATGCTGACCCTGAGAAAGAAAAGAATAAGGTACTTAAAGATCTCAAAGATATGGTTAGTTCATTGACTGAATCATGTGAATGGGATGATAATATTAAAACCATATCATATCTTCCAGAAGAAGTTGGTAAATTGTTTGATGGAAAGTATAATGAAATGATAAAACATTATACTGATTTATGGTACAATGAACAAATCGACTGGCAAGATATGAGAACTACTGAAGGACAGTTAAAATACATTAGAGAAAAATTTGGTGTTAAGAAATTGAAAAAGATTCCTAAGGATATAGTTGCATATATTCAAATTGAAACTGAAGCAATTGAAACATCAAATGATAAAATGATGATTGCTTCTTATTGTTTATCTAAATTGGAGATTGTTGAATGGTATATCGAATTGATAGATACAGATAATAAGAAGTATATAGTTCCACATACACGTGCATATCTTGTTGATGTTAGAACTCAATTACTGAAATGCTACAAAGAAATTATGGATACTAAGATTGATAAGAATGCTGGTAAAATAAAAGTAAGTGATGAGTATTATATTTAATATTAGAAAGGGAGATAAAATATCTCCCTTTCTTATATAATGAAACTAAAGGAGGTATTACAATGGAAATATCTTTTGAAGACATTAATTATTTGGAAAATTTCCAATATACTAGGGACTACTTCGAAATGCAACAAGCAATAGCACAATATAATCTATATAGTATGTATTTAGAATCACTTCAGTTTGGTACCAATAATTCTGATAATGAAGCTATTACTGGATCAACTTATTTTGTAGAAGATATTAGTAATTTAATAGATAAAGCAAAAGCTGTAGGTAAAAGGATATCTGATGCATTTTTCAAAGTAGTAGATTGGTTTAAAAGTATATGTAGTCGATTTGTAAATTGGATAAAGAATGTAGTTGGTAAAAATAAAACTAACACAAAGGAAGAAACTGTAACACAAGCTAAAAATATTATTAATAAGATGGATAAAAATACATCTATAAAATGGAATACTACTAATAATGATGATGGTGTTGATATGGACAAAGTTGAAAAGTATATTGATAAAATATTAAATTCAATGTATGATAAAGCAATAAAATATAATCCAAAGGGATCTAAAGCCAGTGATATTCTCATTAATGCATGTGAATTGATTAATAATAACATTATGCCACAGAGTAAAATGATATTATCAAGTATTTATTATAGGCTAGAAGAAAAAACTTTGGCTGGTGATTTGTATAAAATTTCTGATAACAAGGAAGCATTTTATGATGCAGATATTCTATCTAAAATACAATCTCAATTTCAATTTAAAGTTTCTGATGGGATTAAGTCTAATTATAATACATTCGGGAAAACCATAGATATTGATAAATCTATTAAAGAATATTTAGCTAATATAAAATCTGATTTATTTAAATGGATTAATGAAATTAGAGCATTTTATAAAGATGAAATACAGAAATTGGAAGCTGGCTTTAATAATGATTCAACTAATACTCAATCATCTGATAATAACAATTCGACAAAGAACAAGAAATCAGTAGCCATGCAATTATATGATATTCATATGGAAGCTAATGAAGATTTGAATATTCCATTTAAAGTTAATAATCTCAGTAAAAAGCATTTTTATAAATACCCTTTCAATTTTACTGAAGCCGAACTTGGGAAAATTACTGAGGAATTTTATAATGATATGCAATTTATAGCAAATGAGATATATGATAGCGATGGTAAACTTAATGAAAATGAAATAATTGGATCTAACTCACTAATTGCTGTATTACATGGAAATATGTATTTAGAAAAATCAGCAATACCATCTGAATATATTGATTATATATCAACACTTGGATTAGATTTAGGAATTAAATATGCAACTAGATTATTAGATTCTTATTTAACCATAGTAACATTAAGAGATATGCAATATGTAGAATCATTACGCCAACAGATATCTTCAATATATGCATACCACAACATTAATGAAGGTGATGATGGTATACCATTATCAATTAATTATGTGGAATCCACAAAAGATTTTGATAAAATCAAAAATGATATGTTCGCAAATATACCTGAATTGCGAAATCAATGGGATTCTTTTAAAGATACTAGAGATAGTGTTTGGATAGAATTGAATAAAAATCCACCATCACGAAATGGCTCAAGTATTAATATTGATTCAGAGCAATCATTAATTAATTATATTACCAAAGTTGGTGAATGTACATCTATATTGGCAAAATTAGTTAATAAATATAAAATTTACTGCCATAAATATATGAAACTAGTTAATATTTACATACAAAATAATTATTAGAATAGAAGAGGGATTAAATCCCTCTTCTATTTTATAATCTTTCATTCAGGAAATCTATAATATTGCTAATAAGCAAATCGACTACTGATTCTTTGATTCTACATCCAGCAGCTTTTGGATGTCCGCCTCCACCAATAGGAGCAGCTATCTCAGTACCTATATTGAAATCATCTTTTACAGATCTCATCTCAATTGTTTGTGAATCATTGTAGAAAGATACTTGGAATATGATATCATACTCAGGATGATTTGCCAAGAAGCTATTTCCTATTTCAGATATATTAGCTCCAATGATTGGGAAGATTAATAAACACTTCTTTCCTTTTACATCAAATTTATACATATCTTCTGGAACTAGCTGTGATATAATATTCTTTTCTTTTTCGATTTTTCTGTTGATAATAAACTTAACATCATTACTGCATTCAAGATAGTAGTCTGGTTCAGATGTATCATGACTTTTCAATGTTGATTTTTCATAATTATCACAGAATAAATCCATCTCTAATAATATGAATAATTGAAATAATTTCTTTGCGGCAATATTGTTAGTCTGTTTCCACTCATATGTATCATATGATCTAATCAGATCTACTATATAAGCAAGCCAATCATTTTTCTCGAATATTCTTTGTCTTCTTTCTGATGGATAGAAGTGATCCATTTCATCTATCTTTTTACCTGATTTTAATGCTAATTCACCTATTGAAAGTAACTCACAGAAATGCTGATATAATAATGATGTACCAGATTGCATAATTCCCAATTCGTTTTCTGGCACAATGTGAGCATTCTCTATAATATGCTCAGCAAAGAAATTAGACCTATGATGATCATAGATAATAATCGAATTTGCCAAGAATGGAAATTCATTTATAATCTTTAATAATGTTTCCCTATTTGGAGATATATCAGCAAAATAAATATTTGTTTTTGCACTTATTTTCTCTGATGCAAGTGATTCTACAATTGTATTATATGCCACTTCATCAATATTGCCATTGCTGCAATTTAATACATCATAGTCAAGACCTTTAAGATACTTAAGTGAGTCATACCACAAATCAAATACAATTCTGCATCCTGCTCCATCCAAATCGTCATGTGTAAATAAAATAGCTTTTAACATTTTTTATTATCCTCCTTTAAATTATGAAATACTTGTTTGTTTTTACTTTCTATATAAATAATATATAAATGAAAGGAGGAATTATAGTTGTCCGACATAAAAAAGATAAATGGTAAGTATTATGACTTCGGATGTTCTAATGAAAGTTTCTTATTGACAGCAAAAGAATTAAAACAATTAGGTGTTAAGAATTATTATTTCATGCTAAGAATAGATAATCCTAGAGTTGCTGATATAGATCCTTTTAAGAAAGATATAACTAGACAAGAAATAGAAGCACTACTCCAAGAGTTCAAAGGAAATATGTGGTCATTTATGAGAATGGCAGTTAGAATGAGAACTGATAAAGGAATAGTTCCATATGGACTTCATAGAGGATTAGCAGCTGCATGTTGGTGTTTTGAAAGATCACAAGATAACTGTTTATGTGAGCCACGACAAACATGGAAAACAACTGGTATTATAGCGGGTCCTATTCAATGGGCTTTCCAATTATCTACTAACTTGAAAGGTCATTTCTTTGGAAAGGAAACTGATAATACAAAACGAAACTTAGCTACATTAAAAGATGATATTGATCTACTTCCAGAATGGTTAAATTTTAAACGCTTTATGGATGATGATGGCAAGATGAAAAAAGCCAGACAAGCAACTGAAGCATTACAAAATAATTTATTCCATAATAGTATAGAGATACATCCTAAACCAACATCACTATCTCATGCTCAAGGTATGGGACGTGGTGGTTCTGGTGCAATATTGTATTTTGATGAAATTGAACATACACCATTCGTTGGAGAAATTATTTCCAACTCGGCTCCATTATATAAAACAGCATCCGAGAATGCTGCAGCTGCAGGTAAGGCTCACTGCCGTCTGTTCAGTTGCACACCTAAAGTGAAATTTGAATTATTTTATAAATTACTTGTGTAAAAAGTCAACCGTGAGGTCACCATTGAAATAAAATATGATAATATGAAAGGTGATTCTTATGGAAAATAAAACTTCATTCAAAAAGATTACATACCCTGGAGTACCAGAAAACAAATATCTTATATCTGAGAAAGGTGATGTATTTAGTACATTTTTAAATAGATGCTTAAAACCTGATACTGATAAAGATGGATATTTCAAAGTTTACCTCGGGGGCAAACATTACATAGTTCATCGTCTTGTTGCATGGGAATTTTATCCAAAAACAAGGGATTTGAAACTATGTGTTGATCATATAGATGGCAATAAGCAAAATAATTATTACAAAAATCTAGAATGGGTCACTATTAAAGAAAATACCAGAAGAGCAGAAGCAATGGGATTACGAAATGTTCGTGGAGAAGCTAATGGACATACTAAATATAGTGAAGAATTAGTTCATGATATTTGCAAGTTATTAGAAGAAGGATATAATGAAATCGAAGTTTGGCGCAAAATAAATGATACCAATAGGCCTCTTAAAACTAGAGATGATTATTCATTATATCATTTAATTTATCGACTTAAAAAAGGAACTATATGGCCTGATGTTATTAAATTATATAAAATTGATAAAGATGCTAATCATAAATCAAAATGTAACTTTATACCAAACCAAAATAGTCGATTCACAGAAGAACAAATTCATTATATATGCAAATCAGCTTTAGAAGAAAAAACTCCATATGAAATTTTAAAATCAATGGGTATTGATAAAACTAATAAAGATTTTAAAAGATATGCTGGGGCCATACATTCAATATTGAGAGGTACAAATTGGAGAATTATTAGTGATCAATATTTTGATTTTGATAATATGAATAAGAAACATCCAACAAAATATGATATCGATAATGCTGTTATATATTCATCTATTGATATGGGCATGGACTTCAAATCAATAATAAAAATGTATGGAATTAATAAAAAACAAGATGATCCCAATTTATATAGAGCTCTTAGACGAAGATATCATAATTATACTGTTATGAAAAAATTGAAGAATGAAGATGTTGTAGAAATATATGATATGGATGATGAAAATACATGGACTATCATCCAATAAAATAATTCAAAGACTGGGTGGCTATTCAGTAATGAATAGTACCAATCCAAAGTGAATTGCGGGGAGTTCCTTAGAGCTTTATGTACCAAACTATCATAGTGATATAGATAGTGGATGAAGTAATTACTCATGTATGGTAAAAAGCATAAAGATTGGATAATCACGCAGCTAAGTATCTCAAATGAGATAAAAGTTCAACGACTATCCCTCGGGCCTAACAAGCCAACAGGAGTACGGCCACAAGTTAACGGTGGCGGGTGAGATTCCCTTAATTGGAAGCGCTTGCTCCATATTAATGATGGATGAAGATATAGTCTCGGCTGTAGAAATACACTTCATACTTGAAATAGTATGTCGTCTACCGAGAGGTAGAGAAGTTCATAAGAGAACTGCATAGTGTTGCGAACTATGTGAAGGATACGGGAAACTTGGATACCCGTGAAGGTAAAGAGTCGCTCCCAATTATTAAATCTATGATACCATGGAGTGAAAAGATTTATGATATGACAGATGAACAAATAGCTGAATATAAATCAGCTTTCAAAGATGAATATCATAATTCTCCTGAGCAACATACTCGTGAAGTAATTGATGTATTCTATATTGAATATCAATATTTCCAAGTAAGAAAAACATATCAGTGGGTAATGGAACAATATGCATTATCTGGTGATAAGATGGCAATCAGACGTGAGATTTTATTACAAAGACTTAGGGGTTCCGATAAATCTCCTATTGATCCAGAGGATCTTGAGTATTTAATTGCTAATATGACTAAATCAACTGATGATATTATTATCAATAATAAATGGCTATTCAAATTATATGAACATGGACAAGGATTGACAAATGGTATCAAGAAAGCATTTGATGAGAAGATTCCATACATTGTTGGTATTGATCCATCAGCTGGTGGTGGTGGAGATAACTTTGCTATTGAAATTGTTAATCCTTATAACTTGAAAATTGCTGCTGAATTCAAATCTCCATACTTAACAGCTATTCAAGCATGTAAATTATTAATTTCACTAGTAGAGAATTATATTCCAAGAGCAGTACTTATTCCTGAAAAAAATAGTATGGGTATATATCTAATTCAAATGATATGTGAGACTTCAATTAAAGGAAACTTATATTGGTCTGAAAAAGGACAAGAACTTGAAGAAATGGTATCTGAAAATGCTAATGACGCTGAACTTCAAAAATTATCAGTTCAATACAAGAAATATGGAACTTATTTAACTAAGAAAATCAGAGATGCTATGTTTGAATTATTATTTACTCATGTTAGGGAGTGTAAAGATATATTGAATACCGAATATCTGGTAGAGGATATTTGTAAGTTACAGAAATCATCTACAGGTAAAATTGCTGCACTTGATGGTGAACATGATGATTCATTGATGGCATATCTTCATGCAATTTATTTATATTATACTGGAGATAATCTTCCTAGATTTGGTATTATTAAAAATGATCATCCTATCTTTGGAAAGATTGAAGAAGATACTGATGATAAAATCGAAAATCAATCTGGCTTGTCACAAATGTTCTCAGTAGAGCAATGTTCATTTGATGAATTTGTAATGCAGGATGCTGCTAGAGTTGAGAATGAAATAAAAGATATGGTATCATCATTAAGCTTTGTAAATAATGATGTATATAATAAAGATAATAGCAATAATATAAATGAATATGATGATACAGCATCATTACCAGCACATTTTTTTGATGTCATTAATGACTTAGATTACACATATTAAAATAGAAAGGAGATAAATATGAGTGCATTTTATGCTAAGGAAGGAAAGATATATGCTTCTGACTATATTGAGATATTTGTTCCAGTATCATTCATTTCAAATGGAATAGCATTGAATAAAGGAGATTCTCTTGAAGTAGTTGGATTATTATATGCTCAGCCATATGTAAATGGATCTGCTAAAAACATTCAATTCTTTAATATTCCGACTATTATAAATTTGATGATCTATAATTATACTGAGAGAACTGTTGATATTGAAGGAATGAATATCAAATGTATGGTATTAGAATATATGAAAGATGCTTATGTAATGCATCAATCAATAACACAGGGACGAGAAGTTGCTGAAACATTCTTACAGATGGTATTGGCTGGAAAAGTTCCTAAAACAATTTCATACATGAAGTTAATTGATATTTGGTGGAAGAATTTATCTATATCTGGAGTTAATTTCAAAGTACCTTCTAAGATATATGAGATGATACTTGCTTCCATCTATAGAAGTCCTAATAATCCAAAAGAAAGATATGGTCAATATATTGGAAGACAGAATAATACAACTGGATTGGATTATAAAACTAATAATGTTCGAGAAGTTGTTAAGAATTTATCAACATTCAGTGGAATGGTTTTTGAAGATATGAATGCTATGATTACTAATGGAATTAATAATTCAATTAATAATATAGAAGAGCAAGAATCCCCACTTGAAAAGATTATTCACTACTAATTAACTATTGTAACACTTTATTAAAGAGATACTATAGAAATATGAACTCTAAAAATATTAAGTAAAGGAGTGTATAAAAATATGAGTAATACAGATTCTACAGCTCAGATCATACCATACTATTCTCATCCTCACGTTTATACCGTGATTAATGATAATACGTATTATGACGAAACAGTCAATACTGATGTAGCATCAGATACTTCATTACCATATTCAACCATGGTAGTCACAGGTGCCGATAAAGGTATTGATAATACTTTTATTAGATTACAAAATCTATCAACAAAGCAAGCTTTATTTGGAGTAGGAAACTTTGCTAAATATGGTCAGTCTTCTATACAAGCAGATGTATTGTTTAATGGATATACAAATGTTTGGTTCTGCAGAGTATTACCTGATAATGCAACATATGCTAACTTAGTAGTAGTTGCTTATTATCGTAAAGGAAAGATTCTTGATGAACTTGGACAGGAAACTGGTAAGTCTCGTCTTGAAATTAAGTTTGGTACAGTTAGTGCTGGTAAACCAACTCTTGAAGAAGGATCTAAGTCAGATGATGATATTGATGCATTTGCCAGATCTTTAGTAACAACAACTGCTGATCCACAGACAGGATACATGTGTGTTCCTTTGTTCTATATAAGAGCAATTGGACGTGGAAAGTATGGAAATAATCTATCAATGAGATTTGGTAGAGATACTGATGCAGAGAAAGAATACAATGGAAAAATGTATGATTTCTATCTCATTAATAATGAGAGTGCAACGGTTGTTTCAAATGTTTTTGCAGGATCATTATATCAGACAACAAAGTATGATACATCAACATTGATTGATGATGTTGTATCACAGTATGCAACTGGATCATCTCCTATTGCAGCTAAGACATATGATGAATATCTTGAGAAGATATTTGAGTATTATCATGAAATAGCTGTTGAGAATTACAACTATATTCAGCAGTCTGGTGCTGCTGAAGCTGATGTTGAAGAAGTTACAGCTGCATTAGCTATTACTGATGAACAGTTTGATATCTTATTTGGTAAGGTATTAAATACAAGAACTTCTGAAGAGATTCCTTATTATAGGAATTATACACAGGATCCAGATAATGTATGGGTTGACCCAGATCTTGAGATACCTGCAACTGAGAGTGCTTCAAAACCACTTAATATTTCTGATTGGACAACAGCATTTGTTGGTGCCAGAGTATTAGTAGCTTCAGATTCACTCAATGATGGTAAGAGAATGATCTATAAGATTATTTCAATTGATTCTGAAACTGGAAATATCCTTTATGATGAAGGAACAGAAACAGCTATAGATGCTAACCAGTATGATGGAATTGATTTGACACAGTCTGTTGGCTGGGCTCTTACAAATGGTAGTGATGGTGATTTTGAATCAATTACCGTAAATGGTGAGACAAGAGAGCCTTCATCTGCTGAAATGAAATTACTTCTTTCTCGTGAGTATGTTAAAGCTATTCGTGGTGAGAAAGATAGAAGAATCCTTAGTCCTGCACGTATTGATCTTGATTTCATATTTGATGCAAATTACAATATGACATCTACAGATAGTGTAGCACTTGATACAACTACAATTCCTCTGTATGATAATTCGACTGTACTTACTAACCAGGATGCTCAACAGTTAGCAATTCTTGGAACAACTTCAGATTCAACCTTATCATTCTCTGATCTCAATGTTAAGCAAGCTCTTTATGATCTTAATGAGTTCAGATGTATTAATGGTATGACAGTTGCTAAGCCAAATGTTGGTAGTGCAGGATGCTCATTATATCTTGATTGTGGATTAGTTGGATCAAAGACTCTTGAAGTTAATTCAGAGTTGAATGCAATCATAGATATGTTTGCAGACTATACAGGAAGACAGACATCAATTGATCTTGGATATTATCAGATGTTTGATCCTCTTACAAAGAAGAAAATCAATGTAACAGTTGATTATCTAATTGCACAGGGATTGATTCCTCACATAATCAAGTATGGTTTGAATAAGCCATTCGTATATAATTATGCACAGGTAACATCTGTACAGAAGGATACTTCTACAACATCTTCAGGTGCAATGATCAGAGATTCATTTGTACCAGATATTGATCTTATAGATTGGGATGTTAAGGAGAAATTATATACTTCAAGAATTAATTATTGGCTTTCAAAGGATGAAGGTAGAACAGTTCAAAGAGCAGTTCAGAACACTCGTCAGACAGAAGCTTCTGCACTTCTTGAAGAGAATAATGTTCGTGTACTTAATACTCTTAAGAAAGAGATGGAAGAGGCTTGTAGAGGATATCTGTATTCTTGGAATGAACAGGAAGTTCGTAAAGGATTTACAGATGCCCAGATGAAGAAGTTCAGTCCTTGGATTGGAACAATGGTTCAGGATATTGATATCTCATTCGAAGCAAATGAGTGGGAACAGGAACGTATGATCATGCATTGCTATGTATCAGTTAAGTTCCGTGATATAGTTAAGAGAATAATTCTTGAGATTAATATTAATCGTCCAGATTATTCGTCATCAAGTGATGGAGGTGAATCATAATGGCTATTCCTGGAGTAATTACAGCTCAGACTGGTGGTCGTCAATTTGATGCCCCTGATTTGACAAAATATTCTATGTTTGTGGGTGGTACAAATGCAACTCATCATGCATTAAAGAATTATTCTCCATTGCTTAATGGCTTTGGTAGATTATTCATGGTTAGACCACCTTATGCTATTCTTAAAATGTTTGCTGGCTCAGATGCCAACTTATATTCATCAGATAATCTGTTTATACAGTTTAAGCATATGATGGAGTATATGAATAAGTCTGTAACTGGTTTTGGTGATAAAACACTTGAAAATGCTTCTACAGCTATTCAAGGTGGATTTGCTGGTAGATCATTTAATACTCCTACAGTAACTAAGGAGACAACACAGGAAATTACAATTGGTTTGTATGAAATGGTTGGTGCTCCTGTATATACAGTTATTGATGGTTGGATGAATGCTATTGGTGATGAGAATTCAGGTCTTGCTACTTATGGTGGATTCATCTCAGGTGGTCAAGATTCTAATGGTCTTGAGAAGAGATTATATATGAGATCTTCTGAGACAGATGAAGGTATTGCATTCAATGAGTCTAATCATACAGCAGAATGTATTTATGTAATGCATGATCGTTCTGGTGCACAGGTAGAACGTGCAGTACTTCTTGCAGATATGTATCCAAAGGCAATCTCTCAGTCAAAGATTCTTGACATGGGTGAGGGTGGATCACATGATAATGTAACATATGATATTGCATTCAACTGTGTAGTCTATAGGTCTCCTATTATTACAGCAATTGCAAATGATCTTTTGAAGCAGTATAGAATTGTATCTAATTCACTTAACTTCAATCCTGAACTTGGTGATGCTATTTATGGTGCAAACAATACTAGCTTATTCCAGAGATCACTTGGTGCTGTTCCAGTTGATAGTGCTACAGGTACTAATATTGGTAATACACCTGCATTCTATGCTACTAACACTCCTAAGACAGTTACTTCTGATCTTGTGGATATTAATGAAGGTAAACTTGCAGGTCAGTCTGGTCGTACGGTTAGCAATGATTGGTCTAACTTCGTATCTGAATAATTAATAATAAAAGAGAGGGATATTAATCCCTCTCTTTATTTTAACCGTTTTATTAAAAAGAAAGGAAGTGAATATCATGAAAATAACATGTCCAAAATGTGGCAGTGATAATATTATATCAGTTAATAATTCTCATTATATATGTAATAATCAATCTTGTATGAAAAGAAATGGAACCAAGGTCCAATTTAAAATAGTCTATGATAAAGGAATTAAATTTCCATATAATCAAATATTTGTAGATAGATCAGAAAAAGAATTTTTCAATAAACCTTATCTAGTAATATAAAAAGAAAGAGGAGTTAATCCTCTTTCTTTTTTTCTGTTATATTTGGATTCAAATAATATGATGGTAATTTAGCTCTATATTTTGAACATACAACAAATGTTGGTTTCCATATTAAAGATGTTGGCCATGTTCCTTCAGATTTCTGTTCATCATATGCATCTATTATATTATCAATTGATTTTTTGGTTTGTTCTTCAACAGCACACAAAGATGAATAAGCACATGTATCACAGATATAATTTATCTTTTTCTGATATTTAATATCTAATACTTTATCTAAGCTAAAATATTCACCTTCATATCCATATTCACATGGAGCAATATATCCCTCATCATGTTCATCATCTTCAATTGGTAACATATCTTTACTGATAAATGTACCATAGAAATCAACCAGTATATCTTTATTATATTTATATCGACATGGGGTTCCATCAGATGAAGAATCACCTAGTTCATATAAATTATATTCAGCTGGTATACTATTTCTTTCAATTCTGCTATCGCAGAAATATCCATCTACTCCTTTAATATTCATTTTACACCAGTCTTTTATTTCCATTGCATTATATCTCATATTTATATCCTTTCTTTTACTATTTTATACATTCCTCTAGCTTCTTTAAGCAGTTTCTTCTTTTTCTTTTTACATTTTTCTTTGTAGATTTTTTCTTTAGGATTTTCTTCAAATTTTATTTTTTCAGGTTCATACATTTTATCACATCCTTTCTATATTTATAATATATAATTATACTTATATTTAAAAAATTAAAAAGGAGGTTTTATATTATGCATGAAACCATTAATTTGACACCTGTTATTGGAGCAATACTTGTATGTATCATATTTCCTCTTGTTGCTACTGGAGTAAAATATTTATCAAGTAAAGCATCTGAAGAAAAGCTAGCAGAGATTTCACAATATGTACATATTGCTGTAACAGCAGCAGAACAATTATATCAGTCTGGTCAGATAAAACGTGAAGAGCGTCATGAATATGTTGAATCAGTTTTAAAATCTAAAGGTATTGATATTGATTTAGATGAGATCGATGCATTAATAGAAAGTAATGTATTATATTTGCCTAAATTACTATCACCTGTAGAATCTGTAACAGCTGAATTATCAGAAGTTAAAAATGATGATGAATCAACAACTTCAAAAGAAAATACAACTGAATAATAGAAGAGGGATCTTAATCCCTCTTCTATTTATTATATTTCTAAATATTCTAAATCATTTTCATGAATTAGCTCATAAATATAATTATAAAATTCAGGATCATCTTTTTTAATATTTTTAAGTTTCTTTTTAAAATTCTTATATTTATCATTTTCTGATATTTTAGAATGACATAATTCTATATCTACATATGGTTCAACAAAACCTTTCACCATATAATATATATCACAGTGATTTAGATTGCCCATGTATGATTCAATAGCTCTAGCATCAATTAATCGGATTCTATGATTTTTATTAATTGTCATTGCTCTTCTAGTAAATCTCAGCATTGTTGATTTTCTAAGTTCTGTTCTATCCCTAAAAAATCTAAACCCGATAAAATCAAGATCTCTACCATAATGAACACCATTTTGAATATAATCAAATCTAAATAATTGATAATTATGCTTTAATTCTAAATGTAAATTATCTTTTACATAATCTTGTATATTATAAAGCACATTATGTAATTTATATTTATTAGAATCAAATAAAGCCATATCATCCATAAATCTAGCATAGTGAGTAACTCCACACACTTCTTTAATCCAGTGATCAAAATCTTGCATATAAAAATTAGCAAACCATTGGGACGTAAAAAAGCCTAATGGGAGACCATGATCTATGGTCCCCAATATGGCTTTAATCAATCTTAATACTTTTGCATCTTTAATTTTAGTAGCTAATTTTTCATATAATATATCTTGATCAATAGAATCAAAGAAATGATGTATATCCATTTTAACACAATATTTTACATGCCGTGGGTCTTCTTTTATCCATTGTTTTATCTTTTTAGCACATTTATGTTGTCCTCTTCCAGGAATTGATGCATATGATAATTCATACATCTGAGACATTAATACAGGCATAATAGCTTGTATTAACATATGTTGAATTATCAATTCCATATATGTAGGAATATAAAGTTTTCGTTCTTTCTTAGTAGTTGGCTCAAATATTATTATAGCCGTATGTTCCTTAGGTTCATATGCTTCAGCATATTCAACTATTATAGGATAAAATGTATCAGGGTCATCTAAGATTTTTTGTACTGATTCTCTGTCTCTCTTACGTTTTGAGGAATTTTTAATAGCTAATAATACATTCTCATAGCTAATTAAAGTATCCCATAAATTTTTATATGTTTTCAATTTTATCTTTTGTTATATAAATATCCAAAAAATGCCTAAAAATCACCTTGGCCACTTTCACCTTTCGGCTACTCACAGCATTTGTCGGGTCAATTTCCACCGATGGGTGTGGATGATACCGTGCATTATTATCACTTATTCCAATTCCAAAAGTAAGTACTAACTTACTTGTGATTTTTAGGAGAGCCGCCGTAGTTCCAGTTCGAGTCAGAAACCACACCAGAGAGATCCACGCACACCAAGCCCACATGAGACTCATTGTTCGTGTTGCCACCAAATTTCGCGATTCACACAGTACCACCCAATATCGTTCCCTGAGCATTTGAAAATTAATAGCAATATACCTGGAATAAAAGATATATAATTTAATAGCTCACATGTCATAGCTCAGATCTTAGAACATTATTTGATATTTATATTTTTGAAACTTCATTAATAGTTACATAAATTATTTTATATAAAATAATTTTGATATAATTAGTAGAGTTCATTTACTCTAAAAGAAAATATAATATTATATAAATATTATATAAATATTATCTTAATATTTTCTCAATATAAATAAATATATTCTAAATATATCAAAATAATATATAATTAAATAATATTGTATATTTTTAAAATATTTTTATTATGAATTTTATAAAAATAAATATAAAATATCGAGGGAGATAATCTCCCTCGATATGATATCTTGATTTTTTATTATATAAGAGGGGACACAATAGTTTCCCCTCTCACTTCGTGATTCACCCTTTACAGATTTTCATCTAAGCTGTCTTTTTAGGTAAACATTTAGGAGAGCCGCCGTAGGCCCAGAACGAGGCAGAAACCACACCAGAGAGATCCACGCACACCAAGCCCACAGGAGACTCAACGCTCGTGTCGCCACCAAAGGCCGCGACATCTACTTGAGAGTTGTTAAACCAAGCTCCAGATGTATAATAAGTTGACGCACTACCAGATACCTCTTTAATGAATATACCATTTTCAGTAAATGTCATACTCTTTAGATAACCACCATTAGTACCAGATGGTGTAGAACCAATATTAATATATCCATCACCAGTAAAGTTATATCCTTCTACTGTACTACCATCTTCGGTACCATAAGTAAGTTTTACTAACTGAGTACCTTTATTATTTATTAATCCATACATCCATCTCCATATATTACCCCAGAAATTCTCAATACCAAATATTTTAACACCTGATACATTATCTGTTGTACCCCAGAATAAACCTTTTTGATCCATAGTACCTGATTTAATTTGTCCAGTATTAGAAGTAGATTTATAAGAATTATTATTACCTCTACCAAATGCTGTTTTAGAATCAGTAGTCTTGCTAATTAATAGTGATAATAGTACTATTAATAACCAATCACTATATGTATTCATACTCCATATATTGTCACCATTTTGATTATTTGCAGCTGCATATTCAGCAGTCTGTGTTGCATTAATATAATTGGCTACTGATAAACCGCTGATAGATCTTAATACACTATCTACATTACTACCATCATATGCTGGCATATACATATATGGTACTTCATCGCCATAATTGTTTATATGAGCCCATGCATGATAATTAGTATCTACTTGTTTATTTGATATATAAACATTTACACTATCATCTGTTTGTAATACAAGTTTAAAATATACCTTTGGTATACCAACCATTACATTACCTGCAACAGTAGTATCTGAATTATATGCATCCTCTCCACTAATAGTTTTAGTATAATCATTTGGATCTAATAGATATGCCTCAGTACCATCATAATTCAACATGCATGGTCTAAGATTCTTTATAAAGAATGCATTACCCCAATCACCATAATCAAATACATCATTATCATAATCCATATGTGCTGCAGTATAATTTGTATTTTGGCCAATATATGATATCATACTATTAGGATCAGATGTCGATTGATTAAGATTGAATCCATATATTTCAGCATCCCTAATAGTTACTGTTCCAGTGTTTGAATCACTATTAACCTCGATTACCATTTTGCTAATTAAATCATTGAACATTGTAGAAATATAATCATCTAATCCCAAATTATCCCTACCAAATTGCTTCTCTTCATCAGTCAAATTTTGTTCTTCTGTAACATCTAATGCTTTATAATTTTCCACATTATCCAATCCAATATCGGATTTAGTAATATTATGTGGATTTGATGCTTGTATATGTTTTTCTATTCTAGTCTTACTATCCTTTTTACTTAATTTAACTAAATCACGAATTGAATTGGTACCAATATACTTATTATTACTCATATTAATACCATTCCTTTCATAATTAAATATGTTTATATAGCTATTATAAAAATGTAGGATACATCTTTACTCATTGATTATCTACATATTTAGCTAGTGCTGCACATTCCAATAGTTTTAATTCATACAACTCATTATCATCTATTACCAATAAAGCCCAATCATCTGGTACATTATTTATCCTTGGTATAAGATTAAAAGATTCATATTTCAAATATAAATTATTCCAATAATAAACATTAGCTAGTGCCTCAGCAATCATTTGTATACATGTGAATGTTGCTTTCTTATTTGGAGTTCCAAATACTGTATGACCTAAGGCTGAACATGAAGCACAATCATTTCCAATTGGACAATCAAAACAAATATCATTAGTCTGAGATCTTCTAGTAATTGAATCGAGTAATTTTAATACTTCTGAATCTTGTTCTCGTCCAACTAACCCATCATCAATATTTCCAATGCATAGATCTTTAACATCATTTCCTACAGATGTTGGCATATACCTGATACATGGATAGAATTGTCCATTAGGTCTTAATGCTAACATTGATCCAGTACCTCCACAGAAATTAGAATCATTATGTTTTGCTTCTTTATCCTCCTGCTTCTCATTAAATATAGATATATAAATATGCTCTAGATTATTAGATATTAAATATCGAGCAAGTTTCTTTAATTGATAATACTCAGTAGCTGCAGTATCTCTAGTCCATCCTTCCTCAAATACACAATTCATATTTATACATTTCATGTCATTCTTAATAAAGTCTACTACTGAATCATATAAATACATTATATTAGATGGAGCTAATGTCATCTTAGAATTTCTTTCAGAAGTATAATTCTTATTATAATGATTTAATGCTGCTATATCAATATCATATGATCCTTCTCCATTAGGTTGTATTCTACAAGAATCATGCAATTGTTTATTTCCATCTATTGATATATTGAATGAAATATTATGTGCATATTCTTTGAAGAATTCTTGTACTTCATCATCAAAATATTGCATACCATTAGAGCATATAGATAATCTATGTAAAGCAAACCAAGGATGATTTAATTTATAACACTGATCCAAAAAATATTCATAGATCTGTTTAATCAATTCAATTTCCAATAATGGCTCTCCACCAATAAATTCAATAATAATTGCAGGTGAATTATATCTATTTATATATCCATATTTATCAGCTAATAGATTATCTACGAACTTCTTTGCAGTATCAAATGACATTCTATCATTAGTCTTATTAAACTGATAGCAGTATGTACAATTATGGACCACTGCATTATTAGCAATATATGTATGACAAGTAGTTGTTAGATTACAAACAGTTCCAGAATCACATGCTTCTAATTTTTCAATCATAACACTATTGCTGGGGACGATCTGAATACGTTTATCTATCAAGAAAACAAATAAATCATTATCATCTATAATTTGTTTAAATGGTTTAAATTCTCCATTTGAAGTTAAGAATGGATGATCATCTGTAACTCTAAATAATTCTCTTCCTGAAGACTTGTCCTTCACAATATTTAGTGGCTCATACATACGCCACATATTTGTCACTATATATGGCTTAAAGTATTTGAAGTCATGATATTTTTTAGCATCACTTTCATCAATACCTAAAATTTCATCTCCACAACTAATATCTTCTATATTCTTTTCTGTCCAGTCAGCCATCAGAATTTTAGTTCCCATAGCAAAACAATTCAAAGAACATCTTTCAGTTACTTGGAAAGTAAAATTATGACAGAATACATCAGCATCGTCACCGCATCCAACTTGATCTTGTCTTTTATTTGAAAATAATTCTGGATATGCTTTAGCAATTGCATTATTATATGAATCAGTAGTAAATCTGAAATACTGATCTGGAAATATATCTAATACATCATTATCTGGTATCAAATTATCAACTGTTTGTAAAAATTCAACATCATCAGATAATAGTAACATCTTATATTTGCAATACATTGTATCGATTTCTACATTCTGGATCAACATATCTTTGATTGGCATATCATTATTTTTAGATACTGATTGCAAAATATCAATTGCTATATTAGAAAACATTGATCTGAGCTGCATACTAGATTCAGTAAATTCTTTTCTCAAATCCGGAATCTTATCTAAATCATAATTGTGTTTAACCATATATTTCATTCTAAACAATAATGCGTCAATTTCAAGTGATAATCTATCTAATCTGTAATCTTTGTATTTCTCTAATACAAATTTATCAAATTGAACTTTGTATAATGTAATATCTTTTTCTAATAAATGAGTTTTCATTTATAAATCCCTCCTATAACATATTAGAATGAACGTTGATTAATTCGACGATTAAAATAGAAGAGGGACTAATATCCCTCTTCTATATTTTAATTTACTGATTAGAATCTTCACTATCTTTATCTTCTGAACCAGATGTTTCATCAACTGCTTTATCTTCATTTGAATCATTATCATTTTTAGTAGGTTCAGTATCTACATCTTCATCCTCTTGACCAGATTCAGTATCTTTATCTGATTCATTTGAATCTGTATTATCTGTAGGATCAGTAGTTTCAGAATTATCTGCCTCTGATGTATCTGGTACTTCAGTTTCTTTATTATCATCTTCATTATCAGATGAATTATCACTGTTATCTGTATCTCCTTCTGATGGAGTTTCAGGAATTTCACTTTCAATAGGTGGATTCAGTATTTCATTATTGTTGTATAAATCAGTCAACTTATTAATTGCATTATATATTCCATTAAGTTGGAATTTAATTGTATCAATTTCATTTTTGAGTTGAATATCTCCATTCTGAAGCTTCATTATTTTTGAATCAAATTCTTCAAAATTGATATCCTGTTCTTTATTTGTAGAAGCTGCTGGTACTACTGGGACATTTGTATTAATATTAGATACTACTTCATCAGTATTATCATAAGCATCTTCTAAGAATGGAACTTGTAATACTTTTGCTATCTCAGTTGTATCATTAACTATCATACAATCATTCTTGAATATATTAATTCTGAATACAATTCTATGACCTGGGTTAATAACAAATCTTCTATTAACATGAATTACGCCACATGGTAATAGAGCAATCTGAGCTCTTGGATCATTAATCTCCTGAGCATGTAATATAATATTATCACCTGACTGAGTAAAGTGATAGAATCTATTGAATGATGACATCAATGGAGGTGATATCAAACCATTAGTAGTTAATGATTCAGGACCACCAATTCTTTGAACTCTCTGATGTTCATTGTGATAGTTCCAAATATTTTTATCATTACTAAATAAATATTCTGGTATTGGATTATAAGGAACTCCTTCTGGCCAAGCTTCTCTATAAGGTTGACATTGCTGAAGCTGTTTAGCTTTAGGAACATCAGCTCTTAATGTTTCATAGAATAACTGAACTTTAGTAATTCTAAATAACATCTGTTCCATACCATATGTGAAGCTGTTAACAGTACTAACCAATGTGCTACTGAAGTTGGTTATAAGAGCATTATCATTAATATCTCTTCCATTAATGTCAAGATAATATTCCCTATCAAATATTCTGAGATCCTCTGACATCTTTCTTAATATTTGTCCAGTATGAGAGTTTTCTATCTGATAGTTTACTCGAACAATAATTCCTCTTCTGAGAGTATTAAACTGATGATTCATTGCATATCCATAATTAGCAATTGTATTAACCAATCTCTTATACATAGAACTATTTCCTTCAACTGCCGGTAATGAAGTACTAGCCCTTCTACCTATATCATCAATATTAAGATCTATGATTGCTCTCATTGAATCTTCTTGATTGATTGATATTTCACTTTTAATTATAGATCTATCTATCTGTGGAAACTGTTCTTTATCAGCATACTCAGATAATAGATATGGTATTCCATTCACATCAACGAATACATTTGTATGTTTATCTGACATAATTTTATTCTCCTTTCAAAAAATAAATATTGTTATATTGGGGTTAATTCATCGATAATATCTCACGAATAATATATATAATTATTGGAGTAAATACAAATGCATCTTTACTATTATATACATTAACCAATGAATCTATTAAATGTAAAGATATATCTTGAATTGATATTGAATCTTTCCTATTAATATATTTCCATATCATTTTTTCATACTCAGATGCAATTGGTTCTCTTCTATTATCTAATAAAGCATTAAATGTTTTATCATTAAAATATGATAACTGAATATTATCAGCACCATAAGCTCCTGATAATCTAATTGGTTTTACAATCTGAATATCTTCTTCACCCCATCTAAAAAAAGAAGAGTCAATATAAGCAGATGAATCAGTAATTCTGTAATAGAACTTCTGAATATCTTCATTAGGACATCCTTGTTCGAACCATCTGTATATTGATTGACTATACATCTGTGGAAGTTTACTGTCTATTACTTTATTACTTAACATAATCACATTTGCAGAATTATCATAATTCATCAGATTATGTTTTCTCATAAACTCATTTCCACAGAGATCAAAATATCTAGTTCCATTGTCATCAAATATGAAACAATTGTGACGTGGATTATAGTAAATAGCTTTATAGTTATCAATCATTACTGCAACCATTCTATTTATTTTTGATCTCAATATAAAATCATCTTTCTTAATGATTGGATTTACATTAGTACCAATTGCATTTAAATCAGTATGATATGTTTCTACTGTTTGTTTCATTAGGTTTTCTATAGTTTCAGTAGATGTACTTTGAAGTCTATAATGTATCTTATAATATCCTTCAGTTTTCATTGTATCTACAGCAACGTCAGTAACTTCAAATACAGCATTCATCTTTAAATGATTAACTCTAAAGAAATCCATTGGTTTAGGTACTATTGTAGATGGAAGTATTATACAATCTCCTTCTACATTAATATCTTCTATCTGTTGTTCATCAGTATTATTTGGTGTAGCTTGATTAAATCCATATAATGGAAAATTTTCAATTCTATTAAATCTCAATGGTGATTTAGATCCAAATAATTGTTCTATATTCTGAAGTCCTCTATCTACTGTAGTAGCATCATCTTTCTGTGCAAAGTATTCAGTCAATATTGCTCCATTCTCTACATATTTATTTACTTGGCTTTTTAGTCGTTGTTCATATTTAAATATATTACCATTTAACAATGGCTCTTCATTAAAAATTAATTCAGCCATTAATATCCCTCCTTTACTAAAGTATACTAATTAAATAGCGGTTTTTGAGTAAAAATAGGTGGACTTTATAGTCCACCATCTGTGAATTCATCATCATTAAAATTATCATCTACAAAACCAGCCAATCTCGAAGCTTTTATTGTACTTATACCTATATATATCAAATCATATACTACATGTACGAATTCATCTAGGTCTTCATATAATTCTTGCTCATCAATAAAACTCATTAATTCAGATTCTTTATCTGGATTAATATATATTATACTTGCAATTGAATTAAAGTAATATGACATATTTATCAATCTTTTAACCAATTCAGATGTCAAATTATGATTTACTTCCGTATCTTTAGTATTAGGATACACTTCAAGTATGTCATATATGTCCGATTGTTCAAAACATAAATTTTTAAATACATCAATAATATTTTCCGAGCTATGTTGGGTGTTTTTCATTTTTGTAATTCCTCCTATATTGTATCGCTAATATAATATATAATCATGATAAGAAATGAATGAAACTAATTGCTGATTTAATAAATCGACCCATATTTTGTATATATTCTTCATAACTGAAATCCATTTTAGAAGCTTCATATTCAAATATCTGATAATATTCACCAGTATCATCTTTTGAAATAGCATTTGCAATTACATGCAAATTAGATATAAGATTATGTAATGCCATGATTGTATATGTGATATCTTTCTTTTCCATCTTAGTTTCTGAGAAAACTATCCCTTCTGGTGGATTGTATTTGTAAATAGTTCTCTCTTTAATCAAAGTCATTAATGAATAATTTTCATTAATAATATGACTTATATCTATTTCCATATAAAAATCTCCTTTCTCATTTATAATATACCTTTATAATATATTATTAAAAACAATGTAATCTTATTTATTATTATTTTTATCTCATTCCGACAGCTTATTAATTTTGAATAATTAAAAGTAAAGGAGAGTTTGATATGCCTAAGCAAGAAGATAAAATTATAGATGCCCTAAGCACTGATATAGCTGACACTGTCGGTAATATGCATGAAGATGAACTTGAAGTAATATCAAAAGAATTTGATAAAACAATGAAGGATGCTTTATCATCATTCAATTCAAATACTTTTGATGATGATGGATTTATTAAACGTATGAGAGATCTCAGTACTGATAATAAATCTGATAAAGATATGGTAAACAACGTACTCAGTACAGTTGGAAAAGATTATATAAGTGCAGAATCATTACATCAAAATGAATTATTATTAAGAAGAGATATAAAAAATATATGTGCTCAGTTACCTGAGATGCATGATGTAATAAATATTATTCGAGATTCAATTATTGAATGTAGTGTAGCAACTGGTGAAGTATCCAGAACACTAATATTTGAAAATCATTCTGGAAATGAAGTATACGAATCTAAAGCTAAAGAAATTGAGAAGACATATAATTTACCAATGGCAATTAAAAACTTTATAGTTCCAAGAGGACTAGAAAGTGGAGAAATGTATATACAGGTAACTCCATATAAAAAGTTATTTGCTGAATTGGAATTAGCTAAGGAACGTAAGAGTGGTCATATAAATTATAATGGGGAAGTATTTAAAGAAAGTATTCCATATAAAGTAGCAAATTCATTCCAAGAATCTCACTCAATATATAGTAAAGAAAATCTTGATATCCTGATGGAGAGTGCGTCCAGTAATGTTAAATCTGATATTATTGATGATTATAAAACTGAAAATGGTAATGGTAAAACCATGAAGATATCAGATGCAATTACTAAAGAAGATATTACATGTCTACTTGAGAGTATAGAAATATCAAATGGTTCTTCAGTAATGATGACTGAAATGGGTGAAGAAGGATTTGAATCTTTTGTATATATGGAATATAATGATTATCTAAAGAAGACACAATCAAGTATTAGTAGAGATAATCATTTTATGGAAGCAATGGGAGATATCATCAGTATTAATAATGATGAATTAGATGAGTTGGATATTGCTGCTGTGACTACCCAAAAATATAATGATATCAAAGGTGCATATGTTAAATATTTATCTCCATTACGCTTAGTACCTATTCGAATGGATAGACGTGTAATTGGATATTATTATGTGACATCAACAATGGATCTTCAAAGAAATTCTCTTCAGAAGAATGGTACTATAGATGTATCATATCAACACTTTACAAAAGACAAGAAGATGGTAGATCAGTTAGCTTCTATTATAATAAGATCTTTTGATAAGAAGATGTTAGAGAAGAATATCAAACTTAAAAATGAAATTGTTGAAATTATAATGGCACATAAATTTTCTGAAGGAAAATTATCTTTTATTTACATCCCAGAAAATGAAGTAGTAAGATTAGTTATTAATGAAGATGAAGATGGTAAAGGACATTCAACATTGGAACCATCTATATTTCCTGCTCGTATTACATTGATGCTCACAATGTACAATACTCTTTATATTCTCAATAACAATCAAACTAGAATTCATTATATAAAATCATCTGGATTAAATAAAGATTATGCATCACAGATTCAGCGTACTATCAGAAAATTCCAATCTAGAAGAATTTCAGTAGATGATATTTACTCATATTCAGGTGTATTGAATAAAGTAGGTGCAATGTCAGAAATGGTATTACCTGCCGGACGTAATGATTATAAAGCATTGGAAACAGATACTATTGAAGCATCTAATGCTCCAATTAATACTGAATTCTTAGAGCAGAATAGAAAACAAATGTTATCTGGTACTGGTGTTCCTGCATTAATGTCTATCAATGCACTTGATGAAGTTGACTTTGCTAAGAGTTTGGAACTTGCCAATACTAGATTCTTATCAACTATATCTTCATATAAGATTGATTTCAATAATGGTATTACAGATCTATATCAACGTTTAATGAGATATACTACTGATATTGAAGAGGAAGTTATCAGAAGCTTTAAATTCAAATTCAATGCTGCTAAACAACAAGAACTTACTATTACATCTGAGATGATACAAAACTTCAATTCATTAGTAGAACTTGTAATGAGTGTTTATTACAGTAAATCAGATATGGAAGATGAGAAAGGAAATGCATCACAGAAACAAATACATCTAAGAAAAGAATTAGCTAAAGAGTATTTACCTCAATTGAACTTTGATAGATTGGATGAAATTGTTAAACAAGTTGAAGTAGATGCAAATGATGATATACTACAATCAAAAGTAACTCAAATCAGTATTGATCAAAATGATATTGATGAGATTACTTCTAAATAAAATAAAATATAGAAAGGAAATAAAGAAATGATTGATTTACATGGTTTAAAGATGAAAGATTTAAATCAATATATGCAAGCTATTACTGAAGCTTTAGATGATGTTGACAATGATACATTAGATGCTGAAGTACCACCAGAGTTACCATCTGAAACAGATAGTGCTGAGTCATCTGGAAATAGTGAACAGGAATTATTGGATAAACTCAATAAAGTATTTACTCCAATTCTTGTTATGCAGAAATATGAAGATGATACGTCAGATAATGTTAAAGAGTCTTTATCAGAATCATCACTATTAACAGAAGCAAATATTGTTAAGTTTGATGATCAAACAAGGATGGCACAGTTAATAGCAACATGTGCATTATTGATAGCTCAACAAAAGAATACAGATAAATATCAAATGTATGCTCAGGCAGCTGCAACACGCAATAAAATGAAATTGGAAATTCAAAAAGACGAATATGATGCCGCTAAAACATTAGCACAGAAGTATCTTATTAAAGTATCTACTACTAATAATAATGGAGATGCTAGAAAAGCTGCAACTAATCTATTGCCTGAGACACAGCACTAATGCAAACTATTTAGTAATGAATCATATGAACCACATAATTCATAAAAATTTTTATATTCAGAAAGGAGATATATACTATGACTTTTGGAGAAGTAGTATTAGAGAGTAAATTATTTGAATACTCTAAAGAGTATTATGATTTACTAAAAGAGAGTTATGAAATATCACTGATGGAAACATACATTGAATCACTTGATTTTGTAAGAAATGGTGGATATGAATATGTTGCAGAAGCATCAGGAATTACAATTAAGACAGATAATTACTTTGTTGAGTCAGCTGACGATAATCAGTATGAGGAGCTTTGCAAAGCATATGAAGAGAAGGTTGGAAACTTCCTTGGTAATATTAAAGCAGGATTTGATAAGTTACTTAGTAAGGTAATTCCATTCTTTACGAGGATTGCAAATAAATTTGATGCTACATGTCAGCAAGGTGATCGTCTTACTAATTATCTAAGTACAATCGAAGATGGTGGAGAAGATGCTAAACAAATTGGCGAAATAATTAAAAAATGTATTAATGATACTAAATTTGCTGGATATCTATTATCAGGCGATTCTCAAAAAGCATATAATCCGAATAAAAAATTACAATCAGTACCTCCTAAAACTTTATTAGCAATTACTTTGGCTTCTAAATATCATGCTTTAGAGATATTATGCTCACAGGATTATGAATATTTGATTGTACAAGGTGGTGGCGATGCAGCTGTTTCACTTGATGATCTTACAAAGATATTCAAGATGGTTTCTAATGGATCTGAGGCTAAAAGAGCTGGTAATTATGGTAATGCAATAAAGAAATTAGATTATATCCAGGAAGAAAATGCTAAAAATGGATTAAAGGTTAATATAAGTTCTGGATCTATTGAAAAGAATATTAAAGAACTTAATGAGCTCAAAGAAAAGATTAGCAAGAAAGAAGAAAATCTATCAACTAATGGAGGATCTGATTTTGCTATTGACCATGAAGGTACTAAATCATTTGCAAATGATTTATCTCTACTTTATAAGAGATTGACAAATACAATAGCATCAACTCTTTCTGCATATAGTGCATTGTTGGCATTTAGATCAACTACACTTAAAGCTACTGATGAGTATATCAAAGCACATCCATTACCAAAGAAAGAAGGTCCTGTATCAAAAGCAGTTAACAAGGTAAAGGGAGCAATTCACAAAAATAAAGGCGATGAAGATGATGATTTTAGTGATGATTTCTTTGATGATGACGAAGAAGATAATAATGACAAGAAGTAATTGAAATATGATAGGTCCTGTTATTCAGGACCTATCTTTTTAATTGAGAAAGAAGTTGATTAAAATGATATATGGTACTTCAACAGTTGCTAGTGTTGTAGAAGAAAGTGTATGCAGAACTTCTAAAGATTATAAATTCACAGATATTGGAATTTATAAAGTACATTCAAATACATTATTACCAGATGTACCATTTGAGGAAGAATCAGATCAGCCATATGATATAGATGAAACTATATTTCTGAATGATGAAGAAACTAAAATGGAATTTACAACTTTGACGGAATGCCAAAATTATATTACTGCCCGTTATATTGGTAGAGCTCCTCTGGAATGGTATGATAATAAAACTACAACTAAGATGGGAAGACAATTTATTATGCAATGTAGAGGTGGAAAAACTGGAGATGATTATAGAATCTTTGGAACTGAAGATGCTATTCGAGGATATAATAAGAATGCAAATGACAATAGTGAATTACCTGGAGGAGGTGAAACATAATGTCAATGCCTGGAACCAATCAACCAGATATTACATATTTAGATACTTATATTGAAGATGGTCAAAAAGCTACTATTTCACTTGCTAACTTTTATGATACTACATTGGTAAAAAATATGATTAGAGAAAATCATATTTATAGAACTGCAATGAATGATTTCTTTTTAAAACATAGAGATCAACTATCTGATTCAATTGAATTATATAGTATTCCAGATTCCATGTTTTATAGACCAAAGTCAGTTAGTCTAGATTTATATGGAACTACTGAATTATGGTTAGCATTATTAAGAGTTAATGATTTTAAATCGGTAGCTGACTTCCATTATAATGTTATAAAGGTATATAGCCCATCAGATTTATATGAGCTGATAAATATATTTTTTAAACGAGAAGGAATTCGATGAGATTACCACAATCTTGTAACTATTATAATAAAAAATAAAATATAGTAAATATCTGAAAGGAGATATAATAAAATGACAAAGGATCAATTTAGTTTATTAGATGATTTACTCACCGAGTCAACGACTGATGAGAATAATGATACATTTGGAACTCAGCGTCATGATGTATCTATTCCAGTTCCACAGACGACTCAGCTCACTACTAAGCAACATGATGCTGCATTAACTGCATTAAAGCAGAGCTTTAAGGAAGCAGCTGATATTATTGATTCAATTATGAATGCTGAAATAGTTGATGATAAAGTATATGATGAGCAGGCTGAGTTTACAGAGAATGCACTCACAGATGCATTATATGAATCAGTAATCAATGGACCATTATTTGAGAAGGTTGATAGAACTGATAAGGAAGCTGTAAAGAATATTGTAAAAACAATTGGACCAAAGGTTGGAAAGTTTGTTAAACAAGAGAAGACAGTGGTTTATAAACCATATAAGTTTGTTCTTAAGTTACTTACAGGAGCTGGGCTACTTGCTGCAAGTGGTGCTATTTCTACAGCTGCAGGTGTAGCTAATATGGCTGCTGCAGGCATTAACGTTGCTAAAGGTGCCGCAATTGCTACTGGAGCTATAGAAGGTGCTGCAAGTGGTGCTATTGCTACTTCAATTTCTCAATGCTGGAGTCAGCATGCATGGCAGTTTATTGGAACAATTGGATGTGAGAAAGCTGATATTCAAACATTTGTTGATTCAATTAATAAAGAATTTGCTGAAGATCTCGGCGAATATAGAATACTTTATGTATCAACAACTCCAAATCTTGCTGATCTCTTCAGAACTAAGTTCAATTGGAAGAATCATAATCAATTCTATTTACTCTTAGTTGATAAGAAACTTCCTAAGGAAATTACAAAGGGTATTAAAGATACAGATAAGGCACTTGCTAGCTCAGGTGAAGAGAAAAAAGAAGAACCTAAAAATGATAACGAATAATAAAAAAGAAGAGGGAGCTTATCCCTCTTCTTTTAACTTATTTAAGTGGTCTTGTAACTCAACTATCTCAAGCACATTGATAACAGCAATTAGATTATCATTGATATAAGTAAACTGATTATTATCAATCTGGATTTTAATTGGAAATTCTTCTAGATCCATTTCTTCCATAAACTCATTCCAATGATTTTGCTGAAACTGAATAAATGCTTCATCAGATCCTCTTTCTCTGAATCTTCGCATAAATTCTTCCTTCACATAATCATCATTCTCTGGATATATCAGATAATAATTAATGCCATTCTCTCTCAATGCATCTCTAACGGCTTTATGAGATGATACAAATATGATATCTTCAGCATCCATATGCTCTTTAATATGAGCAATATAGTTATTAGGGAAATCAGGATTTCTAGTATCAGTCTTATTACCCTCTTCATCATAAATCCAACTGAACAATGATGAATCAGAATCTAATATCTTTGATCCTTTCTCCTTATCTAAACACTTATCTGAATAAATCGAATAGTTATTGTAATACCATGACTTACCACATCCTGGGTATGCTGAAATAATTTTAGCTGACATTTAGTTATCCTCCATTTTTGTATTTTTATTTATACCAGCATCAATAAAATTTTTACCATAGTCTTTCTTTGTTGTATCCAATATAATGCCTGATAAGTTCTCAGATATATTATCAATGATATCAGATGATTTACCTGCAGTTGATTTTGTATTTTTAATAATATCATTGGCGATAGATTCTAATTTATTTATACTATCAATTGTTGGTCCTGCATCAGTTGCAGTCATTTTTTCATAATCTTTTAAATCAGATTCTACTTGTTCTCGTGATCCTGGTTCATTGCTGACTTGAACGCTTCGAACATCATCAATATTATCGGCATCATTATCAGTGATACTACTATTATTATCATTAGTGACCATATTATCAATAATGCTACCATCATTACCTATCACCTCCTGATTATTGATATTATTATCTGAAGGTATTTTGGCTGTACTAACACAACATTCTGGATGGGTTACTTTCACAGCTGTTGTGACAGAATCTAAAAGATCATCACTTTCATCTATCACTGGATCAAGTCCTCTACCAATTTTGATTGCTTTAGTTATATTGATAACTTTTTCTTTGGTATTTCCAGACATATCAATCCTAGCTATTACTTCATATAAATTATCTATCGAATATATAGCATTATAATGTTTCAATGATTGTGCTAATTTGTGTAATTCATCTTCAGGCTCAGGTTCACTGATATCTTTTTCCAGCTCTTCCAAGTCTTCAAAGAATTCATCCATTGGCACTTCAGTATTTTCCTTAGCTTCATCATGATCATAATCTTGAGATCTATCATTTGTATTAACTACCTGAGTAGATACTGGAATATTTGATTTAGATTTGAATGTCTTGTTAATGAAATTATGGAATTGCATCTTTAATTGGTTATCATAGATATTTCCATTATCGTCTTTAAATTTCATATTATCCTCCTATTGTTTTGATATTTTTACATATACTCCATCATCTTCTATTTCATCATTCTGTCCATTATCGATGATTATATTAGCATCTGGAATAGTCTTTTTACATGATGATACGAATTCATTAAATTGGCCTATATTTTCAAAACTGTCTAACTTAATAATGAATATTTTTGTTATAGATGATGCTACCATGTTGACAATATCATCTAATTGATTTGAGTTGCTATTAACATAATTCCTTTTTGTCATATTCATCTTATTTATCCCTCTTACTTTTACAAACTTTATTCATAGACTCCATATTTAATTTTCTGAATATTCAAATAATTTTTTATTATCATTACTGAATATTTCTATCTTGTACGATAATCCAGCTATTCTAATAAATCTAGAAAATATTTGAGCTGATAAAGGTTTCTTACCATTCAAAGTAGTCATCATATTATTGATAGTATAATCATCAACATTATCTGATTTTAATGTTGACTTGGTTATATTCTCCATGATTATCAATATCTTTATAATTTTCTTAAATGGATCATCCTTAGTATTTAAAATATCATCATATTTAACAATTCCAGTATCAAATGTATTCTTTCTGTAATTATATGATAATAATCTTTTATTACCTTTATATACAGTAACATTGTAATTTATGTGTAAAATCACATCTACCCATATACACCACTTGTCCATTCGCATAAATGTGATTTTAGATAGAGATTGATACATATTAGTCAGTATCTTTTCTTCTATCTTTGGTCTGCACATATCTACTAGATCTACCATAGTAATATTCATTGCAGTTATTGTGCCTTTCACGCACTGTGTAAACATATTATCTCCATCGCATAATTGAGGAACTAATATTTCATCGTTGTCACACAGCCGTTGTTTATAAAGTATCTTATTAGCTTCTTCATTTGTCAGTCTATCAGATATATCTGATATACCAATTTTTATCATATCTTTAACATTTTTATTATTACTAAATTTAGTAATAATCTTTTTCTTCCCATCATATATAGGATAGAAACCAGTCAAAGCATCTGATGTTGTAGCAGCTCGGGAAAACATATACAGTCTTCCATCTGTTGGATCATAATACAATTTTCCTTCAAGCATATTAGGCTCATTTATATCCCCATATACTTCATATGTCTTTTTTGATCCAGCAATAATCCCGATCATAAAAATAAACTCCTTTCTATATTATTATACAAATATAATATATAAGTAAAATCTTCAAGAATATAAATACAGGGGTTATATAACCCCTGTATTATTTGTTTATTTAAATTCATCAAACTTCGGCTGTATATCAACTATTGCTGGATTAGTGCCAGTATGTTCTACCTTATTCTTTTGATCAATAAACATATTGTACATTAATAATGATAATACATTAATATCCAATTTCTGTAAGGTGAATAATAATGATGTCAATTCATTGAGAGTTAATAGAACAGATGACTGTTCATTATTAAATTTAATCTTTATACCCTCAATTCTATTATCATCCTGAGTTATCACAACAGCTGACAATTCAATTGTCATAGTACCAATCATGAATACTCTACGCACCTTACTAGCAGCTTCTTCATTCAATTCTAATCGTTTTCCAGTGTATGTATACAAATCAGGAATTAATAAATCTTTACTGATTAATTCCAATTCAGACACAAATACTGGTAGATTAAATTTAGTCATAGTTAATGTATCATTAGGATTCCATATTGGTCTAATTCTATTACCATTCTCATCAACTGTATTTGCTCTAATGATAGATAATAATACAATTGGATATAACGCAACTGAATTACTCCTATTTCCATCTACACTACTAATATACTCACTAGTCCTAGTATCATCCACATTAAGTCTTATCTCCAATCTGAGTTTATTAGGAATAGTTAAGCATTGATATCTTGCTGTTTGTTTCACATTTATGTCCTCCAATTTTTATTTTTCTTCCATTAATTGATTTTCATCAAATTTTCTATAATTATCCCTTGGATCTTTTTCTACAATAATATCCATGGGTTCATTTGTAACTCCATATACTTTTAACTTTCCTTCAGATGCATGATATAATGCATCTAATGTTTTGTTATATTCTTCTTCTGAATCACATACTATTCTTAATGATTCCCAATCGTCATCTAATTTTTCTTCTTCCATATACTTGGCTATTTTATAATGCATTTCGTTTTCATATAATGAATCATCAAAATACATTGATTTCATATCACAAAATGGTGACAACTCCCCTGACTGGCCCGGATCTGAGGCACTGCCTTGTGCAAGGTCTGTCCAACCGACCATAGATGGATGTAATATACGTTGACGAATTGGGATTCTTCTAGTATCATTTCCTCCTAGTGAATTTGGCAATTATCTTCATATTAGTTCGCAACACTAATACAGTTCCTTTATGAACTTCTCATACTCTCGTATGACAATAACCTATCTCAAGGTTAAGGTGTGTTTCCACAGTTGAGACTATATCTTTACTATATTATCTTTTACCAATGAATATAGTACCACTCGTTTCCCATTACTCTATTCCCTGTCAGGGTTTATAGCCCTCATTAGCTTAGGGGGTACTCTACTGACTACATTGTATAGGTTATTAGTCCATATACGTAGTTGACCGATAGTCGTTGAACTTTGTATTATTTTATTTTCACATTTTACTATTTAAAACTAAAATTAATTATACCTAGCTGCCTGTGATTGTCTAATCCTAAATGATTTTACCATCCGATAGTCGTTATACTATCTGCTACACTGTATCAGCTGCGGTTATTTAGGCTATAAAGAGTTTCCGGCAATTAGTAGTGGTAAGGCTCGTAAATTTACTGCTATGAGGCTAGTAATAGGCAACCTTTTTTAGTGTATGTAAGGAAGGAATGAAAATCCATATCTGAATTTGATTCTGCATATCTAAGAACTCCAGATGAATATAACTTTGTTAGAAAAATATCTTCCAATTATCTTCACATAATTTCGCATGCGGATTATGTAGTTCCCTTATGAACTTCTCCTACTTTCATAGGACAACATGTTATTTCAAACATGAGGTGCATTACTGCAGTTGTGACTATATCTTCTATTATATTCTATTACCAAATATAACAGTCTCTCGTTTCCTTTTACATATAACCATTCCATTGTTATATAACCCAATTCTACTTGGTAAGTACTCTACTGACTATATTAGTACCGTATTTCTCGAATACTATAGTTGGTCGATAGTCGATGAACACTCATCTTTACAGATGATTAGCTGCGATGATTATCCCTATTCAATACCTTTTAACTATACCTTGAGATATTACCTCTTGCCATTTATTATATTTCTATAATAATTTAGTAGTATTGACTTAGCAGGAACTTCCCGCAATTATGAGAGAATCCCCAAAGAGATTTTAGGGAATCTGAAAAGTTTTAAATAATCAGATATAAGAGCTTTATCACCCAGACTTACTATACGATTAATTCGTTTTGATACTTCAGCAGTTACAAAACTTCCTAAGTACTCATTGCATCTTAATCGCTTATTCTCCATTGATAAATTATCTTTTGCCCATAGTTTATGATAATTCTGAATTATCCATCTAAGTAAATGATAAATATCTTGTTTATCGTAATCATTGATCTTTAATTCTTTCTTAGATACATCATCAAGTAATCTATTAAAGAATATATGTTGATATACTCCTCTACGTACAGTATTCTTTCCACCTACTATTATCATCCACTCTTCCCAATCATCTATCTTGTCATATGAGATTTTAGTTTCTTCAAATAGTTTTATTAGACATCCTACTATAGATCTTACATAGATTTCTTTATCAAATATATTCTTCTTCACTATAACAACAATATCACTTTTCTTTCCGCAGTCAAATTTAATTATTTTATCTGAATCAGGATAGTTTCCATCTTTCTTTCCAACATAAATAAATTTATCCACTTCCATAAATATCAATGTCTTTGTAATACCAAGATTCGAATATATCAATAATACATTAATTGCATTCTTGAATATCTGAATTGTATATATTGGAATTTGATATTCATTTCCTTTGGTATCTGTAAAGTTTTCCTTTATAGTCTTTACACATATTGGCATTAGTGATTTAATTGTTACAGCTCCAAATGATGGATATAACATTTTATCTACCATCTGGTATATTAAATAACATTTCTTTCCTTTTATCATACAATAACCATTCTCATCTATCAGTGGGATTAGAATTGGTTTCGTTAGATAGTGAACCTTTAGTACTCCATCTTTATCATGGCCAGATACTTCAATGTTTAAATACATTACTCCACATCTAGTTTCTGATATATTTTTGATGGCCTTATTCTTATTTGCATTTCTTCTGATAACATGATCATTTACATCATACTTATCTTCATCAGGCTCCCATTCATAGCTCAATATTTTTATATTGGGCAGAATTTCAAATCCTTTAAATGCATCGAATATGTACTCTTCCAATGGTTTATCATATGACTTTTGAATTAATCCAACATTTAAATTTTCTTTGTATGGATTGGGTAATTTATTAATATATTTCTTCATGATACACCTCCTATTATATCATTATATTGATATCTAATTGGCTCTCCTTTATTGTTGCATTTCATATTTAACAACCTCCTTTCACTTGTCCAATAAAAAATATATAATTAAAATTTTTATTAGGATCCATGTTTATCATAATAACTGAATTTATTCTTGATAATTATCTCCTGACATCAAAAATATTAATAGTCCTAATAATATCAATAATTCTTCTCTGTTCTCTGTAATCCATTCAGTAAATTTTCCCATAACTATATACCCCCAGTAATATTATTTTTGTAATAATTATGTTCGTATAAAGAGGCGAAAAAATAGAGGGAGTTAATACTCCCTCTATCTATTTACTGATTATTTTCTTTTGCTGCTCTATCAGCAATTGTTCCATATGTTGCAATGATATCATCATATAGTTGATCTAACAAGTTTTGAAGATTTGTTTTGATTCTTTCTTTGATACTATCAGGAATAAGATTTCTGATATAATTATCAAGTGCAATAACCATTGCTGTTGTCTCTCTTCTATCTTTCCCATCATAATTATCATAATTAGAATATGTTACTTTTGTCATGAAATATAAACAAATCATATTATTCAACTCACGATATTTTGTATCAAGAAATTTTTCTTCAAACTTTGATAATTCAAATATGACCTTAGAAGGAATATGAATCTTATGAAGTTTATCAGATGCTCTATTAATTCTGTAATCAATATCTTTCTTGCTTCCCCATGCCTTAATTAATGATTTTTTCATTGTATCACTAATGGGTTCAGATAGAAAGTCAAGATATTTAGCCTGCTTATATTCATTTACACTAGCCAACATTTTCTCTTTCGATTCTTCATCTTCACATTCATTAGCAATTTTTTCTAACTCCAATATATGCTGCTCTTCATTCAATTCAATAAGCTTAGATCTAGACTCCTCTATATTTCTGTATTCTTTAAGTGCAGATACATAATTAAATTGGTCATCAGCAGCTGCTTTAATACGATCCATTGTCTGCTCATGATCAACACCAATGATTGGATGTCCTGATCCAAAGATTCCAATAACATCATCTTCAGTCATTGAATCTAAACCATTGAAGAAATTATATGTTTCTTCTGTTTGATCTTCTGTCTTAGGAGTGCAATGCTCATTATTAAAAGCCCATATCTTTTTCATCTGATCTTCAGTAATACTATATTCTTTCTTTGTCGCCTTTAAATCCTCTGACATGAGTTCAAGCATCTCTCTGGCATTCTTAATCATATCATCAAGTTGATCTAATGTTTCAGGAGTTATTGTGCCATCTTCACCAATCAATGATACAGAATCTTCAGTATCATCAGAATTATCAATACTCTTATTATTGTCATCAATAATCTCTTGTGATTCATCTTCACTCACTCCTTTACTCATCAAATAATCTTTCATATCTTGATCTGATTGTGGGAATTGTACAATATTATCATCATTCTCGTTTGGTTCCATTATTGCTATACCTCCTATACATATGCTTCTACAGTTTCTTGATGTGAGTTATCAACATCTGGGTCCATTACTATACATTGATTTCCTGAGATAAGGATCTTTACTAATTCAGAAGCAACTGTCAATACCATTACGTCAGTTTCAGCTGATGTTACAATATTTTCATTGTACTCTAATGTCTCAATATCAAATACTTTCATACTCTTAATAGACTCTAAAAGTATTTCTTCTTTCTTTGCATTAGCTTCTTTATTTAATTCAGGAAGTCCTTCCTCAGTTGTATATTGCCATCTTGGAATCAATTTATGTATTCCTAATCCATCTGGACCACGAAGTACTTTTATGTATACCAACTCACATGATTTGACAATCATTTCTAATATCATAATCTCCAATATAACATCTTCTGGTATTTCACTATTTTGTGAATTATAATAAGATTGTAATTCTAATATACGATCAGTAGCTGCTTTTATTATACTTAACTGGCATCCTGGTACAATACCATACTTTATGGCTGATCTGATACACTTGATAACATCTTCAACTGAATCCCATATAATATTTTTCTGTAATGAGCTATCAGCTCCTATATAATAAATATATGTATTTAAATGAAGTTTCATGACTCTAGCATTAGCTTTATATATCTTTTCAGAGAATGATTGTCTTTCATTGTCTGTCTGAGATTCAATATCGCTAAGATCTTGATTAGCCCTATTGACAAGATCTTTATATCTGTCATACTCAAATATATCATCATCTGGTTTAAATATAGAACCATTATTACATGTCAACATAGCTGATTTAGCATGACATATTAATTGATATAATGGATATGTTTCATCTTCTAATATATTTTCAACCATCGTATCTGATCCATCTGCATAAATAGATGCTGTCATTTCTGTTGCTAAACTTTGTGTTATTACTTTTCCTTTTAATATAACAGCGAGATCACCAAGATCATTATCATCTACTTTAGACCGTAAATACTGAGCTGATATAAGATTTATATTTCCTTGTCTGAATTCTATAGTTGTATATTGCTGCAATATTGTTTCACACATTAATACATCATACTGAGGAGCAATAATCAATAACTTAGATCCTTTAGCTTTCAATACTTCATTAATCTTAAATATGACATTCTGCATGAAATCTGATTCTAATTTATGATCAAATATCATCACATAAATATCTGATTCTTCTGTACTTAAGTCTTCATTCTTTACATATGCATCACTAATTAAATTAGCTGCAAAATCATACCCATCAATCTTCTCAACATATGATTTATTTGTAGGAGAATCTTTCTGTTTAATTGAAGGAGAAGCTGTTTCCTTGTATATATTAGCAATATTCTCACTTATCTCTTTATTACCATTACTAGAAACATATGCTAAATTATAAATAGTATCACTATCTAAATCAATTGGTTTAGAATAATCAGATACTCTATCACACAAATCTTTTACAACCTTATCCCAAGTATTTATAAATTGCCTTGGTAAACGGTATGAAGCATATATCTTATCTTTGCATGATTTATAGGTAGAAAATAATGCATCAGTCAATGCAATAGCTGTTGTAGTTCCATCACCTACAGTATTATTCATTTTGGTACATGGTCCCATTATTAAATTCAATATCATTCTCTTATACTTATTATGAAAACGATAATTCTTTAATATTGAATATCCATCTTTAGTAGCTTCTGTCAATGATCCATCTAGTATAGTAGCTGATGATCCAAGTGGTCCAAGTGATTTAGATAAATTTGTAGATATTACATTGAATACTTCTTGTACCAATCCTTCAAACTCAGCTTGGGGGATAATGTTACTCTGTGTGTCATTTGAATATTTTAAAAATTCCATATTGATGTTTCCTTTCTTAATTTAATATTATCATTATTTGTAATTATATATGATTTTAATAATAACTGATTGTGGATATTTACATTTAAAATAATAAAAAGGAGGGATTGATTTTGATAGATGAAGATAAATTGTATGAACAAGCTTATGGAGATATTCCTGATACACAAATTGGAAGGGTTGAATATATATTAGGTAAAAGAGCTAATAATGAAAAGTTTAATGCTGAGATTGCTAAAGAAGGTAAAAAAATAAAAAGAATAAAATATAAGACTATTGAATTCACAATGTGGAAAATTGTGAAACCATCTAGAAGACCTAGAGCTAATAGTCGAAGTGGATATATCAGAATGTATGTTCCGGGAGCAAGAGAAGCTGGAGATTGGTTTGAAAAATTTTGCAATGAAAATAATTTGCCATTCATAAATACCCCATGTAAATTATATATGGAAATATATGAGAAGACTCCATCTAGTTTCAGTATAAAGAATAAGGTATTAGCAGAATTGGGAATTATTAGACCATGGAAGAGAACTGGTGATTTTGATAATTATGCAAAGACAATAGCTGACTGTATACAACATGGAATGCTTGAGGATGATTGTTTGATTATAGAATCTAAACAGCAGTTATTCTATTCGATAAAACCACATGCTCATGTTAAAATAGAATATATGGAAAAATGGCCTGAATATTAAGGAGGTGATTAATTATGATGGGAAAGGATTGTGAATCTCTATTATCAGGGATTACAAGTATAAAGAAATCATTAGATGATGGGATAGTCAGTTTGGCTGGTGAGTTAGCTAGCTCTACAGTAGTAATTGATACATCAATAAGTGTGAATGAAGATTCACACAGTGGTACATTGAAAGTAGATGAAAAAGAAAAAACAGCTTCTTCATCATCATATTTCTCAGCTGTTCAATCAGCTATATCAGAAAGTAATACTGTTATTGGACAGATGAAAACATTAGGTAGTCAGATGTATGTATCAGAACCAGAAGGATTTAACAACTCATATGGAAGTCCATGGAAAGAAATTAATAGATTATCTTCTATATTAACATCAGTAGAAACATATGCAAATGCTCACTCTACCATGAAACATGTTGGTGAGAAAGCAGGATTAATAGGACTGATGTCTATGGCTGCATCTGCATGTGTAGACGCTAAGTGGGCATTAATAACATACAATGACTATGTACAGAGAGGGTTTGATACCAAATATAATAACAATACTCCTTCAATAACATTTGCTAGAACAAAAAATAGAAGAACCACTGGAAATATTACACAGCCCATATCAGAAAATGTACATATTGCTGATGAATCTACAGATCCGTATTAATACAAAAAAGAAGAGGGATTTATATCCCTCTTCTAATCTTGTTTTGCTTTATAGTACTTATACAATCCATAACTGTTTATCATATCTTCTTCTGTATCTAATGCTTTATTATAAATATTTTCAAGTTGATCTATTATATCATCTTCTCTTCTGTTTTCATATATACATTCATATCTAACTTTAGAGAGCTCGGTAGATGTCAGCTCAACTAAGTGCGTAATTAATACTAGATATACATTGTATCGCTGAATCAATAATTCACAATACTTAGCTATTTCACTATTAGATGAGACATATAACATTGCTAAGTTCAGGTACTGTGTATATTCCTGGATTAAACCAATTGATCTCTCAGATGAACTGGTTATTGCATCAATATTGTTTTTTAATACATCTAAATGCTCTTTGTATTGTTCCATATTATTTTCCCCTTTACAATTTAATTGCTTTTCTAATAATAGATGATATGTATCCTGGAAGATATTCAAGTGGTGATACATTCTCTAAATCTTTGGTAGTTGACAATGGGTTGTCATAATCGGTATATCCATTATCACACTTAAATAGTTTCGCCTCTTCCTTATCTAAGAAAAGTATCACCCATTCTGCGATCTTGTTTTTACCAACTATATTAATCTGGTTTCCTCCATAGTAAATATGTAGTGCATAATTTCCACCTTCAAGTAATTTAATTTGTCCTGCATTCTTTTGTGCATACTCAAGAAAATCAGCATATGATAGCTGATCCTTATACCTGAGTTTATTAACTGCCTGATTCTTTGTAGCATATGTAGCTACTTTAGCTATGTTATCATTGTGAGGAGCAGATGCAATTAAGGTAAATTTTTCTTTTTCATCTCCTTCTCCATAACAGATACAGAAATCTTCAACCTCATATTTTTCCAGAGTATTGAGAATCTCTTTCATACAATCAAACTTGTTGTCCATCATTTATTTCCCCCTTAAATAAATTTTGTTCTATCATTGTTTTAATATCATAGATATTTGGATAAACTAAAATGAGTGGTACATATTTATCGTGATCACGTATTATAATTTCATCAATATGTACCGGTACTCTAATTAAATCATTATTATCCTTAATGCTTAGAAATAACGAGCTTGGTTTATTTGGGTCAATTTGAAGATATTTTCTATTTAGTATCATATCTTCTATTGATTTACTAAAACATATTCTTTGTTTCATTTTTATTTCCTCCATTCAATTATATTGTAATAAACTCACTCTTTATTACATTATTAGAATATATAATTTCATAATAAAAGTATACGAACAAAAAATAGTGAGGACTTTAATCCTCACTATTTTTAAATTCCTTATACAAATTATATGTATTTGTAATATCTGCTGCAACTCCATTTATGTCATCAATGAATTTATCTAACTTATTAATATACTCATCATTTTCAATTTTTGATTTATAATCATTTATTTCTGTGGTAAGTTGAGTATATGTATTTGTTAAGTTGCTATATAAATCATCATATGACATAAATATTCCCTCAGGTTGTTCATCTGGTGTATTTTGTCCATGACCCATAGCAATCATACCATTCCATTGTTCACATATTGCATTAGAAACTTTGACAATATTTTGAACTTTCTTCTCCTCCTCTTCTATAAATTTTTCATCAAATGACATATCATTCATTGTCATATTATTATACCTCCTATTATATCATAGCTTTTTTAATATATTTTTCTAATTTAGATTTACTCATTGGAGTATCATACTCGATAGCTAGATACTGATAATATTTTTCTACTATTGGTACAGATGGGTCCAATATGAAATTATATGTTGTATCAGAATCATCTTCTAGTCCATTATCTATTACTTCATATGATGTTTCCTTAATAGATGTAGTGAATAGTTTTTCATTAAATAAAACTGAAGTAAGATTCTCTTTGAATGATGGATCTAAGTTATCAGGAGTTTTAAATACCAATTTAATCTTTCCTACTTTATTACCGCTAAACAAATCAACATTCTCATCTTTAATTCTATTAATCTCATTTATTATATTTTCTTGACTTAAATATATCTCTGATTGTGGATTATATTCATATGTCTTATAAATATAAGCTTCAGTATTTTCTACAAATATAAATTTATCATCTTCTATAATACCATATCCTTTTGGATCTTCCTCTCCAAAACAACTTCTAAACAATGACCCTACATAATAAACTTTATCATCAATATTAGTATATGTATGGTAGTGCCCAAATACAGTTAAGATAGAAGCATTAATTAGTTCCTGTGATTTAAATCTAGGAACTTGTTTTTCATTATTAGATTTATTATTTGATGAATATGATATTATCGAAGGCATTCCATCTTCTATTATTCCATGCCCGAATATATAGTCATACTTTTTATTACTATATAAATAGTCTTTATAAAATTCATGTTTATCATCAATATATTCCTCAGGTAAATATAAGATATTCTTACCATCGATGCATTCTTCAGTAGCAGTATCAAATACTTTCATGTCCACATTTTTAGAAGTTAAATGATAATTAAATAATTTATATTGATTCATCTCATGTGATTCTGTTCCATATATTATTCTAATTTTGGTATTATTTCGTTTTGATAATCTAATTATTAGTGACATTATATTCACTGCTAGTGATATATATTCTTCATTGGCTTTAAATAGCCTGTCAAAATAATCTCCCAATATAACTATCATATCACATTTCTTATATCCTGCTTCTTTTTCTAATATATCAGTTACTACATGATAGAAATATTGCGTATCTTTAATTGATCCAATATGCAGATCAGCAATTAATAATATTCTCATTTTTATTCCTCCATTTATATGAAAATAATATATTATTAAAAACAATGTATTTTCACAATACAAATTTTTAAATATTAAAAATATTATAATTACATCTAATGGAATATGACATAATAGCCTAATATTTTTGATAAAATAACTTTATAACATTTTAAAAATAGAAGGGAGAAACTATTATGAGCAATAAGTACTTGGGGGGGGGATTCCCAGATTAAAAGCCTAATACAAAATATAATAAAAAATGTACCACGTGAAGAATATAGTGGTGATGATATTAAAAAGATGCGAATGCAAACGTGTAAACATGAAAATCTAATATATCAATATAATAATGATGCAACATGTACTGAAGATGGTACTGAGGATGAGATATGTAATGAATGTGGATATACAGAAACAAAAATTAAAGTAGGATCGGCTTTAGGTCATATTTATCCATCTGAGTGGACTATCAGTAAAGAAGCTACTTGTGAAGAAGATGGTATAAAAATAAAAGTATGTACTAGATGTGGTAACGATCAGATTACTGATACTATTTTTAAATTAGGGCATAGTTATCCTGATGATTGGACTATAGTAACACCAGCATCTTGTGAAGTTGAAGGACTTAAGAAAAAGAAATGTATTAGATGTGATAATGAAATAACAGAAGTTATACCAGCATTGGAACATACATGGTCTGATAATGGAGATGGTACTCACACATGTATTACAGAAGGTGGATGTGGTACAACAGAAGAATGTAGCCCATCAGATCCAGGAACTACATGTGAAAAATGTGGATATGAATTCGAAGATGTTGAATTAGCAATTACAACTACATCTATAGATGGTATGGTAATTGATACTGAGTATACTAAACAATTAGAAAAGAATATTGATAAATCAGCTAAATGGTCTATTTCATCTGGATCATTGCCTGATGGAATATCATTGTCTGAAGATGGTATCATTAGTGGTACTCCTACTACATCTGGTATTTATACATTCATAGTTAAATGTGTATGTGGAACTCAGGAAGCTACTAAGGAATATAGCACATCGATTGCTAAGAGAATATTTACAGTTACATTCAATGCAATGGATGGTGAATGTTCAGAAACTACAAGACAAATCGCTGATGGTAGTACAATTGGTGAATTACCAACTGCTAGTATGGATGGAATGGTATTCGGCGGATGGTTCACAGCTGAAACATTAGGTATGCAAGTTGATGCTCAATATACTGTAACAGCTGATGTTACACTATATGCTAGATATGGTGAAGATAGTGGTATTGTATTTGGTGATGCAACTACAACATTCAATATTGCATATAATAATGATAGAACAAATTATCAAAATCAACCATATACATTATATAGTAGAAACCATGATGGTACTACATCATCTAACATTGTATTCCAGACGGGAATTGCATGTGCTGATGGTACTGGATCTAATAACTTATCGGCTGATAATGATGAAGTTACATTGTATATCAAAGTAACTAATAATGGAACTGCCAACTCATTTGACTTTGGTTTCGATTGTGACTCTTATATTAATACAGATGAGGATCATCTTGATAATGTTATGATAACTCGTCTTGAGAATGGTGTTCAGTTATCTGATAAGATCCAAGTTACTGTACCATATACAATGACAGCATGGATCGGTAAATATAATAGTAGAACGTCTAATAGATATAATGATGTTGCTGTTGGATATTCAGCTGGATATGGATCTACTGCTGGTGATATGGATACTGGTTATGCTCTTACAATGTATGATTTATTTATCAATAGTGGAGCATATATCATACTTGAAGTTACATTCAAATATATTGGTACTGGAACTACAGATTCTTCATCTAGTGGAAGTGATACAGGTAATAAATCATAAAATATTAATAAATAGAAGAGGGAATTAATTCCCTCTTCTATTATAATTATTATTTTATTTTAATACTATCTTAACTATGTTATCAGATACTCTTTTAATTACTCTATAACCACTATCTGATTTAGTAGCTATTGAATTATCATTACATTTACAATATCCATTTACTTCACATGTACCATCATCATATACAGCAAGTACACCAAGCATACCAATAGCACTCCATTCTGGTCTATCATCTCTTTGAATATAACCTTTATCTAGATCATAATCAGGATTTACTTTATAGAACTCTACTTCTACTTCCTGATCTACTTCTTCAATAGTGGTATTACCATTTTCATCTTTAATTTCCTGCGGTACTTTAATAGTTTGCATAGTTTTTTCTTTAATATATGCCCCAAATTCATCTTTCATGAATTTACCTTGCCACTCAGTATCAGTATTACCAAGTACACATGGATTAGCAGATACTATTCCTAGTACCCAATCTCCTTCTTTGGCAAGTACAATTTTATCTTCAGATAATGTTACAAACTTTCCTCTTCTATCTTCATTATCTGGATTACCATCTAACCATTCGAAGTACTCTGCATAGTCAGCACCAGTTGCAGAATATGCAGCTTGAGCATATGTCGCTCCATCATAATCGACTCTAAATGCATTACTATCACCAGCTGATGTACCGTTACCAATTACAAATGCAGTGCCACTAGTATCTTTAATAGTTCCTCCAGTTGCTAATTCTGGATCATTATAATGACCTTGTGCATGTTGATAGTCTTCAGCAATGGTATACCAACCTTCTGCGTGTGAAACACCGCCATTAGCTTTAGTAGCATATCCTTCTGCATGCGATTCTCCTCCAATTGATTGTGTCCCGTAACCTTCTGCATGCGAGTAATTTCCTTTAGCTTTACCAAATCCTTCTGCATGTGAGTAATCACCAGATGCTGTGGTACTATTACCTTCAGCATGCGATCCAGGACCAGATGCAGTAGTATAACCACCTTCAGCATGAGAACTATTTCCTGAAGCTACTGTAGTATCACCTTCAGCATGAGAACATAAACCACTGGCAATAGTACTTTCACCCTCAGCATGCGTACTATCCTTAGTAGCTGATGTAGTATTTCCTTCAGTGTGACTATAAGTACCAGATGCTGTAGTTTTATAACCCTCTGCATGTGATGCAGTACCAGTAGCAGTAGTACCTTCACCTTCTGCATGTGAGTAATCACCAGATGCACTTACCCAACCACTTTCTTTACCATATTCACATCCTGCGCCCTCGGCATGAGAACATGAACCTGTTGCTTCAGTACGATATCCCTCAGCATGAGAGCAAGGATCTATTGTACTGGTATCATATCCTTCAGTATGAGAATAATCACCTGATGCATAACTATATCCTTCTGAATGTGAATATTTACCCTTAGCCTCAGAATACAGTATATCTTCAGCACTAGATCCACCATCATCAAGATGTCCACCACCCTCAGCATGAGAATAATCACCAGAAGCTTTAGTTAAAGTACCCTCAGCATGAGATCCTTTACCACTAGCTTTAGTACCAGATCCTTCTGCATGTGAGTAATCACCAGACGCTTCTACATATATTAGAATTTCATCATTTATATTACGCATATATCCTTCGGCATGGGAACCTTCACCGCCAGCAATTGTATCTGCACCCTCGGCATGAGAATAATCACCTGATGCTGTAGTATTATTACCTTCAGCAGTAGAACAATCTCCAGCATCTGTTTCTTTTTTTCTTCCAAGATTTATTGAAGCATCACTGTATATTGATAGTTTAGCATATTCATCATCAGCTCCAATATTGGTTCTGATATTATCCTTTTCTTCATCAGTAAGTTCTTGTACTTCAGTAGATACTGCTTTGTAATTCTCCACATTATCCAATCCAATTGTAGATTTAGTAATATTATGTGGATTTAATGTATCAATATGCTCTTGTAATTTATTATCAACATCCTGTTTGCTTACATCAATTAGAGTCTTTATTGAATTTTCACCAGCATATTTTTTGCTCATAATAGTATATCTCCTTTCTAGTATTTATTTTGTGTTATTTAATAACTAATAGAGCTTTATAAAATGGTAAAAAATAAAGAGAGGGATTAGTACCCCTCTCTTTCAGTTATATTCCATCAATTTCCCCATTAAACATATTTTTGAGTGTATATATTGTAGTATCAATAATATATTGATTTATGTATTCTTTTGTATATATCAGATTTTCATAATCAATATTATTAAAATTAATATCATTCTTTACTATAGTCACAGTATCACCAAGCATTCTCTTTAGATGTTCCTTAGTAATCTTTTCTAAATCATGATTATCTGAGAATGTTCTGTATTTAACAGTAGTTACTGATGCTATAGCTTCTCTTATAGATTTCAATAATAATTCTGAATACTCTAATATCTCTTTATCTTTAATAATTTTTTCTTTAGAAGATTCCTCTAGTTTCTTTTTTTCTAGATTATATAATTCTTCCTCCTTATCCATTAATGCATGAATCTTAATAATAAGATGAATTAGTAATATTATTAGTAATAATATAAATGCTAATCCAGCATCCATGCATGCTGTATAAACATATTCAAGTGTTTCCATTTCACAGTCTCCTTTTTATTCATCTTCTAATCTAGCAAATTTTGATAAATTATTTTTGAATAGTTGGACAATATTATCAGTTAGATGCTTTTTCTTAAATGGTATATTGTCCATAACCCATTCCATCATCTCATCATAATCATTACCAATCTCATGAGGATGTAATTTCATCCATATTACATATGTTTTGATTAATTTATTCAGATAATAATATTCGGCTTTAGTACACAATATAGTTGCATCACCAAAACGATATTCATTAACTATTTCTTCATCTTCTGCTTGTCCAATAAATTCATCTTCATCATCTATTGTTTGCATTTCAACACCTAATGATTTAAGATAAACTTGTAATATTTCAGATGTTCTAGAAGTAAATGAATCAGGAATATTATATTTATTATCATCTGATAAAATTGCTTCATACATATATTTTCTACCATCTACTGAAGATCTATATAATGCAGTAATTAATGCAAAGTCTTCTGGGTTAGTTATGATCATGAAGTTGGGCATTTCATATTCGCCGAACCTGATTGGTTTGCTAGAATACCAAGATTTACCTATCTTATTTTCATGAGATTTCTCTGGTAATCCCTCATCAGATATTGATCCAGATGAACGTACTGAGAATCCCTTTTCACCTGATTGTTTTAACATCATCATATACTGATATCCAATATTATCACTACCTATATAGATATCTCTACCCCACTTTGGTTTAGGTACAAATATATGATATGGAGTGAATATATCAGGATATTTTTCATATACCTGAATAATCTTATCTCTCCATGTTTTATAATCAGGCTCTGAACTATCTTCAAATGCTTCCCATCTGATATATAATGTATCATCAGTTCTTAATGTACCATCTCTATTCAAATTAATGGTACTATCAATAAATTTAACTTTCTCTCGGTCTGATAATCCATCATAAATATTTTCAAATTCTTTAGCTTCTTTTTCATTAAGTATTTTCATGATATCAAATAAGAATTCTTTACGTTCTTCATTTGTTTCCAAAGTGGCAGCATGTTTTCTAGCAATGTCTTGTATGTATGTAACACTACCTTCAAGCATAACCATTGGAATAGTTCTATTAATAATAGCTAGAGGATTTGTAATCATATCTACTCTTTCGATAATACCTTTTGGATGTTTAACTCCATATTTATCTACAGTATATTCCCTAGTAAGATATGGCATTTCTTCATCTGCTCTAATCTGACAAATCACTGTTTTGTCATTTCCTTCACATAGTTCGCAACACTATGCAGTTCTCTTATGAACTTCTCATACTCTCGTATGACAATAATCTATCTCAAGGTTAAGGTGTATTTCTACAGTTGAGACTATATCTTTAGCTCATTTATATGAACAGAGCTAGGCTTTTCCAATTAAGGGAATTTCACCCGCTACCATTAGCTTGTAGCCGTACTCCTGTTGGCTTGTTAGGCCCGAGGGATAGTCGTTGAACTTCTTTATTTTGATATACTTTACATGCATAATGCATATGTTATAATTAATTGAATTATATGAAAACATTGATCTTGTATCAAATTAATCTTCAATAAATTCGCTTTAATATGATCTATGATATAATGAGCAATTGAATTTACAAATAACATGATTGTTATAATAAGATATTTATCTTCATTATGATAATTATAAATTACAATTGGTAGCATTATACAGAATGCCCATTGAAATGAATGCAAATATAATGCTATAATATAATCATATTGATATAAAGGTGATGGAGCATTTTCTTCCCACCACTTTTTCTGTTTCATAGATCCCATTAATCCTTGTAAGTTAAAATCAGCAAATATGTGCATAAATAACATTGCTGAGTATACTATATATTTTGGAATAATCATAATATCACTTCCTTTCTTATTGGAAGTATATCAAAATAAATTTAGCTGCGGATCTTCTCTATTAACTACATTATTACTATACCTAAGGCATTACCCTTCGCCATCATTATATTACTATAATGATTTAGTAGTGTTACTTTACAAGATTTGCCCGCAATTAACCTAGTTTTACATGGGCCAAAACATACATATGCTCCCATGTCGGCCTACGATCTTTCGGCCGATGATTGCTTGTTCTTTCTTACGTACTAAAATCTCTACCATCATATTAGAGAATACATTATCATTATATGCCCATACTGCTTGAGTATCTAGATAATTCATTGCAATTCTCTTCCAATGATTAATATTTTTATGGATATTTTTACATCCCGATTTCAGTATCTTATTGCATATTTTATATACCTTAGTATAGAACCATCTGCTGTCATTGTAATATTGAACAAGTTGTTTATTCACTTTATTAACTTTTATATTGGAATTATTGCAATAGATATTGATATCAATTATTTCACCATCTGCATAGAATATTTGATCTGTTTGAGCATTGATGTGAGTAAGTGAAGAATCTCTGAGATCTGAAAACATTCTAGTCTCTTTAATGGTACGAGTAGCTGCCAATATACCATTATCTATTTTATCTCCAATATTAGGAAGTCCAATATAATCGTTATTATCCTTCCCATATAAATTCAATAGAATCGTATTTTCATTGATTGGTATTGTAATAGATTTCACATTATTAGTCACCATTCGTTTTGCAAATGATTCTGATACTACAATAGCATCATCCTGTACAGCTGGATCAACCCCATACAATATTCTTCCATTAATACCAACTCCAACATTCATATCTTCATCATATGATGTAGATGCATATACTAATGTATCTTTGGATATAGTTTCACCAACTTCGCATTGATCCAGAAAATCATTATCATAAGCAAATCCAAAATTTTCTGTTAGATCCTCTACCTCTTTGCGTTCCAATACAATATACTTATCTTCTTTCTCTGAATATAGAAAGTATAGTGCCATATAAGATTTACCTTTTAACAGTTCTTCATACTTCTTAGCAATATCAACTACTTTGTAGTCAGTATCGGCACGAAAATAATTTGAAGATTGCTCACCTATTAGATTCTCCTTACCATCAAAGAACATAGGAAATTCTGGATTATCAATTGCTAAATGTTGAACCTTATGTTTGATATTCATGGTAGATCTCATAACATTGTTACCACCAGGAAAATCTCCTTGACCAACTAAAGCTAATCTTTTGTTACCTTTGAGCTCTTCATTTTTCTTTTGAAGTTCGTATATAAGGTTATACTTCTCTCTAGCCATTTTACTTATTCCTCCTTTAAAAATGTTAATAGTAATAGTTCTCACTTACCGAAAAAGAATATATAAATAAAAATAAATATAGATCCTTAATTTTTATTCACTTTTTACAGTTTCTATAATAATATTTAAGTAAAGGAGAGAATCTTATGAATATTGAATTAGTTGATATGAATAGGATTATAGGTGTTAATAAGTTAGAAGAAGTCAGTGGACCTAGATTATTTTCTTCTAAGATGACTTATGATCCTGCAGGTATATTATCGAATGAAATATTTGGTATTTCTAAACAAGATAGACGTAATACATTTGCCTATATAAATCTTAGAAGACCTTTTATTCATCCGCATATCTATAATAATGTATTGATACCCACATATCGAAAAGCTATTGGTATTGTTGCTGGTCAGAAATATGTAAGTGTTAAAGATGGAATTATAATAGATGATCCTGATAATGGATGGACTGGTATATCTAATTTATATTCACATTGGGATGAAATAGACTGGAAGAAAGTCAAACTCAATGAATCCAATAATAGATCACTATTAGTGAATCTAAAAAGAGATCAAGTATTTATTGACAAGATACTAGTATCACCACCAGCCTATCGTGATGTAATGATTAGTGGTACAGTAGATTCTTCAGATCATGTCAGTGAAGTAAATGATTTATATTTAAAATTAATCAGATCAGTTGCTTTATTATCTGAGGGAGGAATGTTTGCTAGAACACAGTATGCCACTCAGAAAAATATACAGGATACATTAGTAGCTATTTATAATTACTATAAGAATCTTATATCAAAGAAACAAGGATTGATCAGAAAGTATTTACTAGGTAAGAGTGTTGACTATGGTACCAGATCAGTTATATCAGCTCCATCTTATAACCATGAGAGATTTGAAGATAATATAATTGATATGGATCACTCTGCAATACCAATAGAACAATGTTGCTCTAACTTTTATCCATTTATAGAAGCATGGGTAAAAAATTTCTTTACAAGGGAAATTATTAATGATCCAAATGTAATGACTTTTTATGACCCAGAATTGAAAAGAGAAATTACTGCATCTATTAAAGATCCAGAAATACAATTCTCTGAAAAGAATGTAAAGAAGATGATAAATGATTACTGTTTGAATCCTGATAATAGATATAAAATAATAACAATGGATGTTGTTATTCCCACAGCTAAAGAGGATAAAATATTGAAAGCAAATCTATTATTGAAAGGAAAAGTAATTCTTCCTAATAATGCTTCTACCCAATTAGCAAGACAACTAACAGTAACAGATATCTTATATTTGGCATGTGTTGATGTATGTGAAAAAAGACATATAATGATATCAAGATATCCTGTAGGTACAGATAAAGGAATATACTTTAATAAGATAAGAGTTCAATCAACACGTAATCATATTAAATTAGTATTCAATGGAAAAGAATATCCTTTTTATCCAGATATACGATTAGATACTGATCATGATAAAGTAGGAATTCAATTTATTGATTCATTAGTTCTATCCAATGCTCATTTGGATGGCATGGGTAAATCAGTGCTCATGTAAAACCTTTTTAACTGCCGGGAACTCCATTAATCATAAATAACTGCAGCTAGTAGTGATACATAGTGTAGCAATATACATAACGGTATATGGATAGTAAAATCATTTATGATTGGATAATCATAGGCAGCCAAGTATCTATATTTATATAGATAAAGGTTCAGAGACTATCGGCCAACTATAATATGCGAGAAACTCGGTATTAATAGTCATTAGAGTAGATCTATCACGATAGATAGACCACCAATCTTGGCAGGAAGTGGAGTAATTCGAAATGGAAGGTGGGGGATATCGGTAACAGGTATTCTCTGAAGATATAGTCCAAAATTAAAGTTCTAACCCCAGTAAAATCGCTGGCTGATTATGATGGCGATGTACTTAGCTTAAGGGGTATATGGTCCGATGAAGCTAATCAAGAAGCTGAAGAGATCATGAATAAGAAAATAAGTGTATTAAATATTACTGGTACTAATGCTAAAGGAGTATCTAAGGAATTAGTAAACTCTATGTACGAATTAACTAAAACTATGAAAGGATCTAGATCAATCAATGAAGAAGAAACTAAAGAATTACTTAGTATTAGTTTTAACGATATTACTAGAAGTAAACTTGCAGATTGGTTTGCTGATACAGTAGATTGTTCAGTAAAGAATCAAGCAGGTAAAAGACATTCTAGGTTTAATACATGGGATCTAATGAATGTTCCTAGAAATTATTTTTATGATGGACAACCTGCATTGACTACTACTGTAGGTAAATTTGTGTACAATAAATTTGTATTGGAAGCATCTGGAATTATTGGTGCAGTAGGATATATATCTGATACTATCAATAAAGGCAAGAATGGTGATATTGATAATCTAGTAGGAGATCTTTTATTGAATGATAAAATTAATAAGACTCAATTCAATAATTATATTGATAGAAGAGATACTTTAGGTTATTGGATAAATGGCATGTTAGCACATACAATATCTGAAAAGATGCTTAAGCCATTACCAGAAGTTGAGAAGAAGAAAGCAGAATTAATTAAAGCACATGAAAAAGAATTAGCTGAAGGAAATATTGATGTAATGACTCAGATAAGTGATGAGCTTGTTTCTTATGCTAAAGATATACTTAAAGATGATCCTGGCATGGATCTATATACTTCGGGTGATCTTGATTTTGGTAACAATTATAAATGTAATTCAATATTGAAAGGTGCTGTAAAGAATGAGATCACAGGTGAATATGATTTTATTGGATCATCATTTATGGATGGTATTGAAATTAAAGATATTCCATCACATGCAAATTCAATATTGGCATCTCAATATCCTGCATCAATTGCAACTAAAGATGCTGGTTATCTCGGTAAGAAATTATTAGCATTACTTCAGATGATGGAATTAGATGAACCTGATACTGATTGTGGTACTAAACAATTGGTACCAGTAGAAATTACCAAATCTAATAAATCCAATATGATATATTCATATATAGATGAGGGTGGCGGAAAACTCACTATGCTAGATAATTCTAATATTGGATCATATATTGGAAAGACTGTTAAAATGAGATCTCCTATGACATGTACTGGTCAAAAGATATGTTCTAAATGTGCTGGTAAACTATTCTATATGATAGGAGCTGAACATATTGGATTATTTGCAGTACAGATTTCACATGCTGATCTTAACTTGGCATTGAAAGCTAAACATGATGCATCAGTAAAACTTCATGTTTTTAATCCTGATGAAATCCTTGAGGATATTTAATTATATATTATAATAGTAATGATATAGTCGGTATTATAAAAATATCGTCGGGTATACACTATGTCATTAAAAGTTATAACTTTAAATAAAAAGAAGGGAGCTCTCAAACATGAGTAAAGGAACAATCAATTTTAAAACAGCGTGCCCCAAATGCGGAACAAAATTAACGATTGATAATGTTAAAAAAGAAGATGTATTGCCGGCACCAAAACTCAGAAGTGGTCACAAACCAGCTGGTGAATTACTTCTGTACAGAGAAACAACTGAATCAATCAAACAATTTCTGATTGATAAGTGTAGGGCATATGCCCCTGATATCTCAGTTGAAATATTGACGAGATATAATGAAAAGAAACATGGAAAATCATTTGATCCACACAGATGTTATGCTTATTTCATTTTAGCAATGACAGCTAATGAAGCATTGACTGCAGAGTCAGATGATATGTATGTACGTATTGGATCTGAAGGAAATGATAATCTTTCATTCATATCTGAAATTAAGTATCATATAATCAATAAATATCGCTGGGATAAAAAGTGGCTTTCTGATACATTAAAATCATATGCAGCAATGGAAAAGCTTGAAGCTGCATTAGGTTTAACACCAGCAATGTTATCTGAGATCAATAAGTTTTCAAATCCTACTATTATTAAATCAAATAATATAGCATGGGTTGAAGTAGCAATACAGGCTGAGAAAGTTTTGGCTGATATGTTTACTGATACATCAACAAATGAATCAATTCCATTTAAGATTAATGATATTAGACCAATATCAGAAAATAACATTCAGTATGATATCTTGGTTGATCCAGATGCTAAGAAGATACTTACACCAGATGATTCTGTTATGTTATTGATTAAGAATAGCATTAAGAATAAATAATTATTAAAGGAGATAAACATCAATGGGAAAGACAGAAAAATTAACAGGTAAGGTTAAATGGTTCAATGAGCAGAAAGGATTTGGATACATCACAGCTGATGATGGAACAGATTACTTTGTACATCGTTCAGGGATTAAGAAGGCTCATCCAAAGACAATTGTAGTATCAAATCTTGAAAAAGATGATGTTGTAGAATTTACAATTCAGGATGCACCAAAGGGACCACAGGCAGTATCTGTTACAGTAGTAGATGATACTGATGAAGCTACAGAATAATAATATAAGGGAGGGATACTAATCCCTCTCTTTATTTTTTACCAATAAATAAAGCTCTATTAGTTATTAAATAACACAAAATAAATACTAGAAAGGAGATATACTATTATGAGCAAGAAGTACTTGGGGGGGGGTTCATTAAAATCCCTAATACAAACTATATTAACAACATTTCCAACAAGTGAAATTACTGAAGATGAAATAAATGATATGTACTATCCACCAAATGTATATGGTTTTAGTATAGATCAAACAGCAACCAACTCAGATAGTGCTATATCATATATTGGGCAGAATGTAAATTATACTGCAGCACAAAAGACAGATGCTTACGTATTTGATTATGGGGATTGGAAAGATGCATTCTTTATAAAGAATCTTAGACCATGTATGTTGAATTATGATGGTACTGAGGCATATCTATTAGATCCAAATGATTATAGTAAGAAATTAGATAGTACTGATTCAGATATAGATAATAGTGATTTTGCTGGAAATGTAATGGTAGGAATACCAAAAGTATATTTTAAGATAGTTAAAGTGGATGATGATCATATCAATTTTTATTTTTCAGATAAGAAAGTAGATGATAACTATCATTGTTGGGCTCATATAAATAACTATGGTGATGAAGTACCATATTATTATTTATCAATATATTTTGGGCAACTTATTGATGGAAAAATAAGATCATTTTATAATTCTAATGGACGTGAAACTAATTTTAACTTCGATACAGGTATAAATGATTCTGGTATAGTTGATTATTATGAAAAAGGTAACAATATTAAAGATTATGCTATGGCAAATAATATAAATGGTAATAATATTTGGGGTTTAGAAACATATAGTAGTTGGTTATTAATCACGTTATTGTCTATTTTGATATTTAAGGATTCTGATATATCGGATATATATCGTCCATTTGGTTCAACATGCATCTGGGGTAATTATCCAAAACTTATTAATGGATTTTTATTTAATATTCAGAATAGACAATTTCTAGTAAAACTTACATATGGTACTCAAGATGGTAGTACTGTAGAAGGATATAATTTTGCTGGAGATGGATATATTGAAGGCCCTATATTATCTTCTGCATTTGATCACCAAGATGACTGCAATAATACATATTGTACTGCTCATGTTAACACTGACTATGGAGTTGATATAGGAATAACCGGTCGAGTGTCAAAAATGAAATTCACTGAGCAAGGTATTATGTTTCCAGTGGAAAGTATGCACTTTGAAGATGATACTGCGTATCGTTTTACAATATTTGCAGAATATGGTGATGTGTATGGTGACCCAATTACAGATAGAAATACGTTATATTGTCTCGCTAATGGAAATTGCGCACTTAGCAGTAACGAAAAAATACCATATAATATGATATTTATTGGGAGTATATTTACTAATTTTTATTGTAAAACATCTTTAATTTGTCTACCAAAAATCCAGACAAAATAAATAATATAATATTAGAAGAGGGATTTAATCCCTCTTCTATATTTTTATTGATCTATTAACTAACTGATTTGGGTAGACATTTAGGAGAGCCGCCGCAGGGCCAGCCCGAGCTAGAAACCACAACACCGAGAACCACGCACAACAAGCCCACACGACGCCCCCAAGTACTTCTTGCTCATAATAGTATATCTCCTTTCTAGTATTTATTTTGTGTTATTTAATAACTAATAGAGCTTTATTTATTGGTAAAAATGAACATTTTTTGGTTATATATTTTTAATTTAAATGACCAACATATTTATCAATTCAATATTAATAAAATTGGAGGAAGTAGAAATGAGTGAATATGAAGTTTATAATTTACCAATAATAAGAACTGTTGAAGATTGCGAAAGAGAATTTCCAGATGTGTATATAATATCTAGATTTGACACATATGAAAAATTCGATGATTTTTATTACAAGATATACTATGCAATATGTGCATGTGCAGAAATTAAAGCATGTCTTAGTTACAAAATCAAATTTAAATTTTATCCAGAAGATGAAATTATCTATGAATTATCTATGCCAAAATTATTATTAAATATGAATTCATGGCGTCCATTAATCGAATTAAATACCATTCAAGATCACTATATTAAAAAGATAGAAGTATTAGATGAATCATATATTGTGGGTACAATGATGTCTAATAAATTACGTGTAGGGTTAGAGTCAAAAGTAATGAATGTATTAAGTGATTATGGTATTACATTTGAAAGAATATCTGAATTGCTTAAAGAATTGATTGAGAGATATCAACAAGCATCAGTAGAATTTGCATTAAGCTCTAAGGCAGCAATCATGACATATGAAAGTATATTCCTCAATGACTATAGAAACTCTGAAAAGATTAGGGAACTAAATAATACTAAGATAAGCCAGGAATTACAGACATCTGAAGTTGAAGAAGTATTAAATAAGAAAACAGCTGAACTAATCACTGAGATGGGTAAGACAAAGAATCCAATATGGTATGTATCTAAAGCTGGTAATCATATTAAAGAGAAACAGGTACAGGAATTATTTATATCTTATGGACAGATACCAAATGTAGATGGTAATGTTATTCCATATACAATGCAGGGAAATGGATTTTCTACTGGATATATTGATCCAGCTACATATTATGTTGCAGCTACAGGTGCTCGATTATCTAATATTATGAATAAAGCTCACATGGGTGAAGCTGGATATCTATCACGTAACCTTATATTGGCATCTCGTACTATGACATTATCTCATACTGTATTTGATTGCGGAACTAAGCATCTATTGAAACTCCATGTTACTGATAGTGCATTTCTTCATAGATTGGAAAACAAATGGATCACAGAAACTCAAGGTGGTAAACTAGAATTATGCCACTATGAAAAACATAAATATCTTATTGGAAAAGATATCTATGTTAGATCACTTGTAACATGTGCTGGAGGAAATGAAGTATGCCATATGTGTTATGGTGGCGATGCTAAACTAGTAATGAATATGCCTGGTATGGCTATATTTAATACTGAAGTATATTCAGAACCAGTAGGTCAGAATATCCTATCAACAAAACATCTTCTATATACAGCTGCAAATAAGATTACATTTAGTGATTCATTTAATAAATATTTTAAGTTCAATGCAGGTGATATTTATCTCAAAGATAAAGATGATTGGGATTTAGATGTTCCATTCGATCAATTATACATTAGAATAGAAGAAGGTAATGTGGTATCAGTTAATAATAATGATATGGCTGAATATAATACCTTTGGTAATAATATTGAAAGCCCATTATTTATATATAATAATAGGACTAATGAATATGATAAAATAGAGATTATTAATTATGAATCAATGTTTATTGATTCTGAATCTATGAGATCATTTAAATTAGTATTGGATAAGACTAATGGAAAGAAATATTATCAAATATCATTAGTTTCATTATCATCTGATCTTGAAGGAAGATTGATGTCAATTGATATTAAGAATAATGGATTAACTGATAATCTGTATATGATTATGGATCTTATCAATAAGAATGCTAGAAAGTATACTGATTATAATCAGTTAGCACAAGACTTCTTTGAGAGTATGATTAAAGCTAATATTAAATGTAGACATGTGCAAGTAGAAGTCATCTTAAATAGACTGATTAGAGATACTGATAATATCTATAAGAGACCTGACTTTACTAAGTTTGAAAATCCTAAATATCAGATATTAAATCTAAATCAAGCATTATTAAATACAGATGCACCTACTATTGGATTATCATATCAGGAAGTTAAACGACAAATATTGTCAGATGCATTGTATGAAGATAAGAATGGATCTTCATACCTCGATCCATTATACGCAAACAAAGTAAGTACTAAACATCTCAAAGAATTAATTGCTAAAGTAGCAGAAAGAAAGAGGAGAGAAAAGGATGAACGAGAACGAAGAGAGCAAGAGGAGTAATGCATACCAAGGTATGATAGATGCAGTAAAGGCTGAGTCTGAAGCATTTAATAAATCTTTAAAAGAATTAGATAAGAAGAAAAAAGAGAATCCTGATATGGAAAATGATGGTAATGAAGTAGGTTATGTTTTATATAAAGCTATTCTTGATAGTAATATTAGAATGATGGAAACTAAACAAGTTGAGGATATCTTTAATAAACTATCAATATCAATAGGAGAAGATTCAGCTTTATCAATTGTTGCACTATTTATCACATGCATGAATAATTCATCATATAATGCATTAACGTTTTATGATGAATTATTAAAAGGAGAATTGAATCAACAATTTGAACCTATGTGTACTAATATCAATAAAAACCATATTGATATTCAGACGCTAACTCAGGTATTAGAGATTCATAAAAAATCTATCAGCGAATTAAAAGAAGCTATTACTATCAATAATATCAATAAAGAAATGAGGTAAACAGAATATGGCAGATGAATGTAAAAAGTTACTAGAAGATATAGCTAATGATGTTACTGATTTTAGAGAAATACTAGAAAGATATGCTTCAGAACTTAGGAATATTGCTGATCAACTTAGATCATGTAGTGATGATATTAGAGATGAAGCTATGATTTGCTCAGATAAAAATATTGATACAATAAAGTCATTTATAGAATCATCTGGAGTAAAAACTATTGCTAAGGATAGTAAAAGCAAGAAATATTATATTTCTGAAAATGATGTTATTGAAGTTCAGAAAATAAGATTACTTAACGAGAGTTTGCGAAGTAGTACATATAAACTGATGGATGACATATAAATCAATATAATTAAAGGAGTTGAAAAAATGGATCAAGATAAATTAAAACAATTACAAGATGAATTTGAAGTTGCAAATGCTAAATTAGATCTTGCTAATACTGTAGATATTATATCCTATTATGGTGATATTCTTATCAAATATGGTAATGAAATTATAAAAATTGGTGAGGATATCAAAATAAACTCTTCATCAGTTGAATCTTTGATAAAATCTATAGATAGTCCTCAAAGATTGAGACCATGCGAACAATTTGTATCATATGCTAATATTCCTTTAAAAATTCCAGCTAGTTCTATTGATAGGAAAAATATTGATATTGCTGATATTGATTCATATCAATATTTATTAAAATATCAAAAAATGTTACATGACTCAATAAATAGATTGACTAACAAATTATCAGGAACTTCAGATGATCATCATATGAAAATTAGTACGGATGATATTATTAATGACTTAGGATAATAGGAGGAATAATATGGATATAGATAAATTAAATCAATATCGTACTGATGCAAATATAAACAATATAAGATATGAGTTAGCTAAATCAGCTGATAATATTTCAAAGTGTGGAGATTTCTTGATTGATTATGCAAATGAAATTATTAAGGTAGCCGAAGATTTGAAGAGATATTCTAAGAAAATCGAAGACAATGTGGAAAAAATTAATAATGATAAGAAAGTATCTGATGCTGCAGTATTTGTAACAGCTACTAAAACTCCACCAAATATTCCACGGCTTTTAATTAATTTGAAAGATCCTGATATTTATAAAACTGAATCCTTAAAATATTTATATAGCTATAGTGAAAATTATAAACATGAACTCAGTGATCTTATTTCATCAATTAATATGATTGAAAAGAGGTAAATTATTATGACTGAGAAAGAATTAAAACATTTTAAAGATCATGAATACATTGTTAAAGCCAGAGCTGATCTTGCAGAAACAGTTGATATGTATCAAAAAACTGGAGATTATCTAATTGAATATGGTGAAAAGATGAAAACAATGGGTGAACAATTTAAATGGTATGGTAAATCATTAGATAAGAAAATAGAAAATGTGTGCACTACTACAGATGCAGGTATCGTAAATAAACTTATCGAAGCAAGGGTCACCCCTAATGTAATACCATGTATGTATATTCATAGAAATATTAAGTCTGATGTGAAAGTATCGGAATCTGAGCCTGTAAATTATCTACGTGGTTTACTTGAAATAATCTCTGAACGTGTAAGAGAAATAAGAACAATACCAAAACATTTTTGGTGTTAAGAATATAGGGAGGATAAAAATATGATTGAAGGGTTAAGTAAAGAATACATGGATATGTATCATACGAATGAAGAAGAATTAATAGAGATGTGTGAAAAAGGAATTGATAACATTCCATTTGAATTTTATGCTAGAACTGGTTTAGATCCCGATGATATGATTTAGATTAGTTTACTTATTCACCCATAATAAAAGTAGTGAGGATTTATTCCTCACTACTTTTTTCTTTATTTTCTTGAGCTAATTTATTTACTTTTTCTAATACTTCTGCTTTAATATTCTCAGGAACATCATCAATTGTTCTATATCCTTTGTTTACTAAACTTGTGTAAAAATTAATTAATGCTGTTTGTTTTACTCCCATAATTGTTACTCCTTTCAATATAAATTAATTAAACTTTGGTGTTCAGAATACATCTAACATAAAAATATTAAATATTGGGGGAATAAAAATGAGCAAGTATATTAAACTTCATACATTATCAGTTGGGTATAATATAGATTTAGGACAACAATTTTTTGATTTATTACATGAATATGATGAGTATATACATTCATATTTTTTCTCAGTTCATGAAAGATTTTATAACAATCCAAATCAACCTGAATTACAATATGATGATGTTATTGATAACTTAGCATTATTAAATACATATAACTATCCTGCTAATTTATTGTTCAATAATTATAATAATAAAAATTTTGAAATATATAATCATACTATTGATAAATTACTGAATGTTGGAATTAATATAAAAGCAGTAACTGTATTAGATCTTGATCTAGCAAAATTAATAAAGACTGATTTTCCACAATTAGAGATACATTCATCTGTTAGATATTTTGATACTTATTTAAGAAATTATATGAATCTAACACCAGTTAATTTCATAGATCATATTAATGATTTCATTGGATTAATTGATGTGGTAAATCTATCTGGTACATATAGTATGTTTGATTATGATATTCAAAATAAATGCAGAGAGCTTGGTTTCAAAATTAAGTATATTACAAATGAAGGATGTATTAGAAATAGAGATCTGAATTATTCAAAATTTAAAGGATATGAAAATAATAAATGTTATAACCCTGATAAAGGATGCCAAATTTTATGCACAAATAAATTAGTTAAATCATATCCATGGTTAGAACTAGCAAGAGCTAATTTATATAAAGAATCTATTCAATATATTGATTATGATATTCTAAAAATATCTGGTAGGAATATATCAGATATTAATAAAATCAGATCAATGTTGAATTATTGGACATCTGATGATGGAACTAATTATATTGCAAACATATCAATGTATAATGATATTAATACATATAATATCTTTAAAGAATACATAAGGGATTCTGCAACATGTAATGGGATGTGTAAAGAATGTAGAAAATGTGAGAAATATTATAGTAGGATGATTTTAAGTTCAACCAAATATGAAAATATATATCAAAGATAGTAGTGAGTAATTACTCACTACTATCTTCTATAATTTAATTTATTGATGGATCAATTGTGCATTTACCAACTTTAATCCTATGAACATGTTTTGTTTCTTTATATGATTGAATAATATTTGTTTTTGATACTTTATATATGAATTTATTTCTAATAAAATCAAATGTTGATAATATATCTTCTTGAATTGGTCCCAATCTACTGATAGACGAATGATTACAACCACCTAATCCCATTACTATATTATTTTTAACAATATCGATATTACTATCCATTACTACTTTTGAATTTATAAAGAAATCTCTATAGCTTCCATTTTTTAGTAAATGATAAGGCTCTTCACCATAATCAATTATGTCTCCAATATTAAGTGATAGAGATGAATCTTTTTCTAAAGAATATTCATCAGTACTTAACACAATATCTTTTAATAATTCTCTAAACTTAATTGATTTTAGATAATATTTATCAACTCTAAAATTAGGAATGGAACATATTTCATCAGGTTTTAATTCATTAATGCATTTATTCATATCATCAACATAAATATCCCATCCCATATCATTATCATAATTAAATAATGCAACTATATCAATATTTGCATATCTATCATTTTCATGGAAAATATCAATAGCTTTCTTCAATTTATCAATATCATAGGGTATTCTATTTTGTTGTTTATTTGATTTTAAATCAAATGACTGAATACCAATACTCAATCGCTTAATATCCATATCATTAATTAAAAATGATAAAAATTCATCGGTTAAATCAATAGGATGAACTTCGAATGATATATTAGTCGTATTATGATATCCAGGAATATTATTTATTATTTCAATCAAAGCATCTTTATTCCATAATGATGGAGTACCTCCACCAAAATAAATTTGATCCATTTTAACAGGAAATACATCTTTCATATTCTGAACTAAAGATACTACACTATCTTCATATATTTTTATTTTATCTTTATATTCATAATATTTGTTACTGCCAAATGCACAGAATTTACATATTGATCTGCAAAATGGAAAATCTATATATAATTCAAATTTGGTATCATCAGTTATTGGATATTCATTGAAATATCGTTTCCAATATTCTATAAATTCACCATCATTATGTAAATAATAAGGATAATCTTTATTCATAATTTATTCCTTTCTTACCATATTTGCAAACTCTTTTGGATATGAGCAATATTTTTGTAATCTACATGGTCTGCATCTATTTATCATAGAACATTCATAACATTCTTTCGGAACATAAATTTGTAAACCATGTGGGCATGAATTCTTTAATGATCCATCTGGGTATAACGTGTATATATTAGTACAATCATAACACCAGTTATTTATTCTATCAGCAATTTCTAACTCAATATTTGATTGCCATTTATTATATAAATTACATAGCCATTGATCAGCCGATTTATAATATGATGGATCATTTTCTTCACCAACATAATGTTCAAATTTAATACACTTAACTCCCTTAATATTCCATGTATCAACAAGTGATATAAATTCATCTATATTCATATTAAATAAATCTTTAGTTAATGTAATCATTATAGTATGAGATATTCCATTATCTGATATAATCTTTCGATTTTTCATCCAGATATCATATTCTTTATCATTAAATCTTTTAGAATTCCAAGATGTTGATATACCATCGAATGTTTTATATATTTCTATTAATCTATCATTTAGAATAAGTAAATTGGTTGATATACCATTTATCTTACTGATGCCATTAATATTATTAGATTCAATTATTTCATATAATCTATCAAGATGTGTTGTAGCTTCTCCTCCAAAGATTGTTATTTGTCCATCAAATTTATTTAATTCATATAGGAATTTATCTTTATCATAAAATTCATCTCTATCTTTAGCAAAACAATGTGGACAATTTAAATTGCAGTGCCACGTGGGCACTGCATATAAATGTTTGTACATGTTAAATCTCCTTTACCCATCCATATTTAATTAGCTTTGGTTTTAATTTAAGCATTTCCTCACAATGTTCTGGTGGATAATGTTTTTTCTGTGATTGACATCCATTGCATAATGCAAACAATTCACATGATGCACATTTTTCATTGACATGATATGCAACTGGTGGATATTGTGGCACTGGTATTAAATTATTATCATTCTTATAATCTTTCAATATCTCAGGTTGTTCTTCACAGCATCCATAATAATGAAGCTTATCATCTGTATCAACATAGCAGCATCTAATTGATGATTTACATAACATGTTGATATTCAAATTACATGCATTGAAATTATATTTACTTGTATATATTTCATAATCACCTAATCCAGCATCTAATATTTCCATGTATTTAATAAACATCTTATATCTTGGATATGTGACTGTACATCTACCTTGTTCTGTCGCATTATTTATTCTAACTTTAGTATTTAATCTTTTTGCCAATTCAACTGTTTTTATTACAGTATCTTCATTACTCTCATCTATTACAGCAATAAATGGTAATGTTTTATCTGAATTTATTTTTTCTCGAAATAAATTGAATATTTCAATAAACTTATCTTCAGTAAATGGAGTATCTTTATCCCATCTTCTACTTTCTCCATAATTAAAAGATGTTGTTATTCCAACATTATCATCATTGAATAGGTCAACCCATTTATCTGGATGATAATAGAATTCTTTAAGATTAGTTGTGATTGACATTGTTCCTTTTGGTGATTGTTCATGCATAATATCCAACAATTCCCAATAATAATCTGGATCGACTAATAATGGCTCTCCTCCACTCACAACAATAGAATTTGGTTTTATTGTTCTAATTACATCTTTTATTTGTTCTGGAACACCGTTTGTTGGATGTTTAATATATAATGATCCAGCGCTACAAAATGTGCAATCAAAATTACATAAACCAGTTACTCTGATGATTAAATCCATTTATTTAACCTCCGAATTATCAGATGTATTTATATCTTCTTCATATGGCTCGCCAACCTTGGCAATGGTCACAAATTCGTCATGATTAATTTCTTCATAACTTTTAGTGAGATCAGATATAGTAGTTCCAGTTTGATATGCATAAAATTCTGGTTGTAATATAATATTCAGTATATCAGCTGATTGATATAATTGCTTATTTCCCAATAAATCAATAATTTTATTTGATAATGATGACTCATTTGAAAAATAAATATTGACTGGAATATATGGAATTTTTAGCATCTTAGCTATCAATATTGTAATCATTGTATCATCTTCTGGTGATGATAGAACTCCACCATTCAATCTCATGAATAATGGGTTTTGAATTCCATTGGTTGCTATATCTATTATTTTAGCCTCAAATTCTTCTTGGGTATATGGTCCGAATGAGTATTCTTTGGTATCAATATCTTGTGTATAAATTCCATATGGAAGTGGTTGTATTTTATATATTTCATATGGAATATTAGTACTCAAAATTGTTATTGGATCAATATATGAATCGAAGTATTCATTATATACAAAATTAGAATTATTAAACATTGTATATTTCAATATATTTGGTAATGCAATATTGAAATTGCATGGAGTTACCTTCAATTTAGTATGATCTAGAAAATGATCCTGTTTCTGATGGTATCCTACTATCTTACTTCGTAACATTTCATTGCGTAGATCAATTTTGAATAAACTATCAGCATCATATACATTTACTAAAATATCTTTATTATTATTTTTTGCCCATGATAGATAATACATCAATGGAAGATATCTTTCATAATTTCCATAATATTCTGATATACCATAACCATTAGTAATATCAGAAAAATCATAATCATTCATGTATACTGAATCAGCATCCAATAACTTATTATATTCATCAATATCATTTTTTACAAACCATGAATTTTCATCTTTGGATAATTGATCCATTTCATCAAGCGTAAGTGATATTATTTGACGTGATTTCAAATGTTGTGTTGTTTGATCTAATCGATCAATCATATATAACTTTTTATCTAAATCAGGGGATTTATATGAATTGAGTTTCTCAGCAATTGTCTTCATTTACTTGTACCTCACTTTCTTGACTCACAATTTTCACAAATTCAGTTATAGCATCCTTCTGAACTTCTTGTGGTGCAAATAATAATGATAGAATATTATAGAATGGCAAATTCTCAATTATTCTATGCAAATAATACTGATTATCTTTATCATTAAATAAACTGAAATATCCTGGCTCTTGGCCTTCTATTGATTTATCATATTCAGTCAATAATAATGAAAATGTATTATATCCTGCCAAGTAATATATATTAACTATTTTTATTTCATCATCCTCAATAAATGGAACATTACTCATATCAATATAATCACCATTCGTATTATATGTTTCCATTGAATAATAAGGTAATGAATTTATAAGCCTTCTTACTTTATTAATGAAAGATTTATTATTATTAATGAATTTAATAATTTCATCTTTGGTTAATATACTATCAAGATATATATTATCATCTATATAAAATGTAAGTATATTTGTCCATGTATCTGAGAATATCTTAAAGCTGATCTCAATATCAGTAGATAAATATAGTTTAAGATATTCTTCTTTATCTTCATATGAGCAATTATCAAAATTTAATTTTGGATTTGTTCCAATATTTCTTAAAAATGTTAATGCATATTTTTTCTTTTTTTCTTCAGGAACATCAAAATTCAAATTGCTCATATCGACTTCATCATCTATTGTCGGTACCTCATTAGGGATAATTACACATTTCATATTTTATACAACCTTCTTTTATTTTTATTTATTACTTATAGCAACCATTATTACTATGGCAATTATGATGGCAATCAGAATGACACACTGAATGGCATATTATTATTTCTTTACTTGCTTGATGGTAACCACTATTAGCCCAAGCTGTATTTAATGCTGTATACAGATCATTCATTTTGGAAATACTCATTATATCATTTGCTTTGATTTTCCCATTTGTATATGAAGAATTTAATGTTTTTATATATGAATCCGCAAATAATGCTCGTCCACTAGCTGAAGTCATTGTACTATATGAATGTGATCCATTTCTTGAAGAATGATATAATCTTGTATATCTCCATGTTCCAACTCTTGTCAACATATGTGTACATTCAACCAAAAATGAGAGCATTCTTGCAGCATCAGGTTTTCCTTCATGTACACCACTACTCTCCAAATAATTTTGAATCTGTTTTCTAAATATTGTCACATTTCCAAGTGCTTCATCTATCTCTTTATATTCAGTAGAACCATATGTATCTACTGGCAAATTTGTGCTATGGATTAATGATGATGTAGTAATAACATCATAAACATTTGTCCAAAAACCATTTATAACATCATTATGCACTATTTTTTCCTTTGTTGCTAATGCCATAATTACCAAATCCTTTCATTTTTTTTATTTTAAAAAATACATAATAGGATTATATAATCCTATTATGTATTTTAATATAATATTAATCAACCCCAACCAGCTCTACATCTATACCATGTAGGTTGGCTATCACCTGACAGTTTGGCATATACTTTTATACAACATTCTTCGCTTGAACTCGTATCAATCCATATTTCACCTTTGTCTACAAGTGGTGCTGATGGAGCAGATGATGCTATTGTAACTCTTACACCGTTTACTCTAGCTGAGTTTCCACCATTTGCGGTCATTGAAGTTGGATAATCGTTTAAATCATAAAAGCTACCTGTATTAGCCACTTTATGAAGACCAGTAATCATTGTATATGGATGGGTAGCAGGATGTGGATTATTAAGTGCACCGGTTTCTATTCCAGCTAATTTAGTTTTTTCTGCATTTGTATAATCATTAATACTAAATCCAGCTTCTGTACCATTACCAAGTTTATGATTATTAGTGCCACCTGCACCAATATGGTTGGTTAGGTCAACAATATTTTTATTCCATTTAGCTCTTTCAGCTGCACTAATATGCTCTCTAATATCTGAATTAGCCATAGTTTATCATCCTTTCTTTTTCAAATTTCTTAATGGGCTTACTGATAGCATATTTCTGAATTTTTCAATAAATTTATCAGCTCCAGTTCCAGCAATCTGTATACCAACATCATATGCATTGCCTCTATCATATTGAGATAGAGTTAACCCATTACCTTCTATTTTATCAACTGCGTCAGAAGATACAGTTACAGTTGCGGTATATGAAGATGTATCAAGCATAAATGAACGCATATTTGCATCTCCCGATATTGAATCTGGTATAGTAATATCCTGATTGAATGATGAGCATTTCCATAAGAAATGATCAAGACATTGCCGTCCAGATACTCCTGGATGTATTATAGTACTACCTTCAGTCTTCTTATCTGGAATTGTTAATGGTTTATTAAATGACGTACATCCATGCAAGAATTTCATCAAACATTTATCTCCAGTTACACCACTAGGTATTGTAAGATCTTGATTAAATGACGTACATCCATCCAGAAATCCTTCCAAGCAACGTTCTCCAGTTACACCGCTAGGTATGGTAATTGCTTGGTTGTATGATGTGCATCCTTTTAAGAATCCTTCAAGACAGCGTGCACCAGTTACACCGCTAGGTATTGTCAATGACTGATTGAATGATGTACAGCCAGCCAAGAAGTTTCTAAGAGAACCTCCTCCAGATACAGAGTCTGGTATTCTGTCAATAGATGTTAAACTTGTAAAGTTTCTTGCAAAGTTAGCTAATGATGTAATACTATATGTTTCCGGATTATCAATTTCTTTTTCTTCATATTCATCTGGATCACCTGGATTAACTTTGTCTTTCAGTTTTTTCTCTATAACCTTTGAGCTCCAGAATGATATTTTAGTTACCTGATTCTTAGTAAATGATGATCCACCTGCTGTTATAGTAGTATTTGCTGGTAAATTATTACTTAAATTGTATATTTCTTCTTCATTAAAAATGGATACAGTATTATTGTTGCTAAGAGTCAATTTTAAAACTTCATATTTATGAGTTGAAGGAGCATAAAAGTTAATATTAAAGTCTTGCGTATAACTTTCTCCAGTATGCTTATAATATTTATGCTCATCCTTAGAAACTTTGTTGTATGCAGAGCCATCCCATTTATAATATTTATTATTAACATTGGATGCCAGTATATTATTATATATTTTATTAGAATCTGGAGTTATTTCATCTTTATATGCCGAATTATCAGAATCATATGATGAATAAAATGTACCTTTATACAAATATCCATTCTCAACATCTTTATCAAATTTTCCAGTTGCATACCATGTGTATTCTTCTTTTGTTCCATTTGCAACAGTAGCTCGAATTTTACATGTTCCAGCTGCAGTTGCTGTCAATACTCCATTACTAATTGAAGCATTTGTTGATCCTTTATCAACTATTGACCATGATACATCTGAATAGCTAGGAATTTCAGTATCATATGTTTGAGTATCCCTAGCAACAACTGATAAATTAGTTTCACATTCAGGGCCTAGTACCATTCTAACATTAGTTGGGAATGATGAAGGTATATTAATAATATCTGCTACTGGAATATATTCTGGAAGGAATGTTACAGTTCTAAATGTCTCATAATTAACATAACTAGTCTCTCCGGCATCATTTACTTGCTGAATTGCTGATGCTGATTGGGTGACTTCATAAAAATCTCCATCTTCAAAATTATAGAAGTAATCATAAGAATCTTTACTTCCCTCAGGAGCTTTATAATCCCAATCATATTCAGAATCCATTGTAACATTATAAGTTTCTTTCCATGTTGCCGCATCTTGTGTATAAGGCAAAAATTGTAATCCCATTCCACCAGTGGCATTTAATAAACCATTATCTGGATCTCTATTATTATCATTTATATTCCTAGAATATGAAATTATTATACCACCATCACCAGTTGATGCATTCCATGGATCTTTCTCTGCCATAGATAATATTATTGGTCTCTTAGCTCTAATGATAGAAGGATATTCCAACTTAACATTTTCAAGATTAATATGTGCCGATGGAGCATCAGGAAATATTAATACAATTTCTACCTTAAATTCAGCATCACTTTTATTTGCACCGCCACCTTTAACAGTTGCTTTCAATTCTACAGTTTTATCATCAAATGCTTCTATATAAAAACTATCCTGAGTATCATCTTCACTACTAGAGTTAACATAATCAGGATTTTCTTCCCACCATGTTACAGAATCAGCTGCGATTGAAAGTGTTTTAGTATTTTTATCAAATGTAACATTGGCAGGAGTAGGATTAACTAATTCCCATTCAATTGTTTTGACAGATGCAGTAGATGGTGAAACTGTTGCACTAGCTAATGAAAGTGGCTCTGATACTTTATCCCATGTACTAGGAACACCTGATATACCCTCAGCAACAATAAATGCACCATTGACACTAATTGAAAATTCTTTAGTAAAATCTTCTCCTATTGCTTTACCATTTTTTACAGTAGCTGTAATTTTTGCTACACCACTTTTAGTAGCAGTAAATATTCCATCATCATACAAAATAGCATCAGTTGATCCTTTACTCGTAATAGCAGCTGTTACATTTGTATATGATGGATAATTGGTAACTGATGTATCCCATGATGCCACAAATTTAAGTCTACAAAATTCTCCTGAATTATATGAACCATTATATCCAGTCATAATAATATCATTTATTGGATAATATTTATTTATTACCTGTATATCAAATACTTCTACATAGTCATATATAATTTTCGTATATGTATTTTTCTCTGCTGAATACATGTATCTATCAGATGATGTGGCATCAATATAAATCTTATACTCTTCACCAGCAATTTCTGTTGTATAACTAGCATCTCTATAAAATTTATTACTGCTAGATACAAAGTACCCATTAACAGTCTCATATGCAGATCCCTCATTAGGTCTTAAACCATTCTTGATGGTTGCTTGTACTCTTAAATATCCAATATTGCTAGCTCTTAATACCTTTGATCCATTTCCTGATGCAGTTAATTTTGCTGATGTAGAAAATACATTATTATTATATAATAATTCCCAGATAATTTCTTTCTTCTCAGCATTGCTAGGTTTAACTGTTCCTGATAAAATATAATCAGTATCTGTTTCAATTACAGTTGGAACATTTTCAATACCAGTGACTCTAACATATTGCTTTATATCAATATTAAGAGTATCACTAAAGATTTCCCCATTAACAGGTGCTGTTTTTGCGACTATAGTTGATCCAGTAATATCTTTATCAATATGGATATATCCATGATTATCACGACTGAAATTTCCGCTACTATCTTTTGCTGAAGCAACTGGGTAATCATCTAATGCAACTATTAATGTACCTTTTTCATCCAAACGACATAATTGATCATCAGTCTTAAGGTACCATGTTATTGATGGTAAGTCTGCATCGGTTGGAATTGGATTTGCAGTTAATTGGTATTTATTTGTTATTTCATACACTGACGTTGATGAAGTAATTTTAATACCAGTTAATTTTGGTTTTACGATAACCTGTGAAATGCTTGTATAAACATCATTTGCACCGGGGCTAGATAATTTACAGAAATAGTAGTAAGTTCCAGATGTTGTTGATTGAGGAATCACGTATGTCGAATTTGTTTCTCCCTCAAGCAATGTAGCACCGTTAGTACTATTAATGCTATTTCTATACCATTGATAATATATAACATCACTTGTTGATTTAGCGACAACTGATAATTGTTGATTTATATTATCAAGAGTAATATATGAATATGATGATGGATTGGTAACAATTGTTATTACATTCTTTTTAGCAGTAATTGTAAAATCTTGTGTAAAATTAGATTTAACATTATTTGATCCATTGACTGCATTATTCAAAGTAGCTCTAATTTTAATTGTACCTGCAGTATTTGTTAAAATTATATTATCATTGATAGCGGCAGTACCTGATACTACCGACCATATTATTGATGATACTGAAGCATTATATGGAACCACCTGTGCCCCTGATAAATTATATGGAACTCCTGTTAATATTTCTGCAGGAACATCAATTATCTTTGTTACAGATACAAATGGTACATCATCGATATAATTCAAACGAAAATAAGCATTTTGACTCATATATACTAATATACATGGAGAATTTGCTGGATAAGATGAATTCATATCAAATAATACTACAGCACAATCTAAATTAGTTTTTACAACTTGGGGATTCGATAGTTTGATTATAGTTCCATCACCCATTTGTACACCCCAATGTGATGAATCCCGAGATATATAAAATTCAATATTGGGAGCTTGAGGGGGATATGAAAATGTTGCTAATAATTTATCAGTATTACCATTTTCATCAGTAGTAGCTCCATAGTTATTAGTTGTGAATGCGAAATTTCCTGATGCATGCTGTTTAAAAGTAACCTGCTGATCATCCTGATATGAAATCTTAAATCTAGCAGTATCACTTCTATATACTAATAAACACGGAGAATTAGATGGGTATGATTTACTCATATCAAACTGAACAATCGCACTATCTCTATTAAGATATAAAAGTACGGGGTTTGAAAGGGGGATGATAGAACCATCCCCCATTTGTGCACCCCAGTCATTATTATCAGTACTAATATGAAAATTTATATCAGATGGCTGATGGGGAAATCCAATCGAAAACATGCATTTACTAACTTGACCATTAGTATCAGATAATCCACCAGATATGCCATCAATAGTAAATCCACAATATCCAGTTTGTTTATTAATGACTGCCATAGGTATTCCTCCTTATTAAAGTTCTTTAATTGTATAATAAGCTTTGTTGGTTCTATATACAAGTTGACATGGAGAATTAGAAGCATACCAGTTATCACCCAATGAGAATTCTGCAACAACACTTGTACTAGTTGTTGAGATTGTTGCTGAATATGTTGCTGGAATAATTGTTCCATCACCCATCTTAAGACCCCAGCAATTTGTATTAGTTGCAAAATCAACAGTAATATCATTTGCTTGCTGACTGAAGTTAATAGTAATCCATGCTCTATTAACATTTCCAGATGTTGATATACCACCAGAACCTTGAGTGGTAACACCATTATATCCAGATAGTTTATTTATAACCGTTTCGTCGCTAGTATCTTCAGCTGGATTTGGGTTAGCCCCAATAGTGAGTCCACCATTAACAAGTAATCCAGTACCAGGAACAGGATTGATCAATCTCCAATATGTTCCATCAAATACAAATACATGAGTGAAATTCTTTCCAATCATATAATTTGATACTGCTTCGCCAGCATATATAACTTTTGCTGCTCCAGTTCCATTGACATCCAACGTAGTATTATTATCTTTTCCACTTCTATCTTCTTCATCAAATGTTAATGAAACAGTACTACCAATTTGACGAATAAATACAACTGGATCCATATAAGTTGAAACCAATGTTGCAATCTTAGCAGCTGTATATTTATCAGTATGACAATAACCTTTTGCAACACCAACAGCATTTCTACGTACCCACTCAGAAGATACAATTGAGTTAGAATTATCAGAGTCTTTTAATGTCTGAATACCTGTTGGATTTTCAAGGTTCCAATTAGTTCCATCATATGTGAAAAGATAAGTATAACCAGCTCTTATCATCTCTGATAAAATATTCATTCCACCATACTTAATAGGCTTAGGTCCTGAACTCTCAAGGTCAGGAATATCAAGATAATAAGTATCACCAGTTTTACCATTTGCACTATCAGCTTGTTCTTTAATCGCATCTTTACTAAATGTGATTGATACTGTAGATCCTTGCTGCATCATAAATACTGCAGGTTTAACAAACCTCATATCAAGTACTACTGTCTTTATTTTTACATCTGTATCAGTATCACATCTACCAAATGCAACACCAACAGCATTACGTCTAACCCATTCAGTAGTTGCAATTCTATTATCATTAGAATCATCTGGAGCTATAACAGCTCTTGGTTCTCCAGTCATTTCATACTGATTATGTTCAACATCAGGCCAATGAATAGGAGCACGAGAAATATCAGTAGGATGCCTATGATCTCCTCTAGCATAATATCCATCATCTGTACCCTTAGAAGGAGATCCATCCATCAATGGTTCAACATCAGTTGCTCTGGTATGTCCAAATACTGATACCGTTGCTCTACCAAATGTAGATCCAGAAGGAGATGTATGAACTCTAGGAGCTTTAATCTCATCTAAATATCTACCCATATTAGCTGATAATGCTGCTAATGAATCAGTAGAGTCCAGATTATCTATAACCTCAAGTCCTTCCATATCATTAATGATTTGAATGACATCGTCAATATCAGCTTTCTTAGCATTCAATATTCTACCTTGATTTGCTGATAATGGTCTATCAGTCTCATATGATATAAGATTATCAATTACGGTATTATGAACATATTCAGTTGTAGCTATTCTGGTAGATACATCAGTTGCATTCTGTGTTGTTGTAGTAGGTGATCCTTTTAGATGTACTGACTGAGCAATTTCTGTTTCCGTAATTGAATTAGGAACAATAGTTGCTTTGATAGTACATGTATCCTGATCAACTTCTACATTGACATTAGTACTTAATGAACCCATATAAATTCTAATAAGTGAAGATAGATCTACTCTACGTTCACTTCCATCTGGCAATACGAGTACTAATTGATTTTCAGCTCTATCACAATATGTCTTCTCAAATATCTCAGCAATTGGGACATGTACTTCTAATAATGACCCATCTCTATATTCATAAATAACAGAGCATTTATTATCATCCCAAGAAGCATTGACAAAAGCATTATAAGTATTAATATCACTAGTAAGTGCCTTGATGTTAGTTGTTAATTTATCAAGAGCAGCTTGTACTGCTGTAGATATAGGTTTATCCATATCTGAGGTATTATTAACATTGCCCAATCCTAATTGATCAGCTGTAACATTGTGAGGATTATCAGTATTAGTAACATGATTGTTGAATGTAGATAATGGAACTGCACCAATCTGAGTAGCTGTTGTCCTGTGAGGATTATTGAAATCATTGATATGATTAAACATATCAATTTTAGCTTCATCAAGTGCAGATATCTTCTCTAATATAGAAGTAATATTATTATTTGTAATCTCAAATTGCCTTGTGACAACTTTCTGGGTTACAAATCCATCTTCATTCTCACCAAGTTCATTATACCATTCAGGTCTATTCTTTATATCTGACCAATCTACCACATTAGCAGGCAATGTTTGACCAGCTAAAGCCATATCATTAAATATATCAATAAGATCTCTCCAAGTAGTATCATAGTTTTCATCAGATATCTTAATAAGTAACTGACCAGATGTACCACCAACTGGAACACCTTCACCATCTTTTCCATCTACATAATCAACACCTTTAACAGGAGTATATCCATCAGCTCCTTTAATATTAACTGGTGTAGGTGCTTCATCTACTTCTTTAGATAATGACCATGATAAATTAAAATCTTCATCTACTGAAGGGTACCATACTTTATCACTAACTCCTGATCCACCAATTGCTTCATCGTTTGTTTCTCCAGAGAATAATTTAATAAATCTTCCCTGTACCCAAACATACATTGTTGTTTCAGGATATTTAATTACCATATCACCAGGTGTCATTGATTCAAATCCAACTTCTTGCCATGCTTGTCCGGCCAATTTAACATATATAATACAATCTTGAGTTTCATTCGTCTCATGATCAGTTGCAGGTATTAATGCAAAATATGTTAATGAAGGATCTGAAACATCTGGGAAATTATCACCATATTCAAGAATATAGTTAGGATTCCAATTTCCTGAACTATACTCTACTAATGATGCTTTATAAGTTCTATCATTCCATAAGATATTCTTATAGTTAAAGAATGATTCTCTCAAGTTAGCAAATGTATCATCAATCTCTTCTCTTGTGTATGTTCCAACCTGATGTGCCGTAACATTATGAGGATTATTAAAATCATAAATATGATTTTCGAAATCAGATTGATTTGCTTTATTATTCCATAATCCTCTTTCTTTCTCAGTAATATGTAATGATGTATTTTGAACATGAGCATTGAAAGAAGATAATGGAGCCATTGAGTTCCATTTACTGCGTTCTGCATCAGTCATATGAATTGATTTATCATTTGCATGTGAATTGAATGCAGTTACTGAAATCTTTGTATCTAATGCATCTCCAATAGCTTTCTCGCTAGGTATCTTTTTAGTAGATCTTTGAGATGCATCAGAGTTAATTGAATTAATAACTTCAAGAGCACCAATCTGTCCTCTGACTCCAGACCATGTCATTATTTGCCCTGGAATACCAGGATCAATAATATCTTGTTTTAAATTTATAAGACGATAAATTGAATCTATCTCATCTTTTAATGTAGCAGAGTCATCGTCTGTAGTTTGATGTACAGCTTCATACACTGTAATTGGGTATGAATAGTCATAATCATAGTCAGGGATTGGTTCTTGATCGTTAACTAGCCAAATTCTTGATTGGACTATAGTTCTGTTTCTTAGTTCACCCATAACAATTTTTCACTCCTTTACGTAAAGATAACTTTAAAGTTTTAATAGGAGGTTCATATGGAAATTAATGTAGGAGATAGAGTCCAAATTAGATCTGGTGCTGTAGATGTCTCTAATGGTGTAACCGCCAAAGCAGGAAAAATGTATGGCGATGGTGGTCCATTATGGGCTACTATTGAATCAATATCAAGTGGATATAAGACTAGCAATAAATATGGTTTACCATCTGTAATTACTAAAGTTAGATGTACAGATGCTACAGGAAATGTTGTAGTATGGCAGGTACAAGATTCTGATGTTGTAAATGTTATAAGTGCATCAGCTGCAAAAACAACTAATGTATCTGGAACTCCAGCTGCAAGTAGTAACTCAACCACAGTTAATACTGCTAATATGACAACTCAAACTAAATCATCTAAATCATATAATACTGTAGAATCTAGAAGTGTATCATCTTTTGTTCCAGATGGTCGTACCGATAGAAATAACTCTGTCAATAGCAGTAGTGGACGAAACACATTGCGTGGTAGCTGGAACTATGGAACTAATTCATCAACGAAAACAGACGGTATTAATATATCAAATCCAACAGCAGCTGCTACTAAAAAAATCACACCATCATCTATAGGTACTATTGAAGATATTGCATATCCAAATGCTGGTGGAACATGGAGAGATTTAACAACTAAAGAAAAAGCTAATATAGGAACTAACCATTTACAAGTAGACACATCAGTACTGGATGGATCAAAGCAAAGAACATCTTGGCAGAATCCAGATAAGAAAGCTGAAATGCTTAATAATAAACCTGATGAAATTCAAAACTCATCAGGATTCCCATATAAGATATCAGATCCAGCTAGTCAATTAGCAGCTAAATATGATTATAGAATATTACCTGGTGACTCTAGATATAGTAAGTCAGTTAGTTTGGAAACTAAACTTAGAGAAGCTAGAGCACAATTTGGAATACAAGTTCATGGAAATAATAATATTGGAAAAGCTGTTACATATTATATGTATAACAGGTATAAACAGCCTGATCCAAATATTGCATTAAGTAAATTAACAACCCATGTATTCTTTACAAGACCTGATTTAAATATATTGAGATGTAGTGGAGGTCAAGCAATTGATGCAGCAGATCAAGTTAAGAATCATACTGAAGCAGCTATGTTATTTAAGAGAAATCCAGAGATATTCAAATTATTAACTGATGGAACTAGATGTGGTGATGGAAATAATTTTAATATGTTATTATCAAATCAAGTCGTTTCATTTCAATTAACTGATGAGCAATTAAGTACAATAGAATCAAATAAGACATGGAATGATTATTCTATATTTTATGGAGATGCATATAGTGGAAGAACCGGAGGAGAATTTCAATGTACATTCAGTGAATTATATGATTTATCAATCATCAATATGATAAAATTATGGATTACTTACATTGATAATGTATCTAGAGGTGCTTGGAGCCCTTCATATAATTTATTTGGATCTGGGGTTTCACATAATTCATTCTATGATAGCCATGTATATATGAAGGAACTAGATTATGCATGTGCTGTAAATGTTTTGAAATGTGGTCCTGAAGGAGAAGAGATTTATTATTGGACTAAATATTATGGAGTATATCCTATAACTACTGGAGTTAGTGCATTATCATATGATGCAACTCAAGGTATTAGTAATAATTCTCAAATACCTATTACTTTCAAATATAGTTTCAAGAAAGATATGTCTCCAATATCATTAATAGAATTTAATGATACTGCAAATCTAGATTCATATGTATCTATTGATTCATATAATCCTAAATATAATCAAAGCTATAGACCAATAGTTGGAGTTCCATTTATTGAAATGAGCTTGGGCAGCTCACAAATGAAAAATCATGGATATAATACTAACAGGCAGAGTACTAACATCAGACTTAAATTTACAAGTTCAGATAAAGCTGATTCAGCTCTGAGTGATAATGTATTATTTAAAACAAATTTGCATAAATAAGAAAGGAGTAACATAGTATGCTTGAACAAATTGGAGATGAGGATATCGTCGTTCAAAATTATACTAATAACTTTGATATCAAAGAATATATACAAGATGAATTAATACCTGCAGCATTTCCTGATATTAGTGTGAGCAAACTAAATCTCGGATTTACTGGTATTATATCAGAATTTATGTCTCAAGTTATTGAGGATTCACAAGCCACTGCTTCACTTATGATGAATGAATCATTTATAACAAGAGCAGTATTGCAAGATTCCATATATTCGGAAGCATCATTATTTGATCTGGGATATAGTTTTGCAGTTCCATCAAGATGTAATTTTGCTGTGCAATTATGGATAGAAGATATTTTAAAATATGCTAAAGCTGTAAAGAATACAAGTACAATGCGTTATTGTCTCGATAAAGACACTAAAGTTGTATTAGGAGATAATACATATAAGTTTGATTATGATGTGTATATTGATTTTCAGTATATTGATGGAAAAAGAGTTTATAATGTCTATTATAATATAGAAGAAACTAATTCAATATCAATTATAACAAATAAATATATTAAGCATCAAGTAACATCAATCGGATGGTTAGTATTATTCGTAGAACTTCAAGAGTTTGATAGAAAGGTTGAAACAAATTCTATTACTGATAACTTAGTTACAGTAAATAGTGATATATCTCTTAAGTGGACTAGACAAATAGCTGGTATTGATTTGATTTATATAACTCCTGGCGGAGATAGACAAACAATGACACTTAAGAATATTTATACTAAAGCTCAGATAGATCCATTTGCTTGGTATAAATTTAAAACAAATAATGAGATAGTACTTTCATTCTCAAATAATAAAGGATATTTTGCACCTGCATTCAATAGTAAGATTGAATCAACTATATATACGTGCAATGGAGCATCTTCTAATTTTGATGAATATGATAATAAATCAGGATTACCAGTACAGAAGACAGGATCAAATTATTCATATAATGCAAACACAAAGATGGTTGCATTATGTTATGGAGGTTCTACTGGTGGAGCTGATAAAGGAGATATTGAATTATTAAGAGATGATGTTATATTAGCTCATAATACAGCAAATGCAATATCTACTGATCATGATTTGGAATTATGGTTTAATAATTATGCTAAGAGATATAATACTAAAGCAGAATTCTTTAAACGTAGAGATGATCCAACTGGTAGATTATTTTCACAATTCATATGTATTGTGAATGATTCATATATTTATCCTACCAATACACTATCTATAGATATTTCACAAAGTGATTGTGATTTTGTAAATACTGATAGTAATGGGATTGCTAATGAGTTTATTATTAAACCTGGGCATCTGTGGGAATATGCTGACAATGGTGATACAATAGTTAGAGATAGATTAAGAATGATTACATCTTTAGATGGTGCTGCAATGGTTACTGATGATGCATTACCTCAATTGAACAGTAATAGACAATTTATGTTTGTTAATCCATTTTATATTAAGATATCAAGATCACCTGCAATATCAGCAATGTATAATTGTCTTATAGATCATACATCATATCCTGAAGATGTACCAGTAACTTCAGAATCATTTTATCAGTTCCAATTAGCAACATTCAGTATTGAAAGAACAATGTCTAAGAAATACAATAATAAATATAAGATACAAGTAATTTGTGTACCAGTAATTACTACTGATACTGATATTGATTATGTTGCTGGAATTGGTACTGAAGATTATCCATTATATGAAAATAATCTAAGAATGATTCTTGTTACTAGATCTGCATCAGATGGTGAAACAGGATATATTGAAATGGAACCAGTAGAATTTCGTACTGGTAGTTCTATATTATTTGAAACATATATTGCAGTGCATGATAATATAGATTCAGATATGATGCTTGAAATAGATATGGATAAAACTACTGGTATTAGATCGCTAATACAATCTGGTACTAGAAAAGGAAAAGTTTATATTGATGCTCAAGAAACATCATTCCATTTTATATGTCTCATCAAAGATTTCGATGGTAAAGCATCTGATCCAATATATAGTGACAGCAGATATAGTGGTTATTTAGTAGCTAATAGATTTGCTAATTCACATAGAGATCTTACACTATATAAATCATTATCAATGATGAGATCAAATATTACATTTGCTGGAGATAATGGAAATTATAATGTTAGAGCTTCACTGATACCAATGTTAAGATATGATATACCACTTGATGATACAAAAATGGCTTATTTTATTAGAGCTTTTAATGATCAATATACAGCTATGGAACCTGTAATAAACAAGTTGGATGGTAATTGCTCAATCGATTTTAAACTATATAATACATATGGAAGATCATCTAATTATTATATTGGGCCATCTGATGATAGTGATAATCTATATGATTCAAATATCTTGCTTGATAATGTATATGTAAATATTAGATTAGTAATATCAGTATATGATAGATCATTATATACTCAGACAGTAGCTAATGTTACAAATGATATCATTAGTTATATTAATGATTTAAGTGATAATGATGAAACAGATCTACATGTATCAGATTTAATACATGATATTATTGAGAATCAACCTAATGTAAGGTATTTGAGATTCTTAGGGTTTAACGATTATGATGCTAACAAACAATCAATATTTGTAAAGTATGATGATATATCTGAACTTGATGAAAATCAGTTACAATGTAGGGTACCTGAATTAATTAGAGTTGATTCTGATAGTATAGAAATAACTGAGGAGACTTAATAAAGGAGGATTGCATAATATGAACGCAGTAAACTTATCAGAAGTAGATGACTTACAGGAAACAATTGACAATCTAGATTATGGGCAGGAAGTTATATGGGAAGATAGAACATATATAATACTTGCTGATTCAAAATCAAATAATATTTATCTTCATCCATGTGGATGTAATCCAGAATTGGAAGATATATCAATATCTGAATTGATAAAATAAAAATAAAGAGAGGGATATTAATCCCTCTCTTTATTAATGTTTATTATTATATTTATTATTATACTTATTATTGTTATTATTCTTATTTTCTGCCTTTGTTTCTGATGTTGCATCTTTTGATTCAGCTTCATTAGATTCATTCTCAGTAGTATTTTCGTCAACAGTCGTAGATGTATTAGCGATTGTACTTAATGCACTTAATGCTTTATCAACAGCCGCATCTGTTGGAGTTGTATCTGTTTTCTCTTCAACCTTTTCTGGCTGTTGTACTGGAGATACTCCACTCTTATCAATTGCAATACCGGTAGAATTATTAACTATTGAATTTAATCCAGTACTTTTGGTTTCTGCAGCAATATCTATTACATTTGCAATAGTTGTTTTAGCACTTTGAGATCCATCTCCAATAGCTGCAACATGTACAGTTGACTCATTTGTTTCAACAGGTGTATTATCAGTAGATACAGGAGTACTTGGAGCAATTACTTCCTTCTTCTCTGATGGTCTGTAATTCTCATATTTCTTGTATATTGTTGTAAGATTAGTTCTGGTAAGTGGTTTTAACTCACCTGTCTCTGGATTAACATAGTTAACAGTAAGGCCATTTGTCTGAATGATAGTTGCAATAAGTGTAAGATCAGCATAAAATGGCTCTTTCCTTGGAGCAAGACCATAACCGCGTGGAATCATTCCTTTACCTAAAACTTGAATTTTTAACATTGTAATTTCTCCTTTACATAAATAATATTTTTTATTCAAATAGTTCAGCTGATGTTTTTGGTAATATATATGTGTCACTAACAAGATCACTTTTAATTCCCATCGAAAGTAAATATGTATTTACAGTATTCAATGTTACTTTATTAGTAGGACTATTTTCCAATTCATCCAACTGAACATATCCTTTGGTTGCTATAGACTGATTCATTTCACGTTTCATTATAGTATCATCTGATCTAGGACCATGGAATTCTTGTAGAATTTTATCAGCTCCCAGTGATACTAATAATGATGCTTCGATATCTGAATCTCTAGCATTCTTATCTTTATCTACAACCTGATTAGTCATTGCAGAACGTTTCTCATTTGATACTGAGATACCATTCTTCTTATGTAATAATTGCTGAGTACGTTTTACATTAATATACCCAACAAGACATTTCTCTTTAGAACATACAACATGTTTCTTATCCATTGTAAGATGGGGCATATATACATATTCCATTAATGGAATATTTAATACCTTAGCTGCTTTCTCAATATTATTCATATCAAGTCCATGTTCATATTCTACAATATCAAGTACAAAATTTTCATTATCATCATTTAAGAAATCTTTCATATATTTAGCAAACTCATTATCATTCATTGATCCAAATAATTCTTTGTATTTATCTGTATTAGCACCTGATGGATCCAATGCATCAAATGTATCATATATAATCTTTTCTATTTTAGCTCGATTTTCTACAATCATTACGATTCTCCTTTCACAGAATTTATATTATAAATCATCTGATTTAAATCATTCAATGTTATTCCTATAAGATATTTATCAGAATTATTATAAGAATTATTGAGATAACCAGAAGGATATGATTCAGTTCCTTCTATATGAATTAATAAAGATGGTTTATTTCTATACATTTGTTTTTTAACTGCTACAGATCCTGAATTAAAATAAACTCCAAGTGCTTCACATTGTTCACATATCTTAGTAACTAATGTATCCTCATCAAGTTCATCAAAAAAAGAATACAATATTGATTCTATATCTAATCCTATTTGTGGAATTGAAGGATATTGCCCAGGCTTACTAAAGAGAACATACAAAATAGTATTCTTTACTACTTCTATTTCACTGCGTAATTTAGGCTGCCCAAATTCATTTAATTCAAAAGTAGTATCATATCCAATTCGTTCGGATTCCAAATCTATCATAAATTATCACCTCTCTTAAAGATAATTAATTATAAGAATTGTGATTTAGGAGAAAAAAATAAGGGAGATTTAATCTCCCTTATCCTTTATAATGCTACGCTTACTAAGTCATCTGCGATTTCAGCATCAGCAGTATCTACTAGATCTGCATCTACATATGTGTCTTCATTAATTTCAATACTATCAACAATATCTAAATCATCATCTGATGACTGATGTTTCTTATTGTAGATGAAGTATCCAGCTGTTGCTGCAGCTGTAACAACGATTGCTACTGATCCAATTATGATGCATCTCTTCTTGAAGATGTTCTTATGAAGCTGAACACCAATTTCATTTAATTCACAAATCAAGTTTGGTGTCATTACACAGTCATCAATAACTGATATAGCATTCCTGGTATCTGCCTTAGCTGCCTTTGTTTTCTTTGCATTAATATCGAATTCTGGAGACACCTTAGTATCGCCAAGCTTTCTAGCATATGTGCAAAGTATTGAAGATACACTGATAATGTCTGTCAATGTCTCAGCTGATACCGGCTTCTTATTGAACTTAATTGTTCCATCTTCTTTTTCAGAAGCGCCTAACAATGCTAATACAACTGGTTTATTGAACTTACTAATCACGCATCTAAGACTCTGCAATGCTGATGCTTTGATAGCTGTCATTTCTTCCTTTGTAGAATTCTCTGTGATTTTTGCCAGCTCAATGTCAACTAGATTCAAATCATTTTTAATGGCGTTCAATGTAGCTGTTAACTGATCCTCTTTGTTATCCTTTGCAAATAATCCTTTTAATAAATTTTTCTTCATGATATTATCCTCCTTAAATAATTTTAAATTTTTATTTGTTTACCATATTCAGTTTTAATTTTATATATAAGCATTCAATAGATTGTTTATATATGATTGGAGATCATTATTATGAAACTCCTTGTACTTTTTATCACCTTTGGTTATAACACCAGAGAATGATGAGTTAGATACCTTGTAAGTTGTACTTATCAAGATATTCTCTTTTGTAAGATTATCATATGCATATATATTGACAATTAATTTGCCAAGTCTTTTTTCTTTTGTAAAATATGATATTGCATAATCAAAGTCCTTAGTTTCACCCTTATCATTTGTGAATTTAAATTTAATGATAAGAGGTATTACCTTTTCATCTTTTATCGTATATAAAGATAAATCAGTAATTTTAAATTTATCACATCCTTTTACAGATGCGATTAAATTGTCTAATGAAACTTTCACTGCCACCGATATACACCTCCTTCTTCGGCATATTACTTTCTTTATCTACTATAATAATATATCATTATTAGAAGGAGATATGCGATTTATCAATACTCTTCTCCAAACACAGATGCAATAGTTTTTAGTATCGATGTAATTATAGCTGATAAGTTTATATCATAAGCTCCTTTATTTTTAAAACATTCCCATGTATGATAATAAAATCCATTAGTATAAAACAAATCTAATATCTTAGAATATAGCTCATATATTTTTCCATCATAATATTTTACATGCATTTCTTTCATAAACATTTCATCAATATCTTTTGTATTCTCATAGAACTTATTATTCATATTATACTCATATGCCAATGTATTCATATTAGATATTTCAATATCCTTAAGTCTATCTTTGGAAGTAATTATAATTATCCCCATGATAAGATCATGTAATGAAGTATCATTTTGAAAGAATTCTAATAACGCAAAATATATTTTGAGTCCTTGGTTCATGTCATAAGGATTATAGATGTTATGTAATATCTGAAGTTGTTTAACTGCTATATTATAATCTTCAAATCTGTATAACTCATAACAACTATTAGATTTCTCTACCATATAAATTACATATTCATATAGATTATCATTACTATTAGTTCTTGGATTTATGCCTAATACATATTTAGGCATTTTATCAGTGTGAGTAGGTGCAAGGATTAGATCATTTTTTAACCACGGGAGATCGATTAAAATTGTTCTAAAAGGTTCTTTAATGTTATAATCTGTAGATGCAGGTATCATAATTATACCCTCCTTTAAGTTTTTTATTTTTTGTTACCTATCTTAATAATATATAATTTATTTCATTAGATAATTATATATTATAATAATGAAGCTTTAAAAATAAATAGGAAGGAAATATATTAGTTATGAATGAAAAATTTGTGGAAAAATTTATTGATAGAAATATTGGTGAGTTAGCATTGGAGCAAGATTGTGTACATGGATACAATGTAAATGCAGCTCGAATCACGCCCAACATTATCGATGGATTGAAACCAGTTCAAAGAAGAGCTATCTATATTATGTCTCTAAAAGACAAAGGAAAATCATTTAGAAAACTTGCAAGTATTAGTGGTGATACATTTGGTAAGATTCATCCTCATGCTCCAACTTCTATAGATGATGCAGTTGTAAACATGGAGCAAGAGTGGAAAAATTCAATACCCCTAATAGATGGAGAAGGAAATTTCGGAGATATTAGTGGATCAGTAGCAGGTGCCAGCAGATATATAAAAGCTAGATTATCTGATTACTGTAGAGAGTGTTTCTTTTCTGATTGGGATAATGCAGCTGTTGATATGAAGCTAGGTGCTGATGAAGAAACAATGGAACCATTGTACCTGCCAGCAAAATATCCAAATATATTAGTAAATGGATGTCTTGGTATTGGATATGGAATGGCAGCAAATTTCCCATGTTTCAATTTTAAAGAAGTAATAGATGCATGTATACTATTACTGATAAATCCAAAAGCTAATGTTGTATTAATTCCAGATTCACCTACTGGATGTGATATTATTGAAACTAACTTTGCATCTATATGTGAAAGAGGGAATGGATCTTATACCATGAGATGTACATATGAGATTAATGATAAAAATAATATGATTAAAATTACATCATTGCCTTATATGGTATTCTCAAATGATATAAGAAGAAAGATTGCTGAAGTTAAAGAAAAAGGTGGATTACAAGAGTTAATTAAAATGGATGATCTTTCAGGAAAGAAAACTGAAATTAATCTGTACTTGAAGAATGATGTAAATCCATATAAGTTTATCAAGAAATTAATTAAGAATGTTTCCGGATTCGAAAATGGATATCCGGTAAATATTACTGTAGTTAATAATCTTAGAAACTATGATTACTCAATTAAAGATGTATTACTTCAATGGATTGAATGGAGACGTGAACAAAAAAGAATTATATTCATTCATAAGAAATCATCATTAATTGCAGAACAAAGAGCAAATGATGTAAAGTTATTTATTATGAATAAAAAGAATCTTCAGACTACTATTGAGATATTTAGATCTAGTAGAAATAGAGCTGAAATTGAATCTAGATTGATAGCTAAATATAAGGATTCTGAAATTCACATGGATTCACTACAAGCAAGAGCATTGTCAAATATGAGAATGATTGAATTATCAATAGAGTCATATGAGGCATGCGTCAAACGTAGGGATGAAATTATTGAAGAACTAGATAAGCTTGAAAAGATATTAGCAACACCTAATGGCATTGATAAAGAAATCATTGCTGAACTAAGAGATGGTGCCAAAAGATTTGGAGTTCCTAGAAGAAGTAATGTAATTCCTTATGAGATTAATACATCAAATGAAATATCTCAGACATGTATATTGCAGTTATCATCTGAAGGTAATATCTTTAGACGAGTAGCTACTAATGTTGATGAGGAACCAATACCTACTGACTCAAATGGATTTGCAGCTAAGGTAGAAGATGATTCTTCATTTGTGCTAATAGATGAAAATGGATATCATGCATTTATCAAAGTTAAAGATATTCCATTAGATAGTGAAGTACCAGTTAATAGATATGCAAAACATAATACAACTGGTAATATAGTTGCACTATTGCCTATTAACTATGATGCAGATATCTGTTGTGTATTAATTTCTAAGAAAGGACAAATTAAGAAACTAAGAGTTTCTGATTTAACGACTACAAAGAAACCTTATATGGCATTAGATGAAGATGATAAGATTGTGAGAGGTATTATAGTTGGAACTAAATCATATAATGATATTCTGGTATATACTAAGAATGGACAGGGGCAAAGATTAGATCCTAATGGATTGAGAATTACTTCTCCATTAGCTAAGGGAGGAAATGGATTCAAATTAAATGCAGATGATGAAATTATAGGGTGTTACAAAATAAATCCAAAGGAAAATGCTTATCTGTGCTATGTTACAATGAAAGGAAAGTTCAGATTAAATGCTATTCAATATCTTCCAGTAAGAGATAGTAAACATGATTCTATGGTAAAGTTAATATCACTTAATGATCGTGATAAACTGATATCTATTATTGGATGTAATAAACTAGATAAAGTACAAGTTTATTATGATGATATGAGTAGTGAAATCATAGAACTTGATAAACTTGAAGAATCCACAATGGGTTCTGAACCTAAGAAAGTAACAAAGAAGAATGCTGTATCAAATAATATAATTAAGGCAAAATTGGTATAACACAAAATGGAGATAGGCATCAACCTATCTCCATTATATATCATTTAATAGAGGGAGGAAAAATTTTAATGAAAGAATTATTCATATCGACAATACAAATATTACTATCAGTGGGGATTACAGCATTCATACTATTATTCTGTGTTGTAATATCATGTTTTGTATTCAATAAATTTGTTGATGAAATTAGTGAATCCAATAAGGATAAAGAAAATAAAGGAGGCTATGATAATGACGTTCGAGAAGATTTATGATGATCTTGTAAATAGAAATATAAGTCCACAAGATGCTCGTGATCTATTATCAACAAAAGAGAAGAGTAAACAGATTAATTCATTTCTTCATAGAGATTCTTATACTCAGGAACCTTTAAATACTAATGAATTGCAAGATCTAAATGCATTAGTAAATATCTTACAAACTATATTCAATTCATCAGTACCTTCACCAGTTGCAGATACTGATTATGATATATTGGAAGAAATGTTAGTAAATATGGGTATACCAAGATTAACTGGATCTGTAGAATTAAATGATTCTAAGAAGATATCTCATAAGTTTACAAATCTTAGAGGTACTCTTGATAAAGTTTATTATTTGACAAATGATGAGCCTAGAACTAATAAGTCTCGAAAGACATTAGATGAATGGATTAAATCTACTGAGAGACTTTATTATGAGAAAACAGGAAGGAATATAAATCTTAATGAAACAAATGTTATTTTACAGCCTAAGTTTGATGGTGTCTCTGCTATTGATGAAATTACTGACAATAATATGATATGGATCACTAGAGGTGATACTAGAAATAATAAAGCATCGGATGTATCGCATATACTAGGAAAGTTCAATGATCAATATAAAGACTATAATAACTGTGGTATCAAGTTTGAAGTAATGTGTTCTGAAGAGAATAAAGACAAAATAAATTCTTTGATGAAAGTTAAATATTCAAACTCTAGACAGGTGGTAATATCTACTTTGAATTCAAATGAAGTTGATTTCAAAGTTGAATATCTAACTCCAATTCCATTGAGAGAAATGTATGTTGGAGATATAGTTGAATCAGTATCACCATGGTTATTAGGATTACCAGAATGCAGATGCAAATTGAAAGATAGAGATCAGATCAGAAGATTTGCGTTCAGTCATCGATATGTAATAATAGATGGACAACGTTTCAGAACTGATGGATGTGTCATAACAATTGCAGATAAATCTATTGCTGAAGTATTAGGAAGAGATAATAATATCAATAACTTCGAAGTAGCATTTAAGTTCACGGAAGAAGCTGCATATACAAAGGTAAAAGATGTTGAATTCTATGTATCTAACTTCTCTTATATAACACCAGTATTGGTAGTGAATGATGTTATCATGAAAGGAAATAATGTCAATAGAATTTCATTATCAAATAAGGAAAGGTTTGATGAGCTTGATCTTCACTATGGAGATATGGTAAAAGTATTATATGATATAATACCATATGCTGTAATTGATAATAACTGCAAGAGAGTTCCCAATGGTAGAAAGATTGAATTCATTGATCATTGTCCAATGTGTAGAGCTAAGTTGGATTTAAATCAAACTATTGTCAGATGTACAAATCCTGAGTGTCCATCAAGAATAATTGGTAGAGTATTGAATTATTGTGAGACGTTAAGAATTCATAATATAGGATATTCAACACTTGAAACATTACATTCATACGGATTATTAGATGAAGGAATCAAGTCATTATATCGATTAAAGAAACATACTTCTGAAATAGAAAACCTAGAAGGATTTGGAAAAGCTAAAACTAGAAAAATTATATCAGAGATTGAATCAAAGAGAACATTAAAAGATTATGAATTCTTTGGTGCAATTGGTATTGATCAATTATCAACTAAAACATTCCAGCTAGTATTTAAATCTATCAAATTAGTTGATATGATGAATATGATTAAGAGTAAGAATTCTAAATTGATATTAGCTAATTTAAAAGCAATCAATGGATTAGGACCAATCAAAGCACAAAAGTTTGTTGATTTTGTGTGTTCTGAGAGAGGAAAATCTGAATTAGGAAAACTATTAAAAGAAGTTAAATTAATTGAGACTTATGGTAATGAACAGTATATTGGAAGAGTAACATTTACTGGATGTAGATCAGATGATGAAACTGCTGGATATTTAATTAGCATAGGCTATGATCCATATGGTTCATTTTCTTCAGCTACTAAATATGTAGTAAGACCCAATGATTCATTTACTTCATCTACTGTGGAGAAAGCATTAAAGAATAACATACCAATTATTAGCATCAATGAAAATAATATCATAGATCTACTAAGGTCTAATATTAAATAGCAGGAGGAAGTATATGGCAGGTTTGGTACATCCGAAAGATAGGATAAGATTATTAAATACAAAATATGCAACATGCGGAAGTCCTAGGGTTGGTAAATTCTTTGCTACTAATATACCCAATGATAGAGATTTAACATCAATAATTATTCAAGCAAATAATGGATGGACAGAATTAATTGATTTTACTATGATAAAAGAATCAACTGAATTTACTCGAATAATAGCTGCAGATAAAGAGACATTGGTTTCCGATGATTATCCAATTCCAACATATAATCTTAACAATAGTACGATTGGATTTCATGGAGAAGTATTATATGAGATAAATGTAAAGAAGGCATCTCAGATAACTAAAGATGATTTCCTGAGAGTATATAGAGGAAAAAGTAAAGAAGGTAAGATTGAATTTGCCCATCCAGATTTAATAGAACCTAGTGTAGAAACTTCACATGGATATATCATAAATACTAAATCTGGATTTTTTAATCTAGATGGAATCATAGTGTGTACAAATGATTCAAAATATAATCATATATTATTAAATTGATAATTTAAATTCATTATAGTCCTAAACAATTTAAATTAACAGATAACAAAAGTAGGAGGAATACCATAATGGCAAAAAAGGTTAAGATCAAAATTCCCAAATCAGTTTTAGAATTAAGACTGAGTCCTAAGAAGTATGCTAAGAAACATGATATTAGGTTATCGGGAAAACACATGTCGAAAAAAGATAGGAAGCAGGCACAGAAACATTTGGAGAAAGAGTATGCAGAGTTTGCATCTTCTGGATTGAATAAGGCAGTAAGAATTCTTGCTGAAAATAATGTCGAGTCCAAAAAGATTATGAAAGTATCTGATGGAGTTGAAAATATTATTTACAATCCAGATATAATGAAAAGGATTGCAAAGATATACAAGAAGCATCCCGAAGAGTATCCTAATATGATTTATTTGCCAAATATAATCATGAATACATTAGTATACTTGAAGTCGGATAATGCTACTGAGGAAGATAAGAAGATTGCAGAGATAATTGATCCAGAACAGTTAGTTTCATTCTGTGAAAAGATTCTTAAGAAGCAAATTAAGAGATATAAGAATCTTGGTCTATCTGATGAGAAAGCTTTCCAGTTGGCAACAGCTGTACCAACTACAAAACAGTTCAAAGTTAACAGAGGTTGGTATAGAAAGTTAATTGTATCAATGTATGATATGGCAAGTAATGAGGAAGTGGAAGTTGAACAAACAATCAAGTCAGTATTAAAGGTTGATAAGAAAAAGTATATCAAGAAGTCTGATTTCAAAGAGGGATTCTATTCAACATTCATTCTTCAGAAGAGCAGCAACAATGTTAAGAACTTTACAGATACTCAGAAAGAACTTCATGAGGAATTAATCGAGAAGACACTTCACTATCTTGATGATATTCCTAAAAAGAAGTGCAGAGAAATCTTAAAGAACTATATTAAGATCAGAAAGAAAGCTGAATCATTAAAGCAGGATAAGAAGCGTGTAATCAAATTCATTGATCATGCTAATTCAAATAGCCCATATATAAATATAAAGACTGTAGTTCAGGATCTAGTTGCAGCTGATCCAAATAATGAATTATACTTATCATAAAAAGTAATTGGAGGAAATAATGTCATGGCAAAGAAAGTTAAAATTGCAAAAGGCACATTGTCTGTAATTGAGGCAACATCAGATGCATTGAAGCCTCGTAAAGATGGATCTTATAAGATCAAATTCAAAAAGAAGAAAGATAGAAGAAAGCTTAAAGAGAATTGTATTCATTGGGTAAAAAAGAAAAAAATAATTCCGCCAGTAACATCAAGTGATGCTAAACCAGGATATTGGAAATGCTTGGTATGCGGAGAACTTATTCCGATCAAGCCAAATGATGAACAAACCAATGCAAATATTAATCAGGCATTCAGAGAACAGCTTAACCAGATAATGTTATACTCTGTAAAACTTGGTGGAGATGATGATTCTACAAAGTTACTTCTCACAATGAGAAAAGGACTTATTAAGTTTGAGAAATTACAGAAGAATGTTCTTAAGGCAATGAGAAAGAGAGAAGCAGCACAAAGTAAGGCTAAGACAAATGGTGCTGACTCATTTAATGTTTATCAGTCATACAATTATAGAAACTAAAGTATATAAAGAATTGGGGTTGTAAAAATCCCAATTCTTTTTTCAGAAGGAGAATAAATAATGGAAGAAAAAGAGATTATTAAAAAGATATTAAATGATGGCCGAGATTGGAAAGATGTAAATGATGAATTACCTGAGTATGGAAAACGTGTAGTCATTCATTATACAAATGATGAATATACAGTTTATGAAACTGATACTCAGATATATAAAGCAGAAGCTATGGCAGTTGGTGTATTGGAGGAACATGATGGAGAATTCCATATTTGTCCACCATATATCAAATATGAGTATAGTCCTCTTACTAAGAGAAGTGAGCTAATCAATGGTACAAAAGTAACTCATTGGGCAGAGGCAACTGAAGAAGATCTTAAAGACTGGGATGATCAGTATATGCTCGATAATAAGTATGAACAATTCGATTTCCAAGTCAGTGAAGATATGGAAGAGAATGTATACAAGACTATTATCAGAGCAAGATCAATAGTAAATGATATCATGGCAATTAAAGTGTCTAAAGATAAAAATGATATGATGTATAGATTAAATTCGGTAATAGATCATTATCTGGGTGTCGAGGATATGACAATAGAAACTTTGAAGGCAATGGCATCAATTCTCGGAGATATGCAAGCAATGATCGACTATAGTGAACATATCAAAGATGGAAAATTAGTGGAGAATGTTAACTATGGTGAGCAGCAAACAGATTTATCTTAAAGAGGATCTTCCTACTTGGGATGAAATTTATAATGAATTTTATCTCAAAAAATCAAGTATGTATAAACCAGGTATACAACAAAAGATGGATTTATATTGGAAGATACCTAGAAAGCTATATGTATTATCAACAGTATGTAATCAGTTAAATAAAATGCTTTCTGATATAGATTACAATCAATATCTAAATCTAATACGTGAATTATCTGATATAGTTAAAAGTGAATATACAATAACAGACATTCACTTTACATTAGTATATTCACGTTCAAAAAGTGATAGTATGTTATTATTTCCAATCAGTCAAATTAAAGTTGGAAAAGATGAAGTACCTGCTGTATTCACAATTGATATGCCTGATGGGAAAGAAAACATATTTGCACCAACAAGAAAATATTTCCATGACAATGAGCGATTGATCAGTGTCAATAAATATATTAATCATGAATTGGAACTTGGGATATTAATAGGAATGGAACAATTTCAAAACTATTGGTGCATTAATAGTTCTACGGAAAAAGAAAAATTTTGGGATATAATAAGATTAATTCTTAGAGATGTAATTGTATATTTTTCGGGTGATAAACCAGGATGGAAGGATGAAAAGGAAGGGGCATGAACCCCTTCCTTTATTTTTACGGATTTAAATTCTTATCTTCATACTCTTTGAAATATGTTGTTGGATCTACAGATGAATCGGTTACTTGTGCAACTGAATCATAGTAAATATTATTAGGTACTGGATTAACTTCAGATACTTTTGTATATCTTACCCAGATATCATATACTGCATCTTTCCTATCTCCGATAGACATTGATTCAAAATATAATCCATCTGCTTTCAATGTCACAGTAGCATATGTGTGTCCTGTAATATTTGATCCAGCTAATATACTCCACTCACTTGGATCTGATTGATACTCCCATGAACCACCAGCTTGGATAATACGGCATGTTGATGAATTAATCATATCAGATATTTTTTCTCTTGATTGAGAATTAGGTAAATAAGTAATGATACCATAGAATCTCATTATATAAGAATTATCCAATAATGAAGTTTCAAATCCTGGATCAAGTCTTTGTGGATGTATTGTGTAATCCATTATTGTATCATAATAAATATTACCACCAGGAGTATTTGGATCTGGCCAACCTCCTATAAGAGGTCTTAAATAATCAGCTAATTCTTGTAATTTAATCTCATGACTCATTTGTCCAGTCTCATCTTCTGTATTACCAATTACAGTACCCCATTCACATTTTATTTTATCAGGAATAACTGCCTTATCCTGAATATGCCTAGTCTCTATAGAATCTGATTTAATGTGATGAGACCATACAGAATTATCCCATATTTCATTTTCTGTAACATAATCAAGATATGCAAGAGTTTTTAATCCAGGAATTCGTATATCATCCGATATAGTTGTAAGATCATTATTGATATAATATTTAATAGAACCATTTACGGTTCCAGGAAGTATCTTAATTGCTGTAACATAATTAAAGCTAGCTAAATATTCTTTTGTGCAATATCCTTTAATCAGTTCATTAAATGCAGTATCTAATGATCCATTTGTATTTAATATATCTTTAACTATATTTACCATATTTAAACTCATACCATCAGTAGAGTCATTAAAGTATTTATTATCAAACTTTGAATATACTCCCATATTAGATATATCCCAAGAATATGTTCCATCCTGATTCAATCTACAAATAGCTACTGCATTATATGAATCATGTGTCTTACGAACAAAATATGCTTTCCTATAATATTTAGCTGATGCTCTAGGAAGATCTACTAAATCTTCAACAACTTGGATATCGTCAATCCAATCTGATATATGCTGTGCAGTACTATCATATGATGTAATTCTATTCTCAACATATTCAACTACAGCTCTTGTAGATGGATAGTGTGAACTATCATTATTTTCAGAATCAGAAAATGCTGAAACTTTATTTGATAAATTTTCCTTTGTTTTAAATATATCATAGTGAGCATTATTATCGTCCATATGATTATCCATTGTATCAAGAACCGAACTAACTCTATCATCAAGTGTATTATTAATCTCATCCACTAAATCCCATAATTTAACAAGATTTCTACGTATATCTGTATGAGTAGTATCAGCTGTTGAATAATTATGTTTAGCTATTAAATCTGATATTGTATCTGATACGACATTATTAATATCCAATTGATCTAATGTAACTGAATGTGGATTATTCGTATTATTGATATGATTATATAATTCTTCCAGATTTACTTTGAAATCATAATTACTAATCATATTATTGACTGCTTGTTGTTGTGGACCAGATAATGGTTTATCAATATCAGCAGTATTATCAACTCTTCCAAGACCAACATCTTTAGCAGCTAATGTAACATCACCCTGTTGATTATTAACTGAAGTTACTGGGAATACAATTGTACTTTGTCCACCAGTTAGAATATCTATTTTCAAATCAGCAAGTATTTGACGAAGATTTTTATTAGTAGCAGTCTGATCATCAAATACTTGGTCTAATATCGTACTAGGATATATTTGATCAACTTTTGATGAACGTGGGTTATTCTCATCTTCCAGAACAAATAAATCTCTCGGCAAATTATTCACAATTCTATTATTAGCCATAATTAACCTCCTATTTTATTTTTATTTCATTATTAATTTCGTTCTAATTCGAATATATATTCTCAATATGCAAATAAACAAATCTAAATAATAAAAATGAAAGGAGAATATGTTTATGCGTGCAGGAATTAATAACATTATTATGGAAGATGAAAGTGATATTTATAATTATATTACTAAAGGGATTCTTCCCTCTGGAAAGAACAGAGATATTTTGATTAACAAAATTGCAAGTGGAGAGTATAATGATATTCTTGAAAATGCAGTTCAGACAAAAAAGAATGTAGAAGTGATTTGTAAAAATCGCAAGAAAAATACTATTGCGGCTATTATTGCAACAACAAGTGCATTTATATTAGGCACCAGTTATGGAACTAAGAAAACTGAACACAAACAGAAAAAGTTAGAAAAATGATAAAAAATATAAGGGGGTAAGCACAACCCCCTTATATAATTTGACTGTATATAATAGCATACTAGAGTATACTAATTTTTTGGAAAATAAATGTTGTAATTTTCATGCAATATACTTTACTTTACACATTTTATAGTTACATTATATCAGCTTCTTATAGCTCACATGTCTATCCTATCTGATACTTTCAATATGAAATTGTCGAAATTGTTTTGGATTTTGATTGGTCTTTTTAAGAATAATATAGTTGGGTTTATGAATACTAATCTTAAATTACTTTTCCATTTGCATCTTTACGAACTTTTGTCTGTAAGTAAGAAGGTACTGGACTCTTAGCTCTAATCTGAACTGAATCCTTTGATGTAGTTGTCACTGTTCCCAATGACTCTTGGGTCTTTGGATCTCTAACCTTAGATGTTTTAGTCTTACCAGGAACATCTGCAAGATAAATAGATCCACCAACTGTTGGCTGCTGTGGAAGATCAAACTTCTTACCACATTTAATCTGTTCCATAACTATGTATGGAATAGCTTCAGAGATACCGCTTGTGACGATTTCTGCTGTATCGAGAACTGCTTCCTCAGACTTCTGTGGAAACTTAGCTTTCTCGATTGTCTTCTTGATATCAGATCTAATCAAATCTGATATTGATACTTCACCATTTTGTTGTCCATCCTTGCCGTATGTCTTGATCTTGAATGAAGTATCATTAGCTAATGCTGAAGTCAAATCTGAAAAACCAGACTTAGAGAATGATCCCTTGCCAGTCATTATGTCATTGATCTTGTCTTCACCTTTAGCCTTTGATAGTACATCGTTCACCATCTTCATGTCAATGGCCCTCCTTATTAAATTTTTAAAAATCTTATATGTCAGGATTTTTACAATATAAGTAGTATACAAAATACTTTTAATACTGGATCTATCCCGATATATTCAATGAAATAATATATAATTAAAAAACATATATGAGTTGAGGGAATCAACCCTCAACCCACATATGTTGTTCAAAGAAGGCGCTTTATACAAAAATGAGTAACCGGCAAATTTATTATCAAATATTGTTGTTACCTGTATTACCATTATTACTATTATTACCATTATGAATATGTGTAGACATTTCTATTACAATCTCATATTCTCTAGTAATGTTAGCAATTTCAGAATTTATCCTATCGAATTTCTCTTTTAATTCTTTTGATTTCTTATAAAGCTCTTGATTTAAAGTCGTACCACTCAACTCTTCATAATTAGATAATAGTGTCATATTTGTTTCTAGTGTCAATATTATCATATCATATATGATATTCTCTCGTTCTTTTTCCTTATCAGCAAGTTTTTGTTTTAAGTCTCTTTCTCTTTCAAGGAATGTCGTTTGTTCATCAATCTTATTAATTACGTTATCTTGTTTCTTTTGTATAAGAAGTGTTATAATGGAAAAAACACCTGTGATTATAGATATAATGACTGTTGATAAATATTTATCCATCTTTATGCCCCCCCTATCAGAATCTAAATATTAATGAATACAAATACTTACCTAAATCCTTCGTATAGTATTATATGTTTTTAAAGTAGTCTTCTGATACTTTAATACTACCAAATTAAATAATGTAAATATCAATATTAATATAATATACCCAATAAAACTTATTAGCCATAGATTAGTAACTTTATGGTATGGCAGCCATATTATAGCAATAGCATCCTCATCATAAACAGTAATATGTTGAAAATATACAATTTGGTCAACATTACCATTCTCATATGTACAATAACCTCTATCATTATCCAGAAGTATATTATCAAGAATTTCAAAATCTTTTATATCATTTGGAGAAATATTATAATCTTTTCCACATATCCTTGTAATCATATTGAAATCAGTTGAATATACTTCTGCCATCTTTGATATATTTGGATTATATAGTTGCAATTGTTCAATTATTTGATTCTCTTCATCTTCATCCAATGTTGATGATGAATCAATAGGTAAACATAAATCTTTACTATCTTCCATCTGATTAATTTTTTTATCGCAGATATTAATCATTAAAATTACAAATGCTGCAATTATGATGATTGATATTATTTCCGGATTAAATAATAATCGTTTGGCCTTCTCAATTTTCATTTAATCATCCCCTTTTATATTAAAAAGAACTTAATATATTACTACCTTACTACATTGTTTGAGAAAAATAGGTGAGGTACTGTACCTCAACCTATTAAAATTATCTAGCATATAATCTATAGACAGCTTCAATTGCATCTCCTTCAGATAACTGGATAGATGGTCTAGTAAAATGCGTGAATATTCTGCATGCTTCCCACATATTTTTTGATGAATTATACCATCCAGATACAAGGGCAAATTCATTCACTCTAGGTGATGCCCCAGTAGTTGTAAAGAATCCTCTTCCATCATGTTCATCAACAGATATATTCATTTCTACATATGATTCAATTGAATTAGATGATGTGGATGAGAATACTGTATCATCAACTACTGATAATTCATCTTCATTATCAGTAACCCATGCATGTACAATATGCGGAGCTGGATCGTCAAATGTTTTAATATAATATGAAGTAACAGGATCAGTAGTAGCTGATGCTTGATATGTTGTACTTTGTCCAAAATATTTAGATGCATCTATAGTAGTTCCATCATTGGACATTCTAAAAGGTATAGCTCTATAAAGAGTTCTATTCTTATAATCAGGAGCTATAGCTGTCATATTATCTTCTTTTGCTGCTCCATCACCCATCATAAATCCAAAGATATAATTTAATGCTGATATATTAACTCCTTGATTTATTGAAAGAGTTCCATCAGTTGTAGAACATTCTGCATTATAGTAGATTGATTTATATTCCTCTCTAGGTACACCAATCTTCATCAATGGAGCTTCATCATTTAGATCTCCAACTCTTAAAGTTGTTTCCTCATCTAATCCAATATTGAATAGCTTATCAAATACAAATTGATATGCTCCAATTGGAACTATGTTATGATCCTTATAATAAACTTCATCAAATTTGGTAATAAATGTTTTATTTCCAAATGGATCAGTATAAGGTACTAAGTGTTTACCTCTACCAAATATTACTTCACCTCTTAATCCACCCAATCCACCATGCTCTGATGCATGTACTTTATCTATCATCTGTATACGTTTAGTTTTAGATCTATTATTTGTGTATTTATTTTTTCTCATGATATATATTTCCTTTCTTTTTTCTGATTATTTGATTTACCCTCTAGTTAATAATAAAAATTATAAAGGAGAATTAAATATGTTATCTAATAATAGTCCCTTATCAGGTGCTAGCTTGTACTTATGTAAATATAAAGTTAATATGGTACTTATGCTAGGAGAAGATTATATTCAACTTGATAATTCAAATATATTAACAATAGAGTACCTTAATGATTATGAATTCAATATACGTGCTGTTTTAAAAGTTGGTCTACGACTAGATATACGTAGAAAAATATGGATATTAAAAAATAAACGTTCTGTTACATGTAAATTTGAATTAACTGAATTTGGTATGGATAATGAGGAAGAGAATTCAATTACATGTGAACGCATTGTATGGAATAATGTATTTACAGCTTACTTTAATGATGAGGAAGAAAGTACTGATACTGCTGTAATGGAAGCTCGTATTAATGCCAATGAAGGAGTTGGCAATGCTGAATCAGCTATTGATTCTGAAAACCTCTATGAAACACAAAATACTCTTGATCTTTACTTATTTGATCCTGAATTACTTGATGCATCTAATAAGAAGTTTAATATAGTATTTAAGAAAGATATATTGCAACAATGTGTTGCTAGAGTATTAACAGCTACCAAACATAAAAAAGTATTAATGAGTCCATTTGAAAATGATGAAGTATATTCAGAATTATTGGTTCCTTATAATCCTGCATATAAAGTATTAATGTATCTAGATCAAAAATATGGATTCTATAAAACAGGAGCTATCATATATTATGATGTAGATAAATTATATATATTAAACAGTAATGGCAAAGTAACCGCTAAAGAACAGGATGAATATACTCGTACTATTCTATATGCAGCACAGATAGATGCAGGTACCCCTGGTAATGGTATGTTTATTCGCAATGGGGAGATAACTAATTATTGCTCTATAAATGAGATGGATGTCAATACTGAGAATTTCTCATTATCTACGAACGAATCATCAGGTAGTGAAGCAAAGGTAGTTATATCTGATGATATAACTATTGATACTGCATCTGCAAATCAATCATATATGAGTCAACGTAATGAACGTATTGTATATGCTTCCAAAGATAGTAATAAATATATATCATCCATAACTAAAGCTAGAATGGAAGAGAATGAATGTGTTCTCTATGTAACTGCAAATAACCTTGATATCAATTCATTCAAACCTAATAAAGAGTATCAAATTGTTTTTGATGAAACAACTAAGCAAGAACGTTATGGAAAATATTTCTACCGTCTAGCATATGCTTATCATTATTTCAAACTTGAATCAGATCAATATTATTCATGCTCTAGTCAGATGTCATTCAAGAAACGATGTGACGATCCTGATTCAGAAACTACAGAATGATAGTTAGGTTCTGAGTAGCTCTAGTCATTGCGGTATAAAGTAGTCTTTTATAAATATCATAATCAACTTCTAATGTGTTATCAGTTAAGAGAGTTACTTTATCCCAATGGCTAAGTCGAGCTAATTGCGGTGTTAATGCATATGCATATTCAGCTTGAACAAATTCATCAGGTATTATCTGCCTTGATTGTAAATCTAGATCATTTAAATAAAATCTATCAAGATATAAATCATCAAATATCTCATGGTAGAATTCTGCCTTAAACTCAAATGGTACATATCTAGTATTCAAAGCATGTTTATTTATCCTATTTATGTTTCCAACTACTCCTCTAGCTAAATATACTTTTATTTTCTTCTCATCAGCATTAACTAATTTATGTTTATACATATTATTCATTATAATGATTCTTTCATTATTAATGGTATAATAAGTTTTTTGTTTGAGTATTTTAGTTCTATAAATCATATTTGTTTTATCTCTCAATTCATCTGACATTGCTATTACCATATCAGAAGATTTCAAATTAAATAGATTCATTTGTTTCTTTGGAACTACTGAAATATTATCATAGTTTCCATATTCAATCTTTTTATTATTTAATACAAGATGAGAAAAATATACAAGTGGATTTTTTATATACTCTGGAGCTACCTCATTTAATTCAATATTCGGATCTTTCATATATAAAGTAGATAATTGATCAGGGATCAACATTGGATCTCTTACTAATATAATTGGAAGTCCTAATGATGATAAATCAGTTAATGTTTCCATTGGTACCAATAATGAATCTAATACTACTATTAATTTATAATCTGGCCATACTTTCTTAATAGGTTTTTTCTTCCACTCATATTCCATTACAGAACTATTTGGATTTAATATTGGTAATGTATCATAATCGACTTTTCTACTATATCTATATAAGAATCCATTCAAATAATATGCATGATATTTTTTATATGCCAACTCTAATACTTTCTTTTGATTATATGATAAATATATAACTTCTCTAGGATCAAATCCAAATTTATCAAGAAACATTTGTAATAGATCCCATGTACCAGTACCAACAACTCCAGATATTTCTATGATCTGGTGAGATTGTTTCTTGTACCATTTTTCCAATTTTGATAGACCATAATATTGGTCTGTTGTCATTGTCATTATAATTCCTCCTAGAATTTAATTTTTATAGATAGAAGTTCAATTATATATTTTATTTATGTAACTATAATATATTATATCTAAGGAGGATAAACATGAGTAAATTTTATGCAAGTATTGATGAGGTAATTAAAAATCCGAGATTGAAAAATCTCAACAAAATTGATCCAAGTAAGTTGACTGTTTATAAATGCCAAGTTACAGCAATATCATTAGTCAGAGAACAGTTCAAAGTATTAAAGAAAAAGAAGGGTAAAAGAGTAAGATGTGTCGACTATGATACATTTATAAAAATCACAGTCGGAGGACCAGATTTCATTCAGATGGATCTTTATATCAGGGAAGCAAGTGATACTTCTATTATTAATTCTCAATTACCATTGGATACAATGCTAAATATCAGGGCTGAAGGTGTTGATGTAGATCTATTCCATAAGGCATATAAACATAAAGATGAGTCAGAGAATGCAAGGAAATATAGAGAATATTTCAATAAACATAATTTATCATCATATGATTTATTCAATTATTTCAACAAATCAACACTTACTGATATTATCGGAACAGATGTGTCAATCGAAATCTTAGCTCAGTGCGGAGGAACCCCATATTATGTGATGATGTATTCTGACAGTTTTTATTATAATAATGGAGATAATGAAAATGCAGAATGCATCTTCAAAATAAAACCAACATATTACTCTTTTAGATTTAGAAATCAACATATGTTGGAGGAAATCGATTACTTTACTATTCAGGATAAAATATTATATAAGAGCAATGATTTGGATTATGACTTAACAATGGAAAAATATTTTGGGGTCGAAGATGAATTTGCAGGAGATACAATGTCAACTATACCTATTGATGATACTAATGATACTGAGCCATCTATATCTGTAGCTGATGATAGTACCAATGATTATGATTATATTCCATTAACAGCTTCTGAATCTAAAGAAGATTTATATAATGATATTGAAAAATCGATAGATACAGCAATGGCTGGAATCAAAGAGGAAAAATCAAAAGATAACATTAAGTTAGAACCTAAAGAAATATCTAAAACATTACCAAAAAAGAAAGATGATAATGATTTAACTAAGTTAGATATTAAGTTTGATATTGATAATTTTCAAAATGAATCTAAAATTGAATTAAGCTATAAATCATATACTAATGAAAGTACGAATGGTATAATTTGTCAAGTTTTGGATTATCTAATCGAACAAGAAAGACTTAATCATCACGACAATCCTACAATTAATAAAACTGATTTCATTAATCAGTATAAGTTATATAATAATGGGGTATCAATGTCAAGAAATAGAGTAGATCAGTTGTTTAAAGATTTTATTACAGTTGGATTTATATCTGGAGAATATGAAACTGATCGTAAAACTAAAATTAAATCATATCCATTAAATATAACATTTAATGGTGAGAAGATTGTAACAAAAAGTGTGGATGCAGGTATATATTTAAGTCAAATATTAAAATATGATATTTATTCTATTATTGATACAAATAGTGATAATAATCTAGAACCTGGAAACTTAAATCTATATGTATCAGAAGAAAATAACACAGAAAATATTACAGAGAAAGAGGATGATAAAAATGAAGCTGGAGTATCAGACAATTGATTATTCAGGAAAGATCGTAACACTTTGTGGTTCAAAGAAGTTTAATAAGTATTTTGATTTACTTAGAATGGATTTAACAATGAAAGGAAATTTAGTATTCACACCAGAATTTGAATTTTCAGACTATGGTTATATACGAGAGATGGATGAAAATCAGATTAAAATTCTTCATGAAGTACATTATGCAAAGATGAGAAAGTCTGATCGTATATTGATTGTAGCACCATTCAATTATGTTGGTGATGATACTGAAAGAGAAATTCGTTATGCTAAAATGATTGGTAAACCAATTGATTATATCACATTTGAAGATTATGAACACAATGAATTTCATTCTAAACTGAATTTAGATCCACGTGATTTAGGAGATCCATATATTCCAGATAATAATAAGATGAATTATATAAATCATCCAGATAGAATTATCAATTCATTGAATAATTTCTTCTAAAAGAAAGAGGGTTTAATAGCCCTCTTTTCTTTTTTATTTGTTTTTCTGAACGAGATGATAACATAGAAAAATAAATTACGGAGGTGAATACAGTGAATAGAGATCTTTATTCTAATGACGAATTTACTAATATGAAAAAAGCCATTAATGAAGAAATGTTACGACGTGGTACATATAGATGGTGGAACCCTTTAACTACTCCTGCAATTGGTGAAGATAAATCTTCTCCCATAATTCTTGATGAAAATGCAGATAAGATAGAAGTAAATGATAAGACATATACAATCAATAATCCATCTGAAGGATCAATAGAGCCTACTAGAAATATACAATACCCAGCTCATGGAGAAAATCCTTCTGGAGAAGATCCTAATTATGAAGTTAATTCTCCATCCACTTCAGCAGCTGCTATTAATGTAGATGAGTTTAAAAACTATCTAGTTGGTCTATCGAAAATCAAAGATATTAATCTTTTTTATGGAAGAGATGAATGCAATTATCTAGCATATAGAGATCCTCAAGGTATACAAGATGTAATAGAAGATGCCCAGTCAGATGTATTAAATAAACCATTGGCTGAATCAGATAATCCATATATCAAGAATGATCCTAATGGAAAAGTTGCTGATAGGGTAAATCCATTATATCCAGTATCAGATACATTGGTACAATATCCAAATGAAGATGGTCAATATGTAATGCCATCTGGTGAATATGATGGAGAAGAATTAAAACAATATGAGAATATTGGACCTACTAATTTCTATGATGATTATGGAGCACAAGCTGGTGATAGTAATTTCCATCCATATAATAGATATGTATCATTACATACAAGAAGAGATTGGAATGATCAAAATGATTATAGACAAACTATATCTACATCTAAATTAGAAGGAGGAAAATCATCTATTAGATTTGGTACTAATCCAAGAAATCCCCAGATGGGTGATCAATATGGATCAAGACCAGTATTTGGTGGAAAAGTAGGATCATGTAATATTGCATGTACTGGTATGTGTTACATGACATGTGATAATCAATGCTCAGAATCATGTTCAACAACATGCTGGGCTAGATGTGGAAACTCATGTACAATGTCATGCGGAAATAGTTGTACTGGATGTAGTTCACAATGTATGAATACATGTAAAACTAAGTGCGAAGATGCTACAGGATATTCATGTGTTAAATCAGGTGCAATGACAGTAAAGATTGAAACTACAGGTGGAGAAATTGGAATACCTGCTGAGAATCATATATCATCAACATATCATACATGTGATGGATGTTCATTCAGTTGCCAATTCTATCCGAATAAGAAAACAGAATGTTGGGATGCTGGATGCATGGGCAAATGTTTTGTAACATGTTTGAATTCATGCAGTGATTCATGTTTTGGTGGATGTATAAATAATAATCCTTCTGATACAAATGATACCACATATAAAGTAGGTAAAGGAAGAGGATGTTCTTCTGGATGTACATTAAACTGTATTGGAACTTGTAAAGATTCTTGTGTTGGTTATTGCATCACAGGATGTTTCATGTCATGTATAGCATCATGTGAAGATAATTGTACATTTAGATGTAGTACAATATGTGGAAATGGATGTAATCAAGGATGCACTCAAGGATGTACAGGGTGTCATTATGAATGTACTGGAGCATGTACTGGACTTTCAGATAGTAGAACATGTGTAGGATGTGGATCTGTTGGCGGATGCACAACTAACTGTATGATGGATTGTAATGGAAATTGTATGGCTAGTGGATGTAGATCTATATGTGGTACAGAATCATCTGGAGCTTGTTCATCAAATTGTAGATTGAATTGTACAGAATCATCATGTACATCAATGTGTTCAGAAGCATGTAGTACTCAATGTAATACATGCGTAAATACATGTGGACATCAATGTGGAATGTGTAGTTCTTTATGTTCTACAGGCTGTGAGTCAGAATGTAATATAACATGTACAGGAGCATGCGAAAATTCATGTACTTCGAATTGTGTAACATCTTGTTCATCAGAATGCGGTGGATGTTCTAATTTATGCTATTCATGTACAGGAATGTGTATAGGAGTATGTAGTGTTAAATGTGAAGTAACATGTTCTAACTGTGCAGGTCTATGCTCATGGTGGTGTGATACTCAATGTAATCAAACATGTTTCTCAGATTGTATCAGTAGATGTATCAATAGTTGTTCTGGATCATGTGCAACTTATTTAACATCAGAAGCTAAAACTACTAAAGGACCTGAAAGAAAACCAACTGCACAAGGATGGAGATATCCAAATCCTTCTAATAGATGGGAAGAAAGAGAATCATTTAAATTATTCCATGATGTAGATCCATATAAACGACCTGAAATAATTAAAGAAATATTACCTATTACTATCACAATGGTAAAAGTTAATAAATATGTAATACTTGAAATGAGTCTTGATAATGTTAGTGAAAATCTTGAGATAATAACAGATATTACAGATACAGATATTATTACTACCAGAGGATCTATTAAGAAGAGCGATATCATTAATGCTTATAAATATCATTATGGAAGTTATAGAGTTGAAAGATTATCTAGGATCAATAAATATGAATATGTTTATAGATGGGATATCAATAAATTTGGAACATTTACTGGAAATAAAGATATTCCATATTGGAATGATGAGAATAATCTAGTAGTAATCACAAATGATTTAATAAAGTACCAGATATATTCAACACCATATGTAGCTGGTGTATATGATGTTAATAAAACTACAGGTGAAATTACAGTTAATGATGATGCATTAAATGAATTAATTAATGGAACTCTAATTAATAAAGATGGCAATCATGGATTATATGTAGTAAAGATATTCCAGAACGAAGAGAAATCTATAACATCAGATATGATATCAATTGATCTTCCATTTGGACTTGATACAATTGGATCAACTGTTGATAAAGATGGAAACTTTATTATTATAATTCGTGAAACTGTATTTTTATTAGAATCAGAAAAGGAGGAACTAGAAGCAAATAATGGGCAAGATAAAGGAAGTACTGTATGAAGAAATTGATGAATCTATATATTCAAATAAAGATGCATCAGAATTTCAATTTCTATATAATATGATGGATAGTGGATATATGAATGAATATGAAGAATTTGAAAAACGTCAATTGGAAGTTAGAAATAAAATATTGAAAACATTATCTGAAGCATCAGGTAATATATCAAATTCTAATTCATCAGTTATTTTAGGCACATCAGATTATAATAAGAAAGTAGTTTTAATTTGTGACTTATAAAAATAAGAGGAAGCATTTAGCTTCCTCTTATATTATTTTTATTCTAAGTGGTATAATTGTTTTATCAATTCATTTACATATTCATTTGATACTGTAATAATCAATCGATATGTTCTACGAATATTTGGATGTACCACAAATAAAGTTCTTCGTTGCCAATCAATATAGAATGCTTCATCATCTAATATTAATCCATTTTCTCTAAATTGGATCTTAATAAACCTTTCCATTGGAATTCCATGTTGCAAATGATGATCAATTACTACTCTCAATGAATCATTCAATATTCCATCTATTGATACTGAATTCTCTCCATATTTTAATTTGAATATAGGCCATCCTAAAATAGACCATCCTATTGGTAAATCAAAATCATTCAGATTTATAGAATCTGAGAATATTGGAATAATTGATTTATCTGTATCTGTTTTAAGATTTATATGTTTCTTTATATTTGGAGAATCTAAAGTAAAGTATCCTATTGTATTAAACTCACATGATACTGTAAATGATATATCAAATGCTCTTTTAATTTGTCCATCTTTAATACCAGCACCAGCTTGTGGTTCTCCAATTACTACATCAAGGTCAGCAATATAATACATAAAGAATTCATTTGTATTAGATCCACCTTTAAGCTTATATGTTATTGGATAATGCCATATCTTATTCATATATGTCAGAAATTTATATACTGAATTATTCTCTTCTATTGGATTACCAGTTACATGCGAAATTAAACTACAGAATTCTTCTGGTATATATAACTCCAATGGAGCCTTAATAAATTGATTATGTCCCAATGGTACCATATTATTCAAATATGCCATATAGTTAATTTGTTCTGAATATGTATTAAAACTCAATACAATATCTATATCAACAGAGCACCTATTATAGTGACCATGGATATAGGTTTTATTTTTTTTATCTTCAGCTAGTGGTATTAGCGATCCATCTCCCCAGAATGCATGTGTATTCGTAATTCGAGATGCCATTAATGTATTAGATAAAAATGCATTATTATCGCGACTAAAATTTATTCTAGGAATAAGTACCATAATTGGCATTTCTTTTTTATGCAATTGATGTGGTAGATGAGTTATCTGCCTACTTGCTAATGTAGTATTTGCTAATACAGTTTTAAATAAATCTTGTGGAAATACATTTTCAAGTAGATATTTCTCTATTATTGCAACTACATTTCCATATGTATGAGAAGCTGCTGTATTACAGATAGCTCCAGTATTCATTATATGTTCTCCATATTCAGCTCCGGGATTTGTCTCATATTGGATTCCTATTGGTCTAACATATCTATTTGCTAAAGCAGGATTCGTTTGAGGATCTCTTGTATCCATATCTTTCTCTCCTTTCATGATAATAAAATTATTACTTAATAATTTTGTCGAACATATTAAAACCCAAACCCAATATTAAATAGTATATCTATAATAAACTGAAAAGGAGTGAAAAATATATGGGACTTATTGGACGTAGTATAGAGCAAACCAGAATTTGGATAGATCCACATCCAGATCCTGCTCCATCGTTAAATTATAAAGAAGTATTTCCGTATACTACATTAGATGCTGTATATGATGATATGAATAATGTTCCAGATGGTGTCAACCTTAGAACTATTTTGGAAGAAATAAAATCAGAATTATCTCAGAAGCAAACTAAAATCCCTGGAAAATCAGCCAATTACATAATGACATTTGCCGGAACTCAAGGTGCTGTGGGTGCTATTCAAATGAGTAGGGAAATACCATGGGATCCAAATAAACAGAGTCATGATAAAATTCCTACCGAAAAAGCAGTTGGAGAATTAATCAGAAAACTTGGACTGGTTGATGCTAATGGAAATGTTATTGAAGACAGTGCAGCAATACATTGGTCAGATATAATTGGAAGACCTTTATTATATGAAGATACTGGAAATAATGATGATGGATTTATGACCCAGAAAGCTGTTTCAGAACATCTTGCTGATATTAGAACGGACTTAGCTGATCTATATAATGATACATCTGGTAAACTGGAAACTGCAATAGAAGCAATTACTTCTCATTCTAATAATAAAAATAATCCTCATAATGTTACAGTTAGCCAGATTGGTGCTGTAAGTGAGGAGGAATTCAATAATCATCTTATTTCAGATACTGCACATATTCCATCACAAGTTGGACTTGGTAATGTGGATAATACATCAGATATGGATAAACCAATATCTACTGCAGCTCAAAAAGAATTTGATCAGATTAATACTGTATTGAAAACTATACAAGATGATGATACATTTATTCATACTATTGATTATTCAATTGAAACAGGAGTAATGACTGTATCATATTTAAATGGTGTTACTAAAACCATGAATATTCCTATTAATGGAACATGTGTTGATATTGAATATGACAGAGATACCAAGAATCTTGTATGGACAGAATTATCTGGAGAAGTTCATAATGTCAGTCTTCTTGATCTATTTACGGTATATGAAGGTGGGACTTCTGATAATATTACGGTATTAATTGAGCCTGATGAATTGAAAAATGCTGGATTTAACTATGGCAATACAAATTCCACTTCAGATGGATTCATTGAATTAGTTACTAAGGAAATTAATAATCTTTGGAATAAAGGTGAAATGCCAGCAAATGCCGATGATGATGCAGATAGCCCAGGTATTGGTCAGATTTCTACACAACAAACTGATGACATGTGGGAATCAAGTATATTACCTGATGAAAGTGGTACTGAGCAAATTACAACTCGTATTTCATTGACAAATGACGAGATTGAAGATCTGTGGTATAATGCAACATTACCAAATGAAGAAGCTGATGAATATGATGAAGTTGCAACATCTGATATTGGATATGCAGGATATCAAGTAATCACAGCATATATCAATGCTCACTCAATTACTGAAAATGAAATTTCAGATGGTGCAATCAATACTAGAGTATTAGGTGATGAATCGGTAACAACTATCAAGATTGCTAATTCAGCAGTAACTACTAATAAATTGGCAAATGCAGCTGTCACTAATGAAAAGATTGATAATTATGCTATATCAAATAAAAAGATTGCAAATAGAGTTGTTGATGGAAGAACTCTATTTACTTCTAATAAGAGTAATAGAGTACTTGCAGTTGGAACAAACAATACTGATCCATCATGGGTACAGGTTAATACTGATATGATTGAAAATAATTCAATTACTAATGAAAAATTAGTAACTGGATCAGTATCAACTGCTAAGTTGCAAGATAAATCAGTTACAACTAGTAAACTTGATGATAGTTCAATTACTAATGAAAAGATATCAGCTAGCTCAATTACAACTGATAAGATTCAGAATGGAACTATATTAGGTGAAGATTTTGCAAAGAATATTGTTATTCCTGGAACTCCATCTATTACAGTTAGACCTGATACAGGAGATAACTCAACTAAGATTCCTGATACACATTGGGTTACACAGACAATAGATAATTTTGTATTTGATACAGATAACTATGGAGACAGAACTGTTACAGGTGCTAAACTATTTACATCAACAACAAGACATAGAGTACTTGGTGTATTGAGGGCAAATACAGATCCAGAGTGGGTTCAAGTTGATAATGATATGGTTGCTAATGATGCTATCAGTACAGTTAATCTTATTGACAAAGCTGTTACTGGTAGTAAGATTGCCAATGAAACAATTACTGATACTAATTTAGCAAGTAACTCAGTAACTACAGCGAAGATTGCTGATAGTAATGTAACACTTGATAAGATTGAACCTCATCATACTGCTAATAGAGTTATTGCTACAATTGCCGATAATGCTAATCCAATATATACTCAAGTCAATAATGATATGATTGCAAATAATGCAATTAATGCAGCTAAGGTTCAAGATCAATCATTATATCCATCTAAGGTACAACCATCTTCAACAGCTAATAGAGTTCTCACAACTACATTAGCTAATGCTAATCCATCATGGACTCAAGTAAATAATGGTATGATCGCTGATAGAGCTGTAAATGGTTCCAAATTATTCACAACATCAACTCCTTATTCTATACTTGGAATTACAACCCAAGGAACCGATGCAGTATGGACTAAATTACTTGCTGATATGTTGGGTGATAAAGCTGTTACAAATAGAGCTATTGATGATAATGCTATATCGAATAATAATATGCAGACTGATTCTGTATCAGAGGATAATATTATTGATGGATCTGTTACTGCTAATAAGATAGGTGAAAGAGCTGTAGAAGGACGTCACCTATTTACTTCGGAAAATCCTAATATGATATTAGCTGTTACTAGTGTTCCATATACAAATGCAGTATGGTCTAAAGTAACATCAGAGATGATTGATGATAGAGCAGTTACAAGAGAGAAATTATTTAGTGATCCAACTCCTTATACAGTAATTGGTATTACTGAAGAAGATGGTGTTCCTGAATACTTAAAGATTAGAAATGAATTTATTGAAGATGATACAATTCTTCCCAATAAATTAACTCGAGACTTTGTATTATATGGAACTCCACAGTTAACAATATCACCAGCTGACGATGCTGATAATCATCAATTAGCAGATACACAATGGGTACGTCAAACCATTGATTCATTATTAAAAGACTTTGATTATATCTATGGAACTGTAGATGAAAAGATGATCAAAGATTATAATGTAACTGGAAAGAAATTATACTTGAATGAGTATAAGGGACCTAGAGTATTAGGATCTACAAACTATCATGAAGAAGCTGAGTACTTATTAGTCGAAGGCGAAATGATAGCTGATGGTGGAGTTACTGAGAATAAGATTCAGAGAGATGTTCACTTATTAGGATCTCCTGGAATCGAATTGAGACCTAATACTGATGCTTCAGATTCAACTGGTGAAGGTCATCTTATTCCTGACTGCCAATGGGTTATTGATCGTATTAATGATGCTGGTGGCAACTTGGGTACAAGTAGTTCATCTTCTGCTACAGTTGGAACAGTAGCTGATGAAGGAATTACAACAAAGAAGTTACAGAATAGAGCTGTTACTGGTGCTAAGTTATTTACAACTCCAACAGCTGATCGTGTATTAGCAGTACTATCTTCAAATGCTGATCCTGAATATACTCAAATTAATCATAATATGCTTGAAGATAGAATTATTGAAGGAAATAATCTATTTACTACTGATACAGTAAATTCTATTCTTGCAGTTACTAAAGCAAATGGAGATTCAGTATGGACAAAGATTGTTACTGATATGATTACTGATAAAGCTATTACAACTGAAAAGATCAATGATAACTCAGTAACAAATGCTAAGATTGTAAATAAATCTATTACTAGAGAAAAACTTGCAAATGAGGCAATGATTGGAAATGATCTATTGCAGGATAATTCTGTATCTACAACAAAGATTCAGGATAGTGCAGTAACTACAGCAAAGATTGCTGATGGTAATGTAACAAGTGAGAAGTTAGCTTCTGATCTTGTATTACCAGGCCATCCAACAGTTAGCTCAGATGCAGGAATTGGTACCAGATCTCTCAGATGTGTTGTTATATCTCCTAATGAACCATCAGGTGGAGAGAGTGGTGATATCTGGTTTAGATATGTATAAGGGGGATGAAGTATGATACTTGAATTGAAAGATGGAACTCAAGTGATTGTTAATTGTATATTCGGAGGACCTAAGAAGATTGATGGAAAAGAAAGGGATGTTCTCAGAATTGAAATAGATCCAAAGCAATATACAAAGAGTTCTTTAGAGACATTATTTAAAGACAATCCAAATACAGATATGCTTTATACATATTCAACTAATGATGCCAAAGAATCAGATAGAAAAGAAATTGGATCGGGATACAATTTATTTGTATCCCTCCAATTAGAATCAAAACACAGATTGCAAGTACCAGGATCTACTGTAACTGAAAGTACTGACTCAGTATATATGGTTACACTAGCACATGAATAGGAGGTGATAATATGCCTATATCAAATAATATTCATGGAGAATGGCATGATAACTGGAATAATATGGTAAATGTAAATGGTGTTTGGAGAGATGCAATTTCATATGTAAATGTAAATGGGAAATGGAATCAGATGAATAAACTGGAGATTGAAGAAAGTGATATCGTAGGATTTCATATTATATATAAATTAAATAAAGAAAAGAAATCTACACAATTTCCATATCTCTCATATAATGAGCATATCCCTTATAATATAAATCTAACTGGTGATACAGCTGGTAAAATGGACTTAGGTGATAAAGGAGTTATATTTACATATAATCATACTGCTGACAATGAAGCAGGTATTGTTGAATATGATGGATACATGTATGCTGAATTAACTGATGGAAATTATATTGACATTGGTTATTCTAAAGAATATTTTGGAAGTGAAGATAGAGTTACTTCTGTATCACCAAATATTTCAGAAGTATGGCATACTTATAAAGCACATAATTTGGATATTAAATTCCAAGGATATGAAATGTTTCAGTGCGATGGATATTATATATCTGGATGGAATAATATGTTTAATACAATGCCTTATGTCAGCAGAGAAGATGAGAAAGAATCCAATGATTCTTCATATCGACATTTGAATGATTATATTATGCTACCATATGAAAGTAGGGATCAAGATGCTTTTAGTCCAATTGCTGAAATTGGAATAGCTAGAGATATCCATACTGACTATACGAATATGGTAGGAAGTTATGGTTCATTAGATCACACAATATATTGGATAACAGTCAACGGTGTAAAGAAACCATTTGTATTTGAAATATATGAATAATATAAGAGGGGATATTATATCCCCTCTTATATTCACTTTTTTATAAATATTAACATTATGAAAGGAATGGTATTAATATGAGTAATAAATTTATTGGTACCAATTCAATTCGTGATTTAGTTAAATTAAGTAAAAAGGATAGTAAAGACAGAATAGAAAAACATTTAAGTGATACAAATCCACATAATATTACTAAATCTACAATTGGATTGGATAATGTGGAGAATTATAAAGCACTGAGTACTGAGGTACAAGAACTTACTGATAATGAAAAAGATATAGTTAAAAGTAATTTGGGCATAGATGATTACATTTCTGCAATAATTAATGATGTAATTAATGAAATGATGTAGTAACAGGTGTATTTGGTTTTAGTATTGATCAAACACAATCAGATCCATCATCAATGATATCATATATAGAAGGTACAGCTAATGAAAACTATACAGCAGTACATATGGATTATGATAATGATGTATTTGATTATGGAGATTGGGGTAATGTTTGGTTTATTAAAAATCTAAGACCATGTATGCTTAATTATGATGGTACTGAAGCATATCTATTAGATCCTAATGATTATACAAAGAAAGCAGATGGTACTGATTCAGATATATCAGATAGTACATTTGATGGAAATGTAATGGTAGGAATACCTAAAGTGTATTTTAAAATAGTACCTATTGATGATGATCATTGTAATTTTTATTTCTCAGATAAAAAAGTAGATGATAATTATCATTGCTGGGCTCACATAAATAATTATGGTGATGAAATACCATATTGTTACTTATCTGCATACGATGGATCATTGGTGGATAGTAAACTACGCAGTATTAGTGGATTAATGCCTGAATTAAGAGGTATTAACACACTTCAAGAATTTATAGCTCCAAATAATCAAAATGATGATAATATTTGGTCTATGAATACATATAGTGATTGGTTATTAATAGTACTATTAGGTTTATTAATATCTAAAACAACAAATTCACAAACATCATTTGGATTGGGACATTCAAATGGATCTAGTACTAGTAACACGTATAAAGGATGTATTAATTGTGGATTAGCTAATGATAAAGGATTATTTTGGGGTACAAATGTAACTGGAAGTCCAGTTAAAATATTTGGTATTGAAAATTTCTGGGGTCAATACTATAGGTTTATGCTAGGAGCAATTTATAGTAATGGTATCCAGAAAATAAAACTTACATATGGCACTCAAGATGGTTCTACTGTAGAAGGATATAACCTAACAGGTAATGGATATATCACAATAGATGATTCTACTGTATCAGGCACAGTCTCATCATATAATTCTAAATATAATTCAGGATATTTATTACAATTAGCATTTACTGAAGAAGGTATTTTTATTAAAAAAATGGATGAATCATCTGATTATAAATCATTATATTATGATACATCTTCAATATATTTGAATGGCGGTACATATATTATGACTTCTAGTAATTATTATTACAATAAAAATGATATAAGTATAGTGACTTTATCTGGATTTATAAGTTATGATTCTCAGAATATTTCATATATTAAATGTTTACCAAAAGTTAATTAATAGAAGAGGGATTTAATCCCTCTTCTATTATCTGTTTAATCTAGATCATATTCTTGTTGTATTTCTATTATTGAAGATTTTTTTGTTTTTGAATTAATTTGTAATATGTGATTATCTGCAACCATATATGCGGCTAACTCTAAATCATGAACTTGGTTACCATATTCATCATATAATCTAGCAGCCATTCCATAATATTCATTAGCAGATATAATTACATGTGTTGATACCTGTCCAGACTTAATCTCGTCAGCCCACTCACTATTCAGCATATTAACAATCATTTCATCTGATATTGGAGCTAATCCAAAATCTTCAAAATCCATTGTTTGATCTAGTATAGCTTTTCCCTCTAATGTAGGTAAATCAGATACTGTATATTGATAATTCTGATTACTCAAACTTCCAGTACTAGAAGTTCTTACAAGTATATCATCATCCGTATCAACATTTGGAGGATAATTTTTAAAGTCTTTATTATCTTCATCTACTTGTTGCCATACAGGAGTTAATAAATATTCTTGTTCTGTATCTGAATAATTATCTCCATCTAGTACAGCTTCAAGCACGTCATCAAGATAAGTTCTATAATTCCATCTTACATATGATCTGTTTATTTCATTAGATTCTACATAAATGAAATCATCAGCAAAATATTCATTTGAATCTCTATTAATTTCTATTATCTCAAGATTCTTTAATGAAGTTAATCCATGCATAAAAAATTTAGTTGGTGATATAATAGTAACTTCATCATTCAGTAATTTTCCATTAACCCAGAATTCAAAATGTTTTTTGTCCAAAGGCTTATTAAGTCTTCCACCAAGATCAATATATCCTGATTCTGGAATAGTTCTTAATGTATATACAGATCTCATTGGATATGGAGTAGAGCAAATCATTAAATGTTCATATGCAACATATGTATTCAAGAAAGTTACATCAGTTCCATCTCCATTTATCTCTGCATATAGTGTGGGTTTATTTGTTGAAGGATTTATTAATGGAAATCTTCCCTTATCAGTTAATACATATAATCTATCAGTCTGTATTGAGACATTATCAAGATGAAAGGTTATATATGATTCTGAGTCAGGTCTTATGAATGTCCATTTTTGAGGTGTCTTATCAATGATAACTTTATAGTCAGCAGTATCAGCTACATCATATTGAACTATTACTTGGAATTCATTTGGTATTATAGCCATTCTATTAGATACTTCATGGATATATCCATCTCCAAATACTTCAACCTTTTTAGTCTCAAACTCAATAAGTATAGTAGCTGATTGATTCATTGTTTGATCATCATTCTGGAATACAGTAAATTCCATTGACATATTTTCATTAGGAGCATTGATTGTGTGTATTGGAGTAAATGTTAATATATGTCCATCTTCCAAGAAATCAGAAGTTACATATCCAAATACATGTACATCATATGTTGCATTGTATGCCCAGACATCTCCATTATTAAATCCACTACCAGAAGTTCCAATTACTGACTGCACAATAGTAGTTTGGGTTTCCCATCCATGACCTTTTGATTTATCATCTTTAAATCTAACTTCAAATTTAGATCTATCAAGTATATCCTCAAATCTACCAGCTGTCTCATTGTATATCTTTATATCCTCTAAATGTATTTCATTTTTGTAATATTGATATTCAGGTATTTTGACGTTCATTATATATCCCAAGGTACTATCATCTTCATTTGGATATCCAATTTTAAATGATTGCTCAAAATAGAATGGGAATAATTTTCTTATGCGTAGATGCCTACCTGTATTAACTATTGTATTCTTTGCAGCTTTATTTACATAATCATATACTGTAGTCTCAATATTAAGTACTGCATTTCTTTTCAGTTTCTCATTCTTTATCTGAGTAGCTACAGTTTTATTCAGATATAAAGCCATATCATAAGTATATTTTCCTTTACCAATATATGACAATGTAAATCCATACTTATGATTTTTTTCATCTTTTGTTACTTCTAATTTCCATTTATCTGTATCTGATAAATCTTCCCAATCTTTTGTAGTCCAGTTGAATACTGATATATCATCAATTGTAATATCATCAATATAAGTATTAGTACCATATTCAAGTCCTTCATATGCTACTTGATGTTTTTCATCAGTAATCTCATGTTGAACTTCATTGAATGTTACTGCTGTATTCCATGGTGCAGTTGGATACTGTGATTTTAATGAAGGATAATCGGAAATCCAATCATCTGATAACCAGTTAACTACAAACTTATTCCACTTATAGTCAGCATACTCTGGTAGTTCATATATAATATATCCAGTGACTGCAAATGATCTGACTTTATATAACATTCTATGACCTTGATGTGTTTCATCTGATTCTACAATAACATTCTTACCAACTGATACATTTTTAAATTGTGAATAATATCTAGGAAGATCTTCATATGATGCACATGTAAAATCAGCTTTAACTTGAGCTGCATTCAGTACTGATGTTTCAGGCCATTCAGTTATATTAGTATTATTGATATTTTTTGAATTATGAATTCTTACTTGTTGAATTAATTGATATTCGCCTTTGAATGGTTGATTCATTGGTACTATTTCTGGATCTTCTATAAAAGGATCTGTTGGAGGTACAGTTGTTTGAATTCCATTCCATCTCTTTGTATCATCATATCTAGTACCTTGATACCAGTGATAATCCTGATCACCATTTTGAGGAGCTTCTTCAACATCATTAATATCAACATCTCCAAACATAAATGTACTATTATATTCTGAACTATTAAATTCATCATCGATATTATTAAAGGTATCTGTAACTACTTCAGCATTAGGATTACCTGGATCTAAATCTTTAAATGTCAGACCACTTTCAAGTTCTACCTGTGATATTCCTTTATAAGGATCATTTGTTAATTCAGATACAAACATATGAAGTGTTGTATTTTCACAATCAGTATATACTTCTTGACCAACAGTATATCCAGCACCTGGATCCACTACTTTTATATCTTCAATTCTATATACATAATATTGCTCTGCTGGTTCAAACAATGATGAGTTTTGTAAATCAGCTACTGAGTTGGCATTAACATAGATACTATCAATACTTCCATCTGTTACTACATTGAAGTCAGTTATTTGTTTACCAGCTAAAAATACTTCATATTGAATATCTAAGTCATGTGTATTTTCAAATTGATATACAAGATTATCAGTATCATTAAATTGATTGGCATTTGTTTTATCAGATGTATCATCATATAAAATAGTATTATCTGTAATATCAACTTGTTTTGATGATATAAGTATACATAATCCAGATCCTATACCAACATCTTTCTTAGTTTCATATAATCCTGTAATATCATATTTAATTGCATATTGCAATAATGGAGTTACTGATGTTACTACTCCCTTTTCTATTGAAGATACTAAGAAATAGAATTTATCTTCAAACTTATCTGATACTAATTCAACTATATCTCCAATTGAATATCCTGTTCCACCAATAGATGCTGCTGATGATTCTATTCTATACCAAGTATCTGATATATAGTCATATGGTATATCATTTATTCTATTATCTATTGCTTTTATTAATGGATCTATATCAATTCTATATAATGGAAGATCATCAATTGCTGAATCAATAATCGTTACTTGTTTTATTACATTAGATGCTGTTTCTGAGAAAGTGATTGATTCATCTTCTATATTATTAAGTATTTTATTCTTGTAAACATTTACACTCATTGATAGAGCATCTGCTAAATATCTAATTGATTTACTATCATCCCATGCAGAATTATCAATCAGAAAGTTTGATAAATTTGTACAAGACTCTTTCACTAACTCATAGTAATTAATATAAGCTTCATCATCAAGATTATTTTCTGCTATATAAGTATATGATTCATTGAGTAAAGTTTCAGTATCAGATAGTAAACCTGAGACATCAATATTTTCTCTACAATCAATATACTCTTTCATTTGCGAACATAAATCAATTAATTTATCATATGTCTCTTCTATGTACTCTAACAAATTAGTACTAATATAAGATCCATATTTCTTAATTAAAGAACTCCATTCTTGATATGACTCTTTTGCATCATCAATATCATCTTGTAAATCAATATTTAATTTTGGATCATATGTTTCTATATTAGTTTCAATAGATAATATGATATTAGTAATCTTCATTACATATCTATCTACTGCATGATCATTCATAATTTTTTCATGAGTTACTGTTAGTGGTTTAATAGTAATACCTAATCCTGGACCATCTGATATAGAATCATATAAATTATTTTGCCATAATGGATTTCTAAAACTTGTAGCAATATCATCAATAAATTCAATTGACTTAGCTTTGTTGATATTCCCTTCTACTTCAGTAATCTTATATACACCTATATTTTTGACATATATAATATCATTAATATCATGATCAAATCCACCTGTTACCAATTCAATAGTATCAATTTTATATACATCTGAATATGTAGGCTGATCACTATCTGGTATATATTCAGTATCTATAGTATTTAGATATTCAATAATTGCATTAAACAATTCTGAGTACTCATCAAGTTTTCCAAGTATATCTTTTTCAGGATTTACAACTGAATCAAGTGTATTAAATGTATTCTCTTCTTCATCTAATAGTATTTTCCAAGTATCAAGTTGATTCTTTAAATCACTCAAACTATTAAGTGCTAATGTTTGATTATCATCATTTGATCCTGATAAATATGATAGAAATGACTTTATTGAATCTCCATATAATTTAATCGTATCAAATACTTTTTGTTCACTTTCTGTCCATGGAAGTTTATCACTATCAATAATAGCATATAAATTATTCAATGATTGTACAAATGTGTCTCGATAAACTAAATATGTTGATATGTCAGTAATCATAGATTCTAGTACTTCATCACAATAACTTAGTTTATCTAATATGGCATCATCTTGATCATATCCAAAATTCTTCCAGTAATCAATTAATACTAATTTGAGATTATGAATATCATTATCACTAGTATTTATATACTCCATTATATTACCAATCATTTCATCAGAGTAACTAATATTTGGAACAAATGTACCAAATAATTTTGATGTTGATTGGAATAATAAATTTCTAGCAGTTTTTACTTCATCTGACCATGGGTACTCAAATTGATTAATATCATATATTAAACTAGTATCATCAGGATTTTCTTTTTGGAATATCATTAGTGTTTTTAAGTTATTAATCGTATCCATAAACTTATTCATATCTACTGAATAACTCTTTTCAAATACTGCATTAATTTGTTTTTCAAATCCATCTGATATAAATACTGCTTCTTGATATTCTTCTAGTTTATCTTCATATACTTTATGATTATTATTGTCATTATATACTTCAGCAATTACTGATTTTATGGAAGCAAATAATTCATTATATTTATTCATCATTGCAGTAATATCATTTATCTGATCAATAGTAAATGTATTAGTATCCAGATCATATATAGTCTTTATAATAGTACCAAGTAATGATTGCATTTCAAATAATTGATCTTTGATCTCAATAACATTATCAGTATTTAATTGATAATCATTTCTTTCTAATACATCAATTACATTTACCAGATCATGATATACATTCTGTATTACATTATCTACTTCAAGTTCAACTCCACTAATAGTAGGAAGGAATTTATCAGTATCAAATGATTCTCTTGGTCTTCTAGCAGTATGTGATGAGAAATCATAGTTATCAGTAATCTTAGCAATGTAATCAAAGTATGATGGAGTCCATTGTTTATTTAAGTACTGCTCAAAATTAGTTACTTTCTGATATCCTAACCAATTTAAATTGATGGCTTCTTTCATCTTATCAATTGCATCATCAAATGGAAATTCATTATTACTATTTTTCAAGTACGTAGCTAATCCTAATTTGTAATATGGATCCATAGTATTCAGGAATAAATCATTAAACCTTTGATATGATGGATTATCTATTACATGCTCTATAGCTTCATATCTATAGTTGGTAGTAGTAAGTCCTTTGTATATTGATTGTATACCCATCCAATAGAACTTCTCCATGAAGATTTCTCTAAATGTACCTTCTTTTTCATACTCAAACTGGTTCATATCATCATCCCACGATGCAGTAGCTCTAGTAATTGGAATAGTCTCTTTATTCACATTGATAGTATCAGTATAGAAAAAGAATGCTTTAAATATTCTATTGGATATAGAAGTACTATCATCAGTTTCTGATAATAAATATACATCAGGAAAATGATGTTCTACATTTAATATGTATGGTCTCCATACTTCATTATTTGAATCATATTCAAATGTCCAGAAATCAGTAGTATCTATAGGTCTTTGAAATCTGATAGTACCTTCTAATCCAGATTCCCATAAATCCTTCTTTTTCATTCCACTCAGTATAATAGATACATAGTACTTATCTACTATCTGCTGAGGAATATAAATTAGTGGTGATAAATAAAACCATAAAGTTAGACTTTCATCTCTATTAGGTGTATCTTGATCATCTAACCACTCACTATATATTCCATCTTTCTTAATTTCTTTAACAGTCTCTAGGAACTCCTCATACTTAGTATCATATTCATCATTATGATCAATCTCTAGTACATCAAGAAACTGATTATATGCACTATAAATATTTCCTAAATCTGTTTTAAGTTTTTCTAACCACGTATTTAGTACTTCATCATTATTATTTACTTTAATATCAAATCTAAAGTCTTCAATAGTATCAGCACCTATAACAATTAAGTTCCTTAATTTATCAAGGTATGAAATGTACTCATTATCAGCATCATCTCGTTCATATTCAAATGCATCTGATAGTACTACTGGTCTTATCATTTCTTTAGTTTCATCATGTGATTCTTTCATACCATTATTCATATCAACATAAATATTTCTATTTGCTCCTGATGATCTGAATTTACCATATACTTCCTTACTTATTTCATGATTAATAGTTACTACTTTCTGGAAGTCAGCTAAGTATGGTCTATTGATAACATCAGTTGGTAGTAGTATAGGAAACTCATGAAGAAATTTAGGTACAAATACGGATAGCCATAAGTTCTGTTCAGATGTTGTTTCTGATAGTATTAGGTTTCTATTGTACTCACTCATTTCAGATAAATCAATATATCCATCTTCAATAGGTAGAAATTCCATATTATCACCTAATACATCAACTGATGTAACATCATCTGTTCTATATCCTGAATCATTACTAACTTTATTTACAGTAATAACTACTTTGGATGAATTACGTATATGATCATTAGTTAAATATGATACAGGTAATTTCCATCCCCATATTTCTTCACATTGATATCTACTAATGAATACTCTACATGATGCATTGGTATCAAATTTATATATGTATATAGGAAAATTAGCTTTCTTCCAGTAAGTATTATAGTTCCATCTAATAGTAACTTCTTTATCATCTATTCTAATCTCGTACTCTGAATATACTCTTTGATTTACAAACATCATACAGAACCATTTGAATTTATCCCAATTATTAAGCATATCTTCTACTTTAATCCATTTACGGAAGTACTGAGATAATTTAAATTTATCTCTCATATCAGATGATATAAAGTTTTCTGTTGGTATAATAATAGAACACGTATTAGATGATATATCTATATCCACGTCTTTCATAGTACAATTCCATTGAAAGAAATGTGTATTATCATGATTATTTGCTTTTAATTTATGAGATGAATTTAAATAGATATCTTTTAATGTTTCTACTACTTTATCTTGACTAAATGTATTAGTAGTAATTGCATCTTTTCTAAATGCACTTGATCTAGTTCCATCATAATCAGGAATTTCATATCCTTCACTAATTAATGTATTTCTATTGAATAATTGATCAGCTGTACTAATATTTTGATCAAATGCTTTTTGGTACCATTCTGGATCAAATGGACTCCATTTATTTTCATACATAATTGCTATTACCTCCTGTTATTAATATTTAAAGCTAAGTCGATCACCATCCTCTAATAAATATAAATACCTATTAATATCGAAGAGGAGGTTAATTATGGCTACTACTTTACAAAACTTAGAGAATACTATTGAAGACTTAAAAGCTGATATATCAGATCTTAAAAAATCTATTAGTGGTCTTCAAATTGATTTACAAAATACTGTTACTAAGAATAAAAAAATATTACCTGGAATTGGTACTAAGATTGGTTATGATTCAAATGGATTAGTTACTTCATCAATGGAACTTGAAGTAAGTGATTTACCTACAATTTCTATTAGTAAAGTAACTGGACTTAGAGATGAACTTGATAGTTATGTTACTTCAGATTATTTAGATAAGAAATTAAAAAATCTAACTACTACTATTGATAAGTCAACTCCAGTAGCTACTGGTATTAAAGTTAATTATGATAAAAATGGATTAATAGTATCTAGTAGTGATGAGTTATTATCAGAGGATATACCTCAATTATCTATTGATAAGATAACTGGTCTTACTGATAGATTATCTAATATTGAATCATTATTAAATGAAACTACTACTGAAGATACTAAATCTAATACTATCTTTAATGCAGGTGAATATACTAAAATAACTATAGATGCAAATGGTAATATAGTTAAAGGTTCTAAATTATCTATCAATGATATACCTATTGATATTATTACTAGATTAAATGAATTAGAACTATCAATAGGTTCATGTGTAAATCAAGATGTTATAACTACTCTATCATCTAAAGTAATTAATAAACTAGATGCTAATGATCCTATTATTTCAGGTACATATACTAAAGTATCAGTTGATCAGAATGGTTTAATTACTAATGGATCATCATTGGAGTATGAAGATTTACCTGATAGACTAATAAATGAAATAGATAGTATTAAATCTCAACAAGAAGATATGGTAACTGGTACCAAATTAGTTGATATAGTTAATCAGATAAATGAAAGATTGAGTATTATAGATACTTTATTCACAACATATGATGAGCAAATAAGTAATAAAGCTACTAATGAAGATCTTACTAGTTATAAAATGGATATGATTCATTTAGAAGATTTAGTTAATGAACTTAATGAGAAAATACCTAATGATACTATTATGGAACAACTAAATCTGATTACTAAGAATTTATCTAATTTAGATGGTAGAATATCAGTAATAGAAAATAAATTAAATATTACTTCAGATATTTAATTTTTTATTTTTCAAAAAATAAAAAATTGGAAACTTCCCCTTAGAATTATTTTACGTAACAAGTAAAGCATATATCAATATGTTTTACTTGACGTATACGTTTACTGTAAAACTCAACTTTAGGTTGATTTTACGTAAACATACGTTTTTACGTAAAATATATAATTGAAAATTCGAGCACTTTTTTCGGCACCTTTAGACCAGCAAATTTGCTGGGGTTAGAGCATAAAATAATTTACGACTATAAAATTTTATTAAAAATAATAAAAATAAAGAGAGGTTAAATACCTCTCTTTATCTTTATTTTTATTCTCTAACATTTCTGTACATCTCTACCATTTTATGTGATATTCTGTAAACTAGTTCATTTACATCTTTCACTAAGTTTTCTTTCCAGTCTTCATTAGGATATCCTTTGATTTTTGATTCGTACTCATTAATATCAGTCTTAATACTGAATAAAGACTGATATAATATATTGCATGAGTTACTTATTAATTTTTCTCTTGGCATATTTAGCTTATTCTCCTGCAATTCAATTACATCCTTTTCATGTAATATCTTACATTCAAGAATAGATATTTGGAATATCTCTAACTGGTGTTCTGCGTTTATTGAATTATTAGATTTCTTCTCTTCTGTGTTAAATTCATCAAAGCAATTTTGTTTTGTTAATAAAGCCATCTTTTAATCCTCCTCCGAATCATCAATTTGGTATTCTGTATCATATAGGTCTCTATCATTATATTCTATATCATCCATAACATCTTCCTCCTATTTGATACCTGTTAACTTGTACAACACATCCTGGAAGTCTCCGAATCTGCGATATCTGTATTTAGATTGTGCTAAGCACATCTTTACAGTTATATCAACTTCGGTTTCCTTGTCATTAACTTTCCTACCCCATCTTGTGACTTTGAGATTTAGATTTTCTCCTTCGCATAATCCTTCAAAGAAATGTGCAGGAATGTTATCGAATGTATCTCCGAAATATGGGAGATAGTATTCTTTGTCACCTGATGTTACAGTTAATCCATGATCAGATAAATTGTCGCCTTCTTCTGATACTAACCATAGATTTACTATTTTATCATTTGCAGGTTCAAGAATTTGATGATTATCAATTGCCAACTGTAATATATCCAGCTTAGCACTATCCATGAACAAGTCATTGATACGAGTTGGTGAGTTAGGAATTATAAAAGCATCAACTGCAAGTGTTCCTGTGATTGTTACCTTATCTTCTGTTTCATCGATTGTTAGATTAGTTGCCTCTTTGTTCATTAATTCATTACTCATTTTATATTTCCTCCTTTGAGATTCTTATAGGTTTAATTTTGGTTGTTTTTACTTCTGTCATTGATATCTTTGTGGTTTTAACATTAGTAGTTTTTACTTCCACCGTTGAAATCTTTGTTGTTTTAAAATTACTCATGATTAAATCCTCCTTAGATAATTAATATACCATATTCAGTTTTTATGTAATAATGATAACTTACTCTTATCTTATTACACTATTAGAATATATCGTTAATACTGAAGAATATGCGATAAAAAGAAAAGAGGGTATTTAAACCCTCTTTTCAATATTTATTTTTATAACTTAATATGCACCTCTTTATTCTTCGATAACTCAAGATGTCTATTGCAAATAGTTGGTCCAATATATACCATAGTACCATTTCGATTCTTTCTCCAGAATCCTCGACGCTCCCATGAATCAACATAGTATTCTCGTTTGATTATACCACCTTTTTTAGTTGCTTCCCTGATATAACTCTTTGCTTCATTTGATGTCATTAATATATGGCGTATTGCATATTCTGGTTTATTATTCTGGACCCTAGATTTTGATGATGTAGCATGAGTATTTGTAGGTTGTTTTAACTTGGTTTCTTTAATCATCTTAGATCTTTCAGGTCTATCATGTAATACTAATAACATTGCACACAAACTCATGATTGTTTCTATGATGCCAGGAAGATCAAATATTCCTTTTGGAATGAAATCCATTACTTCACATATCCCAGCTGGAAAATTATCTCTAGGATTCTTTAGATGAATATATGTATCAATCAATGATATATTGGCTACTTTGAAATCATGCAGATTTACAAATCTCAATAATGCTATTATAGACATATCATGGTTTACATCATGCTTGATATAAAATTCACAACAATCTGAATCCTGATCATATTCAAAATGAAAGATAGATGGCTCCTCAGTTCCTTTAAATACATTAACTTTTAGAGTTTTATCAATTCCAAATCGTTTTTCAATTAAAGCATTGCCTAAATCAACAGCTTCATCCTTTTCATATTTATCCTCCAGATATTCATTAATAAACTTCCATTCTCTTTTGGATAAATCTACTATTGGAATAATATTTCCATCTTTCTCATTGCCCATTATTACTTTTGGAAAAGTACCTTCTACTTCGGATTTGAACTTAGGTTCCATGACAGCTTCAGTATGGTGGTGCCAATTATTCAAACCAACAAGGTGTTTTATATCATTTAAATTAGATGAGGTAAATACCATCTTTAATACACTCTTTTCTAATTTCGTATGATATTGAAACTGGGCTAAATCATTATTCATCAATTCATCACCGATACTACTAATTATAATATCTAATGTAGTTTGAATATTATCAATAACATCAAAGAATCTTGATCTGGATGTTTTAAGATTATGCTTTCTGATAAAATTATCAATATCATAATCTTTTTTAGATACCATCAATGGTTGTACATCCGAATGCATCTGAAAACAATTGTCTTTTCTTAATAGAGCATGATATATTTCACACACATTATCATTATCATTAAATATATAAAATAATATAGTAGCACGTGCGCTGCTATCATCGATACCACTTATCATGTGAAAATATATTGTGCATGGTTTACTATTATTGAATCTAACCTTACAAATTACATTCTCATTTGGATATTTCTTATACAATCTATGGATATTGTCATTAATTTTATCAATATTATCAATGTATGATATCCCTGTTGTATCTCCAGAAGTTAATTCTGTATTAACAGTAATTTGTGGCAGTTTTCTAAAATATAGATCATGTAAACAACTTTTTGTATATGTTGTAATATCATCCATCATATCTTTTCTAAACTTCTTTACATTCGGATTTATATATGTAAATATATCACTCCGCATTACTTGCACTTTGTTATTTGTGATAGATCCTGGTGTTACTCTAAAAGTATTCATTTTGTAAGACATTTCTATTTCCTCCTTTTTATTGATATAATTTAGTTATATATCATTATTATAAGAATATATAATTTCAAAGAAAGGAAATGCGTGATATAACATGAATTTAGATATTTATAATACACATATGGAATTATATCCATATAAGAAAGATGATTATCCTGTAATTGAAAAGATGTATACAGCAGTTGATAAATTTACAGGTTTAGATAAGCCTTGTGGATATATGATAGAAGATGGTAAACTATTATTGCCAAGAGGTACATCAATTTCTAGATTGGAAAGTATATGCGATGTAAAAGCAAATTATATTAAAGAATCAGATTCTTTAGAAAATATGGATAAAAAATTCTATCCAGTATATGAACCTAGAAATGATGTACAAAAAGAAAGTATTGAATTCTTAATAGGTAAACAACATCAATTGGCATTGAACTTAAAGACAGGAGTCGGTAAAACATATTGTGTTGCATATGCGATTACTGAATTGAATGAGAAGGCTTTAATAATTACACCTAATGAATCTATTAAACAACAATGGCTAAATACATTTGTTAAGATGTTTGACTATAGGTCAAAAGATCTTATGAATATTGCTGGATCAAATATAATAGCTGGATTGATTGATGGATCAATAGAAGAAAGAAATGTGTACTTTGTTAATCATCAAACACTACATAGTTATATGACTTCTACTAATGGATATATGTTGCATGAATTTTTCAAGAAGATTAAAGTTGGTATTAAAGTATATGATGAATCACATATGAATTTTGGAAATATTCTATTGATGGATTATTATTCCAATACTAATAGAACTTGGTATATTACTGCAACATTTGACAGATCGGAGAAAACTGAATCAGAATGTTTTAAGAGAGCATTTAGTTCTGTTGAAGCATACGGAGATATTGAGTCAGCTAAATTGGTTGATAAACATGTAGTATATCATGTAGTAAAAATTAATAGTAGAATATCTCCTAAAGATAGATCTAGAGTAATCGGATATGCTGGAATGACTGCTGCATCATATGGAAGATATGCATTCTTGAGTGATCCAAATAATACAGCTTATCATGCAATATTAGAGATACTGAATAAAGTACAAAATGTTGAAGGCAAAGTTCTTATATTTGTACCTTTGATAGAAGCAGTAGATGAGGTTGTAAAGAAACTTAAGAAAGACATCCCAGATAAATCAGTAGCTGCATATCATTCTAAATGTACAGCTGATGAAAAAGAATCAGCAGAGAAAAAAGATATCATTGTATCTACAATTAAATCATGCGGAACTGGTCGAGATATTCCTGGACTAAGAGTATTGATATGTTGTGAACCAGTAGCATCGAAAGTGGTTGCTGAACAAATGATCGGAAGGTTGCGTCCATATGGAGAAAATATGGACACTTACTTTTGGGATGTAATTGATATATGTTTAGCTCCAATAAATTGGTGGTGGAAAGCTAGATATAAAAAGATACAGGATCTTGTAAAGAAAACTGTATATATTGATATAGATAGTTAAAAAAATAAAGAGAGGTTAAATACCTCTCTTTATTTTTAATTACCACATTTCAATATTTCAATTTAAATTCATTAAATAATTGAGATTTATCATTTCTTATCTTTTTATATTTGAGAAGTAATATGTATATAATTCTATAATCAGCAATACGCCCTGGTGAATTTAATAACTCATAAATATTACATTTACTCAATTGAGGAGTCTCACTGCATTCATATTTGTTTACTGGAATCAAACATGATTTGCCCGAATTAACTCCATTAAAATTATACTTAACTATTGGATTAGTTACTTCATTAGCATCTACTGATATTTCAATCGTCGATTGTAACTTATCATCTATATATATTCCCAAAGTATATGTAATCCTGTCTTTATCATACCATCCATATACATATAAAGCACAATATGTTCCTTTTGCAAATGAATATTTGATACCTGATTCAGATGAAGATGCAATATCTATATATAATGGATGGGAATTTGTGGGTTGACAATTTGGCAATGCAGTAATCATATATTTCATAAATAAATATAGATCTGTCGCCGTAAACTTATCATCTATAAATTTATTCTCTTTAACAGTATTATCTGGTGTCGCTTCTTTGAATTTCACCGGATGGCTAAATAAATTATAATAATATCCAGATACTAAAATAAGTGCCACAGATATAAATTTATCATATGATTTATCTACTTTTGAATACCAGCTCATTTTGGCAAATTCTTCAGTATCAATAAATATATCTTCTTTATTCGTATAATATTCAACTGAATGTTTTATTGGATTATTTAGATCACTTACACAAATCTTGCATATATCTTTATCATTAAAATCTAATCCCTTATATGATATATCAATCTTAACATCTTTAATAGTCGTTAATTCACGATAACGAATTATAAGTGAAATAAATTTTAATTCATGTTCCACATTGATCTGAGATGATAAACTTACGATAAAATAATCAGATGATAAGTCTGATCTAGTATCACATATTATTTCATAATACCGATAATTTATCTCTTTATTATCTGAGTGCGGTTTTGGTATCATTACCAATTCCAAATTCTTTGGATTTCTTTTAATGATATTTAATATTGCATCTCCAAATTGATTGAATGTTATAGGTGTTTCACTGGGAAAAATATTTTTAAGTGCATCCTCAAGAATACTCATTTATTTACCCCCTATTTATAATTGAATTGTGATTCTTTAGACTTATAACTTTTGCATCGACATGTAGGAGTGCACATTAAATCTGGCCATGTTCCTGCTACTACATGTTTCATAACAACCTCATTTAATTCATCAATTATTTTCTTTTCATCTTTTGAATACATGCATACTGAATTATGCATGCATGTGTCACATTGATAAGTACTTTCTTGTTCCATTGTTATTTCCTCCTTTAATTATAAATTATAATAATATTTAGCTGCAATTTTAAGTGCTGCAAAAATTGGATTATCTAAATCATCATGCTGTACTTTTGGTGATGAATAATACCACTTCATATATTGCTGCTCATCTTTAAAGAAATCAATAAAGCAGTCATTAATATTAGCATAATAATTAATAAGATCTTCTCCATCTTTATGTATATCAATATTGCATATACCATTTGGACTAAAATTGTCATCTTTATACCATATATCAATTATAGTATGATCGAAAGATCTTAATGTACTATATCTTATATTGAATTCAATTAATCTTAATTCTTTCTCATTAGTAATTTGCACAATCATATCTACTTGATAATATCCAACTGGATTATTAGATCTATAATCACATAACTTTATATGATGTCTATAATTTAAGTGATTTTTATCATCAAAAGATTTTGTTGTAACTGGTTCAAGTTCTGCTGGAATATTTAAAACATTCCGTAATAGTTTATCTCCAAAATCCCCAAATGATATTAATGCTTGATCAACATCAATATCCTTTATTGCTTCCTCTATAATTGTCATACCTTTATCCCCTCTTTTCATCTTGTACAAAATATTTACATTTTATGACCGTCTCTGTTAAACATTCTGGCCATGTTCCCATAGATATTGCTCTTGATAAAAATCCCTCTAATTCGGAATTTCTCTCTTGTACTTGTTTCGTGAGTTTACATACATTAACACATACACATGAATCGCACGTGCATCTTATTTTTACTTCTGTTCCCATATCAGATCTCCTTTAATTCATTAATGATGGTAAATTGATTGGGTAATCTAAGAACCGCTTATTATTTAAAGAACTCAAAGAAGCCATATCAACTTTATCAACTATTTGTGATTTTATATTATCAATATCAGATTCACTCAATAATTGATACTGTGTTTCTATATTAGTACACATAAATGCTGTTTTGATATCTTGCCTATATTGTGCTGGAAATGACTCTAATATGGAATCTATTGAACTGAAGTCTTTCAATATAATTTCATTATCCAATCCATTTTTTATTATATTAAGAAACTTGCCATATCCAAATCCTTTAGCAGATTTAATATTTCTAATCTTTGATCCTTTAATAGACAATAGTAATTTATAATACATTTCAGAATTGAATATTGCTAAATCAAAAGGTGATTCATCTTTTACTATACTTCTTACTGTATCTTCAATTGTACTATATACACCAAAGTGATTAAATCTCCTTTTAATATAAATATCTAGGAAATTTCCTTGAAACATATATAGGGTATCAAATATATCTGCACTAATGATAACATTCTTACTATTATCAAATGTGGATACTATATATGGAATTATAGATCCATCAAATGTATCAGCTTTCAATAAATAACATTTATCAATATATGATAATATCAATTCTACTTCTGGAATGATTGTATTATTTAGCAATTCCCCAACCAATTTGAATTGAGGATTCTGCATATATCTATTATGATAATAATTCCTATAGAATTTATTATATACAGACATCTGTTGTTCATTATTAGATAATGAAGTGATATAGAAATACATTTTCACATCACATTTTTCTTTTCTGAAATATGCTTTATAACTTGCCATTAGATTTAATATTGCTGATTCTAATTCTATAACCATCTTTTGTTTATAGAAATTTACCATTGGTAATATTCCTTTATACATCGAAATATTATGTAATACACATTCTAAGTTTATAAATACATTTACATTATCTCCAGGCTGTATATTCAATGTACTTCTATGTACATGCTCATCAATCATATTCCATTTTAGCATTAGAGAACCTGCCGTAACTCCAATACCAGGTTTATATACCTCCATTTTTGTTCCTCCTAAATTGTTGATTCTGTTAGTTTGATTTGATTCATTGGAACCCCTATATCTTTCGATAATACATTCTGATATAAAGTTATTTTATTATACAGAAATTTATACTTCTTTAATTTTATCTTTTCTTCTTTCATATCAATATCTGAATCAAGATAAATATTAACTATAATATTAGATCCCATTAATCCTTTACTGATTGCATAATCAATTCCACTTATATAATCACTTCCAAGTACCGCGATATATGCAGAATTATTTCCTGTATTAAAATTCTTATATGCTGATAATATATCAAATATTCCTTCAGCAATATTTACATATACTAGATCTTTTGAAAATATATCTATTGAAGTTGCAATAGTATAGAATGATCTTACACTTGGTTCTCTAACTACTGGAATCTTTCTCCATCTGACATCATCTCGAAAATTTCGTGATAAAATGTATGATCTGTCATCAGACATGAATGATATTGAATCTTGTATAGATGGTAATGTATTACTGGTGATACTACATCTTCGAAGATATTTTTTAACAGGTTCCATAGTCCATACTATTTTAAATTTCTCAATATCCTGATATTCAAATCCTTCTCCTAATCTATGTTCTATATATTGAACTTGCTTAGAATTTATGTCAATATTTCCTAATTCAAAATTCTTGCCAGATTTATGATAATAATTAATTCGGTTATAATTATTATTGGTTATAGGATTAATATTTTTGATACCTAATTTATCCAAGAAAAATTTATTTACTTGACCTTTGGAATTACATAAGAAACATATATACAACAAAGGCTCTGATGGATCATAACTACATTTTATATAGCAATGAGAATCTTGAGCATTCTTTTGGCTATCCCCACATATAGGACATCTTATGCGGTACATCTGCTCATTCACTTTTCTAAATACAGGACTTTGCTTTTGTATCGCTTCTAAAATCTCAGTTTTATCTAAAGATGCAACCATAACTTTCCTCCTTATTCACCTTCTTACTTCAAAATCATAATATATATTTTAAAATTATATATTATTAGTATATAGAGGTTATGAATTAACTTAGAATTTAAACCCTATAAATTCAAATGTAAAGGAGATTTAAAATCATGGAAAACAAAAATGTAGGCATTATAGGAATTGGTAACTGTGGTTGCCAAATCGCAAATTTAGCCGAGAAGAAGTATCCGACTCTATTTGATTGTATTTATTTTAATACATCATCAGATGATCTCGCTATGGTATCAACAGATACTGGACTAAAGTTCAAATTAGGAGATGAAGACATTAAAGGATCAGCTAAAATTAGATCTAAATCATTTGAGTATTTTGAGAAAGAACTTCCTCAAATTATATCAAACGAAGCAATCCAAAATGTAATTCTAGAAAAGAGTCATATATTTATCATTACTTCTGTAGCAGGTGGTACAGGATCCGGAGCTGCACCAGCTATGCATAAGATAATGAGTAATCTGTTCCCTGACGTGAATTTCATTATGGTGGCTATTCTTCCTAAACAGGAGTCATCAGAATTAGAGTTGGAAAACTCATTAGAGTTCTTAGAAGACCTATATGAAAATCTTGGAACAGATATCACATATATGATGTATGATAATGAGACTACATGCAACGAGAAGGGATCATTATCTTTAACTAAAGTAAATGAAAATGTAGTTGAAGATATCAGGATTCTTACAGGTGTAGATAATTATCCAACACCATTTGAGAGCATTGATGCGGCAGATATGGATTCACTTCTTACAACTCCTGGCAGGTTATTAGTTGCCAGAATAAATAAAGGTGTAACTGAGAAAGCTATGGAAGATAATAAACTTGATGAGATCATTATTAAGAGCATTAAGTCTTCATGTCATGCAGAGACTGACAGGAATAAGAAAGTTGTTAGATGGGGAGTTGTAACATATTTCACTGAAGATGTGAATAATTTGTATGTTGCGAGTTTGGATGCATTGAAGGAATTCTTGGGAACTCCAGTAGAAAGATTTAACCACAATGCAATCAATTCTGGCAAAGAGGATATGAACTTTATATATCTGATTGCCGCAGGATTATCACCAATTAATGATAGAGCTGTTAAGATTAAAGAAAGAATTGAATATCTCAAAGAACAGAAGGCTGATAATAATAGTTATGTATTATCAGGTACTTCTACAAACACAAATGAGAATAGAAAGAATCTTAATAACAAAACTAATACTTCAGGTGAAATAAATTCACAAGAGCTTTTAGCTTCACTGAGAAGAAAATAAAATTCTGGTAGAGAGGGAATAAAATCCCTCTCTATCAATCACTTTTTTAAGTAACTAAATTAAAGGAGGCAAGTAAATGAAATTAATCAAAAACATTAAAGACTGGAGCAAAGATAAATTATATAAAAATATATTAACTCCAGTTGATGATTTGATAGATCAAAATTTAAATGATATATCAACCACCATTGGATCATTTGTAATAAGATCTGTTAGGGGAAAATTTCAACGTTCTATTACTATTCCAATTGGAGGTCAAAATTCATATAATAAATGGATGGAAGATGCATTGTATGAAATATTATATGAATGGAATAATATTAAAAGTGCTAGTAGATTAGAATTATCTGCAGGTAGTAGAGCAAGAGATAAAGATGTAATATACTATAGACTTGATGATGGAACTCATAATTTGAAGTATAGAAATTTTAATATACTTCTGCATATTCAATCATCAACAGTATCTGTGACAAATATGAGATCTTCAACAATGAAAATCTATACTATTATCACATATGATTTATCACCTGATTTTGTTGTTAAATTTGAGAATGATATGCTCAAACATCGAAATTCATTATTGAAAATAAATAAAGATCTTCCAACAGTAAATCTATATCAAGATTATCATGAGTCAGATGGTTATACGTATTGGGAATCATGTGGTAAGATTAGTAAGAGAAGACTTGGCACAATATATTTGCCATATGATCAAAAGAAACAGATTGTTGATACCGTAAATGAATTCGTTTGTAATAAAGAATATTACCGCAAACATGGTATTGTTCATAATTTAAAAATTCTTTTATATGGGGAGCCGGGTCCACAACCAGTTTCTGAGATAATTCCAACTCCAGATGGTATGAGAATATTTGGTGATATAATGCCAGGTGATATGGTATTTGGACCTGATGGAAATCCTACTGAAGTAGAAGAAGTTTATGAATATACACATTTGGATGTGTATACTGTTCTATTAGGTGATGGACGTAGGATTAGATGTGCTGGTGAGCATAAATGGCCAATAATAACAAATGATGGTAATATCATTGAGAAAAGCGTAGATGAATTACATGCAGAAAGATTGTATGATGAATCAAGCAATCCAAGATTCTATATGCCTTTAGGTAAAGCTGCCCAATATCCAGAAAAAGAATTACCTGTAGATCCATGGGTACTCGGCGTTATTCTAGGATGTTGCAACTTTAGTAATCCGGATCAATTATCAATAAATACACAGCATGAGCAAATCGCAAATGCAGTTGCATTTATATTAGAGCTTGATGTTAAATCATTTGGTGATGATACTTGGTATTTCTATAATAAAGATGGATCAGCAGTAAGTACAAAAGAGTTCTTCTCAAATATACCAGAAATATATCAACTTTATGATGGCAATGATCATTTTGATCAAATAGAGTATAATATATTTATTCCTGATTATTATATATTCAATTCAAAGATTAATAGATTACAATTAATTAGAGGATTGATGGATGCAAGAGGCAAATTTAATGAAATTACAAATCCAAATGTAAATCCGAAGAATCATCTTATATTCTATTCAACTTCAAAGAAATTATGTTCACAAGTAACATTTATTATTAGAAGCCTAGGATATATGTGTAAAGATAATGAATACTCAACCATTATTTGTTGGAATGGAGATAAGTATTTATTCTATCAAGAATTAAAAGAAGATGATAAGAATTATGAAGAAGAATCTGTTAGATCAATAGCTATTATAGATATCATAGAGATGTTTTATAAAGAAAATATGCATTGCCTCCATGTAAAGAATGATAAGCATATGTATCAAACTACAGATTTTGCTGTAACATTTAATACCGGCAAAGATAGCATAGCTAAAATGATTGCTTCAGAATGGAATAGGGAAATCTACTATATCAAAGGCGGCAAAGATGGTAGGTTTATACCACATGCTTTAACTGATGTTGATGATAATATCAGGTATCCTTTGTATTTGATTTCTGATATTGATAAGTATCCATATCTTATCAATGAACCAGATATAAATATTACTGATGGAGAAGCAAAGGAAGATGCAATAAAACAGAAACAATTATTTGGTGAAATGATTAATGCACTTGATGGAGTATTATCTAATGAAGATGCTATTATAATAATGACAACAAATCATATTGAGAAGTTTTCTGATACTTTCCTGAGACCAGGAAGAGTTGATCTTAAAATGTATATTTCATATGTCACTCCAGAGGTATTCAGAAAATATGTATTTGATTTTTATCATGTAGAATTACCAAAAGATATTAAAATCAAAGATAAGATAACGGTTGCTATGATGCAATTTGATGTTGTATTTATGAAATTACCTGTAGATGAATTTGTAAAGAAATATACTCTATAACAAACAATATAGTAGTGGGGTTTATCCTCACTACTATAATTCTTTTAATAGGAGGGACTAAAAATGAAACTATTCTCTGATAAATTGAGGGAAGCTGGTATTAGTTCATTTTCTTCATTTGAAGATCTATTTAATATAACAAATAATATTATTAACTCAAATGTGACTCATCTAATTCCAGTATGTGATCCAAGTGATAGTATGTCATACATGAGATATGATGAGATGGCTACTATAAGTCAATATAGTACTATAGAATTCATTCAAGCTGTGTATGTTGAGATCAGAATTGATTCTGACAGTATGTATATGAAATTTAATCGTTCATGTATCAATCCTTTGAATAATGGAATCAATGCTAAGATATATCCAATATTCTCTATCAATTTCACAGATGCCGATCTTGGTAATAAGAAATCAGTATCTATGTTTGATGGTGGTAATGATTATTTGATCAGTCTACTAAAATATGATGTAGAAGGTAGAGCTGTTATATGCGATGCTATTCATATTGATAAGAAAGATCAATTATCAATATTAGCAGCAACAGAATTAAGACTATCCAATCCTGAACGATATAATATGTTTGGGGTTGAAGAAATATTTGATTCTCTTGGGATATCATTTAGACTATCAAATTAGGAGGGAATAATTCCCTTCTAATTTTTTATCGCATATTATATCAGATTAATGATATATTCTAATAGTGTAATAAGATAAGAGTAAGTTATCATTATTACATAAAAACTGAATATAGTATATTAATTATCTAAGGAGGATTTAATCATGAGTAATAAGTATGATGTTAAAAGAGGAGCAAAATCAGCAATGGAGAATAAGATCATTAATCTTAAAGATGAATGTAAACCTATCATTGATGAGCTAAAAAAGGAAATGAATATAATTGATGTCATTTCCAATTTGACACCGGAACAGCTTAAGGCAATGCAGACAGCAATTAAGCTTGCAAAGAAAACATCTGATGATGCTATTGATCTTATCGCTGAGTTAGAGTGGAGAATCCAGGAGATTGACGAAACACACGAAATGGTACAAGAAATCAAAGAGCAGAATGAAGAAATATTAAGATTGCTCAGATCAAAAGAATAAAAAATATTGGGAGATGAAAATCTCCCTTTATTTTTTATATGATTGATAATATTTTTATTACTGCAAATCCATAATTTTTTCCATCTAATTCAAATGGAAAATACTTCTTAATTGATACAGCCAAATTATTTGAATATTTAAATGTAATATAATTCAAATTATTCAACTCAGCTTTTCTCAATCTAACTGGAAACAAATTCTTATTAATCATAATTTGATATGCTAATTCATCACTCAATTTGATTTCTATATTCTTCCCTTGATTAAATAGATCTGGATCTATATCAATCCAATTATCATATGTATTCATGATATCAATTATCTTAAATAGATAATAATTTTCATCATTAATTGTAGCTTCTTTAATACTTCCCTTTAGTTCTTCATCATTCAATATTAGATTCCATAATTCAATATCTGGAATAATCACTACATTGTTAGATTTTTTATCTTTAGAAATTATATTCCTATTAACATAAATATAATTTGTAAGTGATGCTCTATGCATCACCTCTTTAAATATATTTAATGAATCATCAATGCTTTTGATTTTCTTTCCGGCCATGCCTTATTCCCTCCTAGGTCTTTAATACTTGATACCTCTGAAACTATTGGATTATCAACTTTCAGTCTATTAAAATAATATTGTACTGATTCTAATCCATATTTTTCTTCAGATTTTCCATTGCCTATTACACGAGCTAAATATAATCCTAAACTATAATTTAGCTCCCTACCTGAAGATCCAAATACAACTTGATCAAGATCAACTCTTACTTCTGAATGTAAATGATTGATCTTTAAATAATTGGATGATAATTTATCAGCTAATACAATTATATCGATCATACGTTGTAACTTTAATGGTAGTGTTTCATAAATAGGTATAATTGGGCAAGCATGAAAAGCAACTGGATAAATTATATAAGGATCTTCAATACCAAATTCTTTGTTCAAAAATATTGCCCCTGATAATGGATGATACTGAATTGATGTATTAAAATAATCATCTAATTTAAATTTCTCAAGTGTATCAAGATTAGATCTTACATACCTAGTAGTATCTTGTGGAATAACATGACCTCTCCAGATAACTTGATTTTCAAGTTTTGGATCTAAAGATTTTTCTTTAAGTATGTCATGTGCCAATGCACAGTATACAAGTTTCTTCCTGTCAAGATGAAAATGCATTCTATCATTTAATAATAATGCATAATCTCTGACAAGTTGAATATGTTTCATTTTGTATTCCCATGTAGGAATATTTTTACAGATGAAATAATTCAAATCAAGTAATAATGCTTGGTCTGGATCTAAATATCTAAATTTATTATTCATCATAATTAGAACTCCTTTATTATTTATTTTTATATCTATATATAGAATATATAATTTAGAAGCGAAGTATATATTTTGATGATATATTATGTAATCAGTAATAAATATATACTATCATTTTTAAAGCAAGAAAGGAAAACCAAAATGAAAAAGTACACAACACGCAACTGTGACAGGAGAAATCCTTACACAAATGCAGTAACACCAAAACTATATCATCGCGGGAAAATCAATTATGGACGAAGAGCAATGTATTTATTATTATTGCTAGTTATTATTTTGACATTATCAATTTCAGCTATAATTTATTCTAATCGAGAAGAAACACCAAATGAAGAAATTATAACTGAGAAAGCGATGGCAACAATTGAAGTCAGTGATATGTATAACTTCTGTGGAATTACAGGACTTGGCGGAACATATGGAACATCAAATGCACAAGGAGTATACCTTGATATGACTTCACCGTTAGTACGAAAGAAACTAAGTAACACATATGACGTATCTACTATTAATATGCTAGTAGGTGCTGATACACTTAATCTTGGAACATCTATATTGACAAATCAAATATTGCCAACTAAATATTATGGTAATATAGATTTCTCATCATTCCAACCTTATATGTCATACAAAAAGATTACTTCTAAATCATCTCCAGCATATAAGATATCACATTCTGAAAATGCATATACAGATGAATATGGATTTAGAAGATATAAAACGAATTCAGAAAATCAAATTACAATTAATGAACAAGATGATTATATTGTAGCAATGGGTACATTTTATAAAGAGAAAGGGACAGCAGGAGAACGATTTTTAGTAACGACAACAACAGGAGCATTTACAGTAATAACTGGAGATGAAAAGGCTGATCAAGATACAGATTCAATGAATATGTTTACTACTCATAAAGGATCGGCAGCAATATTAGAATGGGTAGTAGATGAAGATAAATTAGAATCAGAAGTAAAACAATCAGGTACAGTTACTAGTTCATCAATGGAAGCATTGCATGGAACTATAACTTCAATATATAAAATTAATTAAGTAATAAATAAGAAGAGAGGGAGAAGTCCCTCTCTTTATTTTTTATCGCATATTTGATAATAATGATAATATATTTTAATAATGTAATAAAATAAAATAATATTTTATATTAAGGAGGAAATATATATGACAGTAAAAGAATATCGTGACTGGATGTATAATCCAGATAATCAACTTAACTGTGATGAATGCCCTGAAAATCTAGATACCACTAATTCACAGTGGAAATATCCATGTGGCCAACAAACATGTTGGGTCACTGTACATTGCAATAGAAAGGAGGAAGAATTATGATAGTAGATCTTACAGATACGAGCTGGTGGTGGTTAGGTTATATTATATTCTTCATATTTATGATTGGATTATTCCGTGTAGGAATTATTCTAGATCGTGTTATCTGTGCTTTCATCGATGCAGTCCAACAGGAACTTGCAGAGAGAAGAGCAGATAACAGTAATAAAAATAAGAGATGTTAGCATCTCTTATTTTTTTCTCATGATGATTTTCCACCACCTTCTAAATAATATTTTGAAGGGATAAGGCGGTGAAGACATGAGTGCTTCTATAAGTACAAAAAAGGAAAAGAGCTCTTCTATTACTAAGTTGGCTCCAATCGGATCCATGTTAAAAGAAGTAGGCATAGATTATATCAAAGAAGTTGCTCCGACTTCTTCATCTATAGCAGGGGAAGTAAATAGAGCTGGAACAGAAGTTGCAAAAACAATAGCTATTACTAATAAAGATATTCAGCAAAAAGTTAAAAATTTTAAATTGCAAAATGTATATAAAAGTATACGAGGTTGGTTTGACAATGAACTTGATCAATATCGGGCTGCAGATGAAATGAATAATTTTGACGATTATAATTTTGATTTTGATGATGGAGAATCATCAAATTCAAATATATCTATGGCTGAAGTTGAAGTTGATACAGCTACCCAAAATGCAAATAAAATATCTAGAGCTATAACTGAAACATCTTCTCATTTGATGGAAGCTCAAATAGCTTCTGTTGCAAATGTGAATACTGCTATTGATAATCAGACCAAAATTATTACAGCTGGTTTTGATAAATTAAATGGCAATGTTGAAAAGTTAATGGAGATCATGACTACAAATACAGCTGCTACTATTGAATCAACTTTAGCTGCAGCTGTTGCAGCTACTGAATCTGAAAGCAAGAATATTGATGGAACAGATATGCTTTCAAATGGAAAATTCAATGCATCTGAATATGTCAAAATGGTTACCCAGAACATAGAAAATACTACACCAGTAATCATGTTTAATACATTTAAGAATTTGATGAAAAATAATATGGTTGGTGTATCCGATGTATTATCTATGGGACTAAAAAAGGTAATGGATGAAACCAAGATTGGTAGTGGAATTCAAGAAGGCATTAAAGCATTAGATGAATCATTGAATGATACATTATTATCAGCAGCTGTAACTCTTGGTAATGATACTGGATATGGTATTGGGTCTCAATTTAAGAAATTATTTGGTATTGATACTTCTCGTAAAAATGTCAGTATGGTTAAAGAGCCATTGAAACTTCAATCAGTTGCTTGGGATTCAATATCTAAGGAAGCTTTAGTAAATACTATTCCAGGATATTTAAGAAAAATTCTTAAAGCAGTAGGTGGAGAAGATGTTATCTATGATTATAAGGGCAGAGGATTCAAAACTGAAAAGCAAGTGCAGCAACAGTTTGATAGAATCGTAAATAGAACTGGTAATTTATATAGTGCCAGTGATAATATTAGGAAGGCATTTGGAAATTCTACAGATTCATTTACATTAATGGCATATGATATGATGATAAATGATCTTGGAGAAAGATCAGGTAAGTATGGAAAATCAATGAATGATACTATCATGTCATTCAGTGATAAAAATAAAGCAGAAAATTATGTACTTAATGATCTATTCCAAGGACAATTAACTGAAGCTGATGCAGATAAAGCAAAGAAGTTTGCTGAGTCTCTTTCTAAGATGGAAAAAGGATATGGCTGGGAAGAGCTTCAAATGCAAGCTGCTAAGCAGAATGTAAATAGAAATAGAACTGTTGCTGAATATAAGAGAAATGCTAATTTATATAATCTCGATATGAGTGCAGTTAGTGATGATTTTAAAAATCAGCAACGATATATTCAAGATCAGTATAATATACTTCCAGAAAAATCTAAGATACAGAATGAATCTGCAACTATAGTTTCAGCAGATCTATTTACATCTGGAGTTGATTATACAAATAAAGCATTATATGAAATATTCAGAAGACTTGATACTGGTATAAATGTATTTAAAGTTGGTGAATCAAATATTCAAACAGAAAAGTTTGAAGAATTTGGAGATGATAAATTACCACCTCCAAAGAATTATATCCCTAAACATCTAATACCTAATACTTCAATTGGTACTACTGCATCAACAATTGCTGGTTCAATACCTCCAAGATCTGAAGAAGATAATCTTCTCAAAAATAATGTTGATGAAGAAACTGGTGAAACTGAAAATCTTACAAGAGGTGAACGTTTTAAGAGATGGGCACATAAACGTGGTGGTGATTTCAAATCAGCTGTATTTGCTGGTGATAAAAATCAAATAAGACAAGTAGTACGTGATACAGTTGGAGATATGTCTGATATTGCTACTGATTATGTTAAAAAAGGCGCTGGTAAAGTAAATGATGCTTTTGGTAATGTATCAGGATATCTTAAACACAAGATGTTTGGTACAGGATATTCATATACATCCAGAGATGAAAATGGTAATCCTAAGACAGTTAATATTGGAAAGAACGAAAAAGGTGGTATATTAGGATTTGTTACCGATAATATCAAAGAGTCATTTAGTAATATAAAAGCTAAAGGTTCTAAATGGTTGAATGATGTCAAAGGTTACTTTGATTATGGTCCCACTAATTCAAATGATCCAGAAGACAAGAAGATTGCCACCAAACGTAAAGCATTTATGGGAACAACTATCGGTGCAATGGCTGGCGGTGGAATATTGGGTGGTCCTATTGGAATGTTAATGGGAGCAATTGGCGGAGCAGCATTATCAGTTGGCGGAGTTGATATTAAGAGTAAACTATTTGGTATTGATAAAAAGACTGGCAAACCCACTGGATTTGTTTCCAAGATAGCTGATAAGATAGTTAGCCCATTTCAATATCAAATGGAAAAGACATTCAATTTCATTGGCGGAAGTTTAAAGAAGAATCTTATTGGACCAATATCAGATATTGGATATACCATTAAACGAAAATTCGTTGATAAAGTTGAAGAGAAAGCTAAAGGATTTGGAGCATTTATTAAGCGAGAAGTCAAAGCTGGTATCAAAGGTATATTCGGACTGATATCGTTACCATTTAAAGGATTAAGTTTCTTGGGTAAAAAAGCTAAAGAAGGTATTGGTTCATTAGGTGAAAAGATATCTGGAGCAACAGAAGATTCAACATCAATAAAGGGTAAAGTTGCTAATAAGGTTGGTCAAGGATTGCAATATGTTGGTAATAGATCTGTTGGCGGAATGTTATCAGATGCTATTGTTGGCGTAACTGGTAAAACTTCTGAATTGACTAGTCAACTTGCTGGTGGTGGTATTAGAGCAGTTCTAGGCACAAAAGGATTTGTTACAAGACATGGATTGGAAAGCATATCAAATGTTATTGCTGGTGATACTGTTATCAGAAATGAGTTAAAAGATAGACGTAAAGCTAGAGATGCACAAGTAGATCAAGAACGTGAAGGATATAAATGGGGAAGCTTTAAAGATTGGAAAGATCAAAAATATGCTAACCGTGCTAAGAAGATGGGAGAACTTAGTGATTATCTAGCTGAGCAACAAGTTGATATGTCAGCCAATATAGCTGAGTCTAATGCAGAAATTTCTGAACAGATAAAAGATACAAATGAAAAGATGGATTCAGTTGAAGATAATGTACAGACACTTACTGATTTAGGATCTGAAATAGGTTCTATTTATGTACATGATCAAGGAATACATGATCGTCTTGATACAATTATCAGTATAATATCTAAACATTTTGGAGTTGATGTTGAAAATAATGAAGAAATACCAGATATTATTGATATTGATGAAACAAGTGGATTTAAAGAACTTCCTGAGTTACCAGAAAGCAATACATCAATAATACCTACTGATGATGGAAATCCTAAAGATGATGTTGTTGGTTCAGCAATTACAGCTGCTTCAACACTTGCAATATCAGGTGATACAATTGAAACAGATGAATTACATGACGCAACATCAATTATTGATGAAGCAAATAAAACTGATCCTTCAGAAGAAAAGATTACTGATGATTTGAAAGATATGATGTCAATTCAGCAGGATAAGAAGGAAGAAGAAAAAGAAGATGATGATGAGAATGAAAGTATATTCAGTAAAATACTTTCTGGAGTTAGTGGAATCGGATCTTCACTTCTAAGTGTAATTGGTAATATACCTTCAATACTTACGGCAGCTCTTGGTATCTATGCATTAATTACTAATATTGATACAGTTGTATCAAATATATCTAGTTGGTTTAAAAAAGATACTGATGAAGATGCCCAGACAAAAGGTGCTAATGCGGTAACAGCAGTTGTTGATACACAAGCTGATAGTTTATGGGATTATGCTATTCCAGGAGCTGATTTATATCATAATGATAAAGATGCCACTGGTGAATATATCAGAAATGATGCAGCAACAAATCTCAAAGATGATCTACTATATGAAACTAACTTAAAGACATCATTAGCAAACTCAGCATGGAATAATCCTTCAATGAATTCATTGAGATCTGAGATATCATTAGATAATGCAGTAAAATATGCTGAGAAAGCTGAATCAGCTAAATCTAGTATAGGTAAGAAGTATTATGAGTATAAATCAGAGAAAGCTTTAAACAATGCTGAAAAGTATGAAGGAATGGCTAACTCTAATGAGATAAATACTGATAATCTTACTCAGAAAAAACTACAAAATCAAGCTGACAAAGCACAAGCTAAAGCTGATAAATATCAAGAAAAAGCTGATAATGCTACATCAGAGAAACAAGCTGAGAAATACCAGAAGAAAGCAGATAGTGCACAAGCTGAAGCTTCAAATCTTGAGAGTGAAAAAGAGAAGTTCTCTAATTCTACAATTGGTGGAGTTGCAACACAAGCAACAAAAGTTGGAATAACATATCTTGGATCTAGTGCAGCTGGAGGAATCGCCAGTACGATTGCATCTAAAGCTGGTGCAAGTGAAGAAACTGCATCTACTATTGGTAATGTTACAACATCAGCTGTTACAGCAGGTGTAGTTGCTGCAGAAGGACTTGCCACAATGAAAGGCAAGACTACTGCATTGGATAAACTTGCAACAGCATTGGTAGATGGTCTTGCTAGTATATGTTCTACAATTGGAACAAAACTTGCATCTTCATCATTGGGTAAAAAATTAGGAGCTGATAAAATTAGTGATTGGATAAAAGAATTTAGTAGCAATCTTACTACTGGATTTGCATCTAAATTAACAGATACTATTCTGAAGAAGATAAATAGTGGTTTGGAAGCTGTTTCTGCAAAATTGGGTCTTGGAACAACATTAACATTATCAACAGCCGGATTAGCTGTACTAGCTGGTGGTGCAGTAGGATTACTTAGTGGAGCTTGTACAACCCCACATCTTTTTGGTGTTGCACCAGATGATGCTGATATATGGATGAAATTAATTTCATCTGCATTGGGAGCTGCATTTGGAGCTGCTGAAATGACACCTGCAGGATGGATATTCTGTATCATAGATATCATCGATGAAGTTGTAAAGATGATTCCTGGTGGATTCTTTAAGTATGGTCTAAAGGGAGCACTTGCACAAGGATTATATAGCTTATGTGGTGGATCTGAGAAACTTGAAGAGAAACAAGAGCGTATGTCAGAAATACGTGAAAATTACAATAGTACATATGGAACTAATTTGGATGAAGCAACATTCAATGATTATGTAAACTCTTCAGGATTGTTAGACACAATATGGAATGGTACTGCCAAAATTACAGATGATAATGAATTAGTAACTGATGAAGGTGGTAAAGTTAAAAAGTCATGGGGTCTTAAGAACATCTTTGTCGGCAATGATACTGAATATGAAAAAGATGAAAATGGTAATCTTATTAAAGATTCCAATGGCAATTCTATTGTTAAGACTGATGCATATGGAAATGTACAGAAGAAGAATGCTAAAATTGTTGATACAATAAAAGATGATGCCAATTCTATTAAACGATTCTTTACTGGTGGTACTGAATATGAGACTGATGAAAATGGTAATGTAGTTTATGATGAAAATGGTAATGCTGTTGTTGCAAAAGAAGAAAAAGGATTAGTTGGACGTATTAAAGAAAATGGTCTTAGTGCAAGTTCAATTCTTGGTGATAAGGCAATGAATAAAGCCAAAGCGAAAGCAGAAAATATGGCAGAAACCATTTCAACTATCAAAGAGAAAGCATCCAATGTACTTGATAATATATCAACAGGGTTATCATCTATAGGTACATCAATTTCAGATACAGCATCAAGTATAGCCGATAAAGCAACTACTGGTTTGAAAAATGTTAAAGATTCATTAGATAAGAAAACTTCTGAGATAGCTGATAAAGCATCTGAATTAGGAGATAAAGCTGTATCAGGATTAAAGAGTGCTGGTAGCAGTGTATTAAGTTTCTTTGGATTTGGAAATAAAGACTCAGAAGAAGATACTGATGAAGATGGTACTAAATTATCTGATAATGTTTCTGCATCAGCTAATACTGGTAAAGCATTTAAATCAACACTCAGTGGTTTGAATAAGATTAAATCAAAACTTCTTGGTGACTTAACTGATACTCTCGATGAATGGGAAAATGAAGAATACGAATTAGATGAAGATGGAAATCCATTACTTGATGCTGATGGAAACAAGATAAAGAAAGGCGGTATATCTACAGCTATTAAATCATCAGCAGCTAAGATTACAAAATCAACATTATCTAAAGCAACAGATGCACTTGATAGTGTCAAGAGTGGTCTTGGAAGCTTATGGAACTCTATCAAAGATAAAGTATTCAATACATCTAAAGATAGCAATGATACTACTGATGTAGCAATTGGTGGTCCAGAGGTATCTAATTATGATGATTCAGATGAAGCTGGTGCTGAAGCATTTAGAGAATATCAGGATAAAAAACAAAGACAGAAGTATTATGAGAATAAAAATAAAAGTACTAACTATGATGATTCTGATGAAGCATTATTTGAATATCAACAGGAACAACGAGCTGAAAATTATGCTAATTCTAAAGTTGCTGGTGGTAATCCATTATCACAAAACTATGATATTACTAGTGGATATGGTCAAAGAAATATCTCAGGTATTGAAGGAATGGGATCAATGCATTATGGAGTTGATTTACAACCAGTTGATTCATCACAAATTACTTGGGTTAAATCAACATATCCTGGAACTATCATTGATGTTAAATCAGATGTACCAGATACTGATACAGCTGAAAAGACAGATAGTGGATGGAAATATAGTGGTAACAATAGCAGTGGTAACTATGTTAAGTATCAAACTGAAGATGGACAAATAATTGAAAATATGCATCTTAAACAAGGATCTATTCCTGGAAGTATATTTAAGGGTATGCATATTAATGCTGGCACTGATCTTGGACAAGTTGGTTCTACTGGATTTTCAACTGCACCACATTTACATTATGCAATTAAAGATGAGAATGGTACATATAAAGATCCTACATCATCATTGAACTCATCTAATCCAGTCGATAATTCAGTAAAGAATGAGGTACTAAATGATAGTACATCATCAGCTCAAGAGTATAATTCACAATATTCATCTGGCGATTATTCTTCATCAAGTAGTGATAGTAGTTCTAGTGGTATTAGTGGATTTATATCAAAACTACTTAGTCTTGGAAAACAATTTATATCAAAACTTACTGGTGGACTTATTGGTAGTGATGATAGTGACAGTAATAGTAGTATTGATTCTTCATCAAGTTATTCATCAGATAATGGTAATTATACATCATATGATTCAGTAGAATTAACAACAACTCCAAATACTAAGTGGGTAGAAATAGTTAGAGATGTAAAGAAAGCTGTAGCAGCATATCAACCAACATATTATACAGATGCAGGTTCTGAAAAATACGTTAATGTTACTGCGAACAATAAGACATACAAAACACGTGTTGACTGCTCAGGTATTATTGCAACAATGCTTAAGATTTATGGTGTGTTGGGAGACAGTGTTAATGTTACTTCAAGTTCATTATTAAGTAATAATTGCATACCAAGTGGATTTACACAGGTATCTTGGCCAGGTTGGGATAAGCTAGTTGAGGGTGATATAATGGCTAGATCTGGACATACAGAAATATTTGCTTATAATGATGGATCTAAACATTATGTTTATAATGGTGGATCTACAAAAGCTCTTAGAGCTGCTGGAGCTACAGTAAGTGGAGGTAGCCCATTTACAGTTATATGGAGATGTAATGAGGTTGGCTCATCAATTGGAACCGATGGATCATCATTAGTATCATCTGATGCTGTTAATAATAATCTAAGCGGTGGTGGAACAGTTTCATCTGCTTCAGAACAGCAAGTATGGTCAGAACTTGATAAGCTTGGTTATAATGATACAGCTAAAGCCGGTATTATGGGCGTATGGTCATCTGAAACAAATAACAGAAATGATAGAATTGAAGGTGATTATCTTAAATCATTCCCTGGCTTCGATACAGTTACTACAGATAATACAGCTCTTAATGATTATACTCAGAATAAATTATTTGGAGCATATGCAAAATCAGGATTATCAATTAATAAATCAGCATATAAAGGATCTGATGGAAACTTATATCCTGGATTCGGTATTGCACAATGGACTGGACCTAGAGCTGAGAATTTATTTAAATATACAAGCAATAAAGGAGAAAGCTGGAAGAGTCTAAAAGGTCAGATGGATTTCTTCAATAATGAAATGTCAACTAATGTTCGTGGGGTTACACAATCTGATATGAATTCACAAAAATCACCATCAGATGCAGCTAAATTATTTGCCAATAAATTTGAGGGTACAAGCAAGAGTGATTGGATTTCACAACGTCAAGCAAATGCTAATCGTATTTATAATAGTTTGGCAGGTTCAACATCTAATGGAGATAGTACAACAGCACTTGGTGGACCTATCCAGAATAATGCACCAATTGAAATTACTGAAGATAGTGGAATCCAGATTTCAGCTCCTGATGCTAAGAAATCTAGAAAAAAGAAGATTGATGATAACAAGATAATTGACATGAATAGAGTTTTACAAAATAGGAATAAATCATCTAAACAAGATGAAGGTTCTAGTTCTGATGGAACTACTTCTAAACGTGGAGTTGGTGGACCAAAGATTGATACAAATGCTATACCAGATAAATCTGAACTTAAACTAGACAAAATTTGTATAGGAGGTCCTTCAAGTAATATTGGAAATACATCAACATATACTAAATCAACTACTACATCAGCAAATAAGAAGACAACATCAAGTAACTCTAATATTGTAAACTTTAGTAATAGATCAACAAACAATACATCATCTTCTAATAATACATCTTCAGATAATATTAATATTAATACAACTGAAATTGTTGAAGTATTACAAAAGATGATTGTTGTATTACAGTCTATTGATGGTAATACATCTAAATCAAATACTTTGTTGAACAATTTAGGAACTGGAACTAATGGAACAACTTCTTCTAGTACTAGTTCTAGAACTGTAAAGAATTCATCAAAAGCATATAGTTCAATAAAGAACTCATCTAACAATAGTAGAATGATAACTTCAATGGCAAGACCTTAATACAAATAAGAGGGAGAGGATAGTCCTCTCCCTCTATATTTTATTTTTAATTATATATTATAAATATAATATGATAAATGATTTTTAAGTTAAAAGTAATGATATTAATTCCAAGTTTGATGGTATTGAGAAAACCGATATATTTCTCCTACAATAACCAATAGTGGTGTAGTAAATCTCGTGACAGCGGCTAATCTGTATATATCATTATACCGAAATATTTTTGTAACTTGATAACAATACTTATTGAACGGAATAATTACATAACCTGCAATATGTGATTATCAAAAAATATTATAATATAAGGAGATTATAAAGAGAATGATTTTAGTATTCGACCAGCAGTGTATGGATAAACATCATACAACTAAAGAAGAACTAACATCAATGTGTAAATCTGGTGTAAGAAATATTCCAAGAGAATTTTATGACAGAACAGGATTTACTCGAGATGAATTGATTATGTATCATCATATGATAATGGCTAAGAATATTGCTGAAGAAAAAGCTAGAGAGAAAGCTGCTAAAGAAGTAAAACGTAAAGAGAAAGAAATTGCTAAAGAAAATGAGGAAAAGCGTAAAGAAAAAGAGAGATTAGAATCAGAGTATAGGGAATATAAAATAAGGCATGCTAATAAACCACCTCAGCCTTTTACTCTTGAAGAATATCGTAAGTGGAACCCGAATCCACAAATACCAAAACCAATTCCAATGTCTCAATCTAGGATACCAGAAATAAGAGCATTAGCAGCTCAACTTGCTGAAGAAGATGATGAGGATCAGGATGATTTGATCAAGCATAATTTCTTTGATGAAGATGATGAGGATGAAGATGATGAAATAACAATTGACTTATCAGAAAATACTGAAATATTTGGTGATGGATATGATTTTGAAATCATTGATGATGAGCCAAAATCTAAGAAGAAAAAGAAACATAAGAAAGAATCTAATATAAAGAAGTCATCTAAGAAGTCAAAGACTGAAAAAGTACAGAAACAATCAGAATTAAAGAAATTTGATATATTGCAGAAAATGGAGAGTACAAACATATTTGAGAAGAAAGCTGTAAAAGTTGATAAGGTTGAGGAGTCAGTAGAGCAGCCAAAGTATCGTGAAAGTGATAAGAGATTATTAGAAGCTGGAATGAAAATGAATATAAGAAAGAAGGAGAAATTGTATAAGAAGCTTCGAGATCTGGATCCAATTGATAAGAAAGATGTTCATAAGATTAATGATATATCAAAGAAGATATCTAAATGTAACAATAATATTGAAGTTATCGAAAATGAAATTGGAACTTCCGAGAAATCAATGAAAGAAGAACTCGATTATGAATTACATGGAAGCAGATGGGATCGATTCAAGAAAGAGTTCAAGAAAACTGCAAAAGCAGTTGGAAAATCAGTTTATAAATTCACTAAGAGATGGGGCGGTGTTTTGATACAAGCAGCTGCAACTATTGTTTCAGCTATAGCAATATGCAAAGGTGGTGCTGCATTAGTACCGCAAGGATCATGATAAAGGTAGAAGATATGAATACGGAATGATTTGCAGGGCATCTGTATCACGTATCTTCTACCAATACTCACTTATTTAAAAATTTTTCTAGCTAATATAATCATTTCTTTAAACATGAAATCTATAATCTCATCGTTTATTTTACCAATATAAGCTTCGATATTATTATAGTTAATAGATATTATACATCGCGAAGTATATAAAGATGGGAGTAATGAAAACTGTAATGTTTGATCAACATTTTCTTTATTTTTTGATAATAATGAAATTGTATTTAGTGTAGCTTGATTACATTCAGCAATGCGAGTTCTATATCCATCAATTCTATTCAAATCATTTTGATTTCCCTCTACATCATCTTCATCATGATATGGGAAAGTAAAATCATTAAATCTAATTCCATCAGATATAATAGTACTAATGGATGAATTATAAGATATATGAAGTTCATCATCACTATAAATATTCTGAAGTACTTGCATATATTCAATTGGAAGTCTTACTGCAAAATCTACATACAATGGACTATTGATAGATTTTATCATTTTAATTCCACTTTCTATTGATTCCTTTTTAGAATTGAATAATACAAATCTTCTTTCTCCATGTGATACTGGATCATATTTGTGCCATCCAACTAATCCAATCTGATACAATGTAGGTGAAGTCTCTTGAGTTGGTAATGGAGAAAACTTAACAATGTTTAGATATTGATCATATTTAGGACTGTAATTGATCACAGTAGTTACTTTATAGAATAATAACTCTAATACCCTAATTAATTCTGGAGTTTCCTCAGTAGATATCATATTCAATGAATTAGGATAATTAGAATTGAATAATTTTGCATCTTCACCTTCACCTAATGATGTAACAATATCGACAAATGAAACAGGTATCTGAACAATAAACTTTCTACTTATCATAGGTAAAAATAAACGCAATGATGATGGATTAATAATGTCATCATCTGTCTTCATTTGTAATGTCAAATTAATAAAACTTTCAATAGCTGTTTCTGCAGCTTCGTATCCTTTACATATTAATTCATCTTTATCATCATAAAGATCAACATTAAATGCATTCATGAGTTCTTTTCTGGTAGGTATAGATGCTTGTGTAGAATTAACTATTCTAAGCTTTTCTCTATAAGTTTGAGTTAATCTAAATAGCTCGAAGAAATTTACGTCTGAATATTCTACTTCATAACATAAGTCATCATTGATAATTGCTTGAAGTTGTGGCTCTGATTTGATATCAGCACCAGCATTAATGGCCCACATTAATATATTATGTGTGCCAGTTTCAGTAACTTTTTGTATTTTCATTTAATATCCTCCTATTTTAAGTTATATATTATTTATATATCGAGAGGAAATAATGATTTTATTCTAGGAGGTGATCATATCATGAAAGGATATGGATTAGATAATGATGTATTTTCAGTTGATAATGTAACAAAAGCAGATATGAAGATATTAGCTGAAAGTATAGCAGAATATTTGGATATATTCCAAAATGTCATGGTAATTCCTGAAGATTTAAAAGATGAATATGAAGATAAAATAAAGGAGGGCATAAAAAGAACAGAGAAACTTATAAAGAAACTTGAAAAAGGTGATAAGTCTGTATTTAAAGATCCAGATGATGTTGAGCCAATATGGTAATTAAAAATAATTATAAAGGAGGATTGCTTTAAAATGGCAACTATAACAAATTTAGCTTTTACAGTATTTCCTGATGAGGAAGTGAAGAATGGTATTGATCCAAAGAAATATCCACCTAGTATGTTTGGATCACGTATATCATCTCTTGAGAAGGTGAGAGTGAATAGTATTAGTGGTGGATACACAATAATATTCACTTATTCTATGATAGCAAAGTGTAACCCAGAAGCTGTTGCTAACATTTTGAGAAATCTTATGTTAAAAATGGAGCCAAATGGAACTAGGAATTTAATATACCAATTGGTGACATTTAGTAATCAGAGATATAGTTTTGAATTCATGACTAAAATGTATGCAATATATTTAAGAACATCAAAGTTTAACGATATCAATGTGCAGCTTGGTAAAATGATGCGTGAATTATTTGAGAATCATGATGATGAATATTTATATGATGAAGATGATTCAGTTGGAATTGATATGAATTTATATTCAAGAGCAAATAAGAAAGATAATTCTGATTTATGGTTAGAAAATGCTAATCTTCTTAATATGGAATTAAATGTTAAAGGCAAGAAGAAAAAGAAGAAATCTTCTAAAGATAAAGACAAGGATAAAGATGATATTGCAATCAAGAAATCCGCAATATATAAAAGTTCAGATCATCCTAAGAGAGATGTCAAAAAGTATGGTCTAATTCGTATTGAAGATAAAGATGATATTAAGAAGGATTATAAACAGCTATTAGCTGTGACTAAAGATTTCATTCCAGGAAATGAAAAATGGAAGAAAGAATTTAGACAGAACTTAGCAGCTAGATGGTTAATGTCATATGCAGTTACTAAGAAGAAACTTAAGAAACTTCAATCTGCAAGAAATAAAGATAATAGTAAATCAGAAACAGTTAAGAAGATATCAAAGTCTTTATATAATACTTCATCAATATGGACTAATCCAAAAAGATAATGTATTTTAATGATATATTCTTCATATGTATAATAATATAAAAGGAGGGCTTATTTAAATGGCTGATCAAACAACTGAAATTGCTGTAATACCATCAGTAGTTTCTAATAAGAAAGAATCCATGACATTAATGGAGAAGATTCAAGTAGGCAAGGAAGTTCAGAAGATGGTTCTTGGTTCAAAGAAGAATGGTGAACCAGTTTCTCTATTGGATGGATTAAAAGATCTATATGAGATTGATGATTCTGACAAGAAGAAAAAGAAGAAAAAGAAAAAGAAAAGTAACAATGGACTATATGGAATGGACATATCACTGTATGCCGGTAAGAAAAAGAAGAAAAAAGGCAAGAAGAAACATAAAAAGAATTTAATGAAGTATTATGGGTTTTAAAATTAAGATAAAGAATGGTAATATAAATTTACCATTCTTTATTTTTGCAAGGGAAGTGATTAAATATGATAGTGGGCTCTAAGCCAGCACTGATAAATGTTACTTATATTCAACCATCAAAAGATGAAAATGGTAAAAAAATAGATGCTCACTTTGAGGTTATATATAAAGATGATAATGGTAATGTTAGAAAATCTGATGAACCTGCATTGGTAGATATTTATTTTGTAAAGCCTGAATTTAGAAACTTTAATTACAATAAACCAGAAGAAAGAATAGAACATCTTGAAAAAAGAACAGTTCCATATCCAGACATTAAAACAGCAATTGCTAAAGAAATTGGACCTGATGCTGTTGCATATCTTAATCAATGTAAAACTAGTGGAAAATATTCAGATAGTAACAGTTTATTTGGATGGCCATATGCATTCAAATGTGATTTCCAACCAGAGTTTTATTTCATTCAACGTTGGTTTGAAAAATATCCAATGACTGATCCAGATCTTGATTTGGCATTCCTTGATATAGAGACTGATTTAATAGATGGACAGACTAATCTTGACAATCTTAAGGATACTGCAATAGCACCTGTAAATGTTTCAACATTGATATTTGAGAAACAAAAAGAAGCATTTACATTTATATTGAGACCAAAGAAGCCATCTAAATTTGGAAGAAGTTCAGAAGAATATGAAGAGCGATATAAATTATATGAATATCAGTTAGCCGAATATATTGATTTATTTGAACATAAACAGGAATTCATAAATGAACTTCATAAAGAATTTGATTCAACGTATGGATTTATAAAATATCATTTAAGATTCTATGAAGATGAATTAGAAATGATAACGGATATGTTCAGATGTATTCATTCCAGAAAACCAAACTTTCTGTACTGCTGGAATATGCGTTTCGATATTCAGTATCTATATTATAGAATTATAATGCTGGGTGGTGATCCAAATCAGATAATGACTGAGATGGATTTTAAATATCCAAGGTGCTATTTCAAAGTTGATAAATCAACATTTGAGATTGGTAAGCAGATGGATACATTCTATTGTTCATCATATACCGTATATCTTTGTCAAATGAGAACTTATGCAGCATTAAGAAAGTCTCAGCATAAACCAAGATCTCTGAAATTGAATGCAATTGCAGATAAGGAATTAGGAGATAAGAAAGTTGAATATCCAGATAATTCATCAATAGTAAATTTTGCATATAAAGATTATAAGAAATTTATTAAATATAATATCAAGGATGTTTTACTTCAGGTTGGTATTGAGAGAAGAACAAAAGATTCTAAGTCATTATATCATAGAATGGCATCTAATAGAACTCATTATTATAAGGCATTTAAAGAAACACATCTGCTGAGAAATGTTAGAGAAATCTATTTTGAACCAGAAGGATGGATTCAATGTAATAATGTAAATGTATTAGGCAATGATAATAAGTCAAAAGATGATGGAACTGCTAGGTTCTATATGAGAACTGGTGATGATGACGATAGTGATAGCGATGAAGAATCATCATTTAAAGGAGCCATTAATGCAGATCCATTTTGGAATGATAAAGTTGGTGTTGAAATCAATGGAGTTCCAAGTAATAATATTTTCAATAATGCAATTGATTATGATATGGCTTCATTCTATCCATCTATAAAGATTGTATGCAATATGGACGGAATTACTCTGATATTTAAGGCTTCATTTGATAATGAAGAATTTATGAGTGGTGAGTTCAGTAATAAGTCTCTCAATACAAAATATTTCGAGAAAGATAAATATGGAAATATCAGAAAGCTTGATATAACAGGTGAAGCTGTAAATACTTATGTTAGTAAGAATATATTGACTACTGCTTATAATTATTTAGGTCAACCTGATATCACAAGTGTATTAAAGTATATATTTGAAAATATTGCTGCATTATAGAATAATTAAAAGAGGGATTATCAGATCCCTCTTTTTTGTTTTGAAATGTCAAATAAATATGCCTGAGTAGTTACTCAGGTAATATTTTTAAATTATATATTCTACTTATATAGCAATACAAAATTTACAATAAGAAAGGAGATAATTAAAATGGCTAAATATGTTGATGACCATTTTGATCATCTAGTCAGTGACATAGAAAAGATAAGAGTCAGACATAGACAATATATATCTTATTCTAATGAAGCTGGTGCAAAATCAGTAGTCGATGAGATATTAAATAACTCATTGGATGAATGTAGAAACCCACGTTCACCAGGTAAGAATATTCACATCGAATTTGATGAAAGGACTGGATTTATTACAGTTGAGGATGATGGAAGAGGAATTCCAACTGATAAATTGGAAGAAATTTATACATCATTGAACATGGGTTCCAATATTAATACATCAAATAAAGCTAATCTTAAAGCAGAAACATTAGGTCAAAATGGTACTGGTACACTTGCTATATGTGGATTAGCAGAACATGTTGAAATTGTTTCAAATAGAGGAGGTACTGAAGATATCTCAAAGACATTAATCTTTGAAGAAGGTAAAAAAGTTGCTGAGAAAATATCACCTAAATGTACTAAACATGGTATGTATGTTAAATATAAACCATCTAAAGTAATGGGTAAAAATACAAAGATTATTTGGCAAGATGTAAGAAATGAATTATTGAATCTTCAGTTCTTAAATAAACAAAAGATTCATATGGATTCTATTTATTATGATAAGAATGGAAAGAAAACTATAGAAAAATATATAGCATATCCATTTGTAGAAATTCTATCAAGGAATAATAAAGAGAATTTAATAAGTAATAAGTATTTTGTTACAGCTAGTGATAATAATCAGGTTGAAGAATTAGATGGAATTAATGTAAAACGATTTATAGAAATTGATGTAGCATTTGCATATACGAATTCTTTAAATCCATACATTGATTCATTTAGTAATTCAAATAATACTGTGGATAATGGAGATCATTTAGATGGTGCATTAGAAGCATTATGTAGATATCTTCAAATAGCTGTTAAGAATTCATTATCTGAAAAAGAAAAATCATCTTTGGATATTAAATGGGATGATGTAAAATCTGGACTATCTATATGTGTGGCATTAAGAACTAATTTTGAACGATTGTATACAGGTCAGACTAAACACAAAGTAGTATCATCTGAAATTAAGAGAGCAATAGTTCAATTGGTTCAAGATAACTTAAATCTATATTTCCAAAAGAATCAATCCCAATTAAGAGAATTAATTAATATAGTAAAGATGAATGCTAAAGCTCGTAGAGAAGGTGATCGAGTTAAAACGGCTGTAGTAAAAAATACTCTGAATAACTGGTCTTCATATAAGATCAAAAACTATGATCCATGTGCAAGAACGGGAGTTAAAGAGTATAAAGAGTTATACATCATAGAGGGCGACTCGGCAAAAGGTAGCTTAAAGAAGGCTAGAGATCCTATGTTTCAAGCACTATTTGCAATCAGAGGCGTATCACTTAACGTTTTTGGGGTTCAACTGGATGAAATAATAGGACAAAATGGAAATAGAGAATTTACAGACTTAGTAACAGTTATGGGCTGTAATGTAGGCGCTAAATTTGATATAAATAAAATGCAGTTCAATAAAATAATCATATCATCAGATGCGGATAAACAAACTATGTCCGCTTAAAACTTCTTTAATTGCTGGGAGTTCCTTAGAGCTTTAATTACTATTAATAGTAATAATATTAAAGATTGGATAATCAGCAGTTAAGCCAAAGTGGAAAATTCATCGACTATCGACCAGCTATGGTATTCGAGAAATACGGTACCAATATAGTCAGTAGAGTACACCCAAAGTGAATGTGGGCCATAAACCATGGAATGGAGTGGGGTAACTGGAAACGGGAAGTAGTTGTACATCGGTAATAGATGTACACTAAAGATATAGTCACAACGATCAATAGATCACTCAACCTTGAGATAGGTTGTTGTCCTATGAGAGTAGGAGAAGCATTAAGTTGCTGCTAGTATGTTGCGAGTACTAGTGTAAGATAATTGATAGACGGATTATTTATTAGAAGTTTACTATTAGCATTCTTCTTTAAAATGTTTCCGGAACTTATTTATGATGGTAGGATTTATATAAGTGAACCACCTCTGTATAGAGTAGATGATAAAAAGAATCCATTTGTAATTAATAAAGCCGATTACTTGGATAGATATGTAAAGTCAGTTACTAAAGATTATAAAGTTGGACATTATATATCAAAACACAATATAGAATATTTTGATAAGAAAGATTTAATAGAATTTCTATCAGATACATCTACATATGTAGATGATATGAGTATGCTTCAAAAACATTATCAGATTAATGATAGACTATTAGAAATTATATTAGAAGAATTTTCTATGTTGTTAGATAGCGAGAAAACTACACCAGAAGAAATTATTATGAGAACAAATATACAGCATCTGATGGATCGAATTGGTGAGGAATTCAAAGAACTTCAATATGATGACACTCATCATGAGATTAAAGGAAGTATAGATGCAAAGATGCAGCTTATAGAAATATCAACTAATCTTGTTAAGCGTTCAATGTCTATAATAAAGATAATGAATAAATATCATGTTGGAAAAAATAAATTTGTATTGCTAGATATCAGAACTAAATCTGAATATGATTTATCATTATTAGGAATATTAAAGATGTTAAAGAAATATCAACCAACAATACTTCATAGATTTAAAGGTCTTGGAGAGAATGATGATGAGGATATTAAAGAAACAATTATGGATCCAAATACCAGAACTTTGATCAGAGTAAATATTGAAGATATTGAAAATGATGCTAAGATATTCCAATTATTAAGAGGAAAGACAACAGCTGATAAGTTGGGACGTAAAACAATGATGCGTGAATATCAGATTGATCCAGCATTGATTGATACGTGATTTAAAAGTATATATTCTATAACTGTAAATAAAAAATGTTTTAGGAGGAAATAGTTATGCCAAGAGTAAAGAAAACTGAAAAAGAAGAAGAGTTAGATATCAAGAAACCCGTACGAGATTCTGTTGTAACTCGGTGGTTTAAAGAGAATGCTGGAGACTCAGCACATGATCTAAAGATTGTATCTGAACTAACTGCACGTAGTTGTTGGGATCAGTTCAATTTAAGCCCTACAGTATCTGGAGAAGTTTATGCAGTAATATTCTATGCAACATTTATGACAATAATTGATTTCTTGATGTCACAGAGAAAGAAGTATTCTCAATATACTATGGAAATCGGACAGTGCATCAATATTGGGTATATGAATAATACAAATGATGATAATGAGAAAGTAGGATCATTTGATCCAATCATTGAGTACATTGGCACAAATACACGTGTGCAGAAAGATAATGAAACAAGTATCACAGCAAATCTTAATAAATGGAAAGGTGCAAATGTTAAAACAGAAGATGAAATTAGGGAAAAGATTGAGAAAGCAACACTTGCTAGACTTAATTCAGATGAGTTTAAGATTGATACTAGAACTGATCAGATGATCTTTCCAATATTTGGTACATTCATGGATAATCTTGTTGCATATGTAAAAGTTAAATACAAAGAAGCAATGGGTACAAATGTATCTACAGTATCAATAGATGTATTCAGGATATTCAGAATCAAGTATTCATTCAATGAAGAAGAGAATATGGAATGTATTGAATATGAGCCATTAACATTGATGAAGTGTCCTATGAAATCAGATGATATTTCTAAGACATATGTAGATTAAAAATAAAGGAGGAGATAATCTCCTCCTTTTTTACATGAAATTAAGCCACTCAGTACGATCTACATGATACTTATCTCTCCATTCATTGAGAAGAGATGTTCTATCTGAATCAGCAGATTGATAATCTTCAATTTTCAAATTTATATTACCAAATGCTGATGCAATATTATCATACATTTTCAAATTATTATATAAGAAAGATTTAACATCCAATTTAGCAAGTTCCATAAAAGAATCATAACATCCATCAGGAATAGTCTCACCATTGTCTAAATGCTCACAAGCAACTTCAAATGATAAAATTGTTCTAGGATACCCATATAATCGAATCTTATTCTCTCCAAGATATTCAAATGTTGGCTCTGCTCTCATTTGTGAAGTCATCATCAAGTATGCATTCGCTGTAATAACTCCAGTAGGTGATAAATCCATTCCATATCCATATGGGATATCTCCATATGCTCCTGTTGCATTATATGCAGGAGTGACACTAGCTACATACATTACTGGTGTCATTGTTAGAAAAGGTGGAAGCATATATACTCTTCTAGATTTATCTATGACTTTTAAATTATCTACATGACAATCACCATTACGAATCCATGGTTGAAATTGAGAATACTCAGGGATTGTTATCGTTGATAATATATTGGATAGAATATTTTCAGTTGGTATGGGTTTACCAGTAGTTTCATCTTTGAAAGGTAATGTTATCGCATATAAATTCAAACTTAATTTCAATGCTGAAATTACTCTAGACATATTCATTATCAATCATCTCCTTTATTTAATTTTAATATTTTGTCACATAATCCAATATTTTACATAAACTAATTATAGAGAGGAAAAATTAAAATGGAAACAGAAATTGAAACATGTGCAAGAATACCAACACCAGCTATTGATAAAAATGGAAATGAATATATCATTTGTGTTAAATTAGGTGGAACTTATCAGCCACCTCATTTCTATGTATTTAAAGATCCTACTAGTTGTTCAGAATGGAAAAGTGGATATGCTATAACATTTCAAGGAAACTTACTAACAGAGAGAGGAATGTCTATAGTAGATCCAAGTCAAGATATGCTAGATGCTGTTAAATCTAAATTATCAGATATGAATGAAACTGGAGAAATACAGAATTGGCAAATATTATTAATGCTATGGAATTATTCTAATCCGAAAGTACAACTTACATATCGAAATATGCCCGAAGATTTATTTAAAACAATAAAACGATTTTAAAATAAAGAGAGGGAATCAAATCCCTCTCTTTATTTTTATTAAATAAATTGAGTACATTCTTTTTTCTGTTTACCAAGTTTCTCAAATCTCTTTTTAGTTTTATATCCAGAGGCTCCTAATATCTTATCCATACATGGTTCAAATGCTTCATTCATTTTTTCCATAAACTTATCTGCATATCTATTTACATTTGCAGATTCCTGTTGAAATCCTTCCATTACTAAATCTTCTTTTACTTTATTAATGGTATTTGTCAATGACTTAATTCCTTCAGTATATGATTTAACAAATGACGGCAATTCAGAATATTTTAATTTACATTCTGAAAATAGTTGAGTATTAATAAATGTATCAACGCTTTCATTTATTGTTTCATCAGATGATCTATTATCATTATTTACATTTTTAATAATGTAATCACAATAGCCCTCAAGATATTTGCTAAATGTATCAAATGATTCTTGGATATTAAATCCTGGAAGTGTTTGTCCAGTTATATTTAAACCAAAATCTTTTGATATATCATCAATAAATTTCATCGACTCTTCATCATATTTTTCTAAGAAATCTTTAATTGCATTATCTATTATCATGAGATATAACTCCTTTCTAAAAATTTTAATAATTTTATTTAAACGTTGTTACATATATATTTAAATAGTTGACAATATTTCATTCTTTGCTTATTTCCCCATTCACGGAGAATGCAATATTTTCAATTATATATTATTATAATGAATGAAGATAAGTATTCAGTTTGTTATGTATTAAAATAATTATCGATGTCAAAAATGAATTACCAATTAGAATCCAGCTCCTTAGATATGAATTCTGTACCTCTTAGATAGAAAATATATTTTATGGATATAAATTGGGATTTGTTTATTATGACTATTTCCTCTAAAGTAAAAAGGTTTTAATGTGAGCACTTCCTTTCACGATTCATTATCTTCATTCATGCATTCACCTATGGGCAGATATCTTACTCGTATCTGCCACTCCAAAGTATTCCGCATTAACTGTGACGCTAGATATTAGATCGCGCGTCATGGTTAAGCGGGATTTTTAATCGTTAATTTGACACATTGTGTCTTATTATAAAATAAAAACATTTAGGAGGTAACAGATTATGAAGTATCCAGAGAAATATCTTTTGGAAGAAGGAGTAAGCCAACCAGAGAACACTACTATAGTGGAGTGTGAGATTTGTCACAGAAAGTTTGCAATTCCCAATGATGAATTGGAAAAGATGACCGCAAAAATATGTGAGAATGAGGCTTGTATTAAGGCAGCAAATGAGCAGGCAGCTGCTCAAATTAAAAATCTGATGAAAGCAAATACATCGGATGATGTTAAGACAGCATTAGGAAATTAATCCAAGAGAATAAAGGCAGTTATTATAACTGCCTTTATTTTTATATTAATGGAGGACAGTTATGATTATCATTTATTTAATTATAGAATTGATATATGAATTAAAATCACTTATATGGTTAATAGGAATGCAACCAATTCTAATTTTTGCATCAGTAGTAACTTCTGAAATATGGTGGGATGGTGATACTATTGATGAAAAGATTGATGAAACCTGTCAATTTTTAGATTGATTGGATAAATCAATAGATAGATGTAGAGAGGTGAAAGCAATAACAGGAAGTTGGGCCGTATCGATTTCGATAATTGAATGGGAAGCAATCATAAACAATTACAGAGAAAATTTATATTACTATGATATGATAGGAGGCAATATAGAAGATGAAGATATATAAATCTGATAGAAATAGTTATTGTACATTTATTATTACTTGTGAAAAGAAACAACTAAAGAGTATTTTAGAAAAACTAGTAAATATTAGTATTAAGACTAGAGAGATTGAATCATTTAATCTAACAGATAAAATAGTCTGTTTAAATAAAGGAAACATATTTAAATTTATAACATTGAAGGAATATAATAAACTTAAATCGTCAAATGATGTATCTGATTCAATAACACGTAAAGTTTATGTTCATGGATGGGCATTAGATCAAATATTAGACCATTACAGTGATTATCCAAAATTTAACATCATTGATGAAATATTTGAATACTGTGAAGGAGATAAATAGATGCAAGGTTTAGTTTATGATATTTATAATGAAATCACAGATTTTGTTAATAAGAATAATATAACAGATTTTCCATATCATCATAAAGGAATAATTGCAGGTACTAAATATACTCCATATTTTATTATAGAAAGTATTCGTAAGTATAAGAAAATCTTCAGGAATGATGATTCCGGTAGATATGCAGATGGATGTTTTTATAATATATTTGAAGAGTTACAATCAATAATACAATCTGGAGATGATGAATTAATGTATCTATGTGATTCAAAAGATCTTTTAGATCACCCATTATATGGAGATTATTCTTATTACATGGGGAAGCTAGATAATGGGGTTCCATTTGTATTTATTGATTCATCACATTTGTATTCATATCCATGTAGATTATATATTTATGGAGATTATACAATTCAGATATTTGAAGAGAATGCATTTCCTATAATATTGGAGAAAAATGAAACAATGCAACAATTATTAATCAGCCATAATATTAAGTTGATAGGAATGATATTACAGGATATTCAATTGCCAAAAATTTTAGAAGTTGAAGAAGAAATAAAAAATAAAGAGAGGTTTTAATTTCCTCTCTTTATTTTTATGATTTTTTGATACATTTAAATTTTTCCTAATTTTCTGTTTATTTCACCGATCTGATAGTTAACCGAGGCTTGCATATCACACAATCTTATATTCTGCATGTAAGCATTTATTTGCTCTTTTATCCACTGTTGCTCTTCTGGTGTAAATGTAGTACTTCCGAATTGTACCATAGGATCATTGGTAATTGTTGCCATAACTAATACCCTCCTTTTTAAAAATACATTAATTATCTATCCACGCGAATTTATCTTATTGCTTACATTCATAATATATAATCAAAATATAGTTACACCAATTTCAATAGTTCACCTCTAAAGTTTTTAATTCCTTTAGCTTCTTTAACTATATCAGATGCTGCTATTGAAATAATATTATTTCCTGAAAGTAAAGTTAAAACCATGAATATCAAATAATCAATTGTATCAGTAGCCAACATTGACGGAACATAGTAATAGTTGATCCAATCAGATATAAATGATGGCCATGCAATTGTTTTAAGTCTAGGAGAAAACTCCTTTAATGTATTCAGCATTTCCATTACAGTAGTTGGATTTATTTGATCATAAATTCCTTTAATACGCATTATCTCTGTTTGATCAATTGATTTAGTAGTTGATACAGCTAATTTCTCAATTGTATCAGGATCATCCTTAGTTCCAAATATATGTATTAAGAAGAATTTATTGATTACATATCTAATATCATCAAGCACTAACTTATCAGACATTATGGAGAATTCTCTATTAATAATCCTTAAAACAAATTGACAATATATATCCATTAATAATCTCTGTAAGAAAACATTTGATACAAGATTATCATAATTATTTCTCAATCCATTTGATATTGTTGCACCTATTAGAAGATCTCGTAATATTGGAGCAGATAAATTCATTACTCCATCTCTTCCAATCTTAATCCACTTATCCATGAATACATATGTAACATATCCTCTGCTAGTCTTAACTGTCATAAATGGAAGTGCTTGACTAGTAGATAGTGAAGCTACATTATTGTATAATAATACAACTTTTCCTTCATTGAATGCTTTAACTGCAGCCATAGTCAATGTATCAGTAATCATTTTAACTTGTATATATGCTGCTTCAATATCAGTATTAGATAATTTTTGAGCATTCTTTATTAAATCGATTGCTTTATCTTGTGCACTTTTTCCAGTTGAAGTTTCATTAATTCCTTTATATACTGCTGAAGTTCCCAATGATGATTCAGTATAATAACTCATTCCCATTTCTATTCATCTCCTTTATTTAAATTAATTGGATCATTTGCAATTTTAACTAAACATGCATATCTTATTACTGTAGCATAAGAATATTTATCGTTAAAATGATCTATTCCAATAATAGTATATGTATTTCTTGAATTCTGAAGTTCATCAATAAAACTATTGATTTTATTCTCAAGATCATCAAGATCGGAATCATATAATATTTTTACTCTTTCTTTTGGTCCATTAATCATATTTATATTTCCTCCTAATATCATTTTAAATTGTGGTCATCGATTTACTATTAAGCAAATCATCAACAACATAGTACAATGAGAACAATTCATTCTCTTTAATCTCGTTATATATATCTTCCTTATTACCCCTTATACATTTTATATCATCTAATGTTAGGTTTATTTTTGTATAATCAGTAATAATAGTTACAAGTTCTCGAGTGAGTGGTAATACATTTTTATTGTTTATTAATATTTCTCTTGGTTTTGGTTTAATCTTTGTCAAATTATTATATATTCCATCAATAGATCCAAATTGCTGCATTAGTTGTAATGCAGTTACTTCACCTATTCCTGGAATACCTGGAATATTATCTGATCTATCACCTTGTAACATTTTTAATTCAATCCACTGTTCTGGGGTTAGATGATATCTTTCCATTAAAACATCATTGTCAATAATTTCTTTATTTCGATGATTGTATATATAAGTATTTTCATTTATTAATTGATATAAATCTCTATCGGTTGAAACTATAATACAAATCATATCATTCTCATTTGATAACTTTGCTATCATTCCTAATATATCATCAGCCTCATATAACTCATTATTATTAAATTGATATCCCATCATTACTGCTATTGACGATGCTATTCTCATCTGAGTAGATATATCTGTGTCTTGTGGTTTTCTCTGAGCCTTATAGGGTTTATATAATTTACGTCTAAATGTCTTTGTTCTACTGAGATCATTTGCAAATACTACATAATCTGGATCAAATATATCATTTAATGATCTGAGTTTTAAAAAGAATCCTTTAACAGCATTTACATTAATCCCATTGCTGTTGATCAATTTCTCCCCATAATAACTTCCAAATAGAAAGTTATTAAAATCTATTGCTAAAACAATTTTCTTTTCCATAACAATTTCTCCTTTTCGAATTGATAATATATAATTGACAAAAAATAATTAGAGAAGAGCCTACTCTTCTTTTTATTTATATATTATTATAGTAGAAATAAAATATTATTTAAATATGAAAGGAAGTTTAACCATGAATAGTATAATTGAAACTATGAAAACCAAACATGCATTAGGAAGGTTATTTTGTTATTATATTGAGGATTATTATGTATTCATAACTGCCTCAACTAAAGAACAAGAACTGGTATATCAGTATATAATTAATGAATTTAATTATATGAAATATTTTCCCAATATTCCCAATGCTGATATTATAGTGAAAGAGATTATCAATCGTTATGCTAAATGCAGATGGAATGAAAATACCATCGCAAATAATTTAAATAAAAAATATAGTTGGCTTAATTTAAATTTTGATGAAGATGATATAGATTTTATAATTGAAAGATTTACTGAAAGTGTTTTACTGAAGCCTTATTTCAGAGAGTTAATTAATTCTGGCTTCCATGGAATATATGAGGAATATGTAGATGCTTGTATGATGATTGGTAAAAAGATGATCAAACTTAAAAACAATCATGAATTATCAAAATTATCTATTTATGATATAGGGCTACAGCAATTATCTATATATCGATTAGAGAAGATTGGTGTAAAAATAGTAGGTGATATACTGAGATGTATTAAAGATAATAATTTGATAGAAAAAGCTAAATTAAGTAAAAATAGTTATGATGATATAATTTCAACTTTAATAAAGATTGGATATACAGATTCATATCTTAAAGATCTTAGAGAGCTTTCAGAAGGAGAAGACTAGTATGTATGACCCAAAGCAATCATTATGGTTTAATCCAGACATACAATACATATTCAATCAAGAAATTATAGAGTATGATTTAAGAGATGCTGGATTTAATTTAATTAAACAATATAATTTATTACCATTATCGGAAATAAATAGATTAGAGCAAATTGGTAAAGGTTTAGCTAGACATATTGAAATTGGTAAACTTGAAAGAGATAATAAAAAATTATCTCAAGAGTTAGGATATAGATTTGCTGATATACGAAAGATATTTATTACTACAAATAATATTTCTAACAACAATATACTTGCAGTAAAAAAAGATGCATTATTTGTAATAGGAAGTGTAGACAGAACTAAATTTGGTTTACTAGAATTTGCTAGAAAGAATGTCTATTCATCATATATTAGATTTATTAATATAAACAATCTAGAGTTATATTATAATAATGAAGGAATAGATATCAAAGGTATGAGTGATTCTGCAATTAATCGTCATCGTTTATATATGTATGATTTCTTAATACAAATGATCGGTCTTATAGAATCAAATAATAAGAAAGCTAAAAGAGTATTAGTTGAATTTATTGATAATTATAAAACAGGGAAATTAGATGCAGAATATTATTATGAATTCAATAATATGAGTAGTAATACTAATATGGCTTTTAATTATCAGAATATACTTATACCATTGACGCAAATCGTATTAAAAGAGGTCAATTAAATGAAAGATGACATATATCTTATATTTAGGAAGTACAAGAAAAATGAAAGAATTAATGCAGAACGTCATTCATTGTATGGGTGGTCCAAATCTTCTAGTGCCATAGCAGCTTTCTTAGCTCAAAGAGATAATAAGAAATATAAAGTTGTTAAATATGATTATGAAGATCTTAAACTGGAAGTACCATATGTATCTAATGAATTACTGACTCCTGAAACAATGATTGATTATGTAGAATTAACTTCTGCTCAAGATGGTTCTAAAACATATCTATTCACAACGTCTAATGAAATGATGGAAACTGAGAAGAAAATTCAAAGATTATTCCATGATTTATCTTCAACTGCGAAAATAAATGGTAAAGGTGATTATCTGAATATGATAATTAACTTAAATCCATATTACAGAATTCCATTATTTTATATAGGGTATAGACCAGAGGAAATAGATATATTATATCCATCTGCAGATGAGTCAGATAATATTGCACCACTCAGTTATATTGAGCAATGCATTGATGATGCATATGAAGATGTGAATGATTTTACTGATGATAATCTTGAGCGATATCACTATCTTCCGGGACAAATGGGTCTTGATGAAGCAAATATATCGGCTAAGGTAATATACTCATTAGAATCATTTATAAAGGTGATGGTTGATGATATGTAAAAGGAGGATTTAAAATGAAGAAAGATATAACTTTAGATCAAGTTGAGGTTGAAAGGGTAAGAAAAAACCATTATGAAGGTATAAGTATGTTGATAGCTATGGCTGCAGTAGCTATAGGTATGATTTTCTATGTTCTTTCTACAATTAGAAGCAATGCCTATAGATATGCATATATCACTCTTCCAACTGGACAAGTTATAGAAGGTGATATAGAAAGTCTTCGTGAATATGATGATGGTAAGGTTGAAATTACTATTGATGGAACTAAATACACAACTAGTATTATGAATGCAGTAATAGTTAATAAAGGAGGAAATGAAAATGATTAAAATTGAAAATGCTGAAATATTTGGATGGAATGCTGCTCTTAGAGGTATGAGAAACCCACATAATAGTTGGGATAAATCAGATTCATTTGTAAAGACAATTGATTATTGTGCTTATCATCATGAAGAATGTTTTAATTGTGAGCACTATGATGATTGTGGTGATTGGGATATTATGATGGGACCTAATGATTTGGATTTAGCTAAAAGATTATGTAATGCTGGTACTGACCACCGCAAATTTATGCGAATGATTGCAGTATATCTTGATATAACTGCAGGACATACATTCTGGGCTGAATTCGATACTTATAAAGTTGGAACAGTTAGAGATAGTTGTTCTAAAATGCATTCAATACATGTCAAAGAATTTACTAAAGATGACTTTGATCATGAAGGAATTGATCAGGTTGATTCAACCAGACTATTATTTGATGTGATTATTGAAGAGCTTGAAACTTTGAGAATCAGATTTAATAAAACTAAAGAGAAAAAGTATTGGAGAGCTATCATAGAATTACTTCCAATGGGTTATCACCTCAAAGCAACTGTAGAATTGAACTATGAAGTGCTTTCAAATATATATTCTTCTAGAAGAAATCATAAGATGGACGAGTGGATCGAATTTTGTAAATGGATTGAAACTCTTCCATATTCAGAACTAATCACAGGAGGTAATAATGAAAAGTGATGAAATAGTTTATTACACAATAATATCGAATGAGGCTGATGAAAATTATATAAAAGCATGGTCACGAAATAAGAAAATTGCTGAAGTATATATGAAATTTCATAATTGCAAACATGATAAACTTAAAGTATCTTATGTGATAGATAAAGCTGCAGTTTCATTTGAAAATGAACATTCATATTCAGAAATAAGTTTGGCTGTTCTAAATACTGCTGATAAAAAAGGTGGATTAAAAACAATAGTTGTTCCAGTTACTGAAACTGATATCAACTTTATAACCACTGATACTAATACTTTCTTCTCTAGTAGAATTAAATATGATACTCTTAATATGGTATTTCCTTATTTCAAAGATAAATATCAGAAAGGATTACGTTGGATATTCTTGAGTGATGTGATAGAAAAAGTTGTTCACAATAAAGAAAATAATCCTATTGCAAATTCTATAGATTTTGATGATCTGAGAACTCTGATAAAGATACGGAATATTGATTTTGGTAAATAAAATCAATTATATATTATATTTATATAATAATATAGAAAGGAAGGTATATGCACATGAAAGAAGGACTAATAACATGAGGAAAGTACTAAGATCATTAATACAAGAAAAGCTACCGTTCGATTTCAGACTTAAGTTAGAAATATTAGCAGATAGATCTGATATAGTAAATTCCCAAAAACAAGATGAGCTGTTCAATCTAATAAGGGAGTTTAATATCGAAGGAGTAGTTCCTTTAGGAGCGGGAACTAACAGGTATGCATTCAAGTTAAATGGTTTTGTAATCAAAGTAGCAACTAATAGTGAAGGGAAGCTTGATAATCTAAAAGAATTCAAAATGTGTAAGACATTATCAGCATTTGGGAATTGGGTCATTAGATGTTATGAAGTTTCTCAAAATGGAACATTGCTAGTCACTGAATATGTCCAACCATTTGAATCATATTCAGAGATGATGCAGTATAAAAATGAGATAAGAGAAATTTTATCAAAAGTCTCTGATGAATATTTTATTGGGGATATTGGAATTACTTCAAAGAATTATGCAAACTGGGGATTGCGAGTAGGAACTAATGAACCAGTTTGCCTTGACTTTGCATATGTGTTTGATGTTAATTCAGATATATTGACATGTAAAGTGTGCAAGGAGAATGCAATTTTATCTCCAGATGAAGATTTTAATTATCTTATTTGCACAAATCCAGCATGTAGGCATAAATATGATTTCAGTATGTTGAGATCACGAATAAGTGAATCAAGATTAAGAGCTGAGATTGGAAACTTAGAAGATGTTGGATATAAAATTAATGCTCCACAATTAGAAGTAGAACTAGATGAAACTAGATCTGCATATCTTCAAACAAAGAAGATTAAACCAAAACATGAACAAAAATTGGTGGAAGAAATACCACCTGAATACAAGGAGGAAATAGAAATGACAGCAGGAATAGAAAATAAAACAAATGAAGCAGAAGTAATAATAAATGCAACAGCACGTATTGATGAAGATGAAATACAACAAGAGCAGGTTGAAAAAGGATCAATATTTGATATAAATATTGATTTAGCTGCTAGAGTATTACCAGAAGATGAAGAAGATGAGAATGAGGATGAAGAAGATTATTCTGATGATGTTGAAATAGACGAAAGTTTATTAGTTTCTGAGGAAGAGTTTGAGAAACAGATTCATGAAGCAATAGCTGAAGTAGATAATGAAGAGGCTGAAGAAGTTACAGCTAAAACTGATCCAACAATTGATGAAATAATAAACTTGGTATCTGATTCATTCTTAGATAACCAACTAACAGTAATATCCCGTTTATCAAATTATATGGAACAGAGTGTTACTATGAGATATGATCTGTTCAATATGATAAGGAAGCATCTTAAATTTAAGATGACTGAAAATGAGTTTATGAAAGCATTTCAGAATGCAATATTCAGATCATTAATTCAGTATCTTGGAATTGAAGAGACTAAGATTACAAATGCTGATAATAAACAACAAACCAAATTCATTCCAGTATTGAATAAGGAGAATAAGTATGAAAAAGGTAGAGAATTGGCAGATGTTATGTTAACATATGCATTTATCTCTAATCTCTGGGAATACAGATTCTTACCAAAAGTCGATATGAATCCTAACTATGATATAGTAGCATCATATAGTGAACAAGACAATGATGGATTTGCAATCCAAAGAGAGTGGGTTGAAGTATTCATAAATCGTCTCAGTTCTAAGGTGACTATAGCTCAAGATGGATTGGATATAATTTCTAGTATCATGATGAAATTATTCTGTCCTGTATATGCTCCACAGGATAATTTCATGAATCCACCTGTTGAAGATAATGAGGAAGATAATGGAATAGAAATAATTGATAATCCAGTAGAGCCAGAACCAGAGGTTTCTGATGATACGATTTTACGTGCAGCAACTGGTGAAATTGATGAACCATCTGATCCAGTTGATATTTATGATGAAACTGTAAATAGTTTTAATTCAAGTGAAGCTGTTGAGCCAGGATATGATGAAGATCATTTGTTAATCAATACAGATGGGAATGGAATAACAGTAATCGTTAATCCTGTAGATGATGAGGACAATTATGATCGTATCTATATTAAGTGCAATTGTCATCAGGATGAATTAGCTGCAGCTATTATTCCAATCTATGAGAAGATAGGAGAATTTGATGAGGACCAAGAAATTCCTATGGAAGGTGATCCTTCAAATTTATATCTGTCATGGTTAACTGCATTTGAACCAATTAAAGTTCATTATACTTCAAATCCAGATGCAGAAATGAGAATAAATTATTCATATGGACAAGATGAGGAAAATCAAGTTTATATGATAAATCTTGGATATGATGAGAATAAACAGCAGTATCTGATGGGTACTTATCTAGTTAATGATATCTTCGTTGTGAATGCTGATGGAGAACCAGTTACGGCATTCGAAGAAGATTTAATGGTAAAATTAGATCTGATTATCAGAAAGAATATTGCAGGTACAGCTATATCTCATTATAAGAGAACATGGGAAGAAATTGATAGGTTATCAATGATAACAAATGAAGAACTCAATGATGAGGCTTTGGATTCAATTGTGGATATGGTTCTTGGACATGATGGTGATCAAAATTCTAATGAAAATATTGCTGAATCAGCTGAAGAGAATTCTACTCCAGATGTTAATCCACATTGTGTAACACCTGAACAAGTAGGTTTAGACATTGATGATAGACCAGAGAATCCCAATGTAAAATCATATACTGAACCGGGAGCAGCAATTGATTATGATGGAGATATGAAACCTGTTGAAGGATTATGGGATCCATCAACTCCTATTACTGTTACCCAGCAAAAACCAAAAACAATTGAAGAAGAAGTTGATGAGATAGAGAAACAAATCAATGAAGGTGTAATAATACATCCAATTAGAAAATAAAATAATATGGTCCCAGTAAAAATACTGGGACTATTTATTTTTGGAGGTTAGCATGTTATATCGAATAGATAAACAACATTTCCTAATGCATATGATTGATTACTTTACTAAAGATGAATTACTTCATTTTCAATATCTAGTATTATCGGCAAAAGTAATTTCACTTGATGGTGGAACATCTGAAAAATTAGGTGATTGGGAGGAAGTAACAAATAGGGGTAAGGTTATGAATGTACAGAAGTTATCATCAGTATTTTATCCAACTTCAGATACAATTATTGAATATGCAGAGACAGGAAATAAAGAAGTATTTGAAAAAATGTATATGAATGAATTATTTCCAAAAGATAATAATGATTGTCTACTGACCATGTATCGATCAATAATAGATCCAGTTGTAAAACATAATGATGTGATAATCATAAATGATATGCATGAGAATGATATCATAGATGTATTCTGTAAAGCTATTAAGAAGAAATTTTCATTAGATACAATTGATCTCAATGAACTATTTTCAAAAGGATCTATTGAGGAAATGATAATTGATATTAATAAAGTTAAAGATAAATCTGTTGATATCAGAATTATGTCAGCAAAAGAAAAAGAAAAGTTACTAGAGCAAACTGCAGACGGTAGATTAGAATTATTGAATATGATGAATAGTTTTGACAAGAAACGTAAATTAAAAAAGCTAGGAATTAAATTCAATAAGAATGATGATCTTGATGTATTATTAACAGAAGCATGGGTAAATGATATAGGTAATTGAAAGGAGTGTATCAACATTCCTTTTATTTTTTCTCTCTCCAGCATTCAAACAGAAGCATAATAGAATAATCCAAAAATTAAATAGTAAAGGAGATATAGATCATGATTATAATTAATGACGATCAAAATGATATCATGGTAGAGGGTTTTATAAAAGATACTCTCAATAATGCAGGCTTAGATACAGATGCGATAGCTAATGATATGTCAAATGCAAAAGGTGCAAAAGAACATCTAAAGGTAGCTGCAGATACTACTAAATCCGTGAAATCAGTAAGTGATAAAATAATTGCTGACAACGGAGTATCTAATACATCACTTGTATCACGTGCAAGAAATTCAGTACTTCAATTCCCAATTTATATTACACAATCAATGAGAGTTAATGAGGCTCAGATAATCTCTAATTTTTTTGCTAGAGCATACACAACTCTTGTACAAACAGTATTATCACAGAATCCAATGATTGACGAAGATGATGTTAATAATATGAAATTCTTAAAGAATTTCCATACTAACTTGAAAGAATCATCAGATATTTTCATAAATGAATTTTATGAACCTATTGATGAAATTGATTCAATGTTGAAAGATAGTGTATTCTATTCAGCTCAGATTAATGAAAGTATCAGTGTTGACTTTAGTGTTATGCCTTCAATTGATAATGATTTAATATTAGAAGATGCTAGATTGTCAAATGAGCCATTAACTGGATTTAATTATTTAAGAGAATCAGAAGATAAATATGCTAAGAAATCAGATGCTAAAGAAACACCTGCAAGAAATATTACAGCAGAAACTGGGTATGCTAAAATGACTCCTAGCGATATGGATGCATTAGCTATTGAAGAACTTAATAGCGAAAGAGCAAAAAATGGAGATAAACCATATCCATCTGATATTGCTACTGGTAATAAAATTAAAGAAGTTGCTCTTGATGAAGTTAATAGAGAAAGAAAAGCTGCTGGTAAATCTACGTTACCAGATAATTATAGTAATTCACTATCAAGTATTGCACTTGATGAGATTAATGATGAGAGAGAAGCAAATGGTGAATCTCCATATACACAAGATGATATTAAAAATGATGATGATAGATCTATACGAAAAGAGATTAATAGTAAAAAACAAGAAATTACTAATCAAATAAAAGATAGAGAGAATGAGATCACAAATGAAATTAACAATAAGAAGTCTGAGATAAAAAAAGAAATTACAAGAGCTAGTATTAAGGGTGATAGATGGCATAATATGTACGTAAAGAAAGGAACTGAGTTCTATAGAGTTGATAGCAGAACTACTAAAGCAACTAATGTTGCACCAGTTGAAGTTCCAACTTTATTAAGAGATGCTGATATTAAGAGAATTAATAATCTTACTCCATATACAATGAGAGCTACTTTCAGAGTAAAACATAAAGATGGTTCAGTTTCAGATCTTTCATATATCATTGGAGTAAAGAGTATGCTTCATCTAATTCATTCGGATGATTTAGCAGATGATCTTGAAGAGCTGGTAACCGGAAAAGTTCACAAGCTTCAGAAAGTACGTTATAAGACAGGAGAAATTAGTACTATTGATTATCTATTTAATATTAAAGGACTTAAAGCAGATGCATTGAAGAAGACTCAGTCAAATAAGAAGTGGATTTCTTCATTGAAGAGATTATCTGATTATAGCCATCAAAATCAATCAATGCTTAAGAAACCTATGCAATTAGCAGCTGAGATTACAAATGGTGGTGTGAGACCAATTCCTAATGGTACATTGGTATTATCAAATATAGATGTTGTTGCTTTAAAGAGTTCAACAGGTATTGATTTAAACAGTGTTAGTGCAGTTAAAAGTTTAGCACGTAATTTATTTTTGATTGCTGTATGTATTGTAGATGAATCAGCAGGAACCCTAAAAGTATTATTCCCTGATGCTGATAATGAATGGGATACGCAATCACTTTCTTCTATTGATGCAGAGTTATCAAAGACTGACAATAGTGCATTGATGAAAGAATTAAATAAGGCAGTAAATAGATAAGGAGGTAAATTAAACATGGGATATTATGATATAACTAATGACTATCTAGAGATAATATCTGGATCATCTAGTAAGTATTCTAGACCATATACAGAAGCAGCTAATAAAACTAAGAATGTCAAATATGCTGAGAAAGCTCTAAAAGCATTTACTAAATCAATAAAGAAAGTAAAGAATAATAAAAAGTCTGATAAGGCAATAGATGATTCAAGAGGAAATATTAAACAATTTAGTGGATATGATGATATTGAAAAAACATTTGCATTCTTGAAAATGCATTCATTTAGCTCACCATTACTAACTGATCTTCAGGGTTTATATGATTCAATTGTAAAATATACATCTGAATATGTTAAAGGATATGAGAAACAAGTATTCTTGATTATCTATGAATACCATCAGGCTGTATATTTATTATCTACTGGATTATTGATTGTACTTTCAAGAGATATTGATATAGTAGATAGTGATAAGGATCTTAAGATCAAATTTGTTAAGAAGGTTAATACCGATAAGCGAGTGGGTCAATATACTGATATCATTAATAAATATAATGGTCAACTAAAGATGGCTAAGCATCAGGAATATTTAAGAGATCTTATTCAGAATAAAGAAGTTGCTGGTATAGATACAAATATTACTGAAGGTACTGTTGCAGATGTTGTTTCTTCAATTGGTTCATTAGCTGATATTGGATTTACTGCAGCAGTGACTGGAATTAATGCTATGAAATATATAAAGAATACAGCATTCGGAATTATTCCATTAATAAGATCTATTATATATTTAAAATATAAAAGTAAAGCTGATGCAATAAATTCACTCCATAGCCAGATTTCATATCTTGAGCAGAATATAAATAGGCTTGAGAATAAAACAGCAATGGATCCAAAGAAGAAAGAAGTAATTATTAAGAAGCAAAGAGCCTATATTGAGGCTTATAAAAAGAGAGCTGATAAATTAATTGCAGAACTCAGTGAGAGTGAGAAAGATGCAGCAGTTGCTCTAACAGCTGATAATAAAGTAATTGAGCAAGAAATGAAAGATGACGATATTGTTATAGAGCATACTGAGATAAATGAGTATATTAATAATTATAGAGAGGAATGATATAAATGGATAATAGTTTAGATACATTATGCTATATTCATGAGCAGACTTCTTATATGGAAGACTATAAAGATAGTTTCGGATATGAAGTACATGAAACTGGTCCTAATAGATTTTATGTAACATTCCCAGCTGTATTGCAATCATTTGATGTTATGAATAGAAATGGTAGATCCTATGATGCCAATAATATTATGGAATGTATTAATACAGATGATCAGATTCAGTCTATGTTAAGACAGAATTCATGGATGGGTGAGATTGATCATCCGGCAGCTGAGAAAAAAGGTGAGGAATTAACAGTTAATAGAATTGCTAATCCCGATCTTAAAAAGACATCTCATTATATTAGAAAACCAGTGTTAAATGGAAATCTTTTGGAAGCAAATATCCAGACAGATTCTTCTAATGAGAATGGAATGAATATGGCAATTAAAATTGTTGATGGTAAAATAGTACCGTGTTTTAGTGCACGTATATTAGGATCATTAAGAAATGTAATGGGTAAACCAGTAGTACATGTAAACAAATTGGTTACATATGATTGGGTTCTATATCCATCACATAAAGAAGCAATGGCTAAGATACATCAACCATTGATGGAATCAGTTAATACTATAAAAGATTATGCTGGCAAGCAAATTATATTCTTGAAAGAATTAGCACACATGGCTGCTAATAATTCTAAAGAGACAGAATGGTTATGTGAGTCTTTTAATTTAACTATTGATGATGTGGTTGGGCTAACATCAACTGGTGATTCAGTAGTTATTCAAGAATCAGGAAATGTGTATATTCAGCCTATTACAGATAAGGCAGTTAGAACAAAAACACAACGTGGATTGAGTGATTGGTTAAACCAGTAAAATGATTGGGAGGATTGATTCCTCCCAATCGTATGTTTCCATTTTTCATTAATATATTCTAATAATGTAATAAGATAAGAGTAAGTTATCATTATTATATAAAAACTGAATATAATATATTAAAATTATCTAAGGAGGATATTAAAATGAGTAAGAAAATTATTAATCAGGTAGAAACAAACTTAGTGGTAGATGCAAATGAAATGCTGAATGGTGATGGAAATCGTCTTGTTAGTGTTACTGGAACATTAGCAGTTGATGCTTTCCTTACTCCAGGAGGATATGCAACATTATCTAGCATAATTTACACATCAGAAAAAGGATCAATAGTTGATTTAGCAATCGCTAATAATATTGATCTAAATGTATTATCTGATAAAATTGTTAATGTATGGATGGCAGCAAACTATGAGCAATGCAATGATAATTGTAATATTACCAGTCATGGATATACATTTAAGCAGGATGATGTAGTAATAAACATCGGTAGATTCCTGGATCTTAAATGGGTACCAGCTAAAATCTTTGAAGGGAAAGTTGAAGGAGATCATATACAAATGAAAGTCCATAATAATAATTCTATTCTTAGATTTTATAAAGAATCAGATTTAGAAAGGACACATTGGAATGAGAAACCATGCAAGATTGATATCACTATTGATATGTTATTACATCAGCGTGATTACCGATATGCAGAACTTGGAAACTTTGAAGATGCTTTCAATATGGCATGCCATATTGAATAATGAAGGAGGTATAATGATGTATAAGGATGGACCAAATACCAATATTGAGATAATTGAAAGTATTGCATCTTTTACACCAGATATCTATGACAAATTATCATACCCTACTACTGGAGAAATAGAATTGTTATATCCAGCATTATATGATCATGTTATATATGACAGATTTGGAATTACAAATGACAATGAATGCATGTTGTATTATAATTATAAAACTATAAAGATTGTGATGAATGATCGATATAGAATATTTAATCATTATCAGTGTGCATTTATAAATCAGCTAATCTCCCAAGATTGCGGAGATGATGGTTTGTTATCAGATATAGGAAATCTTTCTGCAGAAGCAGATATTGATAGGATGGGACTCGAAATGAAAATCAAATATTTATTTAATCAAATGAAAGATCATAAGATATCATTTCAAGTTGTAACATATAAATTATATACCATTTATAATTATCTATATGATGGCAGCGATAAGATCTTATATGATAAGCTGCCATTATATAAAAATTAAGGAGGAAAACAAAATGAAGAAAACATTGGAAAATATTAAAAATGCAGTTGCGATAGTAATTATTATAGGATGCTTTATGAAAGGTTTATATGAGTTCGAGAAAACCATAATGTATGCAGGATTTACAATGATTAACAAGACCGAACAAATGTTCACTAGAACATGGAACAATATAAGACTAAGGAAAGATAGGAAGAGAGCATAACAGCTCTCTTCCTTTTCTTATTATGCTAATAAGATATCAATTTTATTTTTTGATATTTCATATCCATTATAATTCCACATATATGCATTATCACGAAATGCTTCTGGAACATACTCTTCTGTAATTCTATTTTTTATTGCATCTACTTTTTTAGTTATTTCAACTAAATTCTTTTCAGCTAAATCATATTTATCTGTACCAATCAAATTAGTGGCAATTGATTGACGTACTGATTGTGTTGTCAATAAATCTGATAATTCTTTAGCTAATTCATCTGGTATTTCAAAATCAGATATAATATTATTTCCCATATAAATAATTCCTCCTAAAAATAAATTTTATTGATTATAGTTTATCTGTAGTATTTATTTAAATTTTATTTCATCTTTTATTTTTCTTTTAAGCTCTATCATTACTTTCATTGCAGCACTAATTGCTAAAGAACTTCCAGTCATGCGGCGCGCTATGGTTCCAGGCGAAGTGAGAACGCTGATTTCTTCATCTGGTCTAAATTCAGAATATGGTTCATATCCTTTTGGTATTACTTCAGATATGATTTGTTTATTCGGACCATATAAAGCAACTTTATCTCCAACACCCATAACATCAGAATGTTCAATATAAATTTCAATTAGTACATCAATTCCTTTATTGCCTTTAATTGAATTATATTTATCTTTAACTGGCTCAGTAGAATCTTTGATAAAGTATCCTGCTTTATAAACATCACTATCTCCACTATCAAACTGAGATAGATATTCTTTTTTTGCGGTTCCCTTATCAAAGTATGATTGTACTATATTACCCAATGATGGTGACAATTGCTCTGGTTGTAATAATGAATATACTTTAATATCTATTACTTTACCAGCATGATGGGCTTTAATATCATTACGTGTTTCTTCTTTAAGTAACTCTGCATTCTGGTCATTCAATTTATTTAAATAATCATTTAAAGCATCATCTTGCACAGAAGCATCAAACTTAATTAAAGAATCACCTATGTTAACATGATCACCTATCTTCACCATATCAAGTATATTATTATGTCTCTTAAATTTACCTAATTCTTGATATACTATAAGAGTAGACATTCTTTCTGATAATTGCTCTGTACATATACCAGCATCTTCATATGTATTATATGTAGACATAAATGCTACTTTACATATTGGACCTATTGCATATCTTAAACCATTCATCTTAGAATATTTAAAATATTTATCATGATAAGCTAAAGGTTCATCCTTTTTAAATGTTTGACCTACCTTAGTATTTACTAATGTAAGATTATTAGCTAAAAAGAAAGCACTGCTAGAGTTCTTTACTATTTCTGGATTAGTAGTAATAGCTTGTGTCTTACCGGATTTATATTGTACTACTATAAATCCCATGTCTTTATTTACATCTATTACTTTACCATCTTCCTCAGCATTAATTACAAAGTCTGAAGATAAATTAAATTGAACAGCTTCATCATATCCATTAGAAATTAATGCTGGAGCTGCATCTTTAACAGGTACCACATGGGCGCTTTGCTTACACGCTCGTATATATTGCTATACGACATATATGTTTAATATATGACTGACTATATCTTTATATCATATTCTGTTACCAAATATGATATACTGTACGTTTCGCTATTTAAGCTACTCTACTCACTTCTTCATATAGATATTTCTTCTATACTATGTTTTCGATAGTCGATGGATGTTAATCTGATATCAGATTAATAACTGCGGATTGACCATATATCTTTAACCTTTTTACCATACATGAGTAGTTACTTCATCCGCTATCTATGTCACCATGATAGTTTGGTAGTTAAAGCTCTTAGGCACCCAGTATTATCTAGATCACACATTTGTTTTGATTCGCATATTGTGTGCTTCCCCGCATTATGTACAGTTTAACGTCGACAACAGTAAGCAATTTTAATTTATCGACGTGCGAATTGGATCATCGTTACGTGCAGTTCCTGGGGTTAGAAGTTCTACTGGTGAAAATATATTTATATCCTGTAATGAATCAATATCATCTACAGGATCTCTATATCCCATTGCATTTGTTATTGTAGGTTCTACTACAAGACTTCTATTAACTCCAACATTAGCATCAGCCGATGTCGATATTGCTAATTTACCAACTGCAGATGGATCATAAGATCTCTTCTCTTTATCATATGAATAATCTGAGTTACTTCCTTTATAACCCTTAGTAGATATTGTACTTACTTTAGAAACTTCTACTACAGGATTTAATGTTGAATATGCTTCTACTGTCTTCTCTTTTATTAATGTACTGATAACACAATTTTGTTTTAGTGTCATTGGTATCCTGCCACCACTGTTAACATGTGCCTTATATTGATTAGCAATACATGAATATAGAATAGCAGGAATCATCTCTATACTACGAAGACGATATGAATTATCACAAGCTTTAGATACATATTTATTATCTGATAATAACTTAACAGCATGAATCATTAATCCAACTGAATCATCAGGAAGATTTGTATCCTTACATACTTTCTTTGTTATTGGATCAACTAAGAATTCATAGAAACATTTAATCTCAGAAATAATTTTATATGTACCATATTCGCTGAATATGAAATCATCATAACTTTCTTCTGTATCAAACTGTTCAAAAGTGAATCTTTCTGGTTTAACTTTCTTTAATCCATTCAATATTAATTCAGCAAATGTTTGCGCTTGATATTCTAGTATGCCATTACTGAATCTAATATACTTGATAGCAGAAGTATCCTGAGGAGCTCGTTTCATATCAGGATGGAATTTCCAACTAATATTCATTCTATCCAATGTCTTACTGAGCCCTTGCCATATCATAAATATTACAACAATTGGAACTTCTTGGCCTGCCATCTTTGCTTGTACATACATAGCTTGTTTGCTTCCTTTGATGGAATTAAATAATTTCTGATCTTCATCTGATAAATTCTCTACAATAATATCAACTATTGTTCTACCATTTCTGTCCAATCCAGTATCTTCATTCATCAATATAGGAATCTTTCCATCTGTTCCAATAAAGAACTCATTACCTTTAATCTCTTTAGGTATTTGATCTGATAAATTATCATTGATATAGTCTCTAGAGAAATATAATTCACAATCATTATTTTTGAATTTAAATATTCTCTTAGATAATTCATCATATTCAATAGTAGAAATATATTTCATATTTCCTTTAGTAGAATCTCCACTAGTAAACATATTAGCAGTTGCTGATTTCTTCATCAATGATAATACTCTTTCAATAGAAGAAAGTGATTTAGTAGCTACTCTAGTAACAGTTACTTTGTTATAGTTGGTTGTGACTATTACTGTATCAGGAGTATCCTTTACTAATGGATTATAAAAATTCTGTTTCAATATAATCCACTTAGTTCCATTAATATACATAAATCTATTATCTTGGAACTTAGGAATATCTACTTTCATATTATATTTCTTCTTTTCATTGTTAGTGATTGTAACTGTCCATGTTTCTTTTAGATTAAGAGAATCAGAAGAATCTTTAATATCAATATTAGTAATATAGAAAGAATTCTCTTTATCTTTGAGCATATCAAAACATTCAACTAGTTGCGGCACATATAATTCATCAAGATATGTTTTTTCAAAGTTAGCAAATTTAGTAGTAGTCATATTCTTATTAGAAGTATGCATTACTTTAGATTTATCACTAGTCTGTATTGGAACTCTGGTAGTATCCATTGATAATATCTCTTCTACTGTAGAATTTTTAACTACTACTTTCTTTTGCTCTTCTCTTAACTTCTGATCTCTTTCACTATTAGCTGATATTATCTTATTATCTTTCTTAGGAGCATTATTAGATTGAATCTCATCTAATATTTCTTCTTTTACTTCATCATCATTTAATAGTACATCTTCAGCACCATTACTAATAGCATCTTCTTCGTCTTCCAATTCCTCTTTAGTAATAAGATCATCTTCTTCATCTATATCATTATCTTGATCATCATCAATCATAATGCTAGTACGCTGTTGTAATGGTTCATATCCAGATATAGCTTTGAATAATCTCTTCTGTTTATCAGTTATATTATCACTAGCAGGATTAATTCTAGTAATTGGTTTATCCAAATTCTTAGTAAATATATTATCATCTTTCTTTTTATCAGGAGTAAAACTTCTTCCTGATATTTGTTTCTGAGTATCTTTAATCTCATCATCAATTTTATCAATCTTAGATATCTTCTCTTTTAATTTATTCTCAACAGCATTTGCTACAGTAACTTTTACATTCGGAGATGATAGTTTTGTATATGGAGCTACTGTATCTTTTACTATTGAAGATATAGTTATATCTTTTGATGTTGGATCAATTTCTTCTTGCTCTTCTTTAGATAATGATTTTGTATAATCATCAAGATTAGCATTCATTATTCTAAATAAAGCAATCTTAAATTTATTCCATTGACTTGCATCAGTAATCTTAGCAGGATTAAATTTCATAAACATTCTACTTGAATAAACAAGCATATCCATATCTACCTGTAATGTAGCTAATGATCTAGTTCTCATATATGCTAAGTACATTAGATACAAAGGATTTGTTTTATTGTCTTTCAATGATGAATCCTGACTAAATGCAAATCTATCACTGTCTATAATCATAATACGGTGATTATCATCATTACCTTTATACTTATCTAATGGCTCTGGTGTATACTCAGATAATATTGAATTTAATTCTTTCCAGAATGATGTATAATTTATTTTGGCAGAAAATTTATTCATAATAGGCTGAGCTTTACTATATATATCCGATAGACAGAAAAATACATTTTCTCCTGTATTTGGTATTGTCTTAGTAGCTACAGGTTTCGTTGTAGTACGTGACTTAATTTCTTTTGATCTTGATGATGATTCTTTCTTCACATTAAAGAATAATCTTCTACCCATAAATCTTCTACTTACAATCCATGGATAATAAAATCTTCGATATGATGGTGGTGATACAAATTTCTTATTTGCTATCATACTTAATGCTGAATCGAATGTATCAGTTAATAGATATATGATATTTCCTTTCCCATCAGGTAATCTGACTTGATTTGCATAAAGTTTATTGAAATCCGTTTTACCATATCTGAAAGCTTCATTATAATATGAACCTTCAATTGAATTGAGATAATAAACTCCATAATCTAAATTTTCAAATAATACTTCATCAGTCATCTATTCATCGTTCCTTTCTTATAATTTTGAAATTACATTTAAGAGCTTGTGAGTCAGTTATGATTAAACTATTTTATAATGTAATATAAAGTAACATTTTTATCTGAACTAATTATAGATATATTACAAAATTTCATATTTAAAAAATTTCAATATTGAAAGGAGAAATTATTATGGCAAAAAAGTATACTGGCTCCCAAGCCTTGTTAACATTTATGCAGATTGTCCAGGCAGAACTTGGTAAAAAAGTTTCTATTGCTGATTTGTTAACATCACTTGAGAATTATGATTCAACTAATGATGCGAACAAAGCAGTTGCAGCTTCAGTTATAGTAGAATTGAAGACAACTCTTGATTCATTCGTGGATGAAGATGGAAAAGTAACTGCTGACTTTATTGGAGATCTTACTGTTGACGATATTGTTAAGACAGCTGATGTTGTTGGTTCACTTGATGATATCACCGATGACAATAAGGACACAGCTATAGTATCTGGATCTGTAGCAAAAGAACTCGATGGCAAGATTGATGATATTTTATCTACTATTTCTGGTATCACAGGTGATGAAGGTAAAGTTGCAACATCTGAAGATGCTGAGAAGTTAGGTGGTCAGGAAGCATCTTACTATGCATCAGCCGAATCTGTAACTGCAGTTTCAGATAAGGTAGATGAGCTTTCTAAGACAGTTGAAGAAACATACGAAACAAAAGATGAAGCGAAAGCTATTGCTGATGATGTTGCTGAAATTAAGAAAGATTATGCTACTTCAGCTGCTGTTGCAGAGACATATGCTACAAAGCAATCTGTATCTGATCTCTCTGATACTGTTGATTCAGTTAAAGATAATTATGTAACAAAATCTTCAATCCTTGATTCAAATGGACTAATTGATTCTACAGTACTTCCTTCATATGTAGATGATGTTGTTGAAGGTTACCTTGTAACTGGTGATGACAGCTCTCTTACATTCTATGAAGATGCAGAGCACACAACTGCTATTACTGGCGAGCGTGGAAAGATCTATATTGATATCACTGAAGGATCTAATAGATCTTATAGATTCTCAGGATCTACTTATGTTGAAATTACATCAACAGATATGGTAGAGCTTACCTCTGATGAAATTCAGGCTATTTGGGATGAAGTTGCAGCTGAAGATAGTGATTCTTAATAGATTACTTGATTCAACTAATTTATCTTATGTAACGTATTAATTAGAACAAATAAAAAATTACTCTTATGCCTATTATAGAAGAGAGGGTTACCCACCCTCTCTTCATTTTTCTTTTGTATTTTAAATATATATTATTTATATAAGAAGCAACAATTAAAATATTAAAAGAAAGGAAGTTAAAAATATATGGCAAAAAATTATGGTAGTCTTGAATCACTGTACAAAGAATTCTTAGATAATGATGACAACCATGATTCGTATTTAATGAATAATGGTAGTGATTGGAGGAATGATGAGGACGCTGTATCTTTTATGACTGAAGAAGATTTAGCCAAGATACATAATAAAGAAGAAGAACTTGGATTGAAGCCAGATAACAAATCTAAGGTTACTGGTACTGGTAATGAATCACATTTTAAGATTTATAATAAAAGAAGAGTTCATAAGTATACAGATGCAGAAATGGAAGCAATGAAAAAATCATGTGAGGCTACAATTGTAAATGATTATGGTGAAAATGATTTCTTCCATATGTCTGATGAGGAACGTGAACGTATTGATATAATGTCAGAGATTGCAAATGAACTTGCACAGGTTAGAACTATATATAGAAAACCTGATAAGTATGTAACAGCAATGAGATCTGTAATGAGAGCATGGTCTATTCTAGAAAAAGGAAATTATCTTCATTCAAAGAAAGAATTCTATGAATTAGTATCATCTGGTAATATATATTCAAATAGAATTATTATGCCCAAGCTAAAGAATATTGATGGTTTCAATACAGATGTAATAGCTGAGTATATCTACAACACTGATTTAGACCCAGATGATCTTGTTAAAGATGAAGCTAAAAATGATTTTGATTCATGGTTTAATGATTTTGAAAATGAGGAGGAAGAAACGCCGGAAGAGAAGTTGGAACGATTATTATCTCCAGAAGAGATTGAGTATATTGATGGTAAACTCAATACTGAAGAAAATGAGAAAATGGTTCCAGTGCAAAATCTAGAAAAGAAATATATTAAGAATTATGATCAGAAATCTTTTAGATTCAATATTAAGAAAAAGAAGAAAAATACTGATTCAAAATTTGAGAAACGTATTAAAGATGTCAATCATAAGATGCTTAATAGATTACAAAGTGAAACAATTAGACTTGCTAATTCATATGATCTCAATAGAAGTTATTTATTATCAAATAGCATATTTGATGCAGAGAAGAAGAAAGAATCTAATCTTGATAAAGTCAGGTTTAATGGTGACTGGACAAAAGATGATGATGTTGAATTATATGAATTACAACTTCTTGGTGCATGGCTTGATGATAGAAGCCAAGAAAATAAATTTAAATTGAATTCTGATATCATGCTTGATAATTTCTTCAAAGATATGGAGAACCAAGGAATGAATGTTATTAAACTCAGAAGAGCTATGGGACATGATGATGATTCATTAACTAATGAAACTAAATTAAGAAAGATTAAGACCAATAAGAAATTAGAGGCAGCAATTATACAAAGGATTACAAAGCTTAATAATAATGATAAGTTTAAGAAGCTTGTAAAGAAAGTAGAAAAGGGAATTAATAAAGGATATGAAGATGACTAAATAAAATAATATTAAAAAGAAAGGAAAAATAAAATATGAAAATAACAATGCCGGTAGAAATATATACTGATGGATCATGTCTAAGAAATCCAGGTGGTGTAGGTGGACTAGCTTATATCATTCGGTATTACGAGGATTGTGGAGTAGATCAGATGCCAAAAGAACATACTATTGAATTTAACCAGGGATATCGATCTACTACTAATAATAGAATGGAAGTAATGGCTTTTATTCTAGCTTGTAAGTGCCTCATTAATAAAGTTGAAACAAAAGAGTTTGAGAATGTTAGACAAATAAATGCTTGGTCTGATTCAGAGTACTTTGTTAATCCTATAAATAAGAAATGGATCAATAAATGGGAAGAAAATAACTGGATGACTTCAGGATTCAAAGGAAGCAAACCTACTGATATAAAGAATAAAGATTTATGGGTACAGATTATAGATCTTCAGAAACAACTTAAGGCAATGGGCATTATATTAAACATATCTCATGTTAAAGGACATAATGGAGATGAGTTTAATGAAAAATGTGATAAATTAGCTGTAGCTGCATCCAATGGAACAACATTTGTAATAGATGAAATGTATGAGAAGACAACTAATATTGCAAATGTTAGAAATTGGTAAAAGGAGTGATTTATATGAGTTATGATGATCTAACTTTATTACCATGCATAAATGGAGTAACTGTATATGGTGATAAAAAGTTTGAAGATTATGGATTAATTCCATTAAACTCAGATGAAATTACAGCATTAGAATTAGAAGTATTTGGTTATGTACTATAACAGTATATCCCTAGGAATTTTCCTAGGGATATACATTTTTATTTTTCTATGTTCGAGAAAATTTAAAAATATTTTTTTCGTGTCAATATAATAAATCTAAAAAATTTGAAAGGAGTAATAATTTAATGAACTACCATAATATTACAAAAAATGACATGAAGAATGGACCTGGATTAAGAGTAGTTCTATGGTTAGCTGGATGTGATCATCATTGTAAAGGATGTCATAATAAAGTAACATGGGATCCAAATGATGGTATTTTATTTGATGAAGCAGCTAAAGAAGAATTATTCAAATATCTAGATCAAGATCATATATCAGGATTAACATTGTCTGGAGGAGATCCTTTACACATAGCAAATGCAGTCGACGTATTAAATCTATTATCTGAAGTAAAAGAAAAATTTCCAAATAAAACAATTTGGCTTTATACTGGATATACTATTGAATATATTCAACAAAATAAATTATTATCTGATGTATTGCAGTATATAGATGTATTAGTAGATGGAGAATTTGTAGAAGAATTAAAAGATGTAAATTATCACTGGGCTGGCTCAACAAATCAGCGAGTGATTAATATAAAAGAAACTTTAAAGAAAGGAAGTATAATTGTATATGAAAACACAAATATTTGATAAAATATTCATGGATGAAGATACATACTATTTGAATGATGAAAAAATAAAAGTAATCAAGAAAGATGGTACTATACAAAACTTCAATCCCGAGAAAATAATTATTGCAGTAGATAAATCAGCAAGTAGAATGATGAAGAAATTAACTGCTGAGCAGAATAATAATCTAGTTCTAATGGTATTAAATGAGATTCAAGAAATGAATCAATCACAAATACAGATTGCTGATATGCATAAAATAATGGAAAAAGTATTGGAGCAGTTTGATCCAGTGATTGCTAAATCATATAAAGACTATAGAAACTATAAAGTTGACTTTATTAATATGATGGATGCAAGTTATCGTAAGAGTCAATCTATTAGATTCATTGGTGATAAGGATAATGCCAATACTGACTCAGCATTAGTAGCAACTAAACGTTGTTTGATATTCAATGATTTCAATAAACGATTATACAGAAAATTCTTTATGACAGTAGATGAACTCCAAGCATGTAATGATGGATACATTTATGTACATGATCAATCTGCACGACTTGATACGATGAACTGTCTATCACGATCAACCAAATTTATTACGGATCAAGGAATTAAATCATTTTATGATTTTGATGATGGCGATACAGTCTGCGTAATATCTCATAAAGGAATATGGAGAAATGCAACAGTACATTCATATGGAGAACAACAGGTCCATACTGTAGTATTTGAAAGATGTGATGAAGGTTTAACTATACCAGTAGAAGTAACTCCAAATCATAGATGGATATTGCAAGATGGATCTGTAACTACAGATTTGAAAGTTGGAGATATAACATGGCCTACTCCAGAAAATCCATTTACTCCTAGTGAGGGTCATGGTTTAGGATGGAAAGTAATATGTATTACTTCTGAATCAACTAAGAATAAAGTATGGTGTCTTGATGTTGAAGAAGATCATAGTTTCTTATTAGAATATGGAATTCCAACTGGAAATTGCTGCCTCTTTGATGCAGAAAATGTGATGAAAAATGGATTTGAAATGGGTAATATATGGTATAATGAACCTAACTATCTTGATACTGCATTTGATGTATTGGGTGATATTATATTATCAGCAGCATCCCAACAGTATGGTGGATTTACTGTACCTGAAGTAGATAAATTATTATCACCATATGCATCTAAATCATACTATAGATATTATGATGAGTATATAGAACAGATAAATGATTTAGTAGATGATGATACTGTTGAAGTAAAAGTTCCATATGGAAGAATATACAATAAAGCTGATGTATATGCAATGAAGAAAGTAACAAGAGAATTTGAACAAGGATTCCAAGGAATAGAAATGAAACTAAATACTGTTGGTAGTAGTAGAGGTGATTATCCATTTATAACTATGACATTTGGATTAGCCACTGATAAGTTTGGTAAGTTAGCAAGTTCTACTTTCTTAAAGGTACATATGAATGGTCAAGGAAAACCAGGATTCAAGAAACCTGTTCTATTTCCTAAACTTGTATTCTTATATGATGAAAATTTACATGGAGAAGGAAAAGAGAATGAAGACATTTATGAGTTAGCAATTGAATGTTCTTCTAAAACAATGTATCCTGATTGGTTATCATTGACTGGAGAAGGATATGTTCCATCTATGTATAAGAAGTATGGAAGAGTTATATCGCCTATGGGTAAGTGCATATTAGCCCATGTAAAACATCTTCAAACCAATTGCTTGTTGGGTGTGGCTTAATAAAGCTGCTAACAGATAGGTCTTAGGGAGAAGAGATTTGATGATCTGAGATGAAGCTGTGCCAAGCCTCTATAAAGAGGAAAGGTCAATCGACTAAACGTGATGAGTGTAGCGTTGTAGGGTTGGAGATAAGCACCAACTCCAAAAGGAGATGCCCGTTGATGGATTTGGCAAATCTGGAGGGAAGAGATAGTCAGTATATATGGTGACATATAATAATACGTGTAGAGCATTTCTATCACCTTGGTATGAGAGAGGTGGAATGAAACCTGCTGACGATGACGATAAACCAGTATTTGTTGGTAGGTTTAATATTGGAGCAGTATCATTACATTTACCAATGATATTAGCAAAATCAAGAAAAGAGAATAAAGACTTCTATGAGGTACTAGATTATTATCTAGAGATGATTAGAGGAATACATAAACGTACATATGATTATTTGGGAGAGATGAAAGCTAGTACAAATCCTCTAGGATACTGTGAAGGTGGTTTCTATGGTGGACATCTAAATCCTCATGATAAGATTAAACCAATATTGAAACCAATGACTGCATCATTTGGTATTACAGCATTAAATGAATTACAGCAGCTATACAATGGAAAATCAATTACAGAAGATGGAGAATTTGCATTAGAAGTAATGAATTACATAAATTACAAAGTTAATAAGTTTAAAGAGGAAGATGGATATCTATATGCATTATATGGAACACCAGCTGAATCATTATGTTTTACTGGTGATACATTAGTAAATACTGAAAATGGAACTACTAAGATATCTGAACTTAAAGAGGGAGATAAAGTATATTCATATAATAATGAAACTAAAGAGATAGAATTAAAACCTGTTGGAGCAGCTAGAGAAACTAGAAAGGAAGCAGTTGTAATTAATTTAACTTTCCAGAATGGAACTATAGTTGAATGTACGCCTGATCATCCTTTTGGAGCTATAAATGCATATGGTGAACTTAAATGGGTTAAAGCAGAAGACTTAAGAAGATTCCACAAAGTAAAAACCATTAATGGATTCACAAAGATACATGATATACAAAGAGTATTAAAATTGCAGACTGTATACAATATAGAAGTAGAAGATAATAATAACTACTTTGTCGGTGGTGATGATGCAATATTAGTACATAATTGTGGACTACAAATAAAACAATTCAGACAGTTATATGGTATAGTAGAAAATGTTTCTGATAGACCATATGTATCTAATTCATTCCATTGTCATGTATCAGAAGATATAGATCCAATAGAGAAACAAGATCTTGAGGGAAGATTCTGGAATCTATTTAATGGTGGTAAAATACAATATGTCAGATACCCTATAAGCTATAATAAAGATGCTATAAAGACATTAGTTAATAGGGCTATGAAGAAAGGATATTATGAAGGAGTAAATCTTGCATTGGGATATTGCGATGATTGTGGGCATCAAGAACTTGAAATGGATGTATGCCCTAAGTGCGGAAGTAAGAACCTTACTCTTATATCAAGAATGAATGGTGAAGGAAATTATGTTATGACATATTGCCATTCTAAAATTAATTGAATTGCTGGGAGTTCCTTAGAGCCTAAATAACCGCAGCTAGTAGTGATACATAGTGTAGCAGATAGTATAACGACTATCGGATGGTAAAATCATTTAGGATTGGATAATCATAAGCAGCGAAGATACTGAATACAGTATAACGTTCAACGACTATCGACCAGCTATAGTGTTCGAGAAATACGGCACCAATATAGTCAGTAGAGTACACCCTAAGCTAATGAGGGATCTAGAAGTGGAATGTCTAGATGGTGAACTGGAAGTGGTTAACTAAGAAGATATAGTCTCAACTGTGTAATTTTTATATTACACACCTCATGTTTGAGATAACATGTTGTCCTATGAGAGTAGGAGCTGCATTAAGTTGCGATATACATTTTGCGAATGTATATGAAGAAATTGTATTTGTCATATTCAAGAGTTCATGGAGATACTAGATTGAATGATGCTAAGATGGCTGAGATAGCTGATAGAAAAAGCATGTAATTTTATTTTTGATAGAGGGGGAGCTTAGTACTCCCCTCTATTTTATTTTTTAATTATATATTATAAATATAATAAAGAATATTAGGAGGTACTATTATATGCATAAAAATCTAGAAGTTGAGAATAAAGCTATATATGGGGAATATTGTGATAAGATGTATGGTCAGAAATATTGCATATGCTTGATTAGAGAATTTCGGAAAATAAGAAGAAGGAAGTGCAAAGAAGTTCATGAATTACATGAGATATTAGAATATCAGAAAATATATCCTATAACAGAATCTAAATATGAATTAATACGTAAACAAGGATTAGATTACTATTTTAATTCATTCAGTAATTATCATAATCATGGTGTTCATAATATTTTTGAGAATAAAGAAGAAGATATGATGCATCCATTATTAAATCTCAATATGGATTATGCTAAGAAAAAACTACATACCTTAGAGGTAGAATTGTGTTATATAAATGCAAATATTAAATCAATAAGTAAAATTCTAAGAGGTAAAAAAGAATTTACTAATAAAAAATTAAAGGAGGAAACAAAATGATTTTGCATGATAAAATCAAACTAAAAAATCAAAAGAGATTCACTGAACAATTCAAAAATCCAGTTCAACGTATTATTGATCGATGTGATGAAATTGATGAAATAATTAGAGGAGTTGATAACTCACTAATGAATGATGATCCAGATAATGTGGATTATTATAAAACATCTATACAGGTACAAAATGCATTAGCAGTATATGATAAGGCCTTGGTATCAGTAATATATGATGCTGGATATCTGGCTAATAATATTAAGATATTACAAAAAAGATTCTTAAAACTTCATATATCTAAAGAAAAGAGTGGAGAGATAATTGGACCTATGGTTGATTTCCATAATCAATTATTGGAATGCAGATCTATAATATCTTCATATATAGTGAATGCTAAAAATCTATATTCACATGCATTATCTGCAATGCCACTGCAAACCTATAAAGATTTAGTACATTATAATGATGATGAACATGATGAGTTTGATGAAGATCAGGATTGCAATGATGAACAACTGGCAGAAATGAAAGTACAACAGTTTGGGACTAAGAATAAGAATGGTTGTGTATATAATGGAGAAACATTAGTTGGTGAAGCTACAATAGATCCAACTCCAAATAATACACATACAGTTCGTCTCAGAACAGATTTTGGAACTATTGAAAGTTATTGTAAAAATATAATAGATCCAATAAATGAATTGGTACATGCAATGACAGATGGTAATACTTCTCACAATAAACAAAATGACATCTTTAAAGAATCTATAGATGATGAAGATGAAGATGAGGATGATGAATATGATAAATTTATGTTAAAATATATTGATAAATCTGTGGCTGAATGTAGGAATATGGATAGATATAATAAAGATAATGTTCATGATGATAGTAGGTATTTTAGTAAATCTGCATATGAAGCATATCTTGAGAGTCGTTCATTAGAAGACGAGGAGGAATAATATTCAATAAAGGAGGTAATATATGTTCAATCCGTTAATACCAGAATTACTTAATAATACACCACCAAATTATGGTCCTAATAGCAAGATTCAAATAATTGAAAAAATTGCAAGTGGTGATACGAAAGTATGGGATAACTTAAATTATCCCACTTTATCAGATATTGAAAAATTATATCCTGATTTATATAAACATATAATATCGGGGCCAGTACCAAATAATATATTTATAATAGAATCAATTTTATATGAACATGAATTTGGTATAAAAATTCGTATGAAGAATAATAGTGGAATTAATCATTACCAGTGTGAATTTCTTCAACAAATGTATAGTGGAAATGATAGATTTCCAGATGGCCTATTAACTATGATTGATACTGAACTAAATAAAATATATGAAGCTAGCCCAACAGCTGCTGATTCAGTATACCAAAAAATTCGCAATAAATTTCGAATAACAATATTATCTATGCTAGCTCATAATACTACCTTTACTAAAACTGAGGTCAATTTCTATATTATATTAGATTATTTGAAAACATTAATTCCTCCAGACTATAATGCAATTCCTCCATTTTCTACCAGTATTAAGGAATATTATATGGATGAATAAGACACATGAAATTGAAGATGGATGATTCATCCATCTTCTTTTATCGTATTTATTTTACTATGTATTATATATTCTATATATATGTAGCTAATAAATAATAAATTATCTAAGGAGGTAAAACATGAATAACTATAATAATATGCCAAATACAAATGAGGAGATCATAAATGCAATCAATAATAAATTTGATGATATTTATAATAATCTTTCGTATCCCACGGTTTCTGAAATAACATTACGTTATCCAGCTTTATACAAACATATCAAAATTGAAAATGAATTGAGATGGGATATTATATGGCCTGCATTTATTTATTGTAATGAAGTTAGATGTTGGAATCATTATCAATGTGAATTCCTAAATGATAATATTGCAGGTGATGCTACTGATGATAATCATAATGGTATAATCACAAAGATTGAACAGGCAATATCAGAAGCATGTTGGGCTTCTGATGAGTTCAACAAAGATAAAGAGGCTAATGATAAGCTAACAGGATATCTAACTCAGGCAAAATCAATATTAGCTTCAATGAGAGAACATGAGATATCATTCAAAGAGACAGAAAATAGATTAAATAAGTTTCTTGAAGATTTTAATAACCGTAAAAAGGAAAGAGAGGAATAAATCCTCCCTTTCTTTTTATACATTTTTAACCCAAGTTACATATTTTTCATTTATTGAGATCCATCCAGCACCACTCTTAAGCTTTCCAAATCCATTCTTTTCTTCAGTAATTGTATATTGAACATTCTTGGTTACCGATCCATTTGCAGTATATGATGTTCCAGCACCAGTTCTAATACGTAATCCATCAACTATTACCTTTACTATATATGGAACTCTCTTTGTATTAGTTGTATCTGCTGTAGCTTTTGTATCAGTATGATGTCTATTATAGATTTCAGTTCCATATCCAGCTCTTCTAGTTTTTACTGTATCACTTTGATCAGCTGGTTTCTCAAATTGAGTAAGTACAGCATCAGAAGCAACTTTAATAGAAGTAGCTGTCTTTAATGTTTCCATAAGAACTTTATAACCTTGAAGTTCTAACCATAGATAATCACACTGCATATCAAAGTCACCAATTGACTTATTGGCAGAATTTGCATATGATAACAATTTCTGTTTTCTAGTATAATATGTCCATTGAGCTAATCCATATCCAGCTGAATCTTTCACAAAGTTTGTGTATGTTCCGTTGTCTACTGCATTAGTATATTCGTCATCTGTATAACCCAATTTCTTTTCATATGAATTCTGGAGGTTATTAGATTTAATACCAGACTCAGCATAAATATTACCCATTAATCCAGCAGTTGCATATTCATTTAATCCTTTACCAATAAGGAAATTCCACATTTTTAATTCATTATTAGCATCATCTGATACAGTATTCTCTGCAGATACAGTATCATCATTATTAACAGGATTAGTTGCTTTAACTGTCGTAGCAGTTGGGGTTGCTAAGAATGCATTTACTGTTTCAGCAATTGTTCCCATATTATCATAGAAGAAACCACCAGGGCAAGCTTTATTTTTAAACCATCTATGTGCAGTCATATTCTGTTTATCCACTTGGCCGATTAATGATTTATCGCCTTGCCATAATAATTTAGGAATACCATTTCTCTTACATATATCTACAATCAAGTTGATTAATGAAGTATATGCTTCACTTGATGGCATATAATCAGGTGAACTTGTTATAGATGCTACTTCAATAGTTACAGCCCTATTATCATTTGATCTACTAGAAGAACACCAAGATCTATTTGCTTCATCTACATATAGTGCAATACGACCATCAGATCCTATTCCATAGTTAGAAGATGCTCCTCTATTTGGATCTATAAAGATATTACCTAATGTTTCTACTGTACAGTTACCTGCCATAGTATGTATAGTAATTGTATCTATTGTATGATTTCTAGGCTTATCACAATTTGGACTTAATTTTGTATAACTAATCAAACTACTATTACTCATCTTTTTCGTCATCTCCTTTGTTATTACTAATCTCATTTATAAAGTTCTCATCATATTCTTCAGTCTTTCCAGCATCAATATTTTCAATATCTGTCATGTTGATCATCACGATCACCTCCTTTTAAATAAACGTACCTATTAAATAGAATATCAACCGACTTACTAATAACTTATCTATTGAGAAAATATTTAAAAATAATATGTAAAGGAGTGTAATTATGTTAAACAGTATAAAAGAAATGATCAAGCAAAAACAAAGTCTTATGGAAGCATCTTCTTTGATATTTGATGATGCAAATGGACTTAATATTGAAGATCTTATTGTATTAGGTGAAGAGACTACAGAAGAGCCTGTTACAGAAGAAGAGATGGAAGATGATAATGACAAAGAAAAAGATAAACCTGAAGAGAAGGAACCAGAAGCAGAGCCAGAGTCAGAACCAGAAACAAATATGATGGATGAGCCAGTAGAAGATGATTTACCTGCTCCTGAACCTGATGAAGTACCAGCTGGTGATAATATGCTTGATGAGCCAATCGATGGACCTGTTGATGGAACAGGAGAAGTATCACCCGAAGGAGATCCATCTATAGATCCAATTGATGATATACTTAGTGTATCAATAGATCTTAGAACTAATACATTGAATGATACATTACCAATACCTCCAGCAAATGCAGCTGATGCATTGCCATCTGAAGATGATGATTCATTATTATCTCAAAAAGTTGATAGTGGATTTGGTGGAGAAGATGATGATACATCTACATTAGTTCCTGAGCAGGAAGGAGAACTCGATACTACTGAATCAGAATCTGAAGAAGAATTAAGTATTGAATCAAAAATAGCTAAATTGAATAATACTACAAGATTGCTTCAAGAGTTTAGAGGATTTAGGGATGTTGGAAATCCAGAAAGACATATTGAAGATATGGATAGAAGACCCGATGGTAGATTTGCTAATTCTCCATTAGGACAAGCAGCTATAAGTAAAGATGCTATGGATAAATATCACAGATTAATGGGTGATCTACCTGATGAAATCGTCGATAATGATGGAACAGATTCATTGCCTGATGAAATAACAGATAAATCTGAATATGATAAGCCTTTGACTGCAGTGCAGCGATTAAGAAATCGATATGGAAAAGAATGTGATGATATATTAGGTGAGGAATGTGGTGAATCTGATAGTGTAATTGAATCTATTGAAAATATATTCAATGACGATATCTTCACCGAAGAGATTTCATTAGGTGATGGAGATAATAGTCAGAATCAAGATACTCCTCCAGATGCAAACAACAATGGAGAAAATTCTGTTACAGCTGCTGTACGTGATAAGGTGAGTGAATCTCAACCTGATGAAAGTACCGGAGATGATGATCTATCAGATGGATTAGAAGACGATCTCAGTGGTGCTGATGAAACTGTTAATAAGAGTGATATATTCAGTAAATTGAGTAATCTCACAAAGAACCTTGAAGATATCAAGAAAGATATAATTTCAAATAAATAACATGTAAAGAAGAAGGAGAATTATCTCCTTCTTCTTTTTTATCGTATATTTTATGTATTAATTTATATATTCTATATATAGTAAGATAGAAACAATAACTTTCAAAAGGAGGAAAATAAAATGAAAGTAGTATTAAAAGAATGGCTCAAAGATAAAACTGCATGTGGATTAATGGTGATATGGTTTATTGCTCAAGTTATAGCAACATACATCAGTGTATTTACAATATCAATTGTATCAGATACAATTGCTGACATTGATAATATGTCTTATCACATGCCACGATTGATAGCATTTCTTACAGCCTCAATAATCATACAAGTGATAACTACTTATTGCAGGCCAAGAGCTATAAATCATTTGTACTCATTTTTGTATGATCAGTATAATGGCAAAATCTTGGATTCAGATTATGATTTGTATTCCAAGTATTCAGCTGTAAAGATTGATACAATATCTGATTTCATATGGAAGATTACAAATGTTGGGAGATCTACATTGAATCAAATCATTAGTGCTATAAGTATTGTAGTAACATTGATTGCAATGTGGAAAATCGCTGGTGAAGTAGTTTTCCCTATACTTGGAATTTATTTACTAGCAGCATTGCTTCTTAAAGTATTATTCAAGAAATATGATGAAATGCATCAAAAAGCTACAAAGATTATGCATAAGAGAAATCAGGAATTCGAGAATATGATTAATGGATTCCAAGAAGTTAGATCATTCAATCTCAGCAATAAATATCGTAAGAATATTCATGAAATGAATATGGAAACAATGAGATTGATGAACAAGAAAAATTTACTTAATATTCCTATTGATTTTAGTATAGAAGTAATTGATACTGTTGCATTAATCATTATAATATTCTATGCAGCAAAATTAATGGGAATGAATGTACTAACTCAGTCAGCAGCAATGAGTTTGGTAATGTATGTATGGAGGATAATTAATCCGATAATTAATATCGTTGATTATTTCGACCAACTATCTGATGATCTATCATTGAAGAAAGATTATGAAGAGATTATGAGTTACCAAAATAAGACAATAGATTCTGGTACAATAAATCTTCAATCTTTCGAAGATAAGATCGAGCTGAAACACGTTGGTTTTGCATATAATGATTCATCGACTATTCTTAATGATGTTTCTATGGTCATTAAGAAAGGTCAGAGGATTGGTATATGTGGAGTATCTGGAGGTGGCAAGACAACTTTGTTCAAATTATTGAACAAGTTCTATCAAGTTACCAAAGGAGAAATTGCCATTGATGGTATTAATTTAAATGATATCAGCAGTGAGAGTTATCGTAAGTTTGTTGGTACTGTCCATCAAGATAATACTATATTCCCTGGTACAATAAAAGAGAATATTGCATATGGTGTATCTTCATATACTGAGTACGAACTCATAGAAGCTTGCAAGAAAGCAAATATCTATGAATTCATAATGGGATTAGAGAAGAAGTTCGACACTGAAGTAGGACCGAGAGGTGTTAAACTATCAGGTGGTCAGAGACAACGTATAGCACTTGCCAGGGTGTTTATGGTAAACCCAGAAATCATTTTATTAGATGAAGCTACATCTGCTTTAGATTCAGAATCAGAAACTATGATACAAGATGCAATAGACAATACTAAAGACAAAACTATTATAACCATAGCCCATAGGCTCGATACGATCAAGAACTGTGATTGTATTTATGTAATGGGAAATCATAAGATAGTAGAGTCAGGCACTTATGATGAACTGATTAATCAACATGGAATATTCTATTCCATGGTCAATACAAAAAATAAAGAGAGACAATAAGCCTCTCTTTATTTTTAATAATCGAACATTCTTTCATCAAATTTTTGTTCTGCTGGTTCCATAAATGGAAGATGCCTATTCAGATCTGGTACTATGTATTTCTTTATATTTTCCCATATAGGTTTCTCATCTTTTTCTTTATAGATCTCTTTGAATGAGAATGTGAATGATGGATCATCCCTAAACTTCATTCTTGATTTGTTTCCTTCAATCAATCCATTATCTTTTCCATACATGATCATAGAACGTAGTGGATCAAATCCATCTCTAAATGCAAATACCATTAAGAATGATATTCCCTTACTATTATTACCTGATTGATTTGATGAACTCTTTATAGGTTCTACCATTACCATATGTCCTGCAAATCCATCTGATTCCTCAGTAAAATCATCTGATGGTTTAGCTGTTAATTTGACTATGTTATATGGAGAGTAAAGCATCATTCTTCCACCAGGAATTGATTCATCCTGTTTTAAGAAATTCTGTTGTTTAGCTACAGGTATAAATGCATTCATACTCATATTGAAGTTAATATGACTAATTCCATATACAATGATATTCGCTTCCTTACATAATGGAATTATATCCTTTAGAAATCCTTTTAATGTTTTAGCATCTCTTGCTCCTTCAGTATTACCTCTTATCTTCTCTGCTTCACTAGCTTCTTTATTACTCTCAGCATTAAAGGTATCATTCATTACAGTAGTTAAAGAATCTATAATCACAACGGTAGGTTGATATATCATTACATCTTTTCCAAATTCATTCTTGAATCCAGATTTAACCATCAACTGCTCTTTCAGTCTTACTTTAGTTACATATAATTTTACTATCATCTCTTGAATAGTATCAAGACCAACACCAGCTCCAGACTTCAATGTATATCTACTATTTCCTTCACCATCATCAAAATAACTAGCAGGAAGTTTAGTAATATTTTCACATCTAGAAATATCAGTTCTGTTTTCACAATCATAATGAATTACATTTGCATATGGATATTGCCTAATGATATTTCCAGCAATTTGTACTGCTAATGTTGTTTTACCTGATCCTGTATTTCCTATTATCAAGTTAAATGTTCCAGCTGCTTGTCCAACTCTCGGTTCTTGCCCAGTAATATTTCCTAACTTATCATGTACATTGATCACAGATCCAAAATAATAATCAAATTGATGAAATCCAGTTTTAATGAAAGCTGTGGTAACATTCGTATTGAATAAATTTTTCTTATCATTTTCTCTCAATGCATTTAATAATGGATTAAATATTCTAGAATTCTCATCAGATTCTATTAATGCTTTATCCAATGCTGATTCATTTTTAGCCATATTTTATTTTTCCTCCTTTTATTTCATTAAATACATCGTTAATAAATTATCATAATCTTAGTGGATGATGTATTTAATTAGTTTATTTTCAACATGCCTATTAAGTACAATATATATTTATAAAAAGGAGAATTATTATGTCAAATGAAGAAAATAAAACAGCAAAAGCAGTTCAATCTTCGGTATCTTCAATATATTCATCTTTATTAAATAAAAGAAAAGAACAAGAAGAAGCTAAAGAAGAACGTAAAAGATTAGAGAAAGAACAAGAATTAGCAGAGAAAGAGGCTAAAGAAACAAAACCTGATGGTACTAAGAAAACTAAAAAAGAAATAAGAGAAGAAGAACTAAAGAAGTGGAATGAAGTTCTTATTGGACTTACAGGAGATGATCTTGAATATACTTCTAAGAAAAGTAAAAAGAAAAGATTTAAGAAATGGATTGATGATGAAATTGGTGATGCAACTATAAATGCTAAACCAAAGAAAGTCAAGAAGAAAAACTATAATAAGGAATTTGAGTCAGAATTAAATATGCTAAAGAATCTTGTCACAGAACAAAATAAATTTACTCAAACTCTGCAAAAGAGATATGATATTATGGCTGGTCCAAATACTAAAGATGCAATGCCATTAAATAAAACTCAAGTAGATCTTGCTAGTGCAATAAATGCATCTAGAGCTAACTCACTTGGAGTACTTAGAGAAATAGGTGGAATCAAGAAATCAATAGCTGACTTAACTATGAAACAGAAAAAACTTGATGCTGACCTTGGCGGTGCAGGAAATGTTGACTCTGCTGATATTGGACTGATGGGTTCATCTATAGCATCATCTCTATTTGGTGATTCCGGATCATACACAAATTCATATAATAATGGAGTTAGCGGCAATGGTGGAATAAATCCTGGAACATATGAACCACAAGTAAAGAACATAGTGCAAACTCCACAGATGGAAGCTGCTTATAGAAATGGAGAAATATTAGGATCATCAAATAATTATGTTGATGCTGAATCATCATTCGACCCTTCTACTTGGGATGGAGGTCCATCATTAGATCCAAACAGTTCTATTATGTTTGAGAATATACCTCATCATGTAGTAGTTGAGTATCATGAGAATGAAGGAACTGCTAGATTCAAAGCTGTTAAAGATGAAGACGGTTCAGAATTAGTGGGATGTCCAGTACCAACTACAGATCCAAAGAATTTAACATTTAATACAAAAGATAAAATAGTTAAAGGTGAATTTGATGAGACCTATAAACTTGAAATTGTTTAATGAAGGGAAGTGAATACAATGTCGAGAGATTCTAAACAAACAGATCCTCTTCAGAATTTATATTCCGACATAAAGAAAATTCTAAGTTTCACAGAGTTCAAAGATTTAAAGAAAGCAAATGCTAATGAAATATCATCCGAATCAGGTAATGTTGAGATGTGGATGAATTTAAAGTTGGGAAGAGATTCATATTTAACATACACAAAGTATTGGGATATCGCTATGTTCCAAGAAGTACTTCCAACAATTAAATGGAATAACTATCAATATTTCTTAGCTAATCCATATAATGTACCTTTAGATTTCAGGGATAACTTATTAACTAGAGGAAGAGAAAGATTTCTTGCTGAGTATGAAGAGAAAAATAATTATTATAGAACATTATATGGATTACCTCCATATGGTACTAATAAATCAGATTATATCTATTTATCTTCTAAAGTACGAAACCAATTACATGCATCAGAATTACCAGTTCATGAGTTATCTACTTTGATTCAGAATAATTATATTAATACTGATGAATATAAACAAGTATTAGCTGATAATCCTGATAAAGAATATCTTAAATACTTGGGTATGTATAAAATTGATCCATTTACTGCTCGTAATGCAAAAGACTTTGATATTATTAGATATCCACTTGATCGAAATGATATAAATGAGAATCTATTAAATAGATTTGCTGCTATATATGCTGATTGCCGTGAATATATAATGGTAGCTATTTATAATAGTCAACTTGAAGATATTTACACAGGATATAGAGATTTTATGAAGTTTCTAATACTAATGTATACTTTCCTTCAGGTTAATAATGCTGCAGTAGAATCAATTCATAATAAAAAATTCTTTGATGATTCAATATTGCATATATACTTATCAATATTTGGAATACCAGATAATCTATCATTGACCAATGATGTGCGTAGAGACTTAGCAATCAATATGTGCAAGTTGATAAAAGAAAAAGGTACCAATGAAGTTTATTATGATTTAATAAATTTATTAGGATATCAGGATGTTTCAGTTAGTAAGTTAATGTTAGTTAAAGGGCAACAATTTGATTCAGATAATAATTATATGGCATTATCTGAAGATGATTCTAATTTCACATCAGTATCTGATATTGAAAATAAGAATATTAAAACTGATCCTTACTTTATTAAAGTAGACTTAACCGATGATGACCCATATAATACTATAGTAAATTGTGATGCTCCTACATATTCATATCATGATATAGTTGATTCAGATCCTACTTGGTGGGATTTATCTGATACAAGAGAAATATTGTCAGCCAATAATTATAGTATTGCAGATTCAAAATATATTATGATAGAATCAACTATTCATCAGATGGAGTATATTACTGAAGCTATTTATTTCATGAGAATGGTATTGGATAATAAAGAATCAACGGATGACTTTTATATGCAGTTACCAGAATTATTAGGAACATCAACTGTGTCAATATATGATGCATTAGTATTCATTTTATGTGCAATGTGTATGAGCAATAATCTCAAAGGCACTATTATCAATGATGAAGAGAATTTATATGCAGTAGCTGGATTTAACTTTAATATGGATTATGATTCATTTGAGGAGTATTTAAATTCTACTGAATATGTTGATAAGGAAAGAGTTATTGAATTCTTAAACAATCTTACTATGACAGATGAATCTGATATTAATAGATTATTTAATGATGTAATAATTCCTATGAGAGAATGGTTAGAGCATAAGATAGAATCAACTACTATCAGAGAAGAGTATATTGAATATGAAAATATTTATAGAGCTTTATATACTTATGATATTAATTACAATACATTCTATGATGATTTTGAAATGCCATTGGAAATAATAGAAAAAGATAATGATATATCTGAAGAGGATATGGAAGCATATAAATATTTCTATCCTCATAAATTAGCAGGTGGGCATGTAACTGTTGATGACTATAGTACATCTTCTTATAAGTATCCATTTCTTGAAAGAAATTATAAACCTACATGGTACATTCATATAGTAATAGAGACACCACAAGGAGAAGATGATCGTGGATATTTATATTTCTATGATGTATTGAATTGTGATGATGTTAAATTATTAACTAATGATGATGGTACTAGAATATTTATGGACTATAATGATTCTGATGTAGGATGGGTAGTAAATCAGAAGGCAGTTAATAGAGCATTATATTTGATTGACCAATTAGATGAAACTGAATTATCTAAAGCATATTTCCAAATAGATACTCCAATACCTAATAGTGGTGGCAAACATTATGATATGGGAACTAAACTTCCTGCATCTATCCGCAATGGTACATATAAAAATGTACTTAAATCCAAAATTGAAATGGATATCAATGGATTATGTGATAAACCAACTACTTATTTGGAGTATTTATATAGAAAGAATGAATCATTATATAATATTCTAATGGAAGATGATAGATTCAATACAAATAAAGACGCTTGGCTTGATGATGTTTTGAAAGTAGTATTAGCTGTAGAAACAGAATTAGATTTACATATGAAATATTTCGAACAGTCTGTAGTAGGAACATCCTTATTCTTTAAACCATTAATTACTTTGATTAAATACTTCAAATCAACTTTTGTTAATTTTGCAAAAACTGAATTCAACTATATTTTTGATGATAAAATGGATGCAGGTGGTAATTGTAATATGATTAAATTATTTGATGAAGTATTATTTAAAATTCATTTTGTAACATTAGGAAATACTGGATATGAATCCCAATTAGGTTTCTATGATGCTATTCATAAAATGACTAAACATATATTGATGAAAGATAGATCTACATTGATGAATAAATCAATAAATATATTTGAGGAATCTGGAAAACCAATACGAATGGGTTCTGTTGGATTAGTAGATGAAGTTAAATTCTATAAGAATGGAACTGAATTAGATCCCGATGGAAGTAAAGCATATTGGATTCATGGAGAAGATAATTCATATACTTATTTAATGAATAATAGAGATAGTAAAGAAACTGTACAAAATGTTGATTTAGAAGGATGGAAAGACTATGTAGTATCATACAATCCATAATAAGTAGGGGGGATTAATATCCCCTCTATATTTTTATTATTTTAATAAAACGAATAAAATTTAAGAGGGTGACTGATTTACTACAAATTTTTAAGTATTAAAAATATTATAATTACATCTATCGGAATTTGACATAATAGCCTAATATTTTTGATAAAATAACTTTATAACATTTTAAAAATAGAAGGGAGAAACTATTATGAGTAACAAAGTACTTGGGGGGGGGGTTCATTAAAATCCCTAATTAATATAATTAGAAATGGTAATGATGATAAATATGCTGATTTATTAAAATATGGCAATAAAGCTATTAGTTTAGGCAGAAAAGCTGATACTAATATTGGAGATCATTCTTCAGCTGTAGGATATAATAATGCAGCATTGGGAATATATAGTCATGCTGAAGGTGTTTATACTACTGCAAAAAATCCATATTCTCATGCTGAGGGATGCGGTACTACAGCTGGTTCAGATGATAATGATAGTGATGAGTTTAGTTATAATACATATGATGGTACATGTTATGATGAAGATGGATTTTCTAGACGCTCACAACATGCAGAAGGAGAATATACCATAGCATTACATGGAGCTTCTCATACTGAGGGATGTTATACTATGGCAATAGGTTTATGTTCTCATGCTGAGGGTGCAGGATGTGAATATGAAATAGGCCCAGAATCATCCCTCAATCTATCAGGAGATTATGCTTATAGTAAAGCTGTTGGTGATTATTCACATGTAGAAGGATTCCATAATCTAGCAGCAGATTATCAACATGTGCAAGGACATTTCAATGAATGGAAAAGTGGTGGACATCATTATGGTGTTTATGGTACTGCATTTATAATTGGTAACGGGACATATGATGGTTCAACAAAAGAAATTACAAATAGTAATGCATTCAGAGTTACTTATAAGGGAGAGACATATGCTCAAGCTGCATATTCTGCAACTGGTGCTGACTATGCTGAGTACTTTGAGTGGTTAGATGGTAATCCAGATAATGAAGATAGACGTGGTAAGTTTGTTACAATGGATGGTAAAAAGATAACCTTTGCTAAAGAAGGAGATTGGGTATTAGGAATAGTATCTGCTAATCCATGTGTACTTGGTAATACTGATACTGAGTGGCAAGGCAAATTCATGAAAGATGAGTTTGGATCATATATAAAAGAAAAGTCAATTCAAACTATTAAATTACCTAAAAAAGTAACTGATGCAAATGGTAATGTCACTTTTGAAAAGATTGACCAAGAAGTAGAATTCTATAAAGTAAATCCTGATTATGATCCAGATAAAGAATATGTACAACGTGATGATAGACCAGAATGGAGTGCTATTGGTATGCTAGGAGTACTTGCTGTATATGATGATGGCACATGTGAAGTAAATGGATTCTGCAAATGTAATAATAACTCAATAGCTACTAAATCAGATACAGGTTATAGAGTAATAGAACGTGTTACAGATAACATTGTAAGAATAGTATTTAGTGTAAGATAAAATAAGTATATTAGAAGAGGGATTTATATCCCTCTTCTATTATTAATTATTCGATTATCATTTCATTTATGTAATTCAAATATTTACCACGATAAATCATATAATGATCAACCAATGTAATTAATTTTGAAACAATATCTGTAAGTTGATTAATTACATCAAGTAAAGCTCTTTCAGAAGTAATTTCAATATATTGTGGATAATACTCAGATAATTCTTTACTATTTTTTACAGTATTCCAAAATTCATTACGTTTGTCTATTACATCTGGAGTATTCCAATTATCAGGTTTATTAGTTTTATTAGTAATGACATCATCAAGTTTATTTTTATAATCAATTGTGTGATATCTAGCTGTTGCCCCAATTACCATATGTGATGCTTTATTATCTCTAGCAATATTAAAATCTTTATAATATTGAGCAATATGACCAACTAAAGTACCAGATGATGGACTTCCAGACATTGAATAAATATAGCTTTGTAATAAGACATATAAATCATTCAATAAATTACCAGCAGTAATAATATCAATATTGGTATCACCCATCTTTGGAATCATTTCAGTTTCAACAGATAATACTCCATCTAATACCATAATTAGAGAATTATATCCAATAGTCTCATTTATTGAAAGAGATTGATTGCCATATATTGCTTCAGCGATAGATGCAAATTCATCAAAATCCTCTTTATCTAATTTATGTAATGCATCTGCACTAGCAGCATGTTTTGGTTTAGACAACATAACATGATCAATCCCATAAAATTTAATATTCAAACCATCATTTGCATGCATATGAGCATCATATAATATTTTACCAGCCTTTGAATATCTTTCTTTTTTCTCTGCATTTTCTTTAGCTTTTTCTTCACCACGTTTCATCATATCATCTAATTTTTCTTCAGTTGCTTTAATATCTTTTTTATTGGCTGGCTTATGATCTTCATCTACAGGATTAGAAGCTTTATCTGATTTACTTTTATTTAGTTTATTAATAATATTTTCAACTTCTTTTTTAACAGTTGTCTTGTCTTTATGGGTTAACTTTTTGAATATTCCGGTTACCCATCCAGTAAATTTGCTATACCATTTCTTAACAAGTTCAACTGCTTTCCAGAATGCTTCAGAAATTTTTTTACTAACTGATTTAGCTTTATTAGTTAAATCATCAATTCCTTCAGTAAAATATAATGATTCTGTAATTGCTTCATTATCAGAATTATTAGTTCCAAATTGAAGTGATTCTAAATATATACTATACAAATTATATTGTGCTATTGCTTGTTGCATTTCGAAGTAATCTTTTGTATATTGATAATTCTCTAGGTAATTAATATCTTCAAATGTTAATTGCATAGTTAAATACTCCTTTCTATTAATAACAATCCCAGCTGAAAAATACTGTACCATTGAATTTTCTATTCATTAAATTAGTTTTACTAATAAAGAAATTAGCTACTCCATTATCACCCCATGTGATACCTTTATTATCACTATCTATCTGAAGTAATAATTCAGTGTATTCACCTTTACGAGCATCCCATTGAGTAAAGAATGGATATCCACCAATTCTGTGTCCATCTGGGATACCTTTTATCCATAAACCTTCATCAATAGCTTTATCTGCAGATCTATTTTTGTGATATAATTCATGTGCTTTACATCCAAATTCTTTTTGAACTAATGGGTCTAAAATTTCATAATACTCATTACATGTCATATTTACCCATTGCTCTTGTAATGTTCCTTTGATTGGAAAGCATCCTGTAAATGCACCTATTTGACCATTATTCCAATCATTAGTATAAGTTGTTTTTACAATATCATTTGATTGTTTCTTGTTGAGATTTGTGTGATATATGCATGTTATACCTTTGGTAGTGCCCCATCTTTCGTCATCGGCTATGAAAAATTGTAATAGACCTGATGTTGGATAACCTTTTAATTTTGGTAATTCGGCAAAATTAATCTGAGCTATCATAGTTAAAGGAACTTTCTTTCCATTAGTATTAGTATATGTTGGCCACTTCATACCTTCAGGCCAATATGGTATACCGCCAATTTTACTTTTAATTAGATAACTTTTTATATCAATTTCTTTACTAATTTTTTCAGATGTTGATAATTTAATAGATTGCTTTTTAGATTTAGATTTTACTGTTTCAATGATTCTATCTACTTTAGCACGCTCTTCAGCAGTTAATGGTTTTTGAGGAGAAGTTGTTGCTGAATGCTGAACTTTACCACTCTTATTATTCTTATTAGCTATTGACCTACTTTTTCTAATAGAAAATAATTTAACTGGGTTATCAGCTCTACGTATTTTGTTTTTTCTACTAGTAGCTTCAGTATATTCAGTTGATTCTTTAACCTCTTTATCTTCTTCTTTGTCCTCTTCTTTATCTTCGTCCTTTTTCTCTTCTTTGGTATCTTTCTCCTCTTGCTTAATCAATGCTTGATTTATAATTTTATTCATATTAGTCTCAAGCATATCCTTATCATTGATATAAGCATCAAGTAATGTTTCTGCTTCCTTCAGATCTTCTTCAATCTGTTTCTTAACTTCCTTAGGAATATTAGGATCTTTCAGATCTTCTTTATACTCTTTGATCAATGCTCTGAATCTATGAACATCAGTTTTATGTTCATCACTGATTAATTCCATTGTCATAGAAGTAATAAACTCTTCTCGTTCAGCTTCCAGTTTATATCTAGTCATTATCTTTTCATTATAATACTTATCTACTTTACTTAACCCTGATATTAATTCTGGACCATATCCGTACATTCTGGAAATGTTATCAGCATATGCTTCCTCAAAATCTTTTCTAGTAAAGCGTTTATCTTTCTTAATAATATCTTCTATTCGTTGTTTATTCTTTTCAGTAATTTCACCTTCTTGATGTTTCCATTTCTTTAATTTTGATTTAAACCAATATGAAAACTTTTGGAGTCCAACTTTTATAGCAATTAATGCACATAAAGCAGCAAATATAACTCCAATGGCATATACACCTTTCTTTTCTTTAGTTGATTGATATTTCTTTTCAGCATTAGTAAGTGATCCATTTCTATCAGTAAGATATTTAGATATAATATTTGATTCAGTATATGAAATATTTACAAGTGCTGGATCAATATTATGACCAAATTCATGAAGTATAATTGCTATCAATTCTCCTGGTGTTAATAATTTAATAATTCCTAATGATATAGCCATCTCGAATATTAATGAATTTGATACATCTTTGAAACCTTTATCTGTTACAATACCTTCAATAGGATATCTATTATATGTATAAGCATAAGCATTTAACTCACACGTCTCAAATGTATCACTTTTTTCACTATATTTTTCAATAAATGGATGAACTGCTACAGTTCTAAATCCAAATATACTTTTTAATTCATCCTCAAAATCTTTCCATAATTTATTACGCCAAAATGTTTGTGGATCAAAATCTTTATTTTCTTTCTTTTGAGCTGCAATCTGTGTCTCTAATTCGCTCTTTATATCAGTCATTATTGATTGAAGTTTTTCTAATGTTTTTTTACCTTCAGCAAATACTGCTTCCTGATATATGCTGTCTATATTTTTTCCTAGTTCAAAACCATTATACATTTTGATTGTCTCCTTTACTATATATTTTAAAAAATTATTTTTAAAGAGAGGTAGATATGATATGAAGTTTCATGAAGAATATGAACGAATAGTTTCAGAGAGTGAAGAATCGATTAAATTATTTCAAAAATCTATGATAAATGCTATAGCTTCTTATGTGTATAGCGAGTATCTACTCCGATGTAATATCAACGAAGATAAAACATATTCAGTACCATGTATAGATAGTGTTAAGAAGTTTTTAAAGAAGAATGGATTATTTATGAATTATTTAAAAGGGTCGGGGATAATTTATATGCAACATAATTCATTATTAATTAATAATATAAAGGAATATTCTGATTTCAATATATTTAAATATTTAGATTTTCTAGAATTGATATTTGTTAATTATGTAGAGAATAATGCAGCTGAATTCATATCAAAAATAATTGCTAATAAATTTAGTTTAGATAAAAAACTCGAACATCCAGTGGCTATAGAAGACTTTAATAAAAAATTTAACTTTCAAACATTACTGCCAACTCTAGCAGATATTGATTATATTGTTGATGCAATGTTCGGAAATATGATTTATTATTCTAAGCAGATTGAAAAAGAGGAAGTATCAATATTAACTTATACAATTATAGACTTGGAGTTTTTTAGATATTCATTTGTAGTAATTGATCATCAGAATGCAATATGCCCAGTCATATTGAATAGTGATATGATATTTAAATGGAAAAATGACAATCATATTTTAAAAATGACTAATAGTAAAATTGTAGAAGATTCAATAATATCAACTTCGAAAAATAATAATGTAAAATATTATAGAACAAGATTAGAGGTATAATTATACCTCTAATCTATTATTTTTAAAGATATATTATATTATTATAAAGGAGGTAAGATTATTATGAGTGTCAAATCTAAATATATAAATGAAGTAACTAAAGTTGCTTTAAAGATAAGACCTGATCTGGATAAAGATAAAGTTAAAAAATTAGCTGCCAGTTATACTGAACAGCACTGGAAAGATCCAACTGTAATATTATCTAATTCAGTTACAGGGCAAACTGATGAAACAACATTTTCTGGATTATGTGATTGGATAGATCATCGAAATCCAAATCCAATAGTATCTGGTAATGCAACATTCTATCTACAACCAGAAGAACTTGAGTCACCAACTTCTGGAATGTTACTTGCATTAAAGAGGGAAAGAAAAGCAGTTAAGAAAGAAATGTTTAAATTCAAAGAGGATTCAAATGAGTATGCTGATTTAGACCTTGATCAGCAGAATAAGAAAGTAATTATGAATGCTGACTATGGAGGATCAGGTACTCCAACTGCAGCATTCTATACTAAGGAAGCTCCTGCAGCTACTACATTGATGGCTCAATCTATAATTACAACAATGGCTGCATTCTTTGAAAGCTGGTTAGGTGATAACCAGAAATTTTTCAGTATCAATGAATGTTATGATTGGATGCAACGAGTTATTGAATTTAAACAGGATGAGAAAGTTCCAAAGTGGATATATGTTCCAAGTGCTAAAGAAACAGCTGATAGAATATTAAAACATTTCTATATTTTAAATAGAGATGATATTCCATTTATCAGAGATTATATTGACAATTGTTCAGAGCATGATAGAGTATTCCTATATTATGCAAATAATTATAGGGAGTTATTTAGTAGAAATCCAGCTACTGCTGACTATATTGCAAATATATTATCTAAGTTACCTAATTATGAATTATCAGAAAGAGATATTCCGAAGTTCATGAACAAGGAAAGTGATAATCTGAAATTCAATAGTGTAAATGATTATAATAACTGGGTAACTGCTCAGATGTTTTTAGATCCTTCTAAGGTACCTGAACAAATAAAAGATGATCTTGATAAATTAAAAGACATATGTACTAGAATGTTATATGTTGAATATATAACTCCTGATTCTATAGAGAAGCTTAATAATCATAAACGAAATACTGTATTGTTAGTAGATACAGATTCAAATATTATAAATGGTGATCTATTTGTATCTTATATACTTAATGATATATTCCATGGATATAATTTCGGAAGAGGTAAATTATATAATGAAATTATATTGATTAACGTATTGGCACAGATACTCGATATTGCTGTAGCAAATACCCTTGATTATTATGCTAGATGCCACAATATTGGTGAAGAAGCTAGAAAAGAATTATCTATGAAGAATGAGTTTATGTTCCGACGTTTGTTCTTGATGCTAAAGAAGAAGAGATATGCAGGTTCTATAGTAAGACGTGAAGGAAAGATAATGGTACCACAGAAATTAGAGATTAAGGGAATGGATTTCATAAAGTCTGGAGTATCTGATAATGTTTCGAAACGTTTTACAAAAATGCTAGATGAGCATATATTGAATGCAGAAGATATTGATCTAAAAGGATTGATGAAAGATTTAAAGAACTTTGAAAAAGAGATATATGGAGATTTGAGAAATGGTGGAGTTACTTATTTAAAGCCTCAAATGTTTAAGGCAGAAAATGCATATAAAGATATAAAAGACAAAGAAGGCAATGTTATAAGAAGTCAGGCATGGTCACTTCCGGTATTCAGAGGTGCAATGGTTTGGAATGAGATATATCCAGAGAATAAAATATATTCATTAGATAGAGTTAATATTGCAAAGTTGGCAGTAACTGATATGCAATCTCTGGAAAGGATTAGATATAAATATCCTGACGACTATGATAGAATAGTAAAAGGTGTATTTAATTCAGATGATCCAAGAATTAGAAAAGCTGGTCTTAAGGTAATTAGTATTCCTGCATATATAACTAAGTTACCTGATTGGATAGTTGAATTATTGGATTATGATATAACTATATCTGACACAATATCATCATTCAGATCTGTACTTGATGCATTGCATATTGAAGACTTTAAATTCAAAACTCCAAATGGTGATGCTTCAATTGTATCATGCATGATTAGTCTATAAAAAGATTATTAAACATGAACAATAAAGCAATTAATTAAAGGAGGTATGGTACTAATGAACAAAAAGGATGAATTAAATCAAGAGAACCAAGAAAGTTCTCTTGATGAAGATCTAATTAATTATACTGATATAATTAAAGATTCTGCATTCCTTGGTGAATATCCATATGTATCTATAATGGAAGCAATCACTGGACAATTCAATGATTATGTTAAATTGGAAGATCCTGAGAATTATGTAGATATCTTTTATCAACAGTTACATGATTCCTATTATGCAGTTAATACAGATGATGAAGAAGATCATCCTACTGAAAAGATAGAAGCATTAAATGATCTATATGAGAAGTTTGTAATTGAGATGAGAGATTTATTTAAAGCTCGATTGGAAATTACAATATTAGATTGCGAGGATTACAACTTTACATCAGTAGATAAAAATGACATAGAATATGAAATCAGAACATTATACAATTATTTCATATTAAATGCTAAGGAGAATTTTAAGAATGCTATATCAAAAGATATTATTGAGCATGTAGATATCAGTGAAAGAGATGACAGGGAATTCTATAAATCAATAGACAATCAGATGTATAGGTATACTCCATTATTTAGAACTATTAATCCACCACAATTTCTTGATATGACTGGTGGTAATGAAGTATTGGAGTTATATGAAGCATCTAAGGTAGTTGGTAATTTCTTAAAGAAATATTCTCCAAAGTTATATGCCAATGAGGAATTTAAAATGGAACTAGTTAGCTATATTGTAATGGCAACTACGATAACTGATAATAATCCTGTATGAGGATGATTATAGATTTTATTTTAAAAGGAGGAAATATGTTATGGCAGCACAAACAAACACATCTACACAGATACGAAACATGTATTCTGAAGGACTATCATACATGAATGTCAGATTCTATAATACTAGTCTTTCAATTCAGATGTCCCCATGTACTGGAAAAGATGCCAATGGTCGTATGCAATATGATCGAAATGGTCAGCTAACTACGATCAATTATGATGGAGCATTTGCACTTTATGAAACCATCAAAGATATCATCAGTGAAAAGATAAATGAATGCAATTTATCTATTCCGTGTAATGGGGCTAATCTGATTCTAACTAGGCAGTTAGGAAATAATGGTATTGAAACTATACTTACTTTGAATAAAGCCAATGCTTCAATTCCATTTAAATTTGGTACACAACAAATACAAATCAAAGAAAATGGACAATTTGTTACTAAACAGATAGAGTCCCAGCTAGGTGCTTTCGGGAAAATACTCGAGGGATATTTGACAGGAATCAACGCTGATAGGCACCTTGATAAGTTAACAGATGACTATGTTAAATCTATCAATTCTTCTAATCAACAGCAAGATGGTCAACAGCAATTCCAATCAAATAATTACAACAATAACTTTACAAAACCAAATGGGAATTATAAGTATAAGAACAATAATTACCGCAATAACAATGGTGGCAATAACTGGAATAAAAATGCACAGCAGCAATCTATGTCAACATATCAGTTGTCTTAAAAAATAAAAGCATGTAAGTCAATTTTACATGCTTTTATTTTTTTATATAAGGGAAGGGATTATATATGATTAGTGATGGAAAGAAGTTTGATACAAATGTATTTTTTTCTGGTGGTGCTGGTATGTTTATACAATATCATGATATTGTGAAACCAGCATATTTTTATGCCATCATTAAGATGATTTGTACTAATACGTCATATGGTCTTCCAATAGATATCATAAATAAAATGTCTGCATTTTCTTTGATAGAATGGTATAAAAATAGGAGATATAAAAATCCATTACAATGTTTAGACTTTAAACATTCGATACCTCAGGAAGATCTAGATAATCTATTACAGCAAATTTTACTAACAGATGAGTCTATTTATAAGGTAGCTCCTGCACTCAATATTGAAAAAATGATGCAGGTATACCGTAGGGAGCATATGTCATTTCCAATCTATATCTATAGTGTCCAAGAAGAGCCATATATACTTACTGACTGTAAGGAAGTATTTAGGGGGATAAGTGTAAAATATATTTATGGAGATCTGAAGGAAGCAATTAAGAAATGTGATCAAAATTTCACTTATATATTTTCTGATATAGAGTTGGTAAAAATGGCAGCTGAGATACTTGTAGGTACATGCTCTCATGTTTTATTAGCCCAAGATTATCGATATAATTATATTGATAATTTTAAGACATTAAAGTATGATCTGAAAAGTATAGCAGATGCTCATCCATTCATTCGGTTAGGCACCACAGTATCGATGAATTCTGCCGACTTAGCTATATCATTAATAGAGTTAATGGATATAGGAGGAGGATCATAATGTTACAAGTTAATGCACTAAAACCAACCGAGAAACCTGTTGAACAATTAAAACGTTGGAAGTACAAGAAACATGCATTTCCAAATGGAGCTGAATCATATTGGATTAAATGGAAATTATATCCAGATGATGCTAGATTTTTCTCTGCACCGAAAACGATGATAATTAAGTTCGACAAGGAATTGTCACACGTTAACAATGAAAACATCTCTGCACTCAATGAGTGGAAAGTATCTAAAATATCCTATTCCACTTACCTACCAACTATGTGTGAAGAGTTGAATTTCTTTGAAACAATGTATGATCAGGAAGGAGAACTAATCACAGCACTATTTAGAATTAAATACCTTATAGATGGAGATAATGTATCTTATACTATGAAGAACTTTGAAGCATTCAAAGATATTTGTTATAAGACTATATTCACAGACTCCATCAAGGAAAAGATCATCAAGATGGTAGAAGAAAATTATGTTGATGACATTGAAGCTGAAAATATTAAAAACATGAAAAACCCAGATATGTTATCTATTATGCAACGCAAAAAGAAATCATTAGAATTTCTGAATGTCCATGTAAAAGCAATGCTAAAGATATCATTCTGTATAAAAATATTGTCATTTGTAATTAATCATTTTGCAGTAATGAGATCTATCAACATACAAAAGAATATAGATATCTTTTATCAATTCTATGTAGATACATTCTATATATTTGATTTTGATTTTGATATCTACAATAAGATATACGCCTGAAACACACGGGCATACTTCTTTAATTGCCGGAAGTTCCTTAGAGCCTAAATAACTGCAGCTAGTAGTGATATATAGTGTAGCAATATACATAACGGTATATGGATAGTAAAATCATTTAGGATTGGATAATCAAAGGCAGCTAAATAACTATTAATGATACGAATTATATATTATAAAAGAAAGGAGGTTAAATATCATGAAAAATAAAGATAAATGTAAATTGATATGTCAAGATTGCGGAGCAGAATTCTACTTACAATATGGATGGGTTAAGAAATTTCCATCTAATCATCATTGGAGATGTAAACATTGTAGAATCGAATATCATAAGTTATGGCATAAAAATATGGATCCTGAAAGAAAAGCTGCAGTATCTAAGAAAATGTCAGAAAGTGCAACAAAACGTTGGAAATCAATGACAGATGAAGAATATAAAAATATGTGCGAAGCTATGTCTAAAGGTGATGTAAAATATTGGTCTAATTTGCTTGATGAAGAATATGAAGCTAGATGCAAAGTCAATCAAATGATTCAAGATAATTTATCTGATGAGAAAAAGAAAATTCGCTCAGAAAAGATATCAAAAGCTCAGGCAGAACGATGGAAAAATATGAGTGATGATATGTATGATTACATGTGTGAAAAATTATCCGAAGCAGCCCATTTGTATTGGGATAATATTACAGATGAAGAACTGAATAAACGAAAAGAAGATATGTCAATTAGATCTAAATCATTCTGGAAGAATATGACTAAGAAAGAATTTGAAGAATGGTGCATCAAACAAATGAAACGTCGAAAGGAAAACTTTACAAAGAATGAATTAGATTTTATGAAAATCTTGAATTTGTATAATATTAATTATGAAGCACGTGTTTGTAGTACAATAATTCATCCAGATTTTTATAAATTATTTCCTAGAAATCCAATAATGGATAATGAACATGTAGTTCCATACCATGAATGGGATTTCAAATTAAATTTAATAGATAAAAGTATATTTATTGATGTTGATGGGAGTATACATGATCCTCAAAAAACTAATTATCAAGTTGAATATTATACTGGTAAGATGTTTAAAAAATCAGATTATATTCAATTCAATGATTCTCAAAGACCATATCAAACTGATGGTTTAGATTCATATATAATATTAGTTTATGATGATAATTTAACTATGGATTGCATAGTTAAAAATGTATCCAATGATGATACAATGAAATTATCTGAATTTATTAGTTTGATTTATGCAAATAATTTGACAGATAAAGAATTAAAAGAAATTATAAAAGTATCAAATAATAGTTAGAAGTTCAACGACTATCGACCAACTATAGTGTTCGAGAAATACGGCACCAATATAGTTAGTAGAGTACTTACCAAGCTAATGGGTTATATAACAATGGAATGGTTATATGTAAAAGGAAATGGGAAGCTAGAATATTAGTGATATAGTCTCAACGACCAATAGGTCCTTCATACTTGAAATAGTATGTCGTTATGTGAGAGCATAAGCTGCATTAAGTTGCGATATACATTTTGCGAATGTATATGAAGATAATTGATGTGGAGAACAAAGTAAACAGTTCTTACAATTTTAACAAAGCCATATTCCAACAACAAGAGATTGACTTTCAGTCTCACCTCTCATAATTGCGGAGAACTCTCGTTAAGTCAATACTACCAAATTACTATAGTGATATAAGTAATGGCAAGAGGTAATATCTCAAGGTATGGTAAAAAGGTATTGAATAGAGACAACCGTCGCAGCTAAATTAATCTAATAATTAATAGTTATATATTATTGAAAGAAAGGAGGTAATCAATATGATTAAAAAATTAAAAATTAAAAGTAACAATTCAACCAAATCTACTAAAGATTCAGAATCATCAATGGAAGAACTATTGAAGTGTTCAGCATTTTCAGTTGATGAAGAAGCTGACTATATCAAAAAATTCTCATCATTAACACCTGAGAAGAAAATTGCTTTACTTAACTATATCTTCAATGAATCTATTCCAGAGCAATTAAATATTCCATTTAAGAATCCATTCTATATTAGAGATAAAGAATTTCTTAAAATGTATGAAGATGGATACAAAAATGAAGTATATGAAATGATAGTCATGAATGATTTGAAGAAAAGTGATTTAATGGCTACTCGTACATATGTAAGCAAAAAGGTAGATCCAAGATTTTATGAGTTATTTTCACCCAATCCAATATATCCAGCATTTGGAATGAGCCCAACATATTCATGGGATATCTTAGTACGTACTATAGACGGAGATATATTAGTTGATGTTGATGGTCCAATCCATAATGAAGAACTTGTTACCGATACACTCACTTATGATGACAAGTATCAACTTAAAATTATTGATTATATTCGTCTTAAAGAATTACAGAGGTTATATCAAACTGATGGGCTACAAGCATATACAATAAGATGTATTAATGGAGAAATTACTGATGAAACTCCTGTAATTGATATTTATACAAATAAAGAAATGACTTATAAAAGTTTCATTGGATACTTAGAATGGACAAGTTTATCAATTGAAACACGATCATGCATAATACTTGATGATGAAGAAGAATTAGATTAATATGTTCAACGACTATCGACCAGCTACGTATATGGACTAATAACCTATACAATGTAGTCAGTAGAGTAAATCCCAAATCACCAATGGGGACTGTAATTCTTGGAAGGAAACAGAGTAATTTGAAACGAGAGGCCCCGTATATTTAATAGTAGAATATACGGGGAAGATATAGTCTCAACAACCAATAGGTTCTTCAATTGTGGAATTCAATTGTCGTATGCCGAGAGGCATAGCAGAGTTAAAAGCTCGATATACATGTTGTGTATGTATATGAAGATATTTGTGAAGGCAAGGATAAAAGTATTATTATCGATCAGATACTCCGAAGGAACTGCGTAATCGATAATTTCATCAAATTTTCCCTACCTAAGACATGGAATAAGGTTAAAGAGCAACCAAATGAGAGAGTACTATCATTCTTATGTAGTATTGTAAATACACATATATCAATTTTCATTATGCAGGTGTTTAGAAGAAATCTCATCGAAACTTCAATAGTTCCTGATGTTGATGGAAATAGTAAGAATGATAGATACAGAGCTTCTAAGATGAAGCTAAATGAAGAATATGTAATCACATGTACTATGGATATGAATAATCTAACTAAGGATCTGTTTAAACGTTACGAAAGTGAAATATCTATAGAGGAATTAGATTACTATCGAAGAAATCTAAAACCTAGTAGATTACATCAGCTGATGATAGAAATTTATTTCTTTAATTATACATCATCAGCATCAGAGTTTGCACTACTTCGAAATATGGATTGGTACAAGCTATTATTAATCATGAGAAAAGATATCATGAGAAGATTTAATGTTACAAAAGATTCGTTATTAGATTCATCACTGGTACTATTATTGACATCTAATATTGAGGAAACACCAGTAGGTGAGAAAATGTATATTAAAGATACTAAGTATCTCAAAGACAATGAAACCTACAACTATCTTGTTGATCACTATTACAGTACTATCGTAAGTATCAACGAGGACATCATCAAGAAGTTTTTAATTACCTTCGTCAATAGTAAATATACATTCGTATTATATGAACACAAAGAACTATTTGGCGAAGAGGTCTCAATGAATAAGAGAGATCTAATAGATCGTTTATTAGACTTCCTTGTTTTAGCAAATACCAACATATCGTTGGATAACTTTTAAATGAAAGGATAACACAATAAATGGAATACCTGAACATTTATTTCGATTCAGAATTTACTGGATTGAGAAAAGATACAGAGCTTATTAGTTTAGGATTCGTATCAGAAAGCGGGGCTACTTTCTATGCTGAATTCAATGACTTTAGTATGAAATATGTAGATGAATGGATAACAAAGAATGTTATAGATAATCTAGTTATGTTCATAAAGAGTGTACGGGAATTAGGATTAGTAGATCCATATACTTGCTTTAAGAAAACTATCAATCATACTAATCATTATAACACTCAGATGTTATCAAATAAAACTAATATTGCTAATGAGCTACAAGATTGGCTAAACAATGAATACGCATTAGCAAATAAAGAAATCAGATTTATATCAGATTGCTATGCATATGACTGGATGTTATTATGTGATTTGATGTGTGATGATGGATGTGCAATCAATACTATTCCTAATACATCATATATTCCAATTGATCTATCTACTATGCTGTATATGAATCAAATTGATCCAGATGTCAACAGAGAAGAATTTATTGGAAATGAAACATGTAATTCAATTGAAACAACAATGTTGAAGTTGAAATTATTTGAACATACTAGTTTCAAATCAATTAAACATAATTCATTATGGGATGCATATGTAATCAAAGCAGCATGTGAGAAAGTAATTAGTATGCCCAGAGTAGTACCATGGGGTAGTTTGGGATAAATAATTAAAATATAATAATGAGGCATTCATTAATTTGAATGCCTTATTATTTTAAAATCTTTTTAGGAGATATAAAGGTATGAAGAATGGTAAGAAGATTACTAGACAGCAGAGAAATGTATTGATTAAAAACAAAAGAGATCCTGAGAAATACCTATTTATCAAAGAAATTGTTAGGCAGCCAGGTAATGGCAGTCTTAACAAAGTTGACAAAAGTGTACATACAATGATTTTTTGGAACACAGAAACTGAGTGCCAGGAATCATTTGATGTAATATAAAAAGCAAAGAAAGAAGGAATGCATTATGCGAATTAAGTTTTCACGTATTAATTTCGAAGAAATGTGTGCATGGGACATTATTAATGACAAAGGATTTTTAATTAATGATACACCATTTGCAGACATTGACAAATCAATACGTAACATGGATGGACCTAGATCACCACGATTTGGTACTACCTATGGAGATACAAATGAGTTCATGGACAGATACAGATGTGATTGTGGTAAAACATTTGGAGCAGCATTTGAAGGAGAAAAATGTCCTCACTGTGGACATATTGTAGAGTACAAAGATGTAGATATGTTATACACGGCGTATTTGAATTTTTATCCGTTTCACGTAATCAACCCGCTGATGTACCATAGGCTGCAGTCGGCATTATCTAAAAAGAACTTAGAAAATATTATATCAAATGAAAATATAATTACATCTGCTGGTATAATAAGAAAACATAATGATCAGATAGAAGTAAAGAAATCTATGTTATTGTATCATAACATTGGATTGAAAGAATTCTATGATAATTATGAAGAGATTATGGAGTATTATAAATCTAAGAGAAAGATAAAAGCTGATTTAATAGATCAACTAATTAGAGATAAAGATTTAGTATGGACATCCAAGATTCCTGTATATAGTACTACATTAAGACCAATGGGAATATCATCTGAATCTTATTTCTTTAATTCATTAGATAAACAGATATATCCATTGACAAATATCTCACTGAATCTGAGAAAAGCATCTGCCATTGAAGTTCCATTATATTTGTATCAGGCACAGATGAGAGTTAATGAATTATGGAATCTTAACTTTTCTCTTATTGATGGAAAATATGGATGGATACGATCTCAAGTACTTGGCGGTGAGTTCAATTATTCGAGTGAATTTAAATGGCCCGTCACTTCGTAATTGCTGGAACGCCTTCAGAGCCTAAATAACCGCAGCTGGTGGTGACATGCAGTGTAGCAGATAGTATAACGACTATCGGATGGTAAAATCATTTAGGATTAGGTAATCATAAGCAGCTAATTAACTATCTTAAATTATAAATTAAATCTGGTAATATATTATAAAAGAAAGGAGGTAGATATCATGAAAGATAAATTAACTAAAAAATTACTTAAAGATCAAGAAAAAGAATTAAACAAAAGATCTATGGAATTATTTGGCAAATGTTATGCTGAGTTAATGATTGCTGAGATTACTAAATTAGATCAGTATATGAAAGATTTAGCCAATCCACAATGGAAACGAGTGATAATCGATAATATAGTTACTTCTTATGAAGTTAATAATGTTGGTGAAGTCAGAAATATAAATACTGGGCATATTAAAGAACACCAAATAAATCAAGATGGATATAACCGCATTTCAATGTGGTATAATAATAAACAAAGGAAATTCCAGAATGTTCATAGATTAGTTGCAATAGCTTTTATTCCTAATCCAGAAAATAAACCTCAAGTAAATCATAAAAATGTCAATAAACAATGTAACTGGGTTGGTAATTTAGAATGGGCTACTGCTAGCGAAAATCAAATTCATGCATATATTCATGATCTTCATATTCCAAAAACTGGTACTGAATATTGGAATTGCAAACATACAGAAGAACAAGTTCATCAAGTATGTAAATTGCTTGAAAGATCTATTCCAATAAATAAAATTGCTAATAAGCTAAATGTTACTGAAGCATTTGTCATTGGAATAAAATATGGTAATTGGGGATATATTCGTGCCCAGTATGATATTCCTCCATCAAATACTTATGGAGATAGAACCCAAGAGCAAGTTGATATAATAAATAACTTGATAAGGAATGGGTGTAGAAATAGGAAATATATACTTAGCCAAGCAGGTTTACCAGATACCAAGACTAATATATCATACGTGAAATATCGTATTAAAATTTATAATGAGATAGCTAAAGGTTCAACGACTATCGAATGCTCAGATGCTGGAAGAAATACCACATCATAAGTACTCGTTACCCCCTAAGCCAATGAGGGCCAGTAAGCGTGAGCAGCTGGAGTAATGGGAAGTGAAGTGCTCTATATATTTGGTAATAGAGTATATAGGGAAGATATAGTCTCAACTACAGAAATGTACTTCATACTTGAAATAGTATGTCGTCTACTGAGAGGTAGAGAAGCATTAAGTTGCTGCTAGTATGTTGCGAATACTAGTGTAAGATATTGCGTGCAGTTATAGTTCTTGATCCAACTCTTCATATAGATGAAGTAGATGTATCATATAAACAATTTATAGTTCAATATAAAGGATTAATAATAAAACATATTATAGCAGATAAAGGATGGACTGTTACAAAGACATCAAATTATTTAGCATCTAAATTCAAATTTGATGAATATGTATACAGTATCATGTGTAAAATAATTGAAGAAGAATGCCCGAGGTTGATACTCAACCGCAATCCTCAACATGTGGGATAAACTGACCTAATTGCGGGAATATCTTGTTAGACTTATACTACTAACTTTAGATAGCAATATACTAAAGGGCAATGGGTAATTCCAAAGGTATAGTAAAAAGGTATAAGATAGAGACAATCGACGCAGCGAAGTATCTATTAATAGATATGAGTTCAACGACTATCCCATTGGATTCTATATGAATCAACAGGAGTACGGCTACAAGCTAATGGTAGCGGGTGAAATTCCCTTAATTGGAAAAGGCAGCTCTAATATTATTAGAGAGATATAGTCTCAACTGTAGAAATACACTTCATACTTGAAATAGTATGTCGTCTACTGAGAGGTAGAGAAGCATTAAGTTGCTGCTAGTATGTTGCGAGTACTAGTGTAAGATAATGACAATTACATTTGGTAGTATTTTACTAATGAAAATACGGAAAGTAAAGATGGATGCAAATGACTACACATTAGCGATTCCATCAGCAATTTTACCGGGTCAACAGGCGGCCCATCCTCTCTTATATGCGGGAAAGCATTGTGCCTAACAATGGCCTGGATAATACTGGGTGCCTAAGAGCTTTAACTACCAAGTTATATTAGTGATGATATGATGGATGAAGTAACTATTCATGTATGGTAAAAAGGTTAAAGATATATGGTCAATCCGCAGGGAAGATAATTGATTATCAACTATCACCCTCAACGACTATCCCTGTGAAGGGAGTAGATTCTAAAGCTAATGTAGAATCGAAATGAGATGTCATGATAAATTATTATGAAAGATATAGTCTAGTATCCTAGCGAATAGTTAGGGAAGTTCATAAGAGAACTGCACAGAGTTGCGACCTGTGTGAATAGTACGCTTAATGCTGACTTAACGTCTTCCCAGTCGAGGTCAGCCTAAACTCTTCTAATTGCGGGAAACTTATAATAGGATTCTATATACCAAATTATCATGGTGACATAGATAGTGGCAAGAGGTAATATCTCAAGGTATGGTAACAAATATGGAATTATCAAGTAATCGACGCAGCGAAGTATCTAGTAATAGATATGAGTTCAGAGACTATCGAAAACATAGTATGAATAGTGATATTCATATGAAGAAGTGAGTAGAGTAGGGCCATATAAAATATATGGTGGGGTTGGGATCCCTTAAATCCAAACGGAGAGTTCTATGAGAGTATGAGTAGTTATCCACACTCCCATAGTGAAGATATAGTCCTTTAAATAATTATTATTCTGATTTATTATCTTTATATTCTAATGGTGGCAACAAAGTAAATCCTGGAAAATATTCCATTTTGATTTTAGGATTTGTTTCATTGATATATAAAGATATAGTATTATATAAACCTTTGTAAAATTCTTTAGCTTTGTCAGAATGACGATCTTGAGTACGAGCATTTTGATCATTCAATACTGCACTATTTAATATGTATGCACGCTTTTCATCATTAATATAAAATGAAAACCAGCCTTTGTATGGTTTACCTGTACGCACAGAATTCTTTATTATATCTTTTGAAGTTCCAACAAAATTACCAAATAGTTTCATTGATTCAGATAAGATTATTTGCTGTTGATTCATATTAATTGATATGATTGGTTCTGAACGAAGTCGTTTACCATTAATGGTCATTCCATATGTTCTAATTGATGGATATAATCCTTCACCTGTACTACTTAGATTATAGCCATTCTTTATTGTGTCATACTTATTAATGAAATACTCTTCAGCAGCTTTATGATTGTATTTATTTGTTTCTGCAATTGGATACATTATAAAATTATTGAATCCTTCATTAGCCATAGCTTTTATGATAGGTCGATTTGCATGTTTACTGGTGTTTTTATTCTCCTTAATACAGTTATATTCATATAAATAATGCGACGCTCGTTTCTTAAGTGGATTTAATGGGTTAGGATTTCTAACATCTGTCCATTTGGAATAAACCGAACCTATATATTTCTGATGGTTAGTTTTATTCTCAATACAGTAAATATATCCATATGGTGGTGAACCATTTGGGGTTTGTTCTTTAAACTTATTGGGGATAGGTTTGTCAATAAGAAATTGTTCCATTAGTTCACGATTTTGTTTTAGTTTTTCTTCACTTGCCATATTATTACATCCTTTCTTAATTTCCACACTTCAGGTGGGATAGATTTTTAGGTATCATATTAATAATATGTAAGTGAAAAATAAGGTTTTATTAGAATAATTAATTATCCCATGTTGACGGAGATGTACTTAATAATTTAGCATTAACAATGGAAGAATTTTGGGAGATGTTTGATGGATTTTCCCCTACTAACATGTTGATAGATAGAACTAATTCATCTATCAAATATGATTGTTCTGCATTGGAAAATGTTACGTTAGCAATCTTATCAGATAATTAATAATATAAGAGAGGGATACTAATCCCTCTCTTTATTTTTTACCAATAAATAAAGCTCTATTAGTTATTAAATAACACAAAATAAATACTAGAAAGGAGATATACTATTATGAGCAAGAAGTACTTGGGGGGGGGGGTTCATTAAAATCCCTAATACAAACTATATTAACAACATTTCCAACAAGTGAAATTACTGAAGATGAAATAAATGATATGTACTATCCTAAATATGGATTTAGTATAGATCAAACACAATCTGATCCTAATAATGTAATATCATATATAGGATTAAATAAAGACTATACACCAGTACATATGGATTATGATAATGATGTATTTGATTATGGTGATTGGGGCAATGCATTCTTTATTAAGAATCTTAGACCATGTATGTTAAATTATAATGGTACTGAAGCATACTTATTAGATCCTAATGATTATACTAAGAAACTAGACGGTACTGATTCAGATGCTACTAATTCTGACTTTGCTGGTAATGTGATGGTAGGAATACCTAAAGTATATTTTAAGATAGTACCTATAGATGATGACCATTGTAATTTCTATTTTTCTGAAACTAAAAGAGATGGATATCATTGTTGGGCACATATTAACAATTATGGTGATGAGGTACCTTATATGTATATGCCAGCATATGATGGTAGTAATGTAGATAGTGTATTACGTAGTATTAGCGGATTAGACGCTATTTGGAAAGCTGAAAACATACAAATTATAGCTGATTATGCATATGCTAATAATCAAGATGATGATAATATATGGTCTATGAATACATATAGTGATTGGTTATTAATAGTATTATTATCACTATTAATATCTAAAACTACAGATAGCAAAACAGCATTTGGCAAGGGTAATTATTCTGCCAGATCTACTCAGAATTATGGTATGATTAAATCAGGTACTATGGATCAAAAAGGATTATTCTGGGGTAGTACTGATAATACAATTGGTGTTAAAATATTTGGTATTGAAAACTTCTGGGGAAATATTAATAGATTAATGTATGGATTAATAAATTATTATGGTACTCAGAAAGTAAAACTTACATATGGTACACAAGATGGTAGTACAGTAGAAGGATATAACTTTACAGGTGATGGATATATAGAAGCTGGTTCTACACTTCGAGGTTCAAATCGCTTATACTATTTATCCAAAATGACATTTACTGAAAATGGTATATTCATTAAAGACATATCAGGAACTGCAGGTACTACATATGGTAATACAATACCCTATTATGATCATAGTAAATTGGAGATAGCTTGTATTGGAAACAATACAGGATACACGTTATTATTGGGTATATATTTCATTACAAATTCATCGTCATATGCAGGTGGTTCTCCCAAATGCCTACCAAAATTAGTAAGTTAAATTATTTTATTTATATAAATATTTGAAATATGTTTTAATAGTAGTGGGAAATATTTCCCACTACTATCAAATTTTATTTCCATTATTCAGTTATATATTATTATCGTATACATAGAACAAAAATCTAGGAGGTATAAAAATATGTATAATGAAACTGAAAATTCAATGGATGTAAGGACTAGTATTATTTCATGTGAAAACAAAATATTGGCAGGTAATATTTCATTTGTACTAAATACTATGTTTGGAAAAGTTCTGGTGGAAGTAAATCCACCTGAAGAAACTTTTGAATTTATGCATCCAACAAAAGTATTTGAATTTAAAAATGCACCAATGACATCTATTGTTAAATCGGCTGAAGGGAAGTTTGACTTCTATATTGCTATGAGAATTACTGGTAATAGGATTACTGATCACTATGTAATTATTGAAGGATTGGTACATACTATTCTTCTATCAATGGGACTATCTGACAATGTCGACTTAGCTATTGATAATGATGTTGTTGATGCAGCTACTCTATCATATGTACTAAATTGTGATTCACCTGTATTGCCAAATGAAAGATTAACTGAAGAAGTTATTAAGTTAAATTTCAAACTATTCCAGAGAAGAAAACCAGTAATAATTAAAATGGTAAATGAGATGATATCTACAAGAAGAGATCATGCGGAAAAAATTATTACATGGGCTAATAGATCTTATGATGACCATATCAAAGCTGAATATGAACAGATGATTGCTGAAGGTAGGGAATATAAAGATACAAAATGGATCAATGTATTCAGTAAGGAATTATATGCAATTGCATTATATACACAGAAAGAATATACAGCAAATGTTAAGGATATTCAATCATCACTATTAGCAATAAAAGAAATAGAGGACGAAAATAACAGTAAACAAAATATTCCTGCATATAAAAATGCAGAAGAAGAAATAGTAGAAGGAGAATAAAATTATGGGATTAAATGAAACGATTAAAAGGAATACAGAAAATGAACATGTGACATATAATTTTATTGTAGATTTAACATTATCAGCATTCATAGATGATGATTATGGAGTAAAGATTGCTCGCTCAAATCCGCATAGTGAGTATCTATACTATCGTGATGTATTAAATAGAAACTATGATAATATTATGGAGCGAGAAAGAGAGTATTATTCATTATTACATAAAACTCAATTACCAGAGATGCCATTAGAATTAATTCAAGTGATAGTTCCTCTTGGATTTAATGATGACACTCACCAAGGTACTGAAATGTTTGTGCTTAAATGCGAAGAAGATAATTTAATATATGTTATTGATCATGATGTAATTCCAGTTTATATGCCAGCAGAATTATTTGCATATAATAAGGAAGGAGATTATCAATATATTTCAATTGAAAGATATGGCATTTGGAAAGAAAAAGATGGAGATTTTTATTTCGAACCAAAAAATTTGAATGATTTCTATTCTGACCAATGGGATTATAAATCATATCTAAATAATGATCATATCAGAGTTCCATCATATAAAGGATGTGAATTGAGTAGAGTTACATTTAATCTTTCACTTAAACTAAATAATATGGATTATGGATATGGACCATTTGAAAATGCATTGCGTAGAAAATGTGAGGGGACATATGAAGATTATCACATGGAGTATGGAATTCTAACTGTTGATAAAATAAAGAAGAAATAATCATAATATTTATTGGAAGGGATTGATATAATGGATGTGCCTATATATGGTTATTTTAAGAGAAATCCTAAATATGGATTAAAAAATGATTATATAATCAATTTGAAATTATTAGGATCACTTTATACATATCATGATGCTAAATCAATTAATGATTATGCACATTATGGTGATATTTATGAATATTATCATGATATGCTTAAATTAAACTATATGAAAAACAAAAGTGATGATTATGCTAATTGTGAAATACCAATTGAATTCATTCAAGTATTGGCTCCAGTTTGTTTAGAATTTGATGGGAATATTGATAGAACTGAATATGCATCATTGAAATTAACTTGTTACGATAATAAAATCTATCAAATCTATCAATTTAGTAATATTATCTTTCCAGAATATATCCCAGCAGAATTATTAGCCTTCGTAAAAGAAGGCTATCATTCTCATTTAACGATAATTTGTTATGGAACATGGGAAAAATATGGAGATGATGAAGATCTGTTCTATTTTCTTCCTAATGAAATAAACGGCTATAATTTATATAGATCTCATTTTAAAATGTTGGAAGATGGAAATAATGGTTTCAATGGTTCTGATTGGGAATCATTAGTCCGCATTACACTTGAGTGTGATATTAAATGGGATAATATTTCTAATGGGTATGGGTTATTTGAGAATGCATTAAGGTACAAATGCCATATGTTATATAAATAAAAGAGGGGTTTATACCCCTCTTTTATTTTTTTATACAATTTGATAAAAATATAAAAGTAAATAATGTTATTAAATATGATTATTGACAAGGAGGGATTTATATGAAAGAAGCATTGAGTTCAATTTCTACTACTGTTTTAATTCCTGCATTAACAACAATTGCATCAGTAGTATTAGTATTTATATCTAATTATGTAAAGAAAGCAGTTGAATCATTTCAAGCAAAGAATGATCTTGAGCAGTTAAAGAAATTAAATGAGATTAAAACTACATTATTGGATCAAATAGAAACAGTTACAAAATCAGTAGTAGCTTCTAAGATGCAAATTGCATTAGGATATAAGAAAGAAAATACAGATGGGCATTTAACTGATGAACAATCAACTGAATTAAAAACTAAAGCTAAAGAAGAAGTATTGGCAATGCTTCCAAATTCACTGACAGAAGACGATGGATCATTGCTATCAATAATAGGAAGTAAAGAAAAGTTAAATTTGATAATAGACAGTTTCATAGAAAAATATGTATATGAATATAATAATAAATAGAAGAGAGTATTAAACTCTCTTCTATTTTTATTTAAATAATATTTGATGTATTAAATCTGATATCGGTGCCCATATTTTATAAATATAAAATATGGGTAATGGCATTGTCATTTTAAATTTATTAGAACTGAATCTGAATACTTTAATATCCATTAACCATTTGCATATCTTTAGTTTTGAAAATTCAATATTTTCATAATCAGGTAAATACCACTTTGGTTCTCTTGTAGATATATAGTAGTCAGGAATATCTTTGAATAACCATTTAAATTGTGATGATGTTATATCAATATAGAATGTATATTTATCTATAATCATTACTACCCATGTATGTTCATAACTCCAGTATTCTGATTTTACTCTTGGAGTATGTCGTAATTCTCCATGTATCATCTTACAATATATTTCAGAACCTATTGCCTGGTTTAATTTATTTATTCTATTTATAAATGATTGAGAAGCTTCATTGCATAATCCTTTATAATTGTAATATTTTTTAGAATAAATATTATACTTACTCGATAATTCTCTATTCCTGATATCATCTACGAAAGGCATTATTATATTATTAATTACATCTTTCTTTTTCATGATTTACTCCGTGAAGTATTGTATCTCATCTTCTTCTGTATTTACCTTTTCAAGATTGACACCTTCTTCTAATTTCTTCTTTTTGTTCATACTATTCAGATACTTTTTATCATTGTCTGAATTACTTTTAATTATTTTAACAAATTCATCATTCATGTTTGAAAAACTCCTTTCCCTTTATTTCTTTTTTCTTTTCAATTTTTACTAGATTTGCATATTTACCTGATTGAATTTTGCCATTTTTAATCATTAGTATAACATCATCAAAAGCATCCTTTTTATATTCTTCATATCTTTCCTTTCCATTCATATATAAATTTCCTCCTTATCTTTATTATAAATAAAGAATATATAATTAATAAAGACAGAACCCGAATTTAAAAGTATAAATTAGTAGAAAGGAAGAAAACATTATGAACATGTGTGATGTATATCTTAATGATATTAATGATATGGAAATAGATTTATATAATCAAAGTATTGAATATAATGAATTTATTGAAGCAATGGATATACTAGATAATCTATTTAAAGATAGTAATGAAATTGTATTAGAGGCTGTTACAAATCAGAAATCAAATCATGCCACAGTTAAAAAAATTATCAATAATACTGGAGAAACAATTGGTACTGTTGGATACATATATGGTGGATTAACTGATGCTGAAGGAATGGAATTAAAAGGTGGATTTAATATAGTTGCTTCTCTAGCTAAAATATTTGCTAAAATAGTTAATTGGGTAATGAGAAAAGTAGGATTTTTTGCGGAGCAAATTAGTAGATTTCTCAATTTTATATCATCAATACCTAAAGAGATTAAATTAAAGATTACTGGTGATATTGAATTATATATAACTGCTAATGACTTACAAGGATTATTTAATAGGGGATTAGTAGATCAGATAGATAATTATATATCAGCTGCATCTCAATTTGTTCAAGGTGACTACTGGAAATCAGTTTTTGCCCATGGAAATATAAAAGAAGGTTTCAATAATAGTGATGGTCATTATTATAATCAAATGGATAATATATATAACTATTTGAAGAAACTTAATTTTACTAAGACAGTCATAAATATGAGAGATAGAACTAATCATGTTATTTATTTTGGTGATAATAAATCAATAACATATACACATCATGGAACTGTTGTGAAATGTAATTACTATAATGCATTATTGAATTTAATAAAAGCAATTAAAGCTAGAGATAAAGATTTGGAAATAATACGTGATGCAGCAATTCTTAAAGTTGATAATGCTAAATGTAACGGAGCATATGCAAAAGCTTTAGGCGTACAACGAAAAAAGTTAGATAAATCTATTGAACTGGTCTCTGGTATAATAAATGTAATTGGAAAAATAGTGAAGTATATTAATATGGATATAAAGACAATGAATGATGCTTTTAAAGTAGTAATGCATCAAGCAGGTGTTAATGAAGCAAATACTAAATAAATAGAAGAGGGAAATTAATCCCTCTTCTATTATTAACTAACTTTAGGTAAACATTTAATGCATGCATTTTCACTATTATCAGATCCATCAGCAGTAAAACAAAAATACATAAATAATGGCCCGGCAGATTTAATATGTATCGTATCGCCACCAAAAGAAGCAACAGCTGAATAAGTACCATTTGAGCTTTTCCATGAAGTTGTAGTATAATACATTGAATTATCTATTTCTTCGCCAGATTCATCGACATCTTTAATAAATATACCATTCTCAGTAAATCTTAAAGATTTGATAAGTCCTCCTGTACTCTGGGTTTGACCAACTTCTATATATCCATCACCAGTAAAGTTATATCCTTCTACTGTAGAACCATCTTGGGTACCATAAGTAAGTTTCACTTTTAAAACATTGGAACAATCAATCAATCCATATATAAATCTGAATGCATTGCCCCAGAAATTTTCAATACCAAATATTTTAACACCGGATACTTTATCTGTAGATCCCCAGAATAATCCTTTCTGATCCATAGTACCTGAATTAATATAACCTTGCTTATTTACATTTACGTATGAATCAGTATTGCCTTGACCGAATGCTGTTCTGTGATCAGTAGTTTTAGATATTAACCATAATAATAGAGTTATTAATAGCCAATCATTATAACATGTAATAGACCAAATGTTATCATCATTTTGATTATTTGCATACGCATATTCAGCAAATTTACTTATAGAAGTTTTTTTCGTTGTTGGTTCCATTCCACTCATTGATCTTAATATATTACTAGATTCAACTCCATCATATGCTGATAAATAGCAATATGGTACTTCATCTCCATAGTTATTTATATGAGCCCAACAATGATAGTTATCATCTACTTTCTTATCTGAAAAATAAAAATTACAATGATCATCATCAATAGGTGTTATCTTGAAATATACTCTTGGTATTCCTACCATAACATTGCCAACACCATTAAGACTATCAATAGCTGTACCATCTAATTTCTTTTTATAATTATTATGGTCTAATAAATATTCTTCTGTGCCATTAAAATTCAATACACATGGTCTAAGATTCTTGATAAAGAATGCATTTTCCCAGTCACCATAATCAAATATGTCATTATCATAATCCATATGTACTGGTGTATAGTTTTCATTAACAGTACCTTCTATATATGATATCATACTATTAGGATCAGATTGTGTTTGATCTATACTAAAACCAAATACTTCTGCTTCGAATTCATGTCCACATTTTTCACATGTAGTTCCTGGATCTGATGGGCTACATTCTTCTGTTGTACCACATCCACCTTCTGTAATAC